ATGGAAACCGTTGAAGGGGATTACAAGATTGCGGTAGGGAACGGTTTTTATGGGGGCGTTGTGTGCGAAGAAGTTCATGGCTACAAGTTCAGGTGGATTGGGATTCACGAAAACCCCAAGACTGCCGGTAAGTGGATCATTACGCATCTTCCAAGCGGGTTGGCGATTGGAAGCCGTGAGCGATCTCATGTGAAGGCTTTAAAAGCTGCCGAACGATTGGATGCTATTCCAGGAATGGAACAAGGGTCCTTCGCGGATTACGCACTTTCTGAAGAAATGCTGAAGGATGTGCAAAACATCCTTGCTGAGGAGGTTGACTAATGCTAATGTACGACATTGGAATAGCCTTTATTGGAATCGGGGCTATCCTCATCATTTGGACATTGCTCATTCAAGTTAGAAAGGACAAGCTTCCACCTTTCCTGACGATGACTGTCAGGTTGGACAATGAATTCCCTCCTGGCATCGTCCTGTCCAAACGGGCGGTTTGGTTGTGGATTTCCGGTGCATTTTGGGGAGCGGGAGTTGTCCTGATGATATTTGGTTTTGACAAAAACCAAGGTGACGGGTCAGAACTAATCCTAATAGTTATTTACGCCTTTATTCTGTTGGGGCTTAGAAGGTCCGACCGGAAAAGAAGGGAATGAGGGATCTGTGATTTCTATTCAAGGACAAGGGACGGGTTTGTTTCTCGTGCTGGCAGGATTTTCGGGGGTACTTTACGCCCTCCATAATCTTCACTGCTGCCATGTAAGCAACGTCCCCGGTGATATTCTTGACCGGATTGTTGCCCGATACATTGGGCGAGAACCCGTGAATACAGGTATCGGTTGGGTTCGGGCACTGTGTGTGTGGGGTTTGGTGCTCATGACGGGTATTTTGGTATTTACCTTGAATTACCCGCGTTAAAGGGTTCTTTTCCGGCTTGGAATCTCTTTCTTCCCGGTAGTCCTAACGTAAGCCCCAAGAAGGGGCGTAAACTGAACCCTTTTGAAAGGAAAAGACCGTGAACACTAAGATTGACGACCCCAAGATTTCCGAAGTCATCAAGAACGCCACGGATTGGCGTGATGCCGTCACGGCATTGATCGGCTATTGGACGGAAGCCGGCCAATGCTACACCAGTGGAGAAGTGTCCGCTGCTCTGCGAACGCATCGTCCCGACATGCGTTTTGCCGTTGCATCCGTCGGCACCTTCGTGCGGGATATGTTCCATGACCAGGAACTCCCGTTCTACGTGGACGAAAACGGCACCGGGGTCTACCCCTGGCAGGACATGCGTATCTGTGCTGGCCTTTATCCTGACCGGACCCCGGCCGGCACGGAAGTCTTCGTGTATGGCCCCGAGGCGGAAGCCGTCCAGAACGCCGAATTTGAAATCTACATTCCGAAGCCCGGCGGTTCCATGGACGATGCCCCTGCCCCTGACGGGAACGCTGATCCGACCCTGGACAGCCCGCAAGCCGTCACGGCGGCCCTTATGATGGCGTCTAACTATGTGGCCAGGGTGTGGCCGGACGGTCGTCTCGCCGTCCCTCGCCGGGCCCTGGAAGCTGCCGCGAAGCTGGCCGGCACTCCCCTGCATGGCGGGGCTCCTGTGTTTGTCAGGCAGACCACTTCCGAAGCGGAAGTCAGCCTCACGGATCCGGGTCAGGGTCAGAACCCTGAGTGGAAGCCTTACACGATCACACGGTCCGACGCCCGCGTCGCGTTCAACAGCCTGGACGGCGCAAGGCCTTTCGTCCCCGGCACAACCTACGTGTGCGTCCCTTCGGCGGGGAACGTCTACATCGTGCTGAATATTCCCGCAGCGTTTGACGCGAACGCCACTACAGACTGAAAACAGAACGGGGGTCCTACGGGACCCCCGTTCAAAGGAAATTTCCCATGGAAACGCCTGTGTTGAAAGAAGTTGATCTTAGCAAGTGTTTTTCGACAAAAGGCGGTCCCGGTGCGGGATCCTTTCACGACCACCCTGACATTGTTTGCCGGAAACAGTACCTAGCCCTGATCAAGGGTAAATACTTTGCAGGGTATTTTTCGCGGCAATGGTACGGTTGGAATTTTGATGGTTGGCACGGTTGTGGTATGCAGCTTGACCGACCGGGGACCAATTCCAGTTTGTGGGAGGGTTTGTGGGAGATCGTGTGTGAGTAACCCCGAAATAACCAAAGATTCTCTTATCAAGGCATTGAAAGATGCCTTGCCCGGCGCCAAAGTACATGTTTCCGACCGCATTGGCGGGGTAGTGCTCAAAGTTCACGTATGGCAGTGGACTTTGGAAGCGTCCGTGAACACGTCCGTCATTACGGACGGTGATAAAATCGGATTTGCTATCCTTCGCCTCCACCAAACCCTGGACAAAGGTTCAGAAAAGACTGTTGATGTATTGGGATTGAATACGGATTCCTTAATAAAGGTTCAGGTCTTCATGGGTCGTGTGAGAGCATTCCTGCAAGGAGTAGCAGTCGCTATCCTGTCCACCTGTGACGCACCTGCACCGGAAGAACCCATGGAAGATTTCGGAGAATGGTGACATGAAAGAAGCAACCCTCCAGAAAATCGCGACCTTGACCCCAATACCGGGCGCCGACAGGATTGAATCAGCGACCCTTCAAGGGTTAGGTTGGTCTTTCGTCGTGCAGAAGGGAAAGTTCGCCCCTGGGGATGCCTGTGTGTTTTTTGCCATTGATTCCCTGCTCCCCGAAGGAAAACCTTGGACGGCCTTTCTGGAAAAGAAGGGGAAGGAATTCCTGCGGATCCATTCCATGCGATTCAAAGGGGCTTTGTCACAAGGACTGGCCTTGCCCATCCACGATCTCATCCCTGATTTTGACACCAACCGAAAATTCCAGGATTGGGCAGCCAAGTTCCCGGGAGATAAGTGGTGTGAATCCTGGGGGGACAAAAAGTTCAATCTGCCTCCCCCCGGATTCGACGTGACGGAATTCTTCGGGGTCCGGCATTTTGAGAAACCTATCCCCGAAGGGATGGAAGGCGATCCAAAGGGCAACATGCCCGGTTGCATTCCCCGTACGAAGGAAACGATGCTCCAGGACTTGCCCGGTATCCTTAAGGCCATGGAAGGCCAGGAAATTGTCATCACCGTGAAGTGTGACGGGACAAGTGGAACCTTTGCTCGCCTAAATGGCGAATTGTACGTCTGCGGACGCCACTGGGCCTTTAACGAGACCCCGGACGACATCTACTGGCGGGTATTCCGCCGGTATGGCCTGGACAAGATTTTGGAAGCAAATGAAGGCATTGCCATCCAGGCGGAAGTTGTCGGTCCCGGTCTTGGCGGCAACAAACTTAAGCTTCCAGACATCCAAATGCGGGTGTTTGATGTCTGGGACATCGGTAAGGCGGAATATTGGGGGCACCACGAACTTGCGGCCTTCTGCCGGAACAACAACCTCCCGATGGTTCCCGTCGACGAAATCACTACCATGGAAGGCGAAAAGCTTGATATTGGTTGGTGGCTCAAAAAGGCTGAAGGGTTGTATGAAGGGACTTCATGCCTTCGCGAAGGCATTGTCGTCAGAACGACTAAGGCGCAATACCTTCAGGAGGTTAACAATCGGGCATCCTTCAAGGTGTTCAACAACACGTCTCTTGAAGAAGACGAAAAATGAAGGACCTTCCGAAAGGGTAGAACTTATCGGTAGGGTATGCTTTTTCTTGGTCTTTCAAGAAAAGGGTAGGAAATGAAAAACGTTCTAAGCTATTTTGACCGCGAAGTGGAATTTACATCAGATTTGGTAGCAACCGATCCGTTCCCTTTGGGGACGTTGTGGCCACACATTTCTTTGCCCCTTCTTAACGGCATGATAAACTACGTGGACCTGAAAAAGGCATATCTTTTGGATAAGGCTACGTCCTGGGACGAAATTGTTGCTAGTTTCCAATTCCGTGCTCCTGCGGGAGGGATAGATTGGCAAAATTCCAGTCCTATGCCCAAGAAGGAAGCTTTCGCCCTGGCTTGTGAAAAAGGTCGGATGTACCATACGAACATTTCAATGTTTGAAGATGACGTCCTGATTCTGGCAAAGGACCGAACCGGAAAACAATGGTGGTTCTTTTGGTTTACCATGGACGTGGGTGACTGTTGCATTGGACGTTTCGTCACGGACGAAACAGACGAAGAAGTTCTGAAAAGCTTTTTAAGATTCGTAGAAGAACCTATGGGGGATTGGACCGGATTTCATGAACTTCCGATTCATTTCTTTGAAGGCTGGTTAAGTTTTTAAGAAAGGATACTTGGAATGATTCTTGAAGGGGTTGTGAAAAAATGAAAAAGGCTACGAATCAAATCAAGAAGCAGATTACGGATCAAATCAAGTCAGAACTTTCGGAAACAATTCTTGAAACCAGACTTCAGTGGGGCGATGGTTCAGTTCCATCGTACACCTCCAGGGTTCGACACGCATTCTTTGTCGGGCTAACTGGCAATAGTGGACTTACAACTTGGATAACGATGCGGGTGATTGATAAAGATACCATGGGAATGGCTTTCTGTAACACTACGGATTCAGCTATATTGGAACATCGGTTAGCGCATGAAGAAGTTGTTCCAATGACAGAAGTTGTCAACCGTGTTGTTGACTTCCTGAAAAAGGAGGCGGTAGACATCCTCTTGTCGGAAGAAGAAATTCGGCATCCAAAACCCAAACCCCCGGAAAAACCTTTTGTGTCGGAATTCCAAGAAGTTCCGACGGAAACCCTTTCAAAAATTCTCTGGGAAGGATACTTGGAATGATTCTTGCACAAGATTCTAAAGGAACGGCCGTTGAAGCTATCCAAGCAGCACTGAACCTTGGCGGAACCAAACTCCGGGTTGACGGGGATTTCGGGGCCAAGACGAAAGTTGCTGTCCTGCAGATGCAGCGGGTCACGAAGGCCAAGGTTACCGGAACCGTCACCGTTCGAGATGAACCGGAATTGGTCGCACGGTCCGTAGTGGTCCCTGTCGGTTCCTTGGAACCGGTTGACATCTTCATGTCTAAGTTTCCTGTCCAGCATCTTACCCAACGGAACAACGAGAAAAAGCCGTCAGGGACGTGTAACGTCACGTCTACTGCCATGGGGTTGATTTGGTTGTTAGGAATTCCTGCTGTGACCAACGGTGTCCAGCTTGAGGACGCCCTCTACGACGAAATCAATGGCCCCGAAGCTTTGGCCTATATGAAGAAAAACTTTTCGTGGGCGGTAGACCAAAAGATCCCGCCCCAGCAAGTGCTGGGGATGCTGGAATGGCTCCTGAAACGCCACGGAGCGTTTCAAGCAAAGTTCACGACAGAAGCGACCAAGGATACCATTCTGAAGGCCCTTGACACAGCCCCGGTCATTCTGTCAGGGGCGTTCACCAAATCAGGTCATATTGTCCTTGCTATCGGCAAGACGAAGGCAGGGGACCTCATTGTCAACGATCCTTGGGGTGATTGGACGACCGGTTACACCAACACCAACGGGGCGTCTCGGGTGTACCCAAACGAGACAATCTGGAAGTGCCTTGACAAGGGTAAAGGAAAGTGTTGGGCCATTACGATTGGTGCGGCAATCCCCAAGGTGAGTCTATCGTTTTTTTACAAAGGACTGAATGGATGAAGGGGTACTGACATGGATACCCGTGAAAAGAAAGAAGAGTCAATTCAGAATTTGGTGTTGTTTCTCAACAAAAAAGACGTTTTGCAATGTATTGCAAAATGGAGCGACATGGCAGCAGATTTCGTAAAGAGCATGAAAGTTTTGGTTGACGGGGGATCAGTTCCGACAGCCAAACAAGAAAAATATATCCGAAGTTTGGGCAACAAAGCGTGGCAATACCGAGGGAATGGCCACGGATCTTTTGATTGGATGCCAGGATGTGCAGATGACTTTCACGGTTTTAGTGACTGACGTTGGGGATAAAATACAAAAGGAAGCCAATGGATGAAGACGATTCGTTGTCTGTGATTTGTCCAGAATGTGACGGGATGGGTGTTGAAATGATTCGCACCGATGGTGAATACACGTTCCGATGCCCTTTCTGCAAGCGGATGGAAACAGGACCTTCTTTGAAGGAAGCCAGGACAAGATTCCTGGGAAACGAATAGGAGAAAGCCATGATAATCAAGCAAAAAAATTCCACGTACAAACTGAGATTGTTGGAACTGTATGGAGATTATCGTTTCAGGGTGCTTCCAAAACATACAGAGCCTAGCAAAGAACGGATATGGGCAACCCCCCTTTCAGCTCCCGTCATGGAAGAAGCTGATTTGGTTGTGGCCAAATTTAAAAAAAGTTATTTTTGGAAATTAAGGCTGTGGAACATTCCGCAGCCTGTATCCCTTATTTTGCAAAAGATGGAAACAGCCCCAGTTTTGGAATACGCTCTACAAGTACAGGCACAGGAAGTTGGACAAAGCTTACTAGCTTATGAATACCGAACCAAAGCTGAAGTCAAGAAATTGGAAAACAAATTGTGTTCCTTCGGTTTCAATTATTTCCTGTCGGAATCGAATGTAGTTGAATTCATCCGAAAAAGTACCGACTGGGAAATGAATGCTCAGCAGTATTTGAAGTGGGATTGGCTCCGGAATTTTACACACCTCCTTCCCCCTTCCATCGCTACCCTCAAGCTGCAGTTGGACGAAGAACGGATATTTGACGAATGGGTAGTTTTGTACCACAACCCCAAGATAAACTCAACAGACACCGGAAAAAACGTCTTTTTGTTCGGCTTGATTGAAAACAGCCGACGGCTTTATTTTGTAACTTCCTGGAAGGAAGTTGGCTTATGGGATCCAAACCCGTGAGCAAGAAGAAGCCGCCGCGTTGCCGATGCCGAGGGATTGGGGCCCCGGAAATCATTGACCCTTGTATCAGGGAACTTGTTGATACCTTGAACAGACATGGTGTCACGACCCTTTCCAGTTGTTGCGGACATGGCGGGAAAGGAGATATCATTCTGAAAGGTTCTTGCGTGGAACCCTGGAAGGATGGCATGTGGCGCCTGATCCTGAAATCGCAACCCGTACAACATCCGTTTGATGATGATCGTCAAGAATGGGAAGAATTACCGTGAACCCAGGGGACAAAAAGAAATGCCCGTTCTGTGGCATAGCCTTTGTAGGATTAGCCCCTGACGGAGAATCCTTCTATGACAAGCACGAACGGGAATGTTTTGAACGAACACCTCCGAACGCCCGTTCTGCCTTGATCACCATGAATATCGTTCCATGCGTCTGCGGAAACTTGGAGTTTGAATTCCGTGCTCATTATGACCGATTCAGGGGACAACCCTCATTATGGGAATATGGGTGTAAGGCGTGTGGATCTATTCAAACTATCCAAACCAAAAGGAAATGACATGCCCGTCTTGAAAGTAGAAGGTACAAAAAGCGGGATTCAATTCTTCGTCGGACTTTTGTTTCTGCTGACCATCTTGTTCGCCGGATTGAAGATCGGAGGGATCATAGACTGGCCTTGGTGGGCCGTCGTGATTCCGGTTGGAATTCTTCCGGCAATTGGCCTATTCGGTCTCGGTATTTTCCTTGTCGGACGTCTCGTAACCGACCTGGGGGCACGTCTCCAAGGGAAAGAAAAAACGAACCGATTTGAAATCGGGGAAGCAGAAGGTAAAGTACTGGACAAGTTTGTGAAAAAGGGGTCGTTGAATGGCTAAAAAAGCAAAGAAGCAAGAAAAGCAAGCTACCCTTCCAGCCGAAAGTCCCAGCAAGCTTTTGCCTATGACCTTGTCGGCGGCGGTTCCTTTGTGGATTGCCGACTTCAAGACACAATCCTGGGAATCCGTACAGGCCCGGTTTTCTGAAACCGTCAAAGACTTACCGGAACTCTTGGGCTCCCGCGGGGATGTCCTTCTGTTCGGGGGAAGTAAGAAAGGGGAAGCCGCCAACCTATTCAACCGGCTGGCGGAAGCCATCGCCCTGATGTCTTTCCTGCCCGGCGGCATTACAACTTTCGGGACCACGTGGGAATCATTCCATCCGGATGCCCAAGTACAAGGACCTCCATCATGATGAAAGACCAACTCAAAAACCAAGTCCTAACCTTGTTGAAAGAAGCAGAAACTTCATGGTCGGGATTCGTTGACGTTGACATTTTAGCAGAAAAAATTACGGAGACGGTTGCAAGCAGCAAGCTGTACAAACCCCCCATTACTGCACCCCAACCTACGCCAAAACCCCCGTCAGAAGCTTTTGAAGAAGCTTTTTCAGACCACTGTGGAACGGTTTCCGCTACTTGTGAATTGTGCGGCAGGACCCTCTTTTCAAGTGATCTGAAAAGTTGTGGTGACGACGGAGAATGGGAAGACTGCATGAAAGGAATGGAAAAAGAACCGGACAAGTTCATCCTAGTGGATTATGATTCTGTTTCTCTTGGGACCATAGGGGGACGGCAAGTTATCTTGGGGTGTCCTTGCAATGGCCTGCGCCCTTATGAGGATTTCATTTGGGAACACCGCAAACAGATTGCGAATTACATGGAACGCCGTCTGGAAGAATCTGAAAAGGTTATTGCAGAACGACGGGAACAAACTGCCGCCATAAAAAAAGCCGGCGGGCTTAGTTCATAGGAGTGAAAACCATGGTTGATGCTGTAGTCCGAATTGAGGTGGTGCTGGTACGACACGGTGAAGGGTCTTTGTTAGTAAAAGCAGGCAACGGGCAAGAAAAGTGGATACACTACAATGTGATTGAAGCCGAATCGGAAATCTTTGAAAGAACTCCAGCCGGATCTTCGGGGGTGTTAGTCATTCCTGAATGGAAGGCGATAGACTTGGGTTGGGGTTAAACCATTCCAGAACGGTTCCGGCCGCCCAGTCATAAGTGCTGTCATGATAATGCCAAAGCAAGTCATCTCCCCTCCAACGAACCTTGTCTTCCGGAATATTCAGCACAAAAATTTCGTGTTCCGGGAAAACTTTTGTCGTGGCAGTAGTTAATTCGTGCCACCTGGATTTGATAACCCTGTTTGGTATAGGGTTTTTCTGGTCGTCCCATTCCGTTGACGCCCCGTCAAGATAAGGGTAGTTGACCCACATAGCTTTGGCCTGCGGATTCTTAGCTTTGAAGTGGTCAAACAACACCAGATTGTTTTCCAGAATTTCCGTGATGGGCAGCAAATCCATCCGATCACACGCCGCGTCAACCGCAGCAGTATCCTGAATACAATGGCGGATTTCAAAAAACCGCCAACTTTCTTTCCGATGTTTGTATCCCTTGATGGTCAAATCGGCAAACGACCCGATAACGATCAAGTCAGCATCCGTTACGTCCAGGCATTTCAACGCCTTTTGCCGTTTGTAACAGTAGGGATTCGCCAACCAAGGTTCCACAACAGCGGGGTCAGCACGAATGCCTCTTAAGGCGTCCGTGATAATGAAAGAAGGGACTTTTTCATCGTAACAAGCCATAGTGCATGGTTGGCCTGCTCTTGCTAACGCCAGCGAAAGATAGTAGGAAAAGCAGTCGTCTTTTGCCAGTATTTTCATTTGGAATTGAACCAGTCAAAGATGGCCTTAGCCGCCCAATCATAGGTACGATCAGGATAATGCCACAACTGTCCGTCCCCCCGACCTTCCGCCAGTTCATCCGGGATGTTGAGTACAAACACCCCTTCCGAAGGGTATTCCGCTGAAGTCGCTTCGGTTATCCCTTTCCACCTATCTTTCATTATTCTATTTTCGGTTTCAACTCCATTCCATCCCGTCGGAGCCCCGTCAACGTAAGGATAGTTGATCCAAAGCTTCTTCGCCTGGGGGTTGTTCTTTCCAAACACGTCAAACAGGATTTTGTTGTTTTCCACTACATCCCGGATGGGTGTTGGGTCCAAACGTTCAAAACGGGTTTCCAGGTATTGTGGGTCCGATACGAAATTCCAACGTTCGGCGAATTTCCATCCTTGGGTACGGTGTCGGTACAGACGTATGGCAAGATCGGAAAATGATCCGATGATGATCAGGTTTGCGTCTTTCACGGACAGGGATTTCAATTCCCGCTGCGTTTTGTAAAAGTAGGGTTCGGAAAGGGCAGGCAGCACTACTGCTGGATCTGAATGAATCCCTTGTAGGGCGTCCATGAATATGGGGGAGGGTATCTTTTCGTCGTAACAAAGCAAAGTGAAAGGGGTTCCGAAACGTTGAAATGCTGAAACCAGGTAAAAGGTAAAGCAATCGTCTCGGGCAAGGACTTTCATTTGCACGTTTCTTCAATTACTTTCAAAACTTCTTGACGACTGGCTACCGTGAGGTGCGCCCACCATTCTCCGCTTTGTATAGGGGTCTTGACGGTCGGCATGATCCAGTCGTGGAAGATTTCTTTGGCCACTTCCGTGCTGGTAACAATCCGTTCCTTGTACCGCTTTTTTTCCGGCGTTTCATCGGTTAAAAAGTCGGTCGGATAGATAAGCATGAGCTTCTTGGGAATAGCTTCCGTCACCCGATGCAGTTCCTTCCACCACAGGTAGACCGTATTGAGAGGGACCTTGCCGACGATGCCGTATTTTGGGCAGGTCAATCCGTCACTGAACGGGTACAAGGTCCCATCCCAATTCTTCAAATTCGCGTAGTAACCAGCCTGGTCAATGAAGGGAGACCACAAGAAGACTTTGACTTGGGCTACGTCAATCGGTTCAAACCGATACCTCGGATCAGGTTCCGTCTCTGGGTACAGCGTTTCTCCTGCCATCAACCGCAACAACCCATCAGTCAGAAGGCTGTGGTGGAACATGCCCCGGTACATCCGGTTTTTGTCCACTTGTGCTTCGTAGGCTATGCAATTGGTAGCGGCAACAATCATGCTGTTTCCCCTTCCCAGGAATTCCGGTAAACCCACATGAGACCGCAACTTGGATTGTAAACGTGTGTCTCCACTTTGAATCCTGACGCAATCAAGGTGTCACGCAAGGCATCACCCGTCCGACCCCAGAAATTGTGGTATTCCAAAGCCATTTTGTCAACCAGACCGATCTTTCCGCTGGCTACCAGACTGTCGATGATACCGTGTTCCGACCCCTCACAGTCCATCTTTAGGAAGCAAATAGGACCATCAACGATGTCCGTCACCTTACACACGGTAGTCAAAGGTTCTCCGCCGGGAGACCATACGACACGGCTTCCTCCGGAATTCGTTGGATGCACCACAAAGCCCTTCGGGGTTTCGTCACCAACTACAACCCCGTTGTGAGGTTCTACATTCGGCAATCCCTCAATGTTTCGCAGAAGGTATCCGAAATTCCCTGGGACCATTTCCCAGGTCTTGATTAGCTTGTCGGGGTGCAGGTGCGCCGCAAAAGCTGCAAAGGATCCAATATGCCCGCCGATGTCAAGGATTACCTTGGCATCGGAAAGGCGACACTTCTTGAATCGGTAGGAATCTTCCGACAAGACACTGCGAAGAACGGGACCCTCCCAACATTCCTCTCGGTAATAGAATACACGGTTTTCCCAAATCAGTTTTTCGTCTGACATGTACCTAACCTTTCCTTGAAAATGGAATCCATCTTTCTGACCGCATTCCTTATGTCGGTGCAGAGTGCACGTTTTCCTCCCCACACCTTTTCATCATAAGGGGTTTCCAACAGATCCGTCAACCCCTTCATGTCCGAAAATGTGGGGATACCAAAACGTTTGAGATTGTATTCCGGGAGATGCCCTATAGGGGACAACACCCGAGTTCCCCGGGACAGCATGTCGATGACAGTGGCGTTGTACGAACCGGCATGTGTCACTATGAAGGTTTCTACCGATTCGGTAGCCTTGATATAGCCGTGGAAATTGTGATGTGGTAAACGCTTGATACCGGGAGGGTTGGCGATTTTTCCCGTGCCGTCAATCCTGGAAATATCAAACTTTCCCGTCAAGGGGGCTAACGTTTTCAAAATATCCGCCGTCCAATCCCACTTTCCGCCCCAGTCATGATCCAACAACACCGTCTTTGGAATCTTAGAGACGACGGGCATCAGTTCGGCATAGAACGGAGCCGGTATCACAACGCCCTGTGGATGGGCCGGGAAGAACACAAACGGCACATCAACCGGATGTAGGGCTACTTCCATGAAGGAAGCCGTCAGACGAAACGTGTTCATACATTGGGCCAGGATCGGAGCTACCGTAAGGGTGTAGGAATCGTGATAAGTGTGCGCCAGGATTACGTCAGTTGGATTGTCCCGCAATTCTTGGACATTCAATTGACGTTTGATGTCCGTGGCTATTGTCGGGACACCTAGTTCCGTGAATGCCTGGAAGAGAAACAGCGAAAACATGTCTACCGAAAACCTTGAACTGTCCAGGTGCATGTTCGGTGGAAAGTGGCCTACGATTCGCAGACGGTAATCCATAAACGAACCTCCATTGCATCAGATTCGGATTTTCTTCACTTCCTGTATGAGTGTCTGATGAGCATCCGGAATAAAACAACGGGCGTCCAGAAGCCGTTTACGTTGGATGTCCAATCCTGAAAGGGCTTCTGACAGAATCTTCTTGACGTGTTCCTTATCGTGCGCCCCGGGTTCCAGAGACGGTTGATCTAGTTCTGCGGCGATGTTTCGGAGTTTCGGGTCTTGACAGACGGTAACGAAAGGAATGCCCCGAATTGCCGACAGAATAGCCCCGTGATAGCGATCCGTCACAATGAGGTCCGCATCACACAGGGTTCCGATCACTTCCATGTAAGGGATGCTTCTGGAGTCTACGATAGGCAGTGTTGGGGCCAAGCGATGGACGTATTCCGCCCGTACCCAATCGTAATTCCCTACCAAGGAGGGGGAAAACGGATATAACTTGACATTGACCCCGGATGCTTGGATTCCAGACAGAATTTCAGCCCAATCCCGAATTGCCTCTTCTTGTGCAGGGTTTCCTTCTGCCCCAAACCAACGAAAAATCGTGGAAAGGATGACATTCATTTGGATGGGCCCCGTCCGTACGGGACGTTCGGCGAACGGGAACAAACCGAAAACAGGATCGACAGCCTGACGCAATTCTGTTTTGTCACCTGCCCCAAAGTCTTCTAAGCTCCTGAAAGACAGTTCGTCCCGGGTCGTGATAGACCTGAACGTCGTAAAATAGTCCGACACAAGATCCATCAGGGACGGGGTCCAGAACGGATCACATCCAATTCCTATCGCAGCGGCGGGGATGCCGAACTCCTTGCATAGCAGCACTTCCGGGAAGTTGTAGATGCAATCATTTCCCATCAAACCCCCACCACCTAGAACAAACAGATCACAAGTTTCCAATATTCGTCGGGTTACCAGATTGACGGCAGGGAAAGATCCTTCCAGGATATTTTTTCGGTTCTGCCAACCTGAATTGATTCCCGCTTCTGTGATGCCGTGTAGCTGCTTCACGTGCCGCGGATCACAGCCCAAAACGGCTATTTCAATTTCTGAACCAGATGCTTCCAGAATGATTTTCTTCACCGCTTCCAGAAGCAATTCGTCGCCGATGTTGGCAGACCCGTAATATCCGGAAATGCAAATTTTCATGACTTTCTCCGAAGGATGAAATGGACGGTTGGTTTCACCGTCGTGCTGTCAAACCAGCTTTTTTCCACAATCCCGTTACGAATGATTTCAGAAAGGATCCATTCTTCCCCACAGCCCCGTATAAAGACTGTACCGTCCAACAAATCCACATCCCATTGGTGGATTCCGTTGTGGTGCTCATAAGTCCCTTCATTCCAATAACACCACACGTAAGCGCGTGCTTCAGGTTTCATCATGCCGATCATTTGATTCAGGCATTCTACAGGGTTTTTGGAATGATCAATGCTGTTAAATGCAACTACGGCATCAAACGATTGTGGCAGGAAGATAGAATCCAGATGTTCCGCCATCCCGTAACGAGGACGGAGAGGGGAATTTATCCCGATTCCATACTGGTTCATCAAGTCCCAGTATTCTTCCGCAAGTGCGTCTACCCCCACAACTTCTGCCTGAAACTTTTTTGAAATCCTGCCCAACGGGCTCAAAGGTCCTGAACCAACGTCAAGCACTCGGACTGGGGACCCCTCTGGCGCCTGAATCAAAGACTCCACAAAGGGGTCAAACGGACGGTTCGGATCATCTCTGCCGGCCAGTTCGTGGGTTCCGAGGACAACCAGTGCCTTGGCCGTCCATTCCCAATATGTCAGTTCCTTGTTTAGGTTTTGGTCCCAGATGGTGTTCATAAACCGTCCTTTTCCCAACAGGCGATCCACGGTTGGACGATTTTGTCGTAACTCCACTTGTCAAAAGCGCGCCTCTTGATTCCTTGACGGTCAGGTGGCATTCGGGTTCTTACCCTAAGGGTCTTCAGAATTTTTCCTATCAGGTCTTTCCGCATGTCTTCTGTCTGATGCTTCCATGATGCCGGGGCGACAATAGAACCCGCCGTAGCTTCAATCACATGGTTCATGTTGGAACAACCTCCAATGACCAGTGTTGGCGTCCCGCAACCCATATAGAAGTACATCTTGGAAACAGTTGCCGTCCGGCATTCAGGGTCAAGAAGAAGTCCAAAATCAGCGTGCTGACAGAACCGTGCCGCTTCCATGATTGGAAGGTGGATGTCACTAATCACGGTATCCGTGACAAAATGCACCTTGTTGGAAAATAGTTCCGTCCTTTCCTCTGTAGTCATGTTGGGATCGAATGTTTGTCCAAGGATTTTTCCCGCTACCCGACCCCCAAACCAAAGGTTGATTTCGTCCGATTCAGCTAATGCGTTCAGCACTTCAATGTTGGCCCGTTCGTATATCTTGCCGAGATATACGATGTTCGGTTTATCATGGTTTGGAAACGGATCGGGAATAATGTGGTCATATTCAGCCACACCAAAGCAACCTTCTGCAATATAAGCATCGGGCCATTTTTTTACCAAACGAGGTTTTTCGGCATGGTCCGGGGCGTCATAGAAGATCCACCTGATGTTTTGCGGGAATTCTTTCTCCGGGAATAAATCCCCGGCTACCAGAATATTCGGATGTTGACGAAGGATTTCAAACCCCTCATGCCGCCATAACATGGCTTGGTGACACACAACCACATCATAATCGTCCGGACAAATGCCCTCCAACCCGATGCAACGGAAAGAAAATCCCCCGGCATTGTCTCCTGATCCTGCTTTGGATAGGAACGATACATCGTTTCCAGCTTTTTGCAAAGCTTCTGCAATGCACAGAGGACGAACTTCGGAAATGTGTGCACCCCGGTAATTTCCTGGTTTTCCTCCAGAAACCGAAGTCCAAGGACCTTCACCAGTAACAAGAATGCGACGGTTCATTTTAAGCCCCGCACGTCCCATACTTTGTTTGGTTCAATGTTCAGCAAGTCCACGAGTGTATTGAACGGTTCCCGGAAAATCTGTTCCTTGAAGTTCTTTTCTCCAGTGACCATATTAACAGGGGTCATCAAACCTACGGATGCGCCCAGAAACGCCGCCATAGCAATGGGATCTGATGGGTTTTCATACATCTTTTTCCTGAAGACTTCGGGGAGTGTCTTCATCCAGGAAAGGCGTTTTGGATACAGTTTCAATTTCTGCATGTCCCGGTTGTATTTTTCAAAGACACCCCAAGGTGTCCAGAAAGCATTCAAATCGCCGACGCATTTGGAAGGATCCCCATGCAGACCCGGGGAATCCCCATCTACCAACCAACCTGACTTTTTCAACCGTTCTACCTGGTCGACTTCACAAGAAAAGTCCCTGGGGTCATACGGATGGGCAACCATGGCCTCATGCCTGTAAATCTTTACCCCGATCAGATTGCAATTTGTGAACCGATCCCGAAGAGCCTTGAAGAAAATGGCCATTTTCTTGGGCTTGCGCAGAAGACCTTCGTAAAGCAATCGGACAGCATCTGGATCCAGAAGCATGTCTTCGTCTACCTGGACGTAAAAAGGTGTCCGGCAGTCGTCAATCATCTTCTGGAATGCCGCATTCATGGGAGAAACATTCCTGATGATTTCCAGTTTGAATTGGCAATCCTGGGCTTCCAAGTGGGCTAAACATTCCTTGAAATCAGGGGCCCCGACCGTTGTGACAAACACCGTCACCTGATTGCGGAGATCCGTTTTCTTCTTGGGTCTGATTCCCCGAAGTTCATCCAAAGCTTCCCGCCAGGATTCGGATTTTACGGACCAATCCCATGATTTGGCCATTGCCGCCGGGTTCCGTTTCCTGGCTTCTTCCAACCTGCTTCGGTCGGAATGAAGTTTACGGAGCCGTTCAACGAATGCTTCTTCCGTCCGGTCAACGATGTCAACGACAACTCCGGTTTCGGCCATTTCCGGCAACAGACCCACATCCGTGGATAAAACAAGGCAACCGCAGGCAGCCCCTTCCAGTGCCGGGTTGGGAGTTCCTTCCATGTCCGAAAAACAGGTGATAATGTCAAGTTCCCGGTAAAACGCGGGCATGTCCTTGTAAGCTTTGGGGTTTCGTTGTCGGTCCACAACCTGCCAATCACAAATGTCAGCAGTTTGTTCCATGACTTTTGCGAGGATAGCGGAACCTTTGTGGTCTGCCGCTTTCCCGCCCCAGTCAAGGTTCCCAACCCATCCGACACGAAGTTTTCCGAAAGCGTTCGGAATCATCCGGTTTCCCGGATTGAACATTTTTGTGTCTACACCGTCAGCCAGAACATGGATTGTTTTCTTTGCCAGTTCAGGCACATCTTGTAATAAGCACAACAGCTTCTTGTTGGCTACTCCGAGCACCTTGAATCTGGAAAACACGTCTGCTGCTGTTTTGGCGTCCCAGGATAAAAAATCATAGATGACCAGTAAGGAATTGGCAGGGTCCTTGACATGACGTAGATGTCCCCGCCACCAGAAAACGATTCCGCTGTCAATCTTTTCCCCGTCCCGAACGAAAGCTTTCCTGAATCCGATTCCTAGATTCTTTTCCAGTTGGTCTACGATTCGGTCAAACGCCCAATCCGGACTGTCAATAAGGGCTTCCAAACAGGAAGGTTTTGGGGGGATTGGTTGCTTTGGCGGGATTGCGGTCATGCCTATTTGTTTTATGGGAAATCCTGCCGCCGTCACGGTTGCAATGAATTCCGCCTTGCAGGATTGCAATAAGGTTTGTAATGTGCTTTGTTGCGCTTCCTGCAATTTCCGTTGTGCTTCGGGGTTGTCAAGAAGAGCTTTGACAAGATTCCTGATTTCCAAGGATGCCGTTGCGGCTGTCGGAACACACGCCTTCCTGGCCCAGTCGGGGAGACTTCTCGTCCAGGAAACCGCATCGCTGGCTACTACCGGGGTGCCACAATGCACAGCTTCTAGAGTGGAATAAGGCCACGTGTCTGATATGGACGGGTGACAGACAACTTCCATTTCCGCCATCAAACGGATAGCTGCTTCTCGGGGCATCGGATCATGGATAATGTGCTTAACACCCCGAAGGATTTCCCTGGCTGCGGCGCCCCGCGGACCTTCAAGAGAACATCTGCTGACGTGAAGTTCCACACCGGGAATTCCGGCACATGCAGCGATTCCCGCAAGGTCGTTCTTACACGCCGCCGACCAAGCTCCGTGGAAAGCGACCATGACGGATTTCGGACGTTTGCGTCCCGCCCCTGACGCCAGATGTTTCAAACCTTCCGGTGACCAAATGGGGGCAAGAGGAACCGCCCCTTGCGGGACGGCGTCCCTACGTTCCAACCAAAACAATTTTATGGTTCCTTGACGGGCAGCGGCAAGGGCATCGGCCAACGCCCGTCCTTCCCCCATCAGATCTGAGCCGGTCCAGCCAGAATGCCACAAGATGGCCACGAGATTTGGGTACTTGTCTCCGAGCTTTACATATTGATCCCGCCAACCGTGGAACAGGACGGGATTTCCCAACCCTAGTTGTTTCTTGGCCTCTTCAAAACTGATTGCCTGAAACCCCATTCCCTGGAGTCCATCTACGAATGCCGCCTGTCCAAACTGCCCTTGGAAACAGGTTAAGAGTGCACTCCGTTCCCCAAATATCTTCCCCGGCATCGGAACCGACACTGTTGTTGCTACAGGTTTGGGCGGTACAACTACGGTTCCTTCCGGCATACCTCTGACAGTGACTTGTATGGCATGCTGAACCGGAAGAGGTAATTTGGCTTCTGCCAACGTTCCGAGTCCGGTGATGGCAAAACCACCGCGGCTGGTTTTCGCTCCTTTGTCTACTGAGGGCCTCTGGTAGATGTTGGTCCCGTGTTGAAGGGCGGTTATGCAGCCCATTGTTTCAGTCAAGTCCGAAAAGGAAGCAGAAGGACGAATCTGTCGGATGCGGGTCATCACCGCTCCGTCTTCACCCTGAGCTTGAGCAGGCCATCCGCCGGCTTCCCGCAGAAGGGAAGCTGAGAAAGACATTCCTGTTCCGATCAAACCCATATTGGCTCGACCAACCCATTCCATGGCCCGGTCGTCATCCAAACTGTAGAATGCAATCCGTCCAACACCGGCCATCAAGGCGCCGTTTTCATAGGCGGCCGTAGCCGCCGACAACCTGTCCGGGGGTTGGAGGTCATCGTCGTCTGCTTTCAGGACCAATTCGGCGTCCGTTGCCGCCAGCAAGGTATTCAACTTGGCTGTTACGGTTGGTCCAGGGCAATCAATCCACCGGACTCCCGGAAATGTCTTGGCAACTTCTTTTCCTGGATCGTCTGCCATTCCCCCTACTAAGATGTCCCAACGCCAGTTCGGAGGCGTGTCCTGAGCTACAAGAAGCTCCAGGCATGCTTTAAGCAGACGAGGGCGGTGATGGGTCGCTACCAGGAAGGATGCCTTCCCAGGGTCAATCCTGGGCGTTCTGGGCGTACTTGGAATTTCAACGTTCGGTACGTTCAGTTGGGGGTGAATTGGGTCTGAGAAAGCAGAAGGTCGCGGCGCAGGATCCCGCAATCGGGATCGGGCTTCAACTGGACCTTCCACAGGTCGGGACACAGGTACAGGTTCTTCTGGAATAGGGTCGGAGAGAAGATTAAGGGTCGGGGCTTTCGTTGATACGACCCCTTGGCGCATCTGCCAGATCCCGGACTGGTCAAACATCATTTCTACTTGGCCATGAATTTCAGGATCCCAAGATGCAAGACGCTTTGCCCCTGCCAAACCAATCATCCAAGCCTGTCCAAGATTACGGTTTCCCATCTGTACGTGTGCTGAAGCGGATTCCTTTGCTTGTTGGAGGGGTGTGGTTAGGACCATGGCGGCAGTAGCATCCCCGATTTCTTCCCAGGCTTCTACCATTGCCCGGAAAGTTCCATCCAACAGGAAGGCACCGGGAGGCATGATAGCGTACAGATCCGAAGGATGCTCTTTGAGTAGAGCATAGAACCAACGCCAAAACATGGGTTCGGTCATAGCATTCGTGGCCCGATGGAAAGTCCAGTCTCGGGCCTTTAGCAGATTCCACGAATCTTCGTCAATCGCCATGGCATTCGTAGCTACAAATGCTTGAAGGCGCAGTCCCTTGCCGATCCTGAGGACGTCATTCAAAACTGGAATTGAAGGGCGTCCCCCGCTATCAGACAACACCGGGATGGCTACGCATACACTTTTTTTGGTTTTTGTTTCCATTAACACACCCCTTCCCAGGTCAACTTTACCCTTCTGTCACAGGTATTTTGCTTTCAAATCTGCGAGACGTTGAACAAAATCCTGGAACAGTGCTTTCATTTCCGGGGATTCCGACCGAATATTTCTGAGGAGAAAAGAAGGGTGCCACAACGCCATGACTGGAATGATTCCGTCTGGGGTTTCGTGGACAAGATCGGTCTTTCCAATCAAGACATTCATTGGCCCCCAATGCAACGACAACCTGCACACAGCGTGACGGCCCAGGGCGACGAGGACCTTGGGTCTAATTGTAGCAATCTGTTTTTCAAGGAACGGAAAACATTCCTTGATTTCACTCGGTTCAGGGTCACGGTTGCCAGGAGGACGGCATTTCAAGAGGTTGGCAATGTAGACGGATTCACGAAGAATTCCTGCTCGTTTCATCAGACAGGTCAGAAGCTTACCTGAAGGTCCGACGAACGGCAGACCCGCAACGTCTTCTTCATGGCCCGGAGCTTCCCCTACGAACATGACAGGGGCTTTTGGATTCCCGGAACCAAAGACAAGATTGGTCCTAGTTGCGTGAAGACAGCATCTTTCGCAACCAAGCAGATCAGAAAAAAGATCCACGCGGAACCCTCAAGATTTCTTCCAAATCCCTGAAGAGGATCGGGTTTCCAAGGTATTGCAAACAACGCATTTTCGCTGTTTCGTACCGGGGGTTGATCGCGTTTTTGGGATACGCCATTCGTGAATCCCCAGCAAGCAGAAAATCAAATAAAACCAACGGCACCACCAGGACATGGTCTTTTTCATAGCAACCCTCCCGGCCGGAAACAGGTTTTCAACCTCCCTACCCTGAAAGGAATTGTATCGGATTAAAAACGGTCAAAAAACAGGATCAGTCCAACCTTCCCATAAGGGGCCGGATTGGTCTTCTAAACGTTCCAATTCAAAGTACCAGATCGGGGCCAGACCGTGGGGAAACCGTACCCACCAAACTCCGTCAGCTAGTTTGGAAGGACTTTCAACTATTCCTTCTACCCCTTCTTTGCGGTTGTCAAGATATTTTGGTTCGCAAAATACCCCACTTCGTTGCAGGAGTGTAGTGGTTCGTACCCGCAACCCAGGTCTCACTTGATCTTTGATCATTTTGTCGGGGTGCATTCCTTGGTTGTAGGATCACAGGTCCCCCGCCAGATGAACTTGTCCTGACGGTTCCACCGTCCGGCCAATGCCGTCTGGCATTCGGGGGTGTCGATGGTGCGAAAAATCCCGTTCACATCGCAGACGACAGGGTTGCCGTCCTTGTCGGTGTGGATTACGTCAAACACCGTAATCCAAGACACCACAAACAGGAAAATGAATCCTCCGAAAAAAGCTAAGGCGTAGTCTTTCATGGTCCTTTTTCCTCTACGGTTTGCTGTTCAAGAGGGTGTAGGTTTGGTACCAAACCTTATGACAGGCTGCACACCCGTCAAGGTTGTTTTCCTTTTCCGTTGACGGGACCCCGACCCCGGAAGCCCACGTTTCCGTCCAATGTTCTCCGGCCGCGATTGTTTGTTCAATCGCATAATCCCGGCTGACGACCGCTGCGAGTGCAACGGCAATGTCATGGGTAGGTTTGCCCCGGTGGGCGTCCAAAACTTGCCGGACCTTCCGGCTCATCTGAGCATGGTCAACATTTGTCATGGGTTACCTCCTGCATAGACTACCCAAGACGAAACTATTTCCAAGCCGGAAAGATGTTTTTGGGGTAACTTATTAGGGTTCGTGCAATCTCAGGAGGAAATCCAATGTTTTTGACGAAATCGGAAGTTTCTATCTTGACGCCAATTGAAGGGGATCGCGGATTTGAACTTTTGCGCCTGATTGAAGATATTGGTCGGACCTGCTGGAAAAGTGAAGAAAAAAGGTCGGCGAAGATGGATCGCCTGATGAAAGACCCAACATATGAACCTGAAACGTGGCAGGATTCTTCCCATCAGGACTTGCGGCAATCGCACGTTTCCAGGAAAATCACGGATGATTTCATCCGATTCATCGTCAAGGTTGGTCATGAATCCGTCCTGGAACACGTTACCGTGTCCGTCCTTTTCAGTGTTGATCGGTCAACTTCTCACCAACTGGTCCGGCATCGGCTCGGGTCCTTTTGTCAGGAATCTCAACGATGGTGCGATTACGAATCCAAAGGGCATATTGCTTTCATCATGCCAAACAACATCCCGTTGGAATCTGGATTTTACGAATGGCGTGAAGGGATACCGCGCAAAAAGCCCGCACGTCTGTTGCATCATGCTGAACGTTGGTCCCAAAGGCCCTATCCAGGATCACCTATAGAAGAATGGCCTGTCGGGATTGGATTCCTGAGAGACCGAGAAGCGAACGCGGAAGATCTTCCCTGGCATAAATGGCCATCTTCGGCTGGATACAAACTTGAAGCTTTCCAGTTTGCGGAAAACGCTTATTTTAAACTGAGGTCTGCAGGGGACAAACCAGAAGATGCCCGATGCGTCCTCCCAAATGCCACTAAGACGGACATTGTAGCTACGTTCAATCTCCGGCAATGGCGTCATGTTTTTCAGGAAAGAGCTATCAATCCGAAGGCGCAAAGGGCCATTCGGGAAGTGACAGCCCTTGTCCTAGCTAAATTCAAGGAAACTCCTTTGGCCCCGGTATTTGAAGACATCACAAACTGAAAGGAACCCATGTCCAAAAAATCCAAAGTGAAAAAGGAAACCGCCCGGAAGGAACGTGTCCGACTCCAGAAGCACCAGGACCGCCTGGAACGGCACGTGAAAAAATCGGCGGTACAGATCAAAGCACCTGTCATCACGAAAGAAATGTTTTCAGATGACGAACACGCCTTCTGGATCGCCCATGGGATCAACCACATTCTGTCGGATTGGAAGGAAGGCACTTGGACTCCAATGTTCCCTTCAATCTATGAAGGGATCAAGGTCCCTCTTGAAACAATCGCCAACATCCTCATAGGGCGCATGTCTGAGGCTTTGGAAGGAAAGTTTGGGGCGGAGGCCCTAGAATCTCCAAAAAGCCAAGTAGCTTTGGCTTGGGCGGCTACTCCACGAGAAATCATCTACCTTTTCGTCAACGAAACGCAACGGCGCCTGAAAGCGAAAGACCCTGACGGGGATTTCCTCGCCCAGTCCAAACAACCCCACAACCCGGTTGTTTGGGAAGTGCTGAACTGGATGGTTTCAAGGATGCACGCAAAAAAGAAGGCTTAAGAAGGCTTGGAATTTTTGGGTGTCCGGTAGTTCTGTTGAAAGGACTACCGGACATGACCAAAGAAACCTTTGCGACATCTGAAAAGTATCCGGCATGGGCCGTGGCCATCCTGGAGGCCCTGTCCGAAAACCAGTGGGATTCACCCTCTTCCCTTTCTTCGCCTACTTCCCTCTCAATTGATACCATCAAGGCGTCCTTTGAAGAACAGGTGGCTGAGGCGCAACGGAGAAAAGGATATTGTCTGGTAGATTCACGTAACGACTCCCGTTACGTTGAATACTGCCTGCATCCTAACGAGCATCCTTGGGAGGATGATGTTGTAGCCACATGTAGGAAGTGGTTGGAAGAACAATCTACACCTGAATCGGTATGGGAAATCGTCCAAAAGGCCCGGAACGCCGGAATCAACACTCTTAACGAAGTGCTCCCTGGTTTGATCATCCTTGGGGGATCCGCAGAACAACATTGGAAGAGGATCATATCAGAACTTCGGGTAAAAACCCCCTGAAATACGAAAGGGGCCCAGAAGGGCCCCTTTTTTGCCAAACCAAAACGGAAAGCTTACGGACCGGGGGAGTACGCATCACCCCAAGCTTCAAACTGCACGGTTGGAGTCGTAACCCCACCAGACGCTAGACTTGCCAAGGCGGCAAGAACCCCGGCCGCACTCGTAGCAGCCAAAAGGTTGACTGTTGCGGTTGCAACAGTAGTGCCATCCGTGACCTGCACGTCGTCAAAAACGACCCGCACAACTGTTGGTGATCCGGAATCACAAGCCAAGTCAACAAAAATTCCGAAGTTCGCCCCCATGGTGATCCCTGCGATAGGACCTCCGATTGCCGACATGACATTGGTCGCCAGGGTCAGCCATGTAGACTGATTTACTGCGTTGATCGTCCCTGAAATGGGGAAGTACGCAACCGCCCGTCCTCCGATTGTAACCGCCATGTTCGTTCTCCTGTCTACATGGAAATTTTTGCGTCCCGACAACACGGGACTGTACAACAAGTCCGGGTTATAAGGGGATAAACGAACGATCAGATTTCGTCGTCGTCTTCCCAAAAAGGTTTGTCGTCTTCTTCATCGTCTTCCCGAGAAAGTTCGGCCTCTTCATCCCAACACGTTTCTTCAATGTCATCTACCGAAATTTCAACGGGTTTCAACTTCTTCATCGTTTCCGAAATGATGTCGGGAATATCGGATTCTTCCACGTCGTCCTTAAAATCCAACACTACATCAATCTTGCAAGCAAATCTTTTCATCGGTCCCTCCTCTGTTGGAAATCATGCCTGCCAATCCGTGACTATCCAACGGCTTCCCGTGCCGTCGTAAACCAACCGGAATGCCCCAATTGTATTGGTTTGAAGGTTCGCACCTGTCAGGGTCAGTATTCTGTTTGCAGCTAGGCTTCCTGCATCATCGTTGTTTATTGTCAATCGGAAGGCGACCGTGTTGTAAAGGATGATTTCCCTGCCGTCTACGCCACCAGCTACCCCTGTGATGACATAGTTGCCCGTCGGGCCTGTTATACGGACCAAGGTTGCGTTCCCGATGGCCACGTCGTGGTTGTTCCCGTTGACACAAACCAAACCCCCGACACTTTTGATGGTTTGACCCGTGAATGTCTTGTTTCCGGCTACCGTTTCGTTGCCAGTCGTGTGGACGTAATTCGCTTCAACAAAGTCGGTGATTTGCGACTTCGTGTGTCCATGATTTCCGGCCGCAGCTTGAAATGCCCCTGTACCCAGAGTGTGGTGCAATGCCGTGGCGGAAAGATCGGTGTCAGGGGATGAATGCGTGTTGGCTTGTGCTAGAATCGGACCGTTGTTACCTGTCCCGTCATGGTTGTGAGCAACCGGAGGATAAACCCCGGTGTGAAGGTGGTTCCCGGCAGCAGATTGGTTGGCCCCAGTGCCTAACGTGTGGTGAAGAGCCGTCAAAGCTGAATCCGTGTCAGGTGAAGCGTGGGTACTGGACTGCACTAAAACTGGTCCATCGTTCACGGCCCCGGTGTGGGCGTGCGAAACGCCTGTGTACACCCCGGTATGGAGATGGTTCCCCGCAGCAGCCTGGCTTGATCCCGTGCCTAACGTATGGTGAAGGGAATTGGGATTCGTATCCGTATCCGGGGTTTGGTGGGTGTTTGCTTGGACTAGTTTGACCGCTGTAGTTCCGTCATGGTTATGGGTTCCGGCGGTAGCTTGGTTGGCGCCGGTGCCCAACGTATGGTGAAGGGATGTCGGGCCAACATCCGTATCAGGAGTTTGATGGGTATTCGCCTGCAGTAACTGCACGGCCGTCAAACCATCGTGGTTGTGTGTCCCGGAAGAAGCTTGTGTTGCTCCCGTGCCGACAGTATGGTGAAGGGAAGTAGTTGCCGAATCCGTATCGGGGGATTGATGGGTGTTGGCTTGGGCCAGCTTGACGCCATCCGCTCCGGTATGTGCATGGTTCCCGGTCGCCGCTTGGGTTGATGTCACCCCTAATGTGTGGTGGAGGGATGCAGCGGCTACGTCCGTGTCGGGAGATTGGTGACTGTTTGCCTGGGTCAGTTTTGACCCTTGTCCGGCAACCCCGTTGTGTGAATGGTCAACCGGTGTACGGGCATCGGAATTCCTGGTGTCGGAATTATCCACGAATTTGTTGGATACCGATGGGGCTGTCCCACTCGTTCCGGCCAAAGCGGCTTTCTGGTTGGCTGTTGGAAGGTATCCAACCTGTGTCGTCGTCAAATGCTGCCGATCCCCTGCAGCCCCTCCGGAAATGTTGGACAGGTCGTCGTGATTCATCACGGTCCCTGCGGCGAATTGGGTAGTCCAAGAACTCGTCACCAACCCTGTAGAAGCCCCTTGTTGGACAATGATGGCCCCGACCAAGAAACCATGGCTGGTAAGGATGGGGGGTTTGGTTGTAGGAATCGGAGCAACCATGGCCGCCGACACGTTGTCATACTGCGTGCTGAGAACAACGTGTGCTTCAGCGGCCACACCTTGATCCCGGTACACCCAGTTGACAACCCATTTTCCTGCGCCCAGCGTTTGCAGGTTGGTTCCATCATCGTATTGCAAATTGTTGTATTGTTGGATTGGAGTTGTTTCCGTCCACACACCTGCAACATGATACCAAAAACCCATGGTATTGATGGCTGAATTGAAAGCGTCCAAGGACACCCGCGTTCCACCATTCCAGGCTTTACCTAAAGTGATGGTAACTACCCTGCCAGGATCTTCCCCTAATATCAAACCGCTTTCCCGGGCGAACCTGTCCGTCTTGACCAATCTTTGGTGCAACTTGTTGACTAGGGAAACCCCCATGAGGTCCCACGTCAATGTGTGTACGACGGTCCCTTCCCTGAAGAGGGTCACATACGGGACAATCGTCATTTCATCAATCAATTCAACATCGGTAATGAGATTGAATTTCGGAACTCCGCCATTCCAATCCCCAATGATGTAGGAAGCTACCCCATCCGGAATGGCCGGGATACCCCCGCTGCCCGTTATACCGCCCGTCAGGGTGTAAAGAGCAGCAGGCAACGAAGTTGTTCCCGGACTGAGCCACACGGATTCTGTCGGGATCGTCACCGTGCCGTCAAGGTTGTCCACGACACCGGCGTTAGTTGAAAACCCGTTCGCCTTGATGTAATTGATGTACTGAAGATCATTCTTTTCCCCTACCGTCGGCAATGTTGCGTGGGTATGGGAAGTTAGCGAAAAGTTTGCTCCCACATAATTCTTTGTCGCAGCATCCTGCGCCGCCGTCGGATCCAACACATTGGTGATTCGTTTGGAGGCTACGTCAACGGTCCCCGTACCCTTCGGGGCCAAGTTGACGTTAACGTTGGCATCCGTCCCTCCGGCGGTCACAGATGACCCGGAAATTGTCAGCTTGGCGGCAGCTACGTCCGTATCCAAGGACCCCTTGAATGACCCCCCTTGGAAAATGGCCGCTTGCATCGTCCCAGCCGTGGAAACCAAACCCGTAGAAGAGATGCGGAATTGTTCAACCAGACTGCCACCCCCCGAAGGGGTCGTCTTGAAAACCAAACGGGAAGGAAGATCATCCCCCGAACCGGGGGTTCCGTCCACTTCCCCGTTGATTTCACAAGTTTCCGTCCAAGCGTCCGTCCTGCCGAAAAATTCCAAACCCCCAATGCGATCCCCATCCGCCAATGCCGCTGGGGCCGTCAAGGAACCCCTTGAATTGGCTAATCCCAACACGGGATAGGCAGATGACGCATCGGACAATTGCAGAATGACGGCATTTCTGGTAGGGTCGTCGGAATAGAACGCCGCCAAGGCTTCCGCTTCCGCAGGAACAATCGTTCCGGAAACCGGCGTAGCCAACTGAAGCAGGGATTCTCCTACCAATTCCGAACCACCAAGGGAAATACGCCCTTGCGGATTGATGAACAGCCGGGGGGTTGAATCAAGAGCCGATTGGTAAACGGAAATCCTGGGGATGGCATTCGGGCCAATAGCTTGCGTTTTCGGAACGTCGGAAACGGCAGGAACCGTCAACGAACCGATGCGGATCCAGTAATAGTTCCCGTAACCCGCTACCGTCGTCGTCTGTCCCCAATCATCTCCTGTCCCACCAGGATTTTTCTTATCCCAGGTGATGGCTCCCGTTTGGGTGTAATTCGCCGTGCCGTCAGTGGAAAGAACCATAGGGGTCCAACCAGCACCCGTCTTCCAATATTCAAGATGGGTAGTCCAACCGGTTTCCCCAAAAGTCGTGAATTCCAACCAGCAGGTCTGCCATTTCCTTGACATTGCCAAATAAGTCCAGTTCTTTGTCCTGTCGGCAATCCCTTGGTCAAGGAACGTGAATGGCGTCCCGACAGAAGTAGCCGCTTCCGTCGTGTTGTCTGCAAAAGCGGCATTGTCCATCGTGTAAAGGACATGGGCATAACGTTGCGGGAATACGCTAAAAACCGCCGGGGCTTGAATAGTAGGGATTCTCGGATTGGCATCCGATGTCCGGTTGATAGAAATACGCCCGGCTTCCGTCATACAGATCACATCAAACATCGCCCTGGCATTGTAGAAACCGAGGAATTCTTCGTTTTCCCCGAACCACGTGTAAAGTTGCCACGTGGAAGCTCCGGTCGTGTCATTCCAGAGAATGCCGCATTCCGTTCTATCCGAAGCATCCGGGGAGAAATGAAGGTGCAAGGCTTGGTTCCACGTCCAGGCAAAACCCGCAGACCAATCTACCGCTTCACTAACCGTAACGGTATTGTTGTCCGTCTTCACGAAAACCTGAACGGTCTTTCCATTTGCCGTGATCGTGTCCCATTCGGCAAGGGCAGCAAACGCATTCCCCGTTGTGGTAACGGTCGTGGATGACCCTACCGTAGAAACGGTCCCAGCCCCAACAACAGACCCCGTAGCTATCATTCCCCTGGTTCCGTCCGTCCGTACAAGGGTCGTGTGATCGTGGGTTCCAGAAGCGGCTTGGTTAGCCCCTGTGCCCAACGTATGATGAAGTGAAGTCGGTCCGACGTCTGTATCAGGGGATTGATGGCTACTCGCTTGGTCAATCTTGCCTGTTCCGTCAACTGCGGTATGAAGGTGCCCGTTCATTGTCGTGACTACAGCCAATTGCGCCGGAGTCAGTAACCCCCGGGTGATGGCAGAAGCATCCGGTATCTGGTCATTGCCGGTGACGTGGGTCGTTTGGTGTTTTGTAATGTTTCTGGTCAGGTGGCCACCCGGATCGGTCGTAATACCCATCAAATCTCCGCCGTCCATCACACACGCTGCTGCGGTAGCGGAAATCGTTATGTCCCCTAAAACACCAGATGCCTTGAAGTTAAAAGCACAGCCTGCCCCGATGGTCAGGTCGTTTCTGACCAGACATTCGTAGCAAGTACAAACGGAAGTACCCGAAAGGGTCATATCCTGGTTGATGTCCCAGGAAAAGGCATCGTCAACTTTGGCTTCCCCCGACAAGAGGAGGTTGTTCATCTGGGAATTCATGCCGTACAGATACTTATTCGTTGTATGGGAAGGCGTCCCATTGACATCAGCGGAATCCCAAGTTGAAGACACATCCCCGACAATTAGGGAATTAGACAAATTGACCTTGTTGGCGTTGATGATGGTGATAGGAGCTGTCCCCATCACATAACATTCAACATCCAAAAAGACCGTGTTGGCATTCCTGATGTAGAGGGGAGGCGCAACGGCATTAGCCGTAACGAAAGCGCAATGCTCCATATATAAACCAAAAGCAAAACCGGTCGTCCCCGGCGCCGTATCCCCTTTGACCCCAAGCAGTCGTATCGGAGGAAACGCGTTCCCAACAGGAGAAGACACGGAAATTCCCCAAATACCGTTAGTCATTGGCCCCGCATCACCCTGATTCACCAAATCTGCATAGTTGCCTGATGTGTTGTAGACGCCAAGAGATAGGGCAGTGGCATTCGTGAATGTCAACCCACTTCCCGTCGTCGGGACAATCATTGTATCGTAAGGAGTGCCACGTGCCCGGAGATGGACCCCGTCTTTGTGGATGACCACGTTTTCGTCATAATTACCTGGTTCAACCATCACCATAACAGGATTAGAAGAAGTGGCCGTCGTTTCTGCGTGGGTTACACCTGCCTGAATGGTCTTGTAAGGGAATGTTGGGCTTCCATCTTCGGTATAAACATCAGTTCGGTTTTTGTCGACGTGGATGGAATTCGGGTCAATGAAAAACTGGGCATTGACCTTGCCGGCAAATGCCGCCGACATGAGCCCTCGGGCTACTCCAGTAGCGTCGGGAAGCAGGTCCGCCCCTGTTAGGTGGCTTGCCGCATGGGGTGCGGCAGGGATGCCAAACACTTCGTCTAAACCCCCAGGTTCGTGGGTTGTATGGTGGGCAGTCGGGGTCGATTCATTTGGGGGATATTTGATTTCAGTCATTTACAAAACGCCTTTCTTAGGTCCAACTCCAAACGACCGAAGCTGTGGCAGGAATTCCCATCGCCGATGAAACGGCCCTAAATTCCCACCAACCGTAATCATCAACGTTCAATTCGGCATTCGCTGCCGTAGAAGTCAAATCCTTCCAAGCACCGCTTTTTTGTCGGCCTTGTATCTTGACGGTAGCCGCCCCGGTGATCGTAATGACAAATAGATGGGAATTCCCTTTCCTTCCTACGAGGAAAGCTGCCCCATCGGTATCAGCAATTACGTCCAGGATTGTTACTTGTCGGTCCTGCATAGGCATTTTAAGACTCCTTAAGTTGGGGAGGTAGGGATGCCCCTCCACTTTGGTAAAGACCATAGCCAAAAAAAAGCCCCGTGGTTTTGAACCAGGGGACTTCTTTGGGACAATTGGAATTATGGGTTGCTTTTAATTCAACGTGTGAAGGGGGATTGTATCCCCCTTGAAAGGACCGAAGCTGAGGCTGGAATGCCCATTGTTCAACGTGTTTTCTTTCAACGTGTAAAAGAGGACCTGATCCCCTTTTAAAGCATGGCAAGGTCCGGCAGGTGGCGGTGGGGGAACTTTCAACGTGTAAAGGGGGTTCGGACCCCTTTAAAGAGGGTCCCATTCCAAACCTATGTTATTATTCAGATTTTTGGGATGAAAACGTGAACCTAAAAACCCTTTGGTTTTTAAGTAACGGTTTTTACCCAAAATCTTACCTAACCTATGGAAATCATTAGGAACGCGAACCTACTTCTTTTGTGGGAAGGGAACCTTAGAGTTCCCAATTCCTGAATCTGTACGATCATTTTGATGTTTTATGGAAAAAACGCGAATCTAAAGGATTTCCTTTAAGATTCTTCAACAAACGTTTTTCCCTACAGATTGGAATTTCTTTGGGAACGTAAAACTAACTTGGGTACTACAATTGTCAATGAACAACTTCCAAACTAATCTACCCGGAAAACAACTTCTTTTGCACGGTCCCTTGCCCTCTGCTTACCCGCCAGAAGGGCCTTCGTTTTTTCTAATGTCTTAGCCGCTTTTTCCTTCTGTTTTCTGGCCAAATTCAGAACGAAAGATTCTTCGCCTTTGTTTTCCAATTGTTTGACAAAGGTAGTCACTTCGCATAAAAACCACTGGGCGAATTCTGTTTCTCCGGAAGTTTCCGCTACTTCTTTTTCAGCTTTCTCAAAAGCTTCAAGGTACAGCTTCCGTTCAACTTCCCGAGGTTCAAGGTCTACCGTCATCCAGGTAAGCACTTCCTGTCTTCCAACAGGGAGTAGATTAGAAACGGCTTCCGCAAGGTTTTCTCGTATCATCCGGGCTTCCCAGGGATCCTTTACCTTGTCGGCCAGCGTTCGTCCTTCTACGGTCCTGTAGCGGTAATTACGCAACCAGGCACAGGCCAGAAGAAGATGACGCTGTTTCCTACCATAGTAATCCTTATTGGTCTTAGCCTTTTGTGCCCGTTCGCGTAAGATATTCCGATCAGCGTCGGTCTTTTCCTCCTGCCGGGCCTCAAGGATCAATTTCCTGATGTTCTTGCGGTATTCAATGAGGGACACGGTTAAGGACTTAATGTCTTTCTTCAATTCTTCCGGTTTCATACTGAAATTACCCTTTCACCACACCCGATTGAATTGTATTCCCGACGGCAGCTTTGATTTCAGCGAAAGCCTTGATGCGGTACGTTGCTTCAGCGGTTGCTTTTTTCAGGTTTTCCTGAGCCCATTCGATACTGGCTTCCAATCTGGCTTTTTCCGCAACAAAGTGTGCTTCGGCTCTAGCCAAATGTTTTTCAGCTTCTTGGACGTCTTTTTCCGCTTCCTCCATCTTTTTCTTCGCGATTTCCGCCACCATGAACGAAGCCTTTCCTTCCAGAATATCCTTTGGAGGGAAATCAAAAGTCATCCAAAACCAGATAACTTCGCGATCGACAGATAGGTGTCGCACAACTCTCTGTACAAGTTTTTCCAAGGAACGTTCTGCCAGAAAACGGTCAGCTATGTTGTCAATTGCCGTCCGTCGTTCCACAGTTCGATAACGACGGTTTCTCATCCACGCGTAAACAAGAAGAAATTCCCGATGTTCTTGTCCTACAACCCCTTTTCCGCCTTGTTTAAGTGCTGCTTCGTGTTCCAACTCCCTACTTTTAAAAACGTTTTTTTCTGTAGCGGCTTCCTTGCAAAGGATTGGAATTTCTTTGCGACATTTGGTGAGGGATTCCTTCTGGTAATGGATACGTTCCTTAACTTGATCCCTTGTTAACATGCTGTTAACCTCATATGTTCATGGAAATCCTGATTCGGATTGCCCTGTAGGAAGATTACCCGTTTGGAGAGTCAAACCGTTCTCTTTCCCCATCCCACCAACCTAACTTCCCTTCCACGGTCAGTAACCCTTGTTCCCAGACAATGTTTTCTGGGTTGGCTAACAGAGCATTGGATTCTTTGGCGGATGCTCCAGGGGCGAGGGACATGGTGATGTGGGGCACACGACCTGCTTTGGGTTTGAATCCGGCAGGGGGTTTCACTACAACTACTTGGACCCTGTCATTTTCCCCGTGTCCGACGATCTTCAAGGGGATCGTTTTTCCAAAAGGCATGTTCACCAAGTCAAGTTTACTGCCGTCTTCATGAAACCATATTGTCATGTGTTTGGCTAAAAAAGTGGGGTGTGTCTTGCCAAATTTCTTGACCAGACGGGCACTTTCCATTGGTGGGAGAAAGATCGCCACGTATACCACTTCGGGAATCTTTGCTGATTTCCCTACCCAACGGGCGGCAACACGAACCTTCATTTCAGGCATGGTTTTTGGATGGCTTAACGGCTACTTTAGTCCAATAGTACTGAATATCGTGGAGTGCTTGTTTAATGGTGTCGTGCGTTACTGGTTTTACAACATAGGAATTTGCCCCGCGGTGATAAGCTTCAAAGATGTCGGCTTCCAAACGGGAAGTGGTCAGAATAATGACCGGAATGTGTCTGAGTTCCGGATTTGCCCGGATTTCTTCCAAGGATTCCGCACCATCTTTCTTTGGCATCTTGAGGTCCAGCATCACCATGTCTGGTTTTTGAGGTACGGGATTGGTCAACCGTTCCATCAGGGCGACCCCATCAACCACGTGTTCATATTTGAGGGCGCCGGATCGGCACTCTTCACATTCTTCCAGAACTTCCTTGATGAGGTCCCAATCTTCAAGGTCGTCTTCAGCGAAAATGACTAAAGGGGCGGTTTCAGGCATGGGTTTCAGGTTCCTTTTGGAAATGCAGAGGAGAATTTGAGCGGGATTTGGATCGTGAAAACAGCTCCTTCATTGGGTCTGGCGTCCGCCGTTACGGTTCCGCCGCATTGGGCCAACAGCCTTCGACAAAGGGCCAACCCTATTCCTGTACCCGGATATTCAAACCGGGTGTGAAGCCTGTTAAAAATAGCGAAGATTTTTTCCTTGTATGCCGGATCAAAACCGATTCCATTGTCCTGTATAGACACGAATGCCATACTACCGTCTACCCTTCCCGACACCAGAACTTTCGGGGGTTGTCCCACTTTATGGAATTTTAGAGCATTTGACAAGACGTTCTGAAAAACGGCCCGCAAGGTTCCAGCGTGACCTTCAACCGTTGGAAGATCCCCGACTTCTACGATGGCGCCGGAATTCTTGACGGATTCGTCAAGATCCCCCAAGGTTTCTTCAATAAGCCTGTTTAGGGGGATTTTAACCGGGGATGCTTCATCTTTCCCGCCCGCCTTGGAATATACCAATAGATCCTCTACCAACTGGGCCAGGCGTTCGGCCGCCGTGACCATGACACCGATGTATTCCTTGCCTTTTTCATCTAGGTTGGGGTGTGTACGTTCAAACCGTTCCCCATATGCCCGTATCTTGTTCAACGGTTCCCGAAGGTCGTGTGACGCTGCATAGGCGAAGGACTGCAACGCTTGATTGGATAGGCTGAGTTCCAAAGTCCGTTCTTCGACTTTGCGTTCAAGATCGGACTGCAACTGTTTCGCTTGGGTGACTTCTCTGATGACGGTCATTACTTCATCAGGACCACATTTGATGAGATGGCCTTCAAAAACATGATCAGGCAGTTGGGATATTGTGTATTCCCAAATGATCGGTGTCCCGTCCATGGCCAATGCTTCCCGGACTTTGTCCAGCATCTTGTCGGCATCAGCAGGAAACAAATCATGCAGGGTCTTGCCAATATATTTAGAGGGATCACTCTCCACGAAGGGAAGGGCTCCCCGGTGGGATTCAAGGAAAACCCCGTCTGAAGAGATGATGTGCAACCGGTCGGGAGTCGCTTCCATGAATGCCCTGAACCTATGATTCAGCTTTTCCGTTGCCTTGTGTTCGGCATCCAATAAGGCCTGTTCGTAGAATTTGCGGTCTAAAGCCAAACCGTAAAGTTCCCCTAACAGGTTGACGATTCGGATGTCTTCGTTTGAAAAGCCGCCTTTTTTATTAGCCAAGGCAACGTGGCCTAACAGGTTGCTACCGGCTACGACAGGAACGGAAAGGAAATTGTCAATGGGAAAACGAACGACGGAAGGGATGTTTTTAGATATCTGGTGCTTGACGGGTTTGTTTGTGAAAAAACCTGTACGGGTATCCGGTTGACTAAAACCCCACAAGGGGTCGTCCTTGCCGGTTGGAAACCGAAAGACCATTCTGCCTTGGTTCTGTTCTACGCAAGCTGCAATTCCAGGGGCGTTCAGGAATCCTACATTTTCCTTGGTTTCCGGGTCGATGTAGGACACAAATCCGACGGTAGTTCCCGTCAACCGCATGACCGGGGTTAATACCAACCATGCCATTTCTTCCAAGGATATCGTGTTCCTGATAAGGCGTCCACCCAATTCAATAAGCGCCTTGTGAAGTTCAAGTTCCTTGCGATCCGTTTCCGTCAGATTCATTGTGTACTTCCCATCCCATTACGGGAAAAAAGAGCAACATCCCACAACCTTTCAACACTTTGAGTTGGTCCGCCGTGACGTGTTCCGCCCACAAGGGAATCAATACTCCAAGTGCGAGAATAGAAGCCAGAAGGATAAGGGCAAGAATCAGGGTTGCAAGCGGGTGAACCGCAATCCAATCCAGAAGCCATTTGCCCTTCGGAGCATCCCGTTCTTCTATTTTTCCGACGACCGCCGTATTCCTGTCCTGGCAGTTTTTATCGTGTTCAGACGCTTGTTCCTTGACCGATGCAAATCCTGACGCCAGTTCCCGGCGCATTTCCCGGATTTCCTGGGCCGTATCAGACTGGGCCTTGACAGAATCACGGGTCAAGGATACCAACTGTTCCATGAGAACCCCGACGCCGGGGCCGGAAGTTTCGGAAATTTTCCGTTCATTCAGGCCAATGGCATAGAGACAAGTGCGTTCAAGGAGTTCAGGAGTGAAAGCACCCTTTTCCAGGTAGTCCGCAACGCCAAGTTCAAACGCTTGCGTCTGGACATTACGGTCCCCGTGACTGGTGACAATGACAACAGGGACTTGCAAACGAAGGGCACGCATCCTTTCCAGGACCCAGAACCCGTCCTTTTCCGGCATACGATAGTCCAGGAGGACCACGTCATACCGGCCTTTTTCCATCTTTTCCAGGCCCTCTTCCGCCGTAGACGCTTCCTCTACGCTGAAGTTGACCCGATCCGCATCGTCTAGCCAGTCGTGGACCAAGCGGCGGTCTTCGGCGTCATCATCAATCACCAACAACTTGACGGTCGCGGGCATAGCCATTTTTCAACCTTCCTTTACCTGAAAGGTCAATCCCGGCACAAAGACATCTGTTTGTCCAGGTAACTGATGATTGCTTCAAGTTCCATAGCAAGGGCACGGCCTTCAAAATCAGGAATGAATCGTTTGTCGCCCTTGACCCTCTGGAGGGGTTTTTTCATCATCTTGATAAGCAATTGGGCCATGCTGCTGTCAGCATGGGCGACCTCCTTCACCGTTCTGACGGCCTTTGCCAAGATGCCTTGGATGAGATCGGATTTTCCGGTTTCTCTCACTTCGTCATGAGCCGCCCTGAAATAGTTCATCAGGATCTTCAGTTGTGGAATACACCGGGTGATAGACTGTGTGTTCCATCCAAAACCCACATCCCTGGACAGGCCAATCGGATACTGTCCTTTGACAGGGGTTTCAGGACCGAAAGCGTCTATGTAGCCATGGGAAACGCGCTTAGCAAAATGGGCGGCAAGTTCTCGTTTCGCCGTCCCAAGGGACGAAAACAGGAACCGCGGGTCTTCATCAAATTGCGCTCCGTCAATGCGTCCCGTCGCTGCGGAATCGGTCAAGGCGCCCCAACGCCGAATCAACCTAAACCCACCCCCTGACTCAAGGATAAGCCCTTCGTAAAACTTGGATTTGTTGCTTCCCTGGTCGATGTTGTAGACCATGAACGCTAACCCTTGTGAAACCGCACGAGGTGTAAGACCCGTCTTTTCAAGGATGGGCTTGTGGGCCAGTTTCTTCAAGGAAGCAAACCTTTCAGGGACGGTCATTCCTGCCATCTTGATAAAGGGGACCAACTTTGACCGAAGTTCGGGCCGGTCGGCCGCTAATTTGGAAACCCGTCCCAGAAGACCGGCTTCCTTGTGGAACAGCTTTTCCATTTCGGAAAACCAACGTTGGTCAACGTCTTCAAGAAGCCAAGCGTCTTCTTGGTCGATGCGGGCGGGCGGTTTGATCGTGCCAATGTCTTTGGGATTGAATGCGGCTTCGGATTTCATGGTTTTTCCTTCTCACCAAAAGTGTCCATTGGCCTTACAACGGCCAGTGCTTTCACCAATGGGGAACGAATAAAACCATAATTGACTACTTTGGGGGTATTCTTGCCAGTACTGGCAAAAATACCCCCAAAGTGATTACAAGCCCAGGAAATCCGACACGATTCCGACGACGGTGTCGTCAATCCGTTTTCGGTCAGGATTCGCAGGAAGCGGGGACAGTTTTTCGTCGTAAATCTTGGAAAGACGGGCTTCCATTTCTTCCGCGTAGGCAACCAACTGGTCATAAGACCAGATGCCGTCACGACGGATGGCCAGGAGTTCTTCGGCATCAGGGCGCCGGACAAACACCTTACCGGTTTCCAGGATTTCACAACCCTGTCGCATGAGACGTACTAAATGAGCCGCATGCTTTGAATCATAGCCAAACTTGGCTTCCAGTTCGGCCCGTTTCGGGTTGCGGTTCTTTTTCCAGGTTTCCCAAGAATGGAAGTCGGCCATGGCACGGTTATACCGTGCTTCCTTTTGGATGTCCTCCCCGAACAGGGCCCTGGCATCCAGCCCCGCCTTGTTCGCTTCTTCCACCTTGGTCTTGAAATCGACGAAAGCTTGGTTTTCGGGGAGCCCAAAGTCGGACCGTTCCGGCCGTTTCTTCGGAGGATTCAGCAGATAGTTCCGATGCTGCCGGATCCTCTTGAGTTGTGCCACGGCATATCCACCATAGGTATACCGGACCCTGGTGGATAGGAAGGATTCCCTGATTGCCGTCAGACGTTCCCACCACGGAGTGGAATGGACAATGGTGTCCTCGGGCATGAACAAAAGTTCCATGACGTTCGGGTTGTTGTCCGCCGCCAGGGAGACAAACTTTCGGATGTCATAGATGACTTCGTCGGGAACATCATGCCCCGGACTGGGCTTCGATTCCGACTGTTCAAACCGCTGCATGAAGCCGAGGAAGTATTCCTTCGGCGGAATGGCCACGCCCCTGAAATCCTCGTCCGATTCAGGGGTTGCCATGCCGTAGGCGTGACTGCCGGACAGACACCGGAAGATCGTATGTTCTTGGATATTGAAGTTCACGGTCTTTCCTCCTAAAAATTCTTACCTTCGGTAGCAACTACCCCATACTACCGGTTCCGATAGAATTCCAAGCCGTAACTTTTTTCCGGCTTGGAACGAGATGGTTTCGGGTAGTTTAGGCGGGAAAGATTGGTTTTTAGTCTTAATTAAGAAAGGAACGGTTTCTAATGAGAGTCGCCATTTTCATCGATGGACAAAATTTCCATCATCTTAGCAAAGGCGAAGTGCATGGGGGTTTACTGGACTGGGCTCAATTAGCGGATTTTCTCGTAAAGAAAATTGGAGGGACCCGGTTGGTCGAAGCCCGATACTACCTGGGAACGGTGCCCGGAACGGGCATTGATGTGTCTTTAGACGACATGGAAAAGCTGGAAGGGTTCTTTGTCAGCAGATTTCCACTGAAAACAGGCACCGTGTGGTGCCCGGAATGTGGGAAAGCTCACGAAAAGGTTGTGGAAAAGGAAGTTGACACGACCATGGTGGCCGACATCGTCAGAATGGCTGCGTTGGACCTCTATGATGCCGCCATTGTCGTGTCGGGAGATGCTGACATGGCTCCAGCGTTGGATGCCATCCGTATCTTTGGAAAAACCGGATGGGCTGCCGTTTGGGCAAACGGTACGTCCGCAAGAATCAGGCAGGCGGCTTACGGTTGTCTCGCCTTGGAAGAAGCTGTTAAAGGACAAGCGGCCGCATTTGAACCCGCACAGATTATTTTCCGACCTGAAACGGAAACGCTTGATGAAGCAGAGCAAAACGCCTTGGACGAAAAAATCTTTATTTCAGAGTTGAAGAATGCAATGGCCAGATTTCCCTTTGTAAGTGTTGGGTACTTCATATCCAAATGGGTTTTTGCCAACGGCCGTCTAAGGGACGGTCAAAAGAGGATTGCAACCCTCCACCGGCTCCAGCTTAAGGGGATTGTGGAAATCCAGGAAACCCCTACCGGAAAGAACCTGGTTTTTATTTCCAAAACCGAACATTCGGATGCGCCGCCGACACCGCCGACGGAATATGCAGAACCTGCCGTTGAAGAAACAAAGAGTGACTCTGATGAAGGAATTCCTTCATGAAGCGACTTCACGTTCCCACTTCAAAGCCCCGGAATCCTTACGTTGTTCCTTCAAAACGACGCAAGGCCGGCCCCCACGAAACGACAGCACGGCGTCTAAGGGAAGCCACACGGGAACGAGAAATGGAAGACGAATCTGAGGAACTTCTGGAAGAAGAAGAAACGGATCAGGAAGATACAGATCAGGACGAAGATATCTGAACTGTTTTGGGTATTGAAAGAAGGGGTTCTTACTGGAGGTTGCACATGAGTTTTTTGTCGACGGCATTGATTGCATGGGTTGGGTTGGGGGCACTGACCCTGGTTCTATTTATCCTGATGGAAATCGCGGCTGCGATTAGAAATCCGGCTTACGTGTTGGATATGCAACGGCTGCTATCTGATGAAATATCGTCAGAACCCCCTATATGGTGGAAACACCTACTGGTGTTTTTGGCTATGATCCTGTTTTGGCCTCCGATCATGTCCGTCGTGATCCGGGCATGCAGAAACAAGCAATCCTGCGTTGAACAAATGTGGTTCGACAAGCAGGATAATAAAGTCAAGGAAAACCGCATTGAAACCAAAATCCGTTTGATGAAAGAAGGGGCTTGGCCCGTCAACCGGTTTTGGACAATGGCTGTCAAGGATGAAAATGGGCAAGCCCATCTCCATTCGGCTAGGTTCTTGGTTTCTCTGGATACCGGGACAAAAGCCTTGCATGTCAAGATAACCCATTCCGTATGGGAACGCCCGGACGGCAAACAGTTCATCTGCTACCGGGTCATAACGGACCCGGTTCTTAACATTCCGATGTTCACGACGACGGACCGGGCGGCAGCGTTTGCTTGGTGTGACAACGATTGGGATTGGGTAGTTGTGTGTGCCCCTGGCAAAGAAGAGGAACGAATCAAAATAGGTTTGGAACAAGTTGCCCGTCTGGAAACAGGTGGTCAGAAGTGACTTTCACGAGGTGAAAAAATGGAAACGAACGCATTGCATTCAGGACTTGCCGGAACACTTTCGGAAATCGGGGATTCCGGTCAAGGAACCTTGGTATCCGTAGTCGTCCGCAAGAAGGGCGTTGAACGGGGCAAAGCCAGCGACCGGCAGGTGTACGGGGACGATCTGGTCCACGTCCTTGTTTGGGCAGGGTTCCAATACAAGGCCCTGGTTGAACGGTCCGAACGGAAGCTGGAAGATCTGATGGCGAAAAGCCCTCATTTCATTCAGGACATTGCCCAAGCGACCCTGGACGCCGGACATGCCGACATGACAATCCAGGATGCGGCGGTAGCCATCCAGGAAATCCAGGAACAGTTCCGGCGCGTTCTCCAAGACAGCGGGTCAAAAGACAGTTGGGACGACCGTTCGGACCTTCCTGATCCCGTTTGGGAACCCCTCAAGGTGAACGGAGTGCCCGTCAAAGGGGTCAAGGTGTATGTTGGAGCTGCCCGTCCCGACGATCCCCGTTCCCCCCAACCCGGCGCCATTTACCTTGATGGGGTCAAGCTCGGGGAAAAGGTGTTGGAAAAATCTTCTCCCTGGACGAATCGGAAGAAACCGAAGTCTGCCGCGAAGGATGTAATTAGGGCTATGTTGCCAATCGGTTTGTACACACGTTACCAAATCTCACCGGAAGCCTTGCCTGATTTGAAGGTTGGCAAGGAAGCCGGGGATGCCGCCAAGACTGCCGGAATCGTGATTGATCCTGATCGCATCCGGATGCTGTTCAAAATCGCTTAAAGAGGAGGAAGGAACATGAATTCTGAAAAAACTTGCGGAACGTGTCTTGCGTTCATCTTTTCCGAAAATGACGTTAACGGATGGTGCCCTTACAAAGGACAAGAACCAGGAAAAGAAGATCAAAAAAACCCGACACCGGTCAAGGCAACCGATTTTGGTTGCGGAAATTGGGATAATGACGGGCAGGAATGAAATCGCATGACCTGCTTCTCCTGGTCGGCGACCAACAAAACCAAATCTGCGGAATGGCCTGAATGGGGGAAAGCTGCCGTAAAAGCATTCAAGAAACGGTGGCCCGAACTAACGAAAGGGTGCGTGTTTCACGTTACCCTTTCTGATGATGAGGTTTTGAAATTTGAAATCCAGAAGGATGAGGCACTCAACGAAGAGGGTTTGGAAACCTTGGAACGATTCGTCTACGCTTTTATGGAAGGGGCAAATTGGGCAAGTTTGAACCCTTACCGAGAACCGTCACGCAAACCCGACCCCCAGGCATACGTCAAGAAAATCAAGGGACTCTTCAACCTGTAATCAGGATTTCAGTATTTGGACAAACTGATGGGCTTTCCGTCTTCGTCCAGGACGGTCAAATGTTGCCGGGGGAATCCTTCCAAGAATTGTAGGATGCTTTTCGGGGAATCCTTTTCAATCACCCAACCTTTCCGGGCTTTGTCAAACCAAGTGCCCCGAAAAGCTCGTTTGATTGAATCCTGGATATCATAGGTGTCCCCGGTGATCCACCACTTCTTCATCGGTCTCTCCGTGTCTTCGGGCCAATGACACCCTTTTCAAGGAGCTCTTCGTTGATGGCCGCACAGACTTGCATGAAATAGTCAAACAGGACTTCGGAATCCTCCCCTTGGGGGAACACCCCATTACCCTTCACCCATACGGTGTTTTCCAACCGTTCCTGGGGAAGATGTTCCGGCGCCAGTTCCCGGAAGAAGGTCGTTTTCTGGAGAAGATCAAACGGGATTTTAGCCTTGTTGATCATGTCCGTCACGGCCTTGACAAGGGACGGGAGCTTGGACCTTAGTTTGGCTTGGTCTACACGCCAAGTCATCTGTGCTGACCTGTTGAACCCTGTTTTGGGGCGGTATAGGATGGCCAATATCTTATCGGCTTCCTCGTAATCTGAAGGGGTTTCATCCGGCGGTAATTCGTCGAATGGGGTGTTCATTTGACGGTCCCACCGGGCCACTTTGTCTGGCGGAATCGTAAAGCTGCCGTCTAGGTTTTTTTTCCCGATAGTGAATTGGTACCGTACCCATCGGCTCCAAGTGTCATGGGCGTAAGCTGCCAAGGCATCACGCAAGGATTCTTTTTGAACCGTTTTGTCTTCACCGTAAGTTGGTGTCCCGTAAGGGGGCAGGAACCCATCTTCCCTGACGATAGGCATTTCCCCTGCTTGTGTCGGGATGGTTATGTCGTAGATGCCGTCCCCACCGGTAAGGAACACCGCTCCCCCATGTTCCCGGATACCCTGATCCAGCAAGGAAAAGTCAATTTCAGAACCTTGCTTGTTGGTGTACGTTTTGTGAAACAAACCCATCCAACCATTGTTCCTGAACAGACGTGCAAGACTTTCAGGGGCAAGGGCCCAAATGGTTGCCGTGTCGGTGCCGACTTCGGCCGCCATCTTTTGCAGCCATTTATCAGCTACTTTGTTGACTGCTTTCTTCTCCATTTGCTCCAATTTATCGTAGTAACGTTGGTCTTCAGTAAGATGATCGGATGCGATTTCTTTAGCTATGGCAGGGTCATCCGTGTGTTCCATTTCGACCCTAGTTCCTTTGGCCAAAGCGGCAGGGTCAAAGTCGGAAGGTTTCATTCCTTTGGCTAAACCGCCGGGAATCTTTTCCGTGCCTATTTTCTTTGATGTGTTCGTCATGTCATTCTCCACAGGTTTCTTTCCATCCATTTGATAGCAATCTCCCGTACAGTCAAGGGGTGGGTGCGCAAAGCTTCCCATTCCTGGGCTACTTTACGGATAGATTTCGCCATCTTCACCTTCCGTGTCATCCCGTGAAGATCTCCAAGAAAATATGCCAAATCGGAAGCGGCGTCCAAGAACTGCAACGCAATCATGGGTTCTTCTTCCGGGTCTGCAATGTGACTGCTGAGGGTAGCAAGTTTTTCCCTGAACAGCTTAAGAAACATCTTGGCCACTTTCCGTTGATACTCAAATTCCGACCTTGAAACCACTTGTGCACTTTCCACGCCTTCGTCAAACCTATCCCAGATCAGATCTGACCCTTTCCTGGCCATGGAAGCCGACCTCCAGACTGAGGCCATTCCCTGAATGACTCCAAGCGCGAAGGCTATGTTGTCAATCTCCGATAGGATGTGTTTGACTATTTTCGGATCCTGTCCCGGATCAGCAATGAACTTGACCAGAATTGCTTCGTCGGATTTCACCAGTTTTAGGACCCGCCGGGCCACGTTCTGCCGATGTTTAAATTCTTCTTCGGTGCTTGGAAGTTTCTTGCCTTCTGCTACACCTTTTTCAAACTGATATCTGGATTTGCCTCTTGCGGTCTTCCGTACCCCGTCAAAATGTGCCCTGACTTCAACCCCGTTGTCAAATCGGATGACAACCCCTTCGGGAACGGCATTATCCAGGGACACAACCTTCGCCCCGACGAGTTTGGACATATCCCAGGGGTCGTTGATCCAGCAGGCTTTCTTTGCACCGAGTTCTTCTTTCATCCCGTACCAGTCATCTTGGGCCGAATCCCACATGATGCGTTCTTCTTCTGTCATGCCATGACAGGCATCCGTGTGGACAAACACTTCCGTGCCATCTTCAAACGTCAACGTCGTCCCGCAATCAGGATCCAACGGCGGGGGTGAAACCTTGACCAGCTTTTGACCAACTAACCCAGGAATGTCTGACCAGGTGGAAAGGACCGCTGATGATTTTGAAGATGTGAAGGACGACCCGAAAGTCTTCTTGAAAGCGTTCAGACCTTGTTCTTTGCCGTCCGTGTACCCGAGGTTTTCCAACCAGGCCCCGACGATGTCAACGTTGAATTCTTTGATGGCCTTTACAGGTTCATCAAACACGTTCGTTCGTTTGGACAACCGATACAGCATATTGGGGGTTTCAGCTAAGGTGGATTTCTTGATTTCCCCAGTGTCCTTGTTCTTCCACACCAGTTGGAAAAGTCTGATGGTAGGCCAAGGTTTATCGTCTTCAAATGCCTTCCTGATTTCCGCTTTGTTGAGAACAACCCCTATTTCAACGGGATTGGCGAGGCCAGCCTGATAATTCCTGGACATGACTACAACGTTGGACACATTCCCGATCTTGTCCCCTGTCCCCCATTTTGTCAAAAAAGAAGCAAACTTCTTTTTCAAGAGGGCAAACTTTTCTTCATTCCCTTTGTCTGTTTGGAGCCATTCGGTCACAGCCTTCATGGCGGCGTTTCCTGCCTTGAGGGCACTGTCATGAAGTTTTGCGTATTCAGAATCGGTGATGCCTTCAAAGGAAGTCTTTTCCTGCTTTGCTTCACGAGGGGTAGGGGTTTGATAGAATTTTTTTTCAAACAAAGTTCTCACTAGGATATTAAAGAAAGGATGTTTAAACCCCTGGCTGAAAACCATCCGGAGGTAAATACCATCCACAAGATAAGAAAGTTTTTTGATCTTTGAACTTTCAACGACCATGGTGAAATTCTTGTCCGAAACGCGGAAATTGATCCTGTCGTTTTCAATTTCCCAATCTTTCAGACCCGTTTTGGAAGCTATGAAGGAAGCTAAGTTCTTGAGGTCTTCTTTGAAGTCTTCTTGGGAGAAGGCTACTTTGCCGCCGTGCATCCGCTTATAGATGCCGGTCACGTAAGGCCAATCTTCCTTGTGACCTTGCTCTTCGGCAAGTTGTTTTGCACGGTCCCAAAGTTTTTCGTCGGCAGGGGTTTTGATAAAGCTAGGCATTTAGCACCTCCACCATCGGGAGGGCTATAAAGCAATCAACGAAAACGATCAGGAATTCAACTGAGAAAGGTACTGGACTGCCCAGGCATGCGCCTTAAAAGACGGTCACTTCAACTTCGTTGACGGTCGGTGCCGTTCCCGACAAACACGCCATGAGGGCCTGCATCAGGATCATGGCATCCTTGCCGGTGAGACACCACCGCTGGATGGCTTCCTGGTCGCTGTCCACGACCAGGGCACAAACCGTCCCGTCAGGGTCGTTCGGATTTTTCGTCTGGATCGTGATAGTGTCATTGCGCATGGTACACCTTCCTTTCACCCCCTGACTACCGGAACGAAACGGTTTCCAAGCCGCTTACAACACCTTTCCGCGGAACCGAGAAAATTCTTCGTGTGAAAGCAAGTTGTTTCCAGACGTTATGGCCTTGTTCATTCCAGGGATGGAATAGTGCCGGGAAATTTTCATCCGTATCACACGACAACCGATAGGGTTAGGAAGAACAATGCGATTTCTTGACCAGCTTAAGCTAAGTCGGTCCCTAAGTTCGCGAGCAGCTTCCTTTTTTGAGGTAAACACTTTTTGGAGCGTGACCCCCTTCCAAGCATCCCCTACCAAGGGCGTAAACATAGCGGTCTGTCATTGCTGAGATCCGACAACCAAGTCATCATGGCCAATGCCGAACCGGGCCAACAACTTTTCGTCCAAAGCCTTGAGGAAATCCAGCCCAAAAGGCCCGTTTTCCAACCCGTCAATCAGGGCGGCGGGGAGATCAGAAACGATGTCCGGGTGCATGGCGGCAGGGCCCATGACAACGGCGGCAACCGTGTCCACATCCCCACCGAACCCCACGGCGGCGGATAAAATGTCCGATTGTGTTCCGGCACATAAAGCGGTCAGGGCTGCTCTGACGACCGGGATACCCAAGTTTGGGACAAACCCTTCCCAAGGTTCATTCAACCCGAAACCAGGGAACATACCGTCAATTTCCGCAGGAATATCAACCGGGTCCACCCCTTCCCGACAATACCAGACCATGAGAGCCGACACAGCCGCGGAAACCATCCCCGGCAATGTTGCATGGGTTAGGGATGCTTGCCACATGGCAAGGTCAACCACATCGTTCCGGTCCGAAAAGAACCCACAGACACCCGCCCTCATGGCGGCGCCGGATTTGTCACTGTGGGGACGGATACGAGCAAGAAAATCGGAACCGTCAGCACAGGATTCCAACAAACTCCTGAAACCGGGCATGTACCCGCCCCTGGGGTCCCGCTGATAAGCTTTGACAAAGTAGTTGGCAAGGGAGACAGGGGTCGCCGTCTTTAAGTCGGGGGTCGCAATCAGGAATTCGGCCAACCCCAAACTCATTTGTGCATCGTCTGTGTACCGACCGCCCCCAAGGGTTTTCCATCGGGGGTTCTTGGGATACCCTTCCAATTTGATGGGGGCGGCATCGTCGTTCCTGGCAGGAAGACCTTCAAAACACGCCCCGAAGGCGTCTCCAATGGCAAGGGTAGTCAAGAATCCTGGCTTATTCATGTTTAAGGGCCTGTCTCATGGCAATGATGGTTGCCTGATCAAACGGAACTTTTTCTGGAACTGACAAGTGTTTGGTCATCTTTTCGGTCTCAAACAAGACATCATCCGGTCCGGGGCCAGAAAGCAGCCGGAATTTGATTGGGTTTCCCCAGCAACCCCGGCATAACGTTTTGTCCACGGCAAGGATCGGAAAACTTACGTTTTCAGGGATATGAGGTAAGACCACAGGTAGCAGAACTAACGGGACGCCAAGGTGTTGGGCAAGTTCCGCAGCATATGCGTGTACCCAACGGACCTTGTCCATTTCACTCGGACCTTCTCGTTCCTTGATCCGGCGCAAACGACGTTCAAACCCTGAAGTGCCTTCTGGTTCTCCCCCTCGGATTTTGTCCTTGAGGGCACGCCAGTCCCAATCGTCTAGACGTTGGCGGGTGTTCATTATGCCAGTTTATCCCGAAGGATCCTCACGATCCCAGCGTCCATTAAATGTGGAAGCCGGTGACTGAACCACCCCGGAAGCTTCCAACCATCCCCTACTTCAATCAGGGACCGAAGTCCCAGTTCCCAATCCTCCTGAGAAGACGAAGGAAAATCCGTCGGAAGGGATTGTTTTTCAATTTTTTCAGCCGTGCCCATACAATCCGTCATGTGGTAGTCCTTTCGTAAAAACATCCTATCCACAAAAGGACTACCCATAACCTCTTCATTCCAAGCCGGTTTCTTTTTCTTTCAATGCGCGAAACCACGAACTGCGGCGAAAATCATCCCCAAGTTGGCCCAATCAGTCAAAGGTTCCTGGAGAAGTTCCCGTACCGTCCTAACTTCAACGAAGGTACGTTCCGTGTCTTCTTCTACACCATGAACTGACATGTCCGCCGCCAACGCATCCATTTCCCCGGAGTCCAGTTCCACGGCATAAGCATGCGCCCGATGGGCTGCCAAAGTCCCAGCTACCTGCCTAGACCCTATGGGGACGAGTCTGTTCGCATCAATGGCCAAACCGGTTTCCTCTTCCAATTCATGCGCCGCTACAACTGTCGGTTCTTCCCCGGTTTTGATTGACGAACCTCCTGGGACTTCCCGAATGAAACAATCCCCTACGGATGCCGGCGACCTGAATTCCTTGACGATCACAACTTTGATATCCAAAACGGACATTCCAGACACGGGTTTGGACCAGGCAACGATGGTAGAAATGTCTGGCCTGAAAATCACAATCTCATTGTTTTTGCTCCTGTTTTCAGATTCCACGAACACATCAACATGTAAGGCGAACAAAAACAAACGTTTCTTGTTAGGACGAAAAGTCATGATGGTTTTCGCCCCGTCAAGTCTATTTCCGGCCTTTTTCTGTGCCGTCAACCATCCTTGGAATGCAGGCAGGTTCCAAATCTGCAAAGGCACTTCCCGTTCACCGCCTATCCGTTCCGCCCCTAACCCAACGGAATAGACAGCGTTAAACAAGGTATCTGCCAAAGTATTGAAAACCGGCATTCCTTCCCATCCCCCCAATGTTTCCAAGTAACGCATTTTGGGTGCTTTTGGAGGGAACCCCAAGACAACTTTGCCGGATTTCATCCACATCCCAAATTCCACATTCGTCGTGAATCCAGGCAGTTTTTCAAGGTCACGAGGAATCCAAAAGACGATCATATCGGACATCCCCATCATCTTTTGTTCCCATTCCACTTGGTTGTCGTAATTTACAGTATCCGTGATGGTCTCCGGCAACGGAACGAACACAACCCCATCCCACCCCAATTCCGCCAAGATAGTGAGGGCTTCCTGGCGCCAATCCGGAACACCTGCCGTTCTCGGGGAAGGACCGGCCAGAAAGAGGGAACTAGAAAAAGTCGTTGGGGGAACACCGTTGGGGGGTCTGACGATAATCATGTTTTACCTCTCTTTGTGGAAATTTTTTGGAACCAATCCCCCAAACTCTACCCCAAACTCTACCCTAAAACCCCACTTTTAACTAAACCCTAAAGAAACCCCAGGGTTTAACGGGGGTTTGAAAAAACCTAAATCCTTTCAACACGTTGGTCGTCAAAGTTTGACAGATTTCCTCCCCAAAAGGCCAAAAACAGCCCGGAAATCAGCCTAGCCAAGTTTAGAGATTTTCCCTGCATACGGATTTTCCCTATACCCTACAACTACTCCGCAGAGAACTTCTGTTTTACCCAAAAAACATGCGGAAAAGTGCCTTTCCCCATCTTCCGGCCGTTATCCCTAACTCACCCCAAATCCCCTTTTTGGATGTGCATTGCATGAAAACAAGCCCAAACAAAAAGGTCGGAAAACCCGTGGTTTCAGGGGGTTTTTGTAAGAATTTGTTTTTGTTATGGATTCTCTTCGGAAAGGACTCCAAACAAACCTTTTTTATGGGTTTTGGCAGGCCCTGACATACCTGCCAATATGCTTTCCGCAATTTTCTTGGCCAACGGTGGGGGAACTGAATTACCGATTTGCCTTTGTTGTTCGGTCCTAGGGCCGGAAAATTTGAAATTGTCGGGAAATCCCTGAAGCCTGGCCAATTCCCGAAAAGTCACGCGTCTGATTTCCGAAGGGATTTCCCCAGGGATACCTTTACCAACGGACAAGGAGGCATGAAGCTTGACGATCCAACTTTCAGCCGTCGGGTCGTCAATCAATTTTTGATCCACAATAGGAACTTGGCCTTCCGCCAATACGGTTCCGGAAGGACGGTCAGGATCAAGGGGGCGGCCACACCTACCATTGAAAATCAACCCCATATAAGGAGTTTTTTCTATTTGGGGGTTTTTAGCCACTTTGATGACTGCCGGATCAACAGGTTGGTTGATGCCTTGGCCGGGTGGGGGCAATCCCCGAAGGGCTTCCCGAACAGAAATGAAGCTGTTTTCCGGTTCGGGGAAAGAAATCTTCCCCGGATCATCCAAAGTACCGATCAAAAAGAATCGTTCCCTGGCTTGTGGGACTCCGTGCTGGGAAGCATTCAGGATTTGAAAGCGGGTGTTCCAACCTGCTTCCTGAAAAGCAGAAAGCAGGTTATCCAATAAGATGCTGAATTTCGGGCTCTTGCCGAGATTCGGGACATTTTCCATCACGAACCAACGGGGGTGCTTAGCGGTTACAATTCGGAAGAATTCCCACAATAGGCGTGATCGGGGGTCTTTGGGGTCCATCTTTCCTGAAGGACTGAATCCTTGGCAAGGAGGCCCTCCAATGATTAAGTCGCAATCGGGGATGGTTGAAGCGTCAATGTCCCGGATGTCCCCTTGAACAATGTGAGGTCCGATGTTGTTTCGGTAGGTAGCACAGGCTGTTTTGTCTTGATCAATAGCCCAAACGATATTGAACCCTGCTTGGATGAACCCAAGGTCCATGCCCCCGGCCCCGCTGAAGAGGGAAACCACTTTGGGGGTCATGGTTTTTCCGAAAACAGGTCCAGAACACCGTTGCTTTGGTCAGAAGATTTAGAAGGTGCACGTTCCCCTGTGATTCGTGCCTTCGCCATTTCCAAGTACTGTTCGTTTAGGTCAATCCCTATGTAATTTCGGTTTTCTTGAAGTGCTACCATCCCGGTGGTTCCAGACCCTGAAAAGATGTCCATAACGGCACAACGGACAGGATCTGCTGCTGGGCAGTTGCAAGTAGGTTCCCATCCCAAGGTGTTTCGTGTCTTGATTTTTTGTGGCAGTCTCTTTTTAACAGGTTGGTTGGGCACTTGGTTTGCGTCACGTTCTGCCTTGGTATTCAAATACCGGAATTCAGGTTCTTCACCTCTCCTTACAACCCGTTTCCACGGAGCCCCGCATGTCGGGCAGCATCCTTTTTCACTTGACCCGGCCTTCACCATCAAACGAACGAGGTCGGGTGGCCATGTAGCGAAGTGTGCCCCTTCAAAAGGTTGTGTTAAAACAGGCCAAACTGATCGACGGCTGTGCCCGGATGAATCGTTTTGGCGTTCCCGAATGGCTTCCGGATCGTAAAAATAATGCGGTTTTTTTGTGAACAGAAAAACGTATTCGTGGGCTTTAGTCGGACGATCCGTGACCGATTCCGGGAGCCCATTTGGTTTTGACCAAATGATATCAGATCTTAACCACCAACCCTTGTCCTGAAGGGCAAAGGCAACCCTCCAAGGAACACCGACAAGATCCTTTGGTTTGAATCCTTCTGGAACGGACATTTTTCCGGCAAGTTGCGGGGCCGCAGCCCCCCATTTGGTAGAAGGAACTTGACAGGATTTGTTCGCCGCATAGGTATCACCAAGGTTAAGCCAAAGTGTGCCATCATCTCGAAGGACTCGGCGGGCTTCTTCCATGATTTCCACGACATGGGCGGCAAAGTCCTTGGGATGTGGTTCCTGACCCAAGGTTCCCATCCAAGCACCACACTTACGGCAAAACGTTTCTTCCCAATCGTGGTCACATTTTTCGTCCCCACCCCAGATCGTTGGCTGAACCCCGTAATCACGGAGACCCCAGTAAGGGGGCGAAGTACAAATAACCTGTACGGACTTGTCAGGGATCGTTTTTAAGGTATCCCTGACATCAGCCCCATAAAGAAGGGTTGCCTTCGGGGGGTCATCGCCGACGGGCGCAAAAACGGTTTCAACTTTCATGGTTGGAGAATCCTCTCAACATTCCACCAAACGTTGTCAGCAACCGTTTCCACAGGATCGGTTCCATTCACGACCGCTATTTCCTGCCCGTCCGCCATAGCATCGGATAGGGCGGTTCGGAAGTTCAAGACGACCCGTTCCAAAACTTCCTGATTTTCAAATATATCCAGATTTCCCCGTCCGGATATTCTCTTCAAGGCCATTTCCACGGGAAGCGATAGAAAGATGGTCATGTCTGGGTGCTGGGCACGTAAGTTGAGTCCCTTGATCCATCCCTGGTCCTCATCAGACCATGATTGGTAAGCCAACGTGCCCAAAGCATACCTGTCACAGACTACATCCTTCCCTTCGGCAAGGGCAGGATCAATGAATGATGCCAAATGGTCCATCCGGTCGGCCGTGAACAACAAAGCTAACGTATCGGAAGTCAAGGGTACGGAACCACTGACTTTGTTCGGTCGGACGATTCGCTTGGACAAAGCTAACCGAAGTAACGCCCCAATCGGACCCGTTGAAGGTTCTGCCGTGCTTACGACTTGCCGCCCTGTAGCTTTCAGACGGCCAACAAGCAACTTCATTTGGGAAGTCTTCCCGGAACCGTCTATCCCTTCAAGGACAATAAATTTGCCACGCTTCATTACTCTACCACGCTGGCACCGGCAAGAAAACTCAAGGATTTCCGGTATTTTTCCCTAAGTCGTTCTCTTTCTGTTTCATCCGCCAATTCAGGCAAACGACCCATATTGTGGATAACATCAGCCAACTTGACAGCCTTGGCGGTCGGGTTGGCCACGCACCGCTTCAGGTAATCCTCATGGGGTTCCCCTTTCCGGTGCGTGATTGCGTCCACAGCATCGGAAACAAGGGCAGGAAACGTATGGGTAATCATGGCTTGGGTGACATCCGTGTCTTCCACTACGTCATGCAAGATGGCCACAACACGTTCCAGAGTAGTCCTGAACGTTGCAGCAACGGCTATGGGATGGAAGATGTAAGGTTGCCCGCACTTGTCAATTTGCCCGGCATGTGCCTTGACAGCAATTTCTATAGCTAATTGGTCCAACCACGATTCGTCTTGGGCCCATGGTTTGGACGGGATTTCCCGAAGGACGGCGCCAGATGCGGGAGCTGTCCTTTTGTTGAACGGGGATCCTTCCCGTTTTTCGTCTACCGCCTTTTCAAAGGCGTTCAGGTCAGCAATCATGTCGGATCCGACCCGAATCTTCATCTTGCCTTCACGGGCTAAAGCAATGGCCCGTTTCAGTTCGTTCAAACATCCTGTTGACCGGGTCCACCGCATGTCATCAGACACAACGAGGCAATTGCAGTGTTCCAAAAGCGCAAAGGTGCCTTCAAGCCAGAATTCAATCATTCCGGTCGGTAGGACGTTTCCTTCGTAGTGGTGAAAGAAAGCGGTGTTCAGAACCGGGCTAATGGGAAACCAGCCGGTTTCCTTGACCGTTTTGATGGCCAGCTTCCTGGCATCAAGGATGTTTTGTTCTATTTCAAGTTCGTCGGCGCCCCGATAAGGAGTGCAGATGTAGCAAAGTTCAAGAGGTTTCTTTTCGTCGGACATCAGGTTCCTCCGGTATGTTCCAGTGTTTTCGGCATCGGGCGGTGTACTTGTCGTCCGCCCCGATGTCTATCAGATTCGTGGACACGACCAACCGTTGTGTCCTGGTAGCAGGTTCCCCGCAAATCGTACAAACCGCCGTGAGCTTGTCAACTTTTTCGGCGGTTGCCATCAATTCGGGAACCGATCCAAACGGACACCCGGCATAGTCCATATCCAAACCCGAAACGATTACCCGGAAACCATCCTTGACAAGTTTGTCACAAACCCCGACGATGCCTGGGGAAAAGAATTGAACTTCGTCAATGCCAATAACGGCAATACCGTCCTTCAACAACCCCAGGATGGATTCAGGGTTATCTGCTGGGACCGGGGTAGCAGGGAAGCTTTCCCTGGAATGCGTTCTGATTTCTTCAGGGGCGTTCCACCGATTGTCAAAGGAAGGCTTGAACGTTAAAAGAGGATGGTTTGCCAAAGCGGCTCGTTTCAAGCGGTGGATCAACGTTTCCGTTTTCCCGCTGAACATAGGGCCAACCACGACTTCTAACCGTCCTGAATGTTCGGACATCTTTTCAGTCCTCAGCCAAAGCGTCCGTAATCACGTCCCTAAGGGACTCAAAACGGTCCTTCGCTTGGTCAAGGGTTTTCAGCTTTTCTGTGCGCAAATAGGTAGTGACGGCCTTTACTTCAAAATCATCCAACGGGTCACAAATTTCCTTGAAATAATCCACGTCTATTTCTACGTATTCGTCAAGGTTGTCTTTTGTGAATTGAATTTCAGCCAATTCCGTATCAATGCGGCTTAAAAGCTGTTTGCAGCCCTTTTTCAAAGATGTCATGGTTTCCTCTTCACGTTTTTCAAATGCCGCTGAACTGGACTGAATGTATTAGTCCTTACGTTCACGTTTGGTCATTCTGGGATTTCCCGCCTTGGGTCAGGAACCTGCTTCACCAAACCTTTTCGGGCTTTCCGAACTTCTTCTCCGATGCCTTCCACAGGTTCACCGCTGTTGAACCGTTCAACCCATTGTTTGGCTTGTTCGGACAGTTCCCGTCCAAGTTCACGGAAATGCAGACCGGAATCAGCATCTTCCACGAGGGACACGGTTTCGTCAGCCAAAGCTTCAACGGTCAAAAGGTGCTTCCTGACGCAATCGGGGCACAATTTGCCGGGATGAAACAAGTGTTCTTCCAACAGGGCAAGCTGTTTGGCGATTTCCCGAAGGTTGAATTCGGGATCATGAACGTTCAACCGTTCCCCCCAAATAGCCGCCACTTTGGCAACTGTCGCTGCCAACCGTCTCCGTTTCATGTTTGCATTCAGAAGCATGCCGGTTTCCTCCCGACAAAGTGTCTTGTAAAATTCAATTCAGGTCGGGGGTGATAAGCTTGCCATTGACTTCTTTGATTTCCGCCCCGGACGCTTTGGTAGCTTCAAACACCTGTTTAGCGTCGGCGGTTTGAACTTTGGAAGCCCCTTGTTCCAGAATTCGGAGCATCCAATCCTGTTGGGGACTGACTTTCATGTTTCCCCTTAAGGTGCGGGCTCCCGTGTCCTTGTCAAGGCGCCGAGAAGTAAACCCGAATGCCCCTGGCTTCAATGCCTTGACGAGGGCCGGTTCCATGTGGTCAATTGCGATATCCCATGACATTTCAAGGAACATCCCTGCCTGGACAATTATCGGATTCCCGTTGGCGGAAACCGCCATCCGTTTCTTGAAAAGGGAAAAGTCTTCAATCCGGGTCTTGAGCTCCAAGTCAAAGAATCGGACTTCCATAGGCTTTTCTGGAGCCTTGAAATCCAAACGGAAGTCAATCCTGACCCGATGGTCGCCGAATTGCACCCGCGGACGGTCAAGTCGTCCCCAACCGTGGATGATCAGGACAATGTTTTCTTCGGAAACGAGCCGAAACAGGACTTCCTGTTCGTCATCGGACATGGGGACGTAAAGCCCAATAGGGTTCTTCCCGCCAAAGGGATTTGTGTCCGGGGCTCCAGACGGGATTTCAGGACCGGTTTTGGTAGTCTTCATGTTCTTTTTCTTTCTGTCACGTACACAATTTCACATGACACGCCCGGGATCGTCCTTGCCTCAAACCGGCGCAGAACATGACGGACTGTCCAGGCAGCGGCATCCTACCTTCCAGTACTTCACTCCGGTGGAGGTAGTGTGACTTGCCCGTTTCATCCACCAAGAAACCATACCCTAACTGGCCATCAAACGTAGTGACTTTTCCCGAAAGGACGGTAGGGGAATTGACCCGAAGAACTTTGTTGGCCTTTGGGGGCTTTTCTTCTCGGGTGTTTCCGTCCAGATCAATGTCTACGTCAACAGTTTCCCCAAGAATTGGGGGTAACGGAACGTTTGGCCAAGAACAACCTAAACCGTTCTTCGGGCATGCCTTGCAAGCATCAGGACTGACTTGAAGCATACCCGGATCAAACGAACCAAGATGAAAAAACACTTGTCGTTCCGTTTCCGGAAAGATCAGGAATCCATACAGTTTGTCCGGGATGTATTTGCAAACCTGCATCTGGAGCATAATCAAATGCCGGTCGGGTAACGTTTGGAATTCACTTCTCGGGCAAGATCCCGAACGAAAGCGTTGCGTTCTTCAATGGGCGTTTCACACCATTCTTTTGCTGCTTCCAAAATGACCGGGGAAATAACTGGTTTTTCAAATTCCTTCCGGCCCGCCAGGAATGTCTTTTTAGCTCGGGTTTGCATTTTCTTTTTCATGCGTTGGGTTCCTTGGGGGTAATAACCAGACCTTTCGGAACTGGTACTTCAACCTTGCTTCCATCCCCGACCGCAATTTGTGCGATCTTCACGTAACGGTCGATGAAAGTCTGGCCAAGAATGAACCCAACTTCTACAAACCCGTTGGTCAGGATCATGGCGATCAATACGGCTTGGTCGAACATATTGCTCCCGGTCAACATCAGGGTCATCATCAAGGCTTTCCAACCAATATCGGCAACCAGAAAAGCTATGAATTTCCGGCTTTTAAACGGGCTTTCATTAGGGGTCATGTTTTCTACCTCCATTACCGTGGGAACGGGCAACCCCCGCCATTTGGACCGGTAGTGTGGATTCCGGACCGATTCCAACGATTTTGGAATTCGTCAGTGTCGGTTCGGGGGTCGGAATACTCGTACTTTGGGATCCCGGCGGCTAAGGCATTCAGACGGAGTTGTTCTTCCGGCAACATGTTGGGGACTATCCGATTAAAAGACTCCAAAGCAGCGGGAACCGTACAAATAAACTGCACGATGTAAGTGTCGTCAAGAATGATGGGGTTGTCAGGGTCGTCTTCAACACCCTTCAAGGTATTCGTTCCACTGTCGTCGTACCACCATTCCGTAGCCGTAGCCATGACAAACCTCCAAACAAAGAATCAGAATTTCAGGCGGACGCAAGAAGTTTTTCAGCAGCCTTTTGCAAGTTACTAATGGCGTTTTCAACGGAATCTTTGGACTTTTTCACCAGTTTGGTTCGTTCCACGAATCCTTTGAACCATTTTTCAATCCCGCCCGCAAATCCCATGATGCGGGTCACCAGGGAATCCGTCTTTCCAGAAAGCCATTCTTTGATGGAAACTACAGTTTCCGCCAGACCCGCATTCTTCACAATCCTGGGATCCAAACTTGCCGTCTTACTGACAACCTGAAGCCCACGGACACAGTTGGCCGCATGGGTCAGATCAGCCTTGCATGTTTCAATGATTCCCATAACCCCTTTTGCCAGTTCTTCTCCGTACTGGTTAGCGACCCTTAGGAACAGATCTCCGGCTTTTTCTCCCGGTTTTGCCTTGGCAGACGACGCCAACATTTGTTCAAGGCCCGGCGATTTCCCTTGTGCGTAGGCAGTGAATTTCAGAATTGCCTTGTCAGTTTCGGCAATGTACTGGCCTTTTTCAGTCATCTGCTCCCCGGCCTTCTTCAGCAATTCCAAACCGGCCTTTTCCTCTTTTTCGAGATTCTTCAGTTTTTTCAGCTCGTCTCCGAGTCGTTCTTCCATGATCTTGATTTCATGGGCGATTTCCGATAAGTGATCCAGGTGCGACCGAAGCTGCATCGGAGAAAACCCAGGAAGTTGGTTCACAGTAGTTTCCGCAACAAGTTCCATCCCTCGGGCTAACTTGATGGCGGTCACCAAATCGGAACGCTGCGATGCCGTCAAGGTTTTCCTGCCGGTTGCCGCTGCCTTCTTTGCAATCTCTTCTTTCAATTGATTCTTGTCCATAGGTAACCCTCCTGTTTAAGACTACCTACTACTGAAAAAATAGATAGGTTATTCCAAAACTCCTGACAAAAGACGTTCCCGTTCAGCTATTTGTTCTTCCGTTTCTTCTTCCGTGAAGACATCAACCTGAACTCCAAGATTCCTCATGATGGCTTCAGCAGAATCCGCCAATTCCTTGGAACCAACCAGTTTCCAAACGGTCAGTGATCCCCTGAAGTCTAGTGCTGGATTACCGGGCAAAGACATCTGGAAACAAGGGCCGGACAATAGTCGAAAAGTCCATATTTTCATAGGTTTGTCTTTCAGATTCCTGCTCCGGCATTGAAATCAAGACATGCTTTCGGTTTGGGGGCAACCAGACGGGCTTCCCACCCGACTTCTCGGTCAGCTACGGCGTCCACGGTAGACACTTCAATTTGCAAACCTTCTGGCCTTTGGTCCCCAAGTTTGCGGAGCAACCCGACCGCCAAGGCGGCGGCGGCCGTATCAACCATTGCGAAGTTTTCCTGGGAATTCCCAGGACCGGACAGATTTACCTTCCACAGGTGTGCTGCTACTACTTCGCCGTCCATGCTCTTGCCTACACCTTTCCATGCAGCGTGGATACCTTGTTCCGCCAACCGTTTTGACACCAACATCCCAATCGTGTGGACAACTGTCCGGCGCCCGGCGGTCGTCGAAAAGAATTTCCAAGTCATTTCCTTGGCCCGTTCTTTCGCAACCGTAGCAATATCCTTCCCCTGCGGAGTCGTTACCTGACGTGCCGGAACAGGCATTCCGCGCCTGTAAGATGGCATATCCGTTTCCTGGGATCCCCACAAGGCAACGTCCCTTGCCGCATTCGGTCCTGCCGCTACCAAATCGGCGTGCTTTTTAAGCAAAGACAGATTGGTCCCGTCACTGGCCGCTACCGCTTCAATAGCAGTGCGACGTTCCGTTTCGTGCTGTTCAATGAGAGTCTTGACTTCTTCAGATGCCTGGCCAAGCATCATTCCCAAAGCAACCGGATTTCTGGCATCCGTATCAACGGGAACGGCAGGGGAAACACCTTCAGGCAAAGGCCCTGTCCTCAGTTCCGGGATGTCCCCGTCAAACTGCAACTTTTCCGCAAGGGCTCCGACGAAAAGCGGATTCAACCCGGGAAGGCCCTTTGGTTTGGGTTGGAACAACATGTTCTGCTGTGGCGTCTGCATCCTGGTCTGCAAAGGACCCGCCATGGATTCCAACCGCTTCTTCAATCCCGGAGTAGATTCAACCAACTTGACCATTTCCTGAAACGCTTCCGCTTCAGACAGTTGCCCCCCCTTAGCCTTTTCCATGATAATCCCCATCCCTGGGGCTTCTTTAACCAAGATTTTTGTCATCAAGGACAAAAGGGGAAACAATTCAGTAGGTATCTGGTTCATTTCTTTCCTCCAAGCGTGATCTTCGCCCCTGATTCCACGATATCAATTTTTTTCTTTGGTTCCCAAGGGTCTTCTGGTTCAGATTGAACCTTACGACCACCACCGACCATTACACCGTCCTTTACCGGGGTGTTGCCCATCCCTGGTTTGGTTGGAGCCTTGGGCACCGGGGTTTGTTGATTTGTTTTTGGCGGTACGGGTTTCTCAGGAACTTTACTTTCAAGATCGGGAAGGATGCAGTCAGGATTCTTGGCTTGTGCCAAGGTGCGAACCGCATTGTCAACAACACGGGTGACTTCAGGATTCGCCATATCATCACGACCGTCAAGGATAGGGATTTCCGGCACTTCCCAATCCCTTCGTCGGTCAGCAATTTCAAGACGCATTGCTTCCCGCAAATTATCCACAAAATCGGTCAATTGGGCGTATTTTGGGTTTGTTGGGTCCGCCTGTTGCGGATGTAACATCCGGTCCGGTTGCACCGCGACACGGACGGCAAACTTGTCGGCCGCCCACTTGGCGTGGACACATTCTCGGTTCCGGCAACGGTTGCAGAAGGTGCTCTGAAAAGCGGGATAATCCTTCTTGGTCCCGATATCGCTGATACAAGCTTCAAGGAAATCGTTCATTTCCCTACCTTCTCTTTGCATTCGGGGCACAGCAGAGCAAAAGCTAATGGGTATTCCACCTTATGCAATTTCCAAAAAGGAACCCATTTCCCGCAACTGTCACAACGGGTCACCGGAATTCCGAAGAAACGGTTCATCCAAAACACCCCAAACACCCCTAAAGCCGTGAAAAGGGAAATGATGAGAACGACAATGTCTTTTGGTTCCATAGTTCACGCTCCTTGCTTGAACGATGTCGGAGCCGTCTGCCTGTATCTTGTCAGAGCTTCTATTGTTGTGGAATCTACGACAGGAACAGCCGTCTTACCGTCCGGCGTAACCAAAACAATCAGGTGATTACGTTCTTCAATCAACCGAATATGAGGACAACCCCCGCAAGCGGAGTCCATCCGGTACTTTCCGCAGTTATGAACCCAGAACTGTGCCCTCTGCCATTCTGATGGCGTAATGGTCCCCTTCCGGTACAGATCATCCACACTGATGTCTTCTGCCTTGGCCATGATTGCAGACGGAATAGGGAATGTTTTCCAATGGACGCATATAGCGTCTACATCAGATCCTTTGAAGTTCACTCTGATTGGTTGCAGCATATCAAGTCAATCCATGTTCGTGAGCCAAGAAGTAGAATTGGAGGTGATTGACAAGAATGGGACCTTTCCCATACATATCCTGCCAGTCATTCAAGGGTACGCCTTCCCGCGTCAACAGCTTGAAAATCCTGGTCCCGCCATTTCGGGACCGATTCAGAACATCAGCTAACCGCAAGGCTACGTCCAGGGCTAATTCCCGCCCAAGACGAAATTCGTAGATTTCCCCCGGCGCAACATTCGGCAAACCGTCATCCATTGTCTTGGCAGGAACAGGATTAGTTTGTTGTTGCGGCGGTGCTGTCACTACCTCTGATGGGGCGGGTACCGCAGACGACGGAACAACTACACCGTCGTCTGCGGTCTGAATCGGCAGGGGTTCAGGAGAAAATGATTCAGACGACGCTACAGCCAGCGGGGTCGGGACTTCGCCTCTAGCGGCAGCAAACCAGGGTTTCAACTGGTTCGGCCAAGAAGAGACGGAATCCCAATCAGAACCGGCGGGAAACTTGTCTTTGTCCTTGTATTTCTTGTCCCCAATGAATCGGACCTCCTTGTAGGTCATCGCGTTAAGATCCCACGGCACAGACCAATCATGACCTATTTCCACGTCTGCTGTCAAGGGAACTGGCCAGTTTCGACCCAGGATCATTGAATTACGGGTCATGAGAGGGACGATGGTCTTGATGGCTTCCTCAAGAAGTGCTGCCTCGATTTCAAACACGAGTTCGTCGTGCATGGTTATGATCATGCGCACCCGGTCAAGCCACCCTCGCGCCTTGCATTCCTTGTAAACAAGAGCCATGGATAATTTTGTGATGTCCGCCGATGAACCTTGAATTGGTCCGTTGACCGCGTTTCGTTCCGCTTTGGAACGGAAAAAACCATCCGTGCTGGTGATATCCGGGACGGGATATTTACGTCCGAAAGCCGTCTTAACCCAACCACGCTGACGGGCAAAAGCGTGCTGCTGTTCCCACCACGCCTTAAGACCGTAATAGGTGCCGTCAAATTGCCTCTTGAGACGGGCACCTTCGTGCTTGTCAACACCAACCGCCCGTTGGGCGGCGGAACCACCTCCTCCGTAAGACATAGCAAAATTCAAAGATTTTGCAAACCCTCGTAATTCCTTCCAATTATCCCTGCTGGTAGCGTCTTGCCCGTAGACGGACAAGCCCGTCAGGGTGTGGATATCACCAATCTTATCCGACCCGCAATTCGGGCATCGGGGAGGCGGGGCTTCTGGAGTTGTTTTTCCATCTCCGCGGTCAAACACCCTGCCGCAACCGGAACAGTGGAAAAATTCATGGATCCACTTGGGTTCCAAGGAGATGTTCGTGATGAGGCGTAATTCAACGCCGCTAAAGTCAATTGCTGCGATATATACATCATTAGCCCTAGCAGAAATGCACTCACGAATACGGGTCATACATTCCGGTCGGTCCTTACCTCCAGCCCTTGGTACAGCCTGTATATTTACTAAAGGCCAACCTTCCATCCGTTCCCTGTTTTTTCCAAAAGTGTCCAGGTCTACACTTTCTCTAGCTGGGGTTGAAAATCTGCCCGTATCAGCTTTTTGCCCCCGGAAATTGATACGCATCGTATCATCCCGGGGGTCGGAATCCAGCATCATCGGATAAAGGAATGTGGATAACGCCTTGGACACTTCCCTGAATCGACGGATCTTTTTCATAAAGGGGAATTGATCCCCCGCTTCTTCAATGATTCGTTCCAAGTCAGCTTTGGCGGTAGCAATCTGTCCGGATTTTTTTGTTTCCTTCAGACCTTCTACACCAATTTCTTCAAACATCGGACCCAACTGCTTAGGCGAATTGATGTCGTAAACAAGGGGGTAGTCTTTGTCCTTCATCTGGATTCTGCCGATGGGATCCGGATAAAGTCTTTCCCCGTTGCTTCTAGCCCGCTTGATTTGGTCCGCAATCATATTGGAAGGATCGTCAGAAAAACTTTCCTTGAGCACCTTAAAAAATCCGGGCATAACATCCCGTCCGAGAAGCTTTTCAGCTTCGGCGTAAACCGCCATTACAGATTCAAACCATTCTTTGTGGCCAACTTGGATCAATTCGGAAACCTTTTTCCGGTTGATGTGGATTCGGTTACGTTCCATCCATCGTGTCGCTGCAACGCACGCTTTTTCGATCCGATAAATGCCCTTCTGGTCAGACCCGTCAACAGGGTCCAAGATTTCCGGGGACAAGATGTCATAAAGAAGCCGGGTGCAGATGGCATCTCCGCAGGCATACCACAGGGTTTCCTTCTTCCTCGGGTCCAACTTGGAAAAATCCATTACGGAATTTTCGTCGGGAAAGAGTTCCTTCAGTTCAATCATTTCAATGTCAAGGAATTCCTTCGCCAAAGGTTTAAGGCCGATCTGACGTTTACGAGAATTCGAAAGATGGGCCAGAATCATCGTATCGTCCCAGATCTGCGCCTTGTCCCATTCCCCCCAGGGCTCTCCTCCGTTGAATTGAAGGAATTCCTGGTCAAACTTCCCATTATGGAAAACCGCTACGGTCTTTCCGGCATCCGTGGCTTCAATAAGCCTGCGAAAGGCTTTGTCGAACACAGTTGAAGGCACATTACAAGCCATCGGAATCCTGCTTCCGTCAATGGCCATTTTAGCATGACGAAGCGGAATGTATGCTCCTATCACACCGTCAGGGGACAAACACATCCCTGCAATTTGGTCTACGGTTCTGAACGTTCCCCCGTTGTTGAAAATGCGGTTGTCAAGGCCACTCGTTTCCAGGTCAATACCATAACGGCCTGACGCGATGCACTTGTCGATAATTTCTTCTATATTGTCGGAAGTTCCAAGGATAAACGTCTTTTGGTCCATCCATGGACGTTTCTTTGCTCGGTTTCCCAGTTGTTCGTCAAAAGCCATTTCTTCTGTTGTCATATGGAACCTTCCCGTTTAAGCTTCACAGTCATACTACCCCAAATCACAGAAATTCTTCACCGGCAACGATCACGACATGTCTGCCGTCCCTCCAAGCCAGTACGATTTCAATGATGGCGGGAGCTACTCCTGCATCTACCCCGAACGGAATCCAGCAATTGGGTGTCTTTGGTCCAGGCAAGCAGATTTTCAGGTCGTGGGTCCCACACGTTTTGCTTTCTGCACATTTCAGAAAGGATTGAGGAATGAACCTGAAGAGTGCATCCGGGGGTCTTCCGATCTGTCGCATGAGGGGGGCCAGATGTCCGTGAAGAGCATGTGACCAAACTTCCCCTGACACGACAGGAAGCAGTCCTTCAAAATCAGTCCCCTTGAGCGGCGCCAGGACCCCCCAGGGATCATTCCCATTCGGTATAGGACGCAAGACCGGGACGTCTTCCCAACCCTTCCCTGAAAGGTTGAATCGCTGTATCCGTTCAAGTGCCACGGTTTTCCTTAAGGACTTCAAGGATTCGGTTTCGTAAGCCGACCAAGGTTGCCCTCCCAACTGTTTCCGAAACACGCTTTTCGGACACGAACCACGTCAATTTGTCAAAAGCTTCCCAGAAGTTCAGGATAACTTCCAACGGCAACAGGCGGTCTTTTGTCAGACCGTCCAAAAGGGATTCCAGTGATTTCCGATCACTGTCAAACGTACCTGACTGGTTCAATCGGTCAAAGACTTCGTCTTTGACCGATTGTTTTCGTTCGTATCCCTCATCGTCTTCCCACGGAAGAGGGGGAAGGTTGTATTTCTTTTCCAACCAATCCAGGACAGCGACAAAACCAAGACCTTTCTTTTCCTTGACGGTCTCAATAGCATCCCTGGTTCGGTTGCAACCGAAACAGTACCAAGAATCAGATTCCGGATAAACACGGGCGGAAGGCTTGCCGTCTCGTCCGTCACCATGCAAATCACACGGAAATTGTTCTTCCCGGTCTCCCGCGTCGGGACGGATGGGATAACCCAAATCAAAAAGAACCTGAGCTATCCTAAGTTCCTTCTTGATCCGTTCCGCCCGATGTTTTGACCTGGAATCCGACATCAGTCCTCTACTCCGAGGATATCAAACAAGGTTGGTTTGTCCGGGTCGCCCCAAGGAACCCCGAGAATATCAAGAACTTTGCCGCCGCCCATGTAACGCGTAATGTGGTCCCACTGCTTGGGGTGTGTTTTCTTCATCCGTTCAAATCTGTTGGGGCTATGTTCCAGGTGAACGCCAAACATGCAGAACATGCAACCGGTTCGTTTTGCACCAGTCAATGAAAGGTTTCCTTCATCATCTTCTACGATATCCCCGTAAACCGAAGCAATCTTCAATCCTTCCCGTTTGATGTATTGAAGAATGTCCTGTTCCGTCCACGCCATCAGGGGTCTTGATGTAGGATTCTTGCTGTCATAGGCGTTGCATCCGAATATCTTCCAAGACAATTCCCTGTCCTTGCTTTCTGCTGCCGTCGTTCCGACATAAGGGAACCGTCCAGTTTCTTTGACATATTTTTGAATGGGGCCTCTTTTCATAATGTGGCAACAACGGTAGTTCACTTTCAAAACCCCGGATCGGACAAGAGGAACCAAATACATCCACTTATTCGGGATCTTTCCCAAAGCGGTTGTTTTTCCAGACGAAGATGTTCCAGTCATACGGCGAATCCAGGTCTTAGAACCTTCCTGATATGTCCCGGCTTCATATATGTATTGCACCACCCTCTTTGAAACGATAGGCCAACCGTGCTTCTCTACTACTTCATGAAAGTTCATTTTTGGACGGAGGACTACAACTCCGGGGGTGTCCATAGCAAAATGCCGGATTTCAGGATATTCCAATCCGGTGTCACAAAATACCGCAGGGGTGTCGGGATAAAGGGACCTGACCAAATGAAGCAAGACCGCTGAATCCTTACCGCCCGAATACGACACGGAAATTAGGCCCCCGTGATGTTCCCGCCAATCTTCAATCCGCTTCAAGCTGATCTGGATTTTCAGGTCAAGAGGGTACGCCTGCCGGGTCCTAATTTGATCTTCGGTCAGAAGTAGTTTCATTTTTTACAATACCTTGCTTTGTCAGGAATCACAAACCGGACACCCCCACGGGGATCGGCAACATCACCAACGTACCTGGGAATAACGTGGACGTGAAGTTGCGGAACAGTCTGTCCGGCGGCAGGTCCGTCGTTCAAACCGATGTTGAATCCATCTGGTTTCGGTTGCAACGTTCGTTCCAAATGGTCCTCGCACCACCGAACCCAATGCCACAAACGCGAGAATTCTTCCTCAGACAAATTTGAAAGGGCTGCCGCCCCTTCCCTTTTGACAACCACGAGAGAATGGCCTGGGGAGACAGGATAATCATCTAGGATGACCGCAAACAGGTTGTCCTCTCCGAGGATACTTTCTGGTTCGATTTGGAATTTTCCGAAGTTCATTGTCCGCACTTCGTCGCCAGTTCGGCACAAGTTTCAATGCCCCTGATGCAGGAAGGGTCCAAGGCGTGCCCTGACTTCTGTGTTTCAACGCAGAACGATTCACAAGAGGACCCGTCAGGAAGGGGTTCCCCTTCAGGGCACCCCAATTGTTGAAGCCGCTGGCAGGCGGCCGGGCACATGTTCGTGTCCTCTGGTTCAATGGGGATAGGTAGCAACGTCTTGCAGGCCGCAAGGATCATGAAAACACTGGCCAGGAAAAGAAATTTCGTCATTTGACCTCCTGCCAAGGGGCCGTGATTGTCCAAAAATCGCAGGATTCCTTCCAGGTTATATACCCAGGATCCATCCAGTAGAACCCATTGGAACCCCAATTCGGTCCCCAACTGTTTTCTCCGATGAACCTGCCATTTGCAAACCCGACCAGAACAGTAGCATGCCGACCTACCATATCTTTCATGTCCTTGGGGGTCGTCAACACTTGGTCCGGTTTGTAATCAAACCAGTTCTGGCCAATTGCAGTCCCGTAAACGACGGGGTTACCCGCCCGAAGGCAACGGATGACATCTTCCACCAGACGAGCCCTGGAAACACCTGAATCAAGCCTGTAGAACGCTGCAATCCGGTTGACATGTGCCTGTCGCATGGCTCCCCAAGGGGGAGGTGAGAACACCTTATTAAGGTCAAATGGCCAAGCTTCTTCGGTGCAAACGCCCCACCGCCGCAGGACATCACACGCAAGGGATACGTAAGTTCCAGCATCCTGTGACGTTTCCTGGGGGAACATCAGTTCCCGAGCAAGGAAGTAAACAGCGAGGCGGGACAGGTCGACATGCGCTGCATGCCCGAACTTCATGATCCGTTTGATTTCCAATGCTTTAATGACTGCATTGGCTACACAGGAATTCGTCCATTGTTGGTCGTGTCGGGGGGAAGAGAAGGGACGAAGGTCCACGTCATCTTCCCTCAATGCGCACAAGCGGGGCTTCAACTTGTCGGAAAACGTCCAATGTTTCGGGTCTAAAGGTTCCGGTCTGAATCCGCCAAGTTTCCGTTCCATCATCAATCCCCCTTCACCTGCTTGAAAAAACGAGAAACCCCACTTTGTTGATCCATTTCAGGAACGGGACATCCAACGGTGCAAACCCATACATCAACAGTTTCCAACCCTTCGGAATCAGCAAGAACATTCCCGAAATCGGATTGTTCCTGATGGAACCCTTTCCCCCACACTACACCCTTTGAATCTCCGGCTGAAATCCAATGGCCACTTCCTTTCACCTTCGCAATTCCGGCACGTGTGCACCCTTCTTGGTGAACAAGGACAAGATTGGCGGGAAACCTTCCGATACGTGCTTCATTGATCTCCCCCATCGGGCGTCCGACTTTGTTCCCATCAGTATCCCAAGCGGCGCCACCGCCCCCCTGGACGACAATCGGGTCTGTACCTATCCTGCAATCGTTGATGTTCAAAGCCCCGACCCCATATAACATAATGTTGTCAAGGATGGTTCCCCGCAAAGGCTTTCTGGCCAGCGTAGCGACGATCATCGTTTGACCTGCTTGAAAAACCGGGACACAAACCCGGCATCTCCTTGGAATGTGACTTGACGGGCCGAAGGATGGCCATACACAGGACCAGGCACCCCTTCCCTCCATGAATCAATGCTCCCACTTTTGGTGATCCCGACAGTCTGATTCAAGTAGGCGACCGGACACCCTTCAGCACATTCCCACACGGTCCCATTTCCCTGTTCACGGCACTCTGGTAAATGAATCAAGATGACATTAGCGGGCCAACGTCCCAAGGTCGTGGCTTTTTCAACCTTGTCTCGTACTTCCGATGCTACCTTGAACACCTTGGCAGGATCGTGCATCCAAGGACGGCTCCAACCAGACCACTTTCCGTCAATGGATTCTGCCGATTCATCCCCGCCGCCTAGACGTTCCCCGGTCGGGGTTATCCGGCAATCGTCTATGTTGAACCCACCGACCCCGTGTACCAACACGTTGTCGACGACGGTCATACTAATCGGTTTCCTGGCAATGGTAGCAACAAGCATATTCATTCCCACGATTTTGAATACTGGTGATCCCTAAAGGCATGGGCGATACCAAGTTGCTGCTTCAATCGGAGGTATTCTTCAACCTCCATGCCGAGATTCACACAGATTTCCTGATCGGCAACGCCCAAATCTTCAAGCTTGACGATCAAATCCGCCATGCCTTCCACCTGGTGCATGCCCTTGATGCGGTTCATCAGCACGGTAAGCTGCACTGCTTCGTGGTAGGGGATGTCCAACACCACTGCGGACACCACTTTGACGGCCATGCGTTTCAGCACTTCGTACCTGTGATAGCCGTCCACAATTCTGTACTTCCCCTGATCCGGGCATACAATCAACGGAAAGAGAAACCCAAACTTACGGATGCACATTTCCAGGAGTTTCATCTCTGTGGTTGGCATCCGGTTCGGATTGTAGTCGTTGGCGACAAGGTCTTCCATCTTCACAAGTCTTGTCTGCCAAATGACGATTGAATCCGTGTCCGCGAACTTTTCGCTCACAAGAGTTGATTCCATTTTTCCTTCAATCTCCGAACTCGCTCGGCAACTTTGGTGTCAAACGGACGGCTGTTTTCGTAATCATTGATGAGCAGTTGACCGACTTGGCCCTGATACATCTTTTCGTTCGCATCCTGCTTTGCAAAACGGGCAGCGAACCGTTCCCTGTGTTCTTCTTCAGGGATGTTTGCCAACAGGAAATCCCGAAACTCCAACCACGACTTGTAATGGCTAGGCAAGGTGCCGTTGTTGAACACGGTTTTTTCAGCCGCATAACGGGCTGCGGTAGCTATCCCCCCGATACGGCGGCAGAGCTTATCGTAAGTTTCCGGTTCGTACCGAGGAAGATCCACCAAACAGTGAAAGCTTTTTTCATGCACGAGGTTTGACACCCGCATGCCTTTGTAAATGCTTTGGCCATCCATGAACATCAAATCGTAAATCTTGTTGTAAGGGACATCAAATTCGTAGATGAAATGCCAGACATCGTAAACCGTCCAATCATAGATCGGATAAAAGCGTTTGACTTCCCCGTTCATCGTGCCCCAACGTATCCCGTTCCAGCCGGGATATTTGGTCACCGCCCGGTAACGCGTGACGGATTCATCGGCACGCAACCCAACCAGATAGGCGGCATTAGTATTTCTTTTTTCGTACCAGTCAAGGAATCCGTAGAACCGTTTTTCGTATTCCTCGTCAATGGAATGGATGGCCATCGGATCCTTTTCGCGCATCCATTTCTCACCGGGCCCCCAAGCGTAAAGGAAATAATCGCTGTAGCTGGTAGCATTGGTCATGTAGATGGGAACTTGATACCACTGGGGAATGATATTCGGATGCTGCATCATGCGTTGCATCACGTCTACAGTGGCTTCATATTCCGCTTCCTGATCCAGGAAAAACGCCGTGATCTTACGCCCCCGGCGAACGGCTTCCTGCACGCACAACGTGTAAAGGACACAGGAATCCTTACCGCTGGAAATTGAAACATTGATTGCTTCAAAGTTATCAAACAGCATCGCGATTCGTTCGCGAGCAGCATCAAGCACATTTTTATCCAGGTAGGTTTTCGTGCCCATGACGGACGACCTCGTTGTATATGTCCATCCTCCGGACAGCCTCTTCCGCCACAAAACGATACACACCCAAATCCAGGAGCTCGACTTCCTTGTTTTCCAGGTAGCTGTCGTATGACACTTTCAGTCCGAAGCGACGGTTAACGGCCGCCAGGAGCGTGTTGACCAGCATCTTCGGAGTGCTGTGCCGTTCAAACGCCTGCTTCTTCACTTCATTGTACCAATCCTCTTCGTCGGGAGATGGTTCTATGAAGTGGAACGTCGTTTTCAGAAGATCCAAATCCGAAACCGTATCGGTCAGAAGCATCCTGATGTTGGAAGCCGACAACCGGCAGTCCGGCACGTCCCTATGGAACCAATGTTCCCATTCCGTTTCTAAAGCATAGCTGTAAGAGATACCGAAACGCCCGGATCCGGCAACGGAATAATGGAACCACAGACGCCAAGGTTCCCCAAGGAACGGGGCTGTGTCAAGGCATATCTTAGGCAGGTTCGGCGTCATGGTCTGTAGGTATTCGTTGACCATATCGCAGCGGTTGCCGGGTGTAATAATGCGGTTGAGTCCGACCATGACGATAGCCGGGGGATTCAGAGCCGGATATTTGGTTTTGTATTCAAGGAAATCCATGTATTCCGCACCAGGGATTTCAGGAATCCCGTAATCAAACCCCTTTCTGTGCAGGACCAAGGTTCCAGAAGGGAGTTCGGGAAGAATGGCTTTTGCGGTGTCTTTAAGGAATTGGACGCGGCGCATAGGCCCCCCCTATCCTATTCACCCTGTCCAAGGCCACGGCCAAACGGCGCCGGTTGATTTCAGTGCCGAAGAACCTAACGTTCGCCTTGAATGCTGCTACGGCTGTCAGACCCCTTCCGGTGCACAAGTCGGCTACCGATACCGGACATTCGGAAATGATCGCCGTGAACGGGGTTTCCGAGTCGTCCAGGCCGGAAAAGTCCATTTCTACCGGTGTCGGTCCTCCCCTGAACAGGAAGCACGGATGCTTGCGGTAATACAGAATGGGCCATTCCTGAACGGAAGCAAAATCCTGTTTCAAATGTTCCCTGACCAAAGCTGCGTTTTTTACCCCCATTTCAAGGTAACACACCTTCGGGTGAATTTCCCTGAGTCGGTTGAAGAAAACGTCCAAGAAGGAAGGAAATCTGTCAACGTAATCAGCCCTTCCCGCTTTCGTAAGGAAGGCATTGATGTTGTTCAGGTCCCAGGGAGGGTCGGAATAGACCATTTCCGCCCCAACCATAAACTTCGGCAGGGGATTGCGGATGTCAGACACGGCAACCACGGATCCGGTGCCGGGGTCCGTCCATTCTGCCCCTTCCGTAATCGGATACCGTTCCCAACTGTCCCCGTAAAGGAAAATTTTGCCCAATGCCACATCCTTTTCCGATTCAGAGAATTTCCAGCAACCTTTTACGTATACCCGAACGCTTGACCATATCCAATTCCCTTTTGAATCTGTCAACCACGTTTTCTTTTGCGTCCAAGGCTTCTTTGATGCGTTCGTCTATTGATCCTGAACACAGAATATCCACATACGTAACCGGACATCCCTGCCCGATACGATGACAGCGGTCTTCGGCCTGGAGACGTTCCGAAAACTTGAATCCATTGTTGTAAAAGACGACATGGTGAGCTTCGTTCAAGGTCAACCCATGCCCTCCGGCCGATGGCGTAGCAACGAAAAAGCGGGCATCATTCCTGAATTTAGAAATTTCCTCTACCCGTTCCCGTTCGGACTTCTTGCCCGTGTAAACCGCACAAGATCCCGGTCCCCATCGGTTTTCCAAATCCAAAACAATCCCTTCAATATCATAATGATACTTGGCCCAAACGATGACCTTTTCGTCTTTCGGAATCCTATTGACTACGTCCATAAGAAGTTTGATTCTTCCATGGGGATAACGTTCTTCAACAATGCCCTCAGGGGTACGACGATTCCAAAACCCACATGTGATGGACTGCAAAGCCGAAAACAACTTGAAAATCACCCATGACGTAACTTCTTCATCAGGGATATCCATCAGTAATTCACATTTGGCTCGGTCATAGGCTTCCGTTTGCCGCCCGGTCATATCGAAGTAATAGGATTCGTGCAATTTCGGCGGCAACGTGAGGCATTCCTTCTTCGTCACCTGATAAACGTACGGTTTGATCTTGGCAGCAAGGTAGTCAAGGTTGTGGCTGCGCACGATCATGCCTGGATACTTTTTTGAATATTCAAGATGGTTGGCAGCGAAACTAAAGAAACTGCGATAGCCAAGGATTTTAGGTGAAAGAAACCGCATCTGTGCAAATAGGTCGACGACACCCTGGCTGATTGGAGTTCCCGTAAGAATCAATCTGTACTGAGCTTGTTCAGCAAGAGCAGTTAACCTCCGCGTTCTCAAAGAACTGTATCCTTTGATGTAACTGGATTCATCAACCACAACAAAAGTTTTTTCAGTGATGAGGGCACTTGCGGCGAAAATAATACGCATCGACTTGCTCATGCTTTCAATGCCGATCACGTACCATTGCGCATCGGGCATATCCCGCTTAGATGTTCGATGGTCAAAAACGTGAATGTCGGAATCTACCGCGTTGGTGTGTTTCCGTATTTCAGCGGCAATTGTGGTTTTCAAGGAAACAGGGCAGAACCAAACGCAACGATCAATCCGTTCTTGCCGCAAGGAAACCAGTTCTATGGTGGTCCTTGTTTTCCCAGTGCCCATTTCCATGAAAAGGGCACCGATGCGTGTCCCGGAAAGCTTCGCTACTGCTTCCTTTTGGTGGGGAAGAAGTTGACTAGTTGTCCTTAAATTCATCGTCCACGTCTACCGTTTCTGGAACGATCAACGCTTTAGGCGGGCCCCCGACCGGACCGACAACAATTTTTTCATTCAATTTGATGTCCACAACCAGGGAAGATTTGAAATCATGCGCAATTCTTTCGGCAAATTTCTTTGCTTCCTCCCCAATTTTGAATCCGTGTTGTTCGGCAAAATCCAGCACAAGTTCCCACTGATTTGACGGAATGTGAACGCAACACGCAAACTTACGGTTTTGTTTGTAGCCCCTGATTTGATTCAATAAGGTGTTGAAATTTCCGTCGTCTTCCCTCCAAGTAATACGGAAATTCCGACCTCCTTTCGTCACCCATTTCGTCGTTTCACGTTCATAATTTCCGGAAACAATCAAAGGAACCACACTGCGGTCAACACGGATCATGAAACCAGAAGCCAACAAAACGGCCCCCGTTTCAGCTACGCGGTCTTGCATAGGAAGGGAACGTTCATCAAGCGTTCGTTTCCAAAAAAACTTCATTTTATCCCATCCGAAATGAAGCTTCTTAGTTACGGTTATGAACGTATCGTTGAATTCGGGCAGTCGTAGGCAAATAGTGTCATTTGAAGACGTGATTTCCACTACCGCGTTGGTGACTGGGCTGGAAGGCCGAAGCAAATCCTGATCTTCACGAATAGACTCTTCAGATTCATGAAGCATTTTCAGTTCTTGGTCATGTTGTGTCTTTTCAAATCGGTCTTTCAGATAATTTCGCATTGCGTGCCAGGACAATAGATCAAGTTCCTTGAATTCATTTATCCACCAGGAAGCGGAATTCTGTTCGCGAATGTTGGACAGTTCCTTTAACCGAAGGCAGGTATCTTCTTCCGACAGACTCCTTTTTTCACGTTCACCCAAAACCCAGGATTCCGCACTAGCAAGGTCTTCACAAACAGAACGACGGATACGTAATGCCCAGGCAATCTGTTTTTCGGTGCCGACAAGGTCCGGCAAACCCTTTTCCTTGCCCTCCAACGCCGCTGCTTCGCTGGCTTTACGACGGTCTTCTTCCAGTTTCAGTTTGTAACACTGGGCGCACAACAGCCCTGTTTCGTAGTCACGACGACGGTCCCGTTCTTCTATATGCCCATACAGGTTCAATTCTTCTTCATGGCCACATCTTCGTCGGACCGTGTATTTTCCCATCACCTAATTCCTCGGAACGGGTTTTCCGACAAGCATTATGATTCGTTCCCCTGTTTCGGGAAGAATACGATGCACAGGGATGTTTCGCTTCAATGCTTCGGCAACACAATGACCTGTCCCGCCTCTGCTGCCGTCCCAAATAGCCAATACGGCATCAGCCCGATCAAGCATCCAAAGATTTCGTTTAGCCATGACAGTCGGATTGTATGGCGTTTGGGTCACAACTACTACTTCGGAAGCAAGCTTGAGGATTTGCCAATAACGGTCTTGGACATCGGAATTCCAAACCGTTTCCTGTTCAAGACAGGGGATGGCCGCAATGAACGGAATGCCGTGTCTGACGGCCAAAGCCGCCGCCCACTGGTCAACCCCAAGGGCCATGCCTGTAATGATCTTTTCGGGTTTCAGGTCAAGGAACGCCTGGGACATCGCCGCCTGCACGATTTTCCGGGTTGGGTTGTCCTTGTATCCGCCCAATTTTTGGGGTCGGTGTCCTGTGATGGCGAGGATCATGGTCAGAAGGTTTCTTCCCCGTTCAGTTCAATGAATACGACAGCCCGAGAGTTTCTTCCCTCGGATTACTGAATTGGATGAAGGTAACAGCCGCAGGGGATTCCTGATCCCCGATCATCCAGATTTGGCCTTCGGGAATGGTCGTACATTCCACCAAAGAAGCCCCCCAAAGCAGATCAACCCCTTCGGGAGACCTTTCCAGGAAATCATCGGAAAGCAGTTCACGGAGCAAAACCATTGTATCATGGCAAGCACTTATTGCCACGACAGCGTTGTTGTAGCATTCTATCCGCCAAAAGGCATTTGCCAAGACGCTGAGATTCAACTCAAGACACCGTACTGGAAGATTGATTTCAGGGTCATAAAGAGCAATCTTGCGGCAAATTTCAGTTTCGGTCATGGACTTGCTCATTCCGGTTTCCTCCCAACGACGATGGATTCCCAAGCCGGTTTCACGGCCGTTCCGTATTTGGACCACTTTTTAGAATTCGCAGAAGCAGGGGCCCGTACTTCGTAAATATCCTTCCTAGTAAACCAACCCGCTGTTTTCTGAACCGTAGCCACAATAGCACCTTCAATCTTTTCTCTGTTTTCGTCCGTAAGCCCTGGGAGTGTTTCTTGAAACTTTTTCCACCATGTATCCCCAGGACCATGTTCGCCAACCGTCCAATCCCACAAAGAATTGGACGGCAGAAACAACCCGGCTTCTTGAACTGCTGCTACTGCGGCTCTTCGTACTTCCCGTTTAAGATCATTGTCTTGTTTCTTGTCCAAAGCCTTAGAAATGCTTAATGATTTTGGAAACCCACTGTTCCCGGTGATGAAGATTTTCCCATTCCTACGGGCTACGAACGCCCCCGTAGGAACTTTCACGCACCAGACGGTACCCGTATAATACACGGGTTTCACGTCCGCTACACCCCACAGGATGTTATCCCCTTCCTGCACCGGTTGCACCCAATCCGGAATGATAGGAATGATCACGGACGAAGGAAGATTTTCCGCCAATTCAAATTGCATCTTGCCTTCGGCCCCCATCAACAAACACCTATGGTTCTTTGATACCAATTGGTCAGTACGGGGACCCTTTAGATGAAAAGCAATATCGTCGTAGTCATAGGAAAACCCTTCAAGGATACGTTCCCACCGCAGACCTGTTGTCATATCAAAACAAAGCGTTTCCAAACCCTGAATAGCTTCATCTCCCGGATACCGGATCCATTCTTCCCTACTACCCTGACGGACCAAAATTTCAGTGTCTTCCGACAGACATCCGTAGACCCAAGCTTGAAGCCTGACATCAACAAAACCAGCTTCCTGCATGGCGGCAACAAGCCTGTGGAATGTTCGGGTCGCACTGAATGCTTTAATGACCCCGCCCGGCTTCAGGACGCGGAACGCTTCCTTGAGCCAGGCTAGGTGCCATGCCTGCTGCGCATGGACATGTTCCAGGAACACCCCTTCTGGCTCAACATCATTGGACGAATCTTCCTGAACTGGCGTATTGTTTTCATCCACGGTGTCCCATTTTCTACCCATGAACGATATCCCATTCAACTAGTAGGGGGGGTCAGTTACGACCCCCCCTACACTTCCCTCCTCTAAAGTCCGCATAACTTCGACACAATTGCCGAGTCTGAGGACGAGTTTCTGTGTCATGCCCTGTTTCCTTGTCCAAATTCAGGATCAAACAACCAATCGTTTAAGGTTTCCACATCGGCATCAGTCAACCGTTTTGCTTCCCACTTTGAAAACATGGATGACACCCATTCGTCATTCAAAGCTTCCGCCTGCAGAACGGCATTTTCCAGAAGCCATACGTGGACGCGTCCAATCGTTTTCCCAGCTTTGATGGAAGTAGTGCAATCTATCTTCGGAACCTGGGTTAACCGCATGCCGGTCCTGGAAATCAAACATGCCCCGGTTTCTAACATGGGGTCCCAACTCTTCCGTGGTCATTTCCGTCTTTTTCCTTTTTGAAAGGTTGAATGAAGAATTTGTCAGATTTCCCCGGTATGCGGAAATTGAATTTCAAAGAAGACCATCCTTCAGAAGCTACAACTTCCCATTTGATTGTTGGAAGAGACCACCAAGGAAGGAAATCCTTATCAATGAATTCAATGACGACTTTCTTAAGAAAGTCGTTCAGTTCTTCTTCGGAAGCGTTATTCCAGGTCTTATCAAGCATACCTGAAAGGGCTTCCCTGAACTTAGCTTCCAATTCCGACAAAGCCCTTTCCGACACCCTTTTTGGATCATACAAGGGTTTCTTAGGGTCATCGGACATTGAAAAACGATTGTCCAGTTCTTCCAAAAAACGCGAAACGTATTGTCCATATTCAGGCCCGTAGTGCACTGGAGAGTCCAGCAAATGAACCAGTTCCAACAAAGGTTGACAGGTCATAATTGCATTTCCTCCTTCAAGAACACATTGAAGATGTTCCAAAATACGCATCAGGAATCCATGACAACTATCCCCCCGGATAAATAAACCTGGCCAGTCCAAATTTACACAAACCGCCCCCGTTTCCAGGCGTTGACTTTGGTCATCCAAAAATTTCTGCACCTTAATGTGTTGATAAGGTTTTTTCATCTCTGGTCCCCTTCACCCTTGATCTGATCCCGTGCCAATCGGGATGCTAACTTGGCCACGTTGGTTTCCGCTACATCCGACAAAGTAAGCCCAAGTTCATCAGCGCACATGGCCACGTACCAAAGCACGTCTCCCAGTTCTTCTTTGAGGGCTTGCCGAACAGCGTCGGTCAGAACACCCCCATGATCCCGTTCAATCTTCTTCACCTTGTTGGCGAATTCCCCAGCTTCCCCGCACAGTCCAAGTGTCGGATAATTCAGGTTAGCCCATCTGCGAGGATAAAAAGCCGTGACTTTTGCCTTGTCTTGGTATTCGTCCAAAAACATCTCCGTTCCTTTCTTCGGTAGGTTTTCATCTGGATCCCCAAAAACGATTTCCAGGCTTCCTTCATTTTCGTACACACGCAGTTGCCAATTTGGTACGGGGAAGTTAATAAGACCTTCGTCAATCATCCTGGAAAGAGTAGCCTGTAGGGTTTGTTTGATCTGACGCACGGTACGGGGTTCCAAACGTTGACCGACGAATCCGTCCAGAACCGTTGCAAACCTAGCCCGCATAGCCTTATAAATTTCTTCTTGTTTCATTCTTTACCACCCGAAAAAAGTGTCTAAATCCGTGGATTCCTGCATTGTTGCAAGCGTGATCCAAGCCAAGGCAACGGTCGCCGGAACCTGTCCGTTGCCAAGTGCCGCCAACCGTCGGACACGATCCGAAACATCCCTAGCGACCCTGGGAGCGAAACCGGTCTTGGACGGGTCTTCGTCCCACCAACCCCCTTGCGTCCAAGGACCTGTCCCCTTTTTCCACATTTCAAACCATTCCATGTTCAGGGGGTCCAGGTTGGTCCATCCAATAGGCCAACCCATCAGCCATTCTACCCAATCAGGGTTAAGTTGCCCGCCGAGCATGTTTTTCGGGTCGGACCTTGTCACCACAGTTTCCAGGTTCGGAAATAATCTGGGGTCTAGGTTGTTTTCCGTCAAAGTCGCCGCAATGGCGGAACATGCCCGCGGGGTTGGCCAACTTGAAGGATCGGATGCTTCTTCCTGGAGTCGCTTTTCAACAATTTCACTCAAGGGACGGCTATTCTTGTTTAAAGTAGCCTGACTTGCTTTTCCCGAACGCCAATCACGAGACGTTGGCGTTGGCCATGTTTCAGAATCAGATGCTTCCTTCATGTTGGCGGTAGGCGTCCCGAATTCCTCGCGGGCTACTGCAGTTGCCAGATCGTCACCACCTGATTCCGGCCGGTCTTCCCGGGCGAAATCAGGACCCCCTTGGGACGCCCGAGGGGTTGGCCACGAACTATGATGGGAATTGGCGTTCCCCCGAACTGCCTGGATCAAGTCTCCCCTACCGCCCCGGTCGGCATCGGTTGCTCTAGGGGTCGGAAATGAATTCAAGGCATCCGCGTATTTCGGACGCTTCGGATCGTTTCCCGCAAACCTTGCCTGTTCCATGTCCTGTACGGTCGCCATGGACTTCGTCGGGGTTGGAAAGGGTTCTTTCCCGTCTGCCATCTTCACGGCCAAAGCCAATGGCGGGGTTGACACCTTGCCTTCCTCATGCCGTTTCATCCAGGATTCTGCGTTTTCGTCCGAAACCTTACCGGACCTCGGGGTTGGCCAGGAAACACCGTTGAAAGCACCGAATTCCGGAATTGGCGGATGGAATAATCCACCGTTACGCATCACCCCCCAAACCGGAAAGGCTTCTCCATAAGAGATTGATGTCCCATCAAAAGATCGGATGATCCTCCATGACTTCGCCTTTGAATCCCATTTTGCGGCAGGTTCGCCGGACACTTTCCCGACCCCTTGACGCCACGCCAGTATCCAAAAACGTTTGCGAAGATGCGGAGCTCCGGCATCAGCAGCGGACATAACCCCCCACCGGGCGTTGTAGCCCAGGTCATGGAGGTTTCCGAGCACGACGGTTAATCCGCGGCCCCGAAGGGCTGGAACGTTTTCAATCCACACGAACTTGGGTTCCGCTTCGGAAATGATCCGTGCAAATTCAAACCAGAGTCCGCTTTGTGGTCCCGAAAGCCCTTCCCCTTTTCCTGCCAAGGAAATATTGGTGCAGGGGAAGCCCCCTGAAATCATGTCAATCTTACCCTTCCACGGTTTGCCTTGGAACGTCCTGACATCATCGTGGATGGGGAAATCCGGCAATGCCCCGTCCACAATGCGCTCCTTCAACACCCGTTGGCAGAAGGGTTCAATCTCTACGGCAGCAACACATTCGTGACCAAGGATCAAGTCCCCCAGGATACCGCCCCCAGCTCCGGCGAACAGGTGAATTACCTTCAAAGGATGCTCAAAAACAGACGGAAATTCACCATTCATGGCGTTACCGTTTTAGCCGTTTCCACCACATCTTCGGCTTTAGAAAGCAAGGCATAGGCGCGAGAAAGACGTGCAATCATCATGGGAATGGCATCAAGGACATACTTTTCATTGAGGGTTACGCTGGTAGACCCTTCGTCCGTTCCTGCCCCTGTAATCGTAATCTGCTGCCGCAAAGAAGAAAACGCTTGGACGACTGCTTGTGCCGGTTCGTCCCACCCAGGCAGAATGCACTGATCCCCAACCATTTGGGACGCGGCTGATGTTTTGGTGATTATGGCTGTCGCCATATTCAAGGCCTTGTGCAAACCGTAGTTGTCAGGTTTTTCCTGTTGCCGGCAGGAAGGGTCGGAATAGGCTCTGGCTAGGTAAGCAATGATATCCGGGATTTCCCTGACCGCCATTTGACGGTGGACAAAGAGGGTTACTCCAACAGGAGTGCTCCTTTCAACAACGAACCGAGAAAATTTCAGGTATGCTTCAAACAGACATCCCCACACCGTATTCCATCCTTCATTGATGGCCATATCACGTTTGGCACGGCCGGCATCTTCGCAGGAAGTCTTGTAAGCAAGTTCCATTGCTTTCGTATCGGGGGATGTTGTTTGCTGGGTCAGAAAATCGTCTAAACTTAGAACCGTCGATTTGCTTTCCATGGTTCACTCCCCTTTATTACCTGGAACTCGTCCTTCTTCACCGTATAACAAAACACGGGCCCTCCAGTAAGGATGTCCATCACTACCCGGCAGGGACCCGCATTCCTCCAAGTCTTCTACCATTTCCCGAAGAGACTCCCGAAGAGCTTTGTTTTCCGCTTCCAAAACCGGGGCACGGGCTATCAATTTTGCCGTTGCTTCAAGATTGCCTTCCTGGCAGGAAGACAGGACACATATGGTCTGCGTCGGATCATCCTTTGGAGAAATTTCCCATGTGGGATGTTCACACGTTGTGGGGTCTTGCATTTCAGCTTCCCAAGGACCCTCGGTTGTGGATCTTTTCTTATCCGGCTGATTCGCAACATCTTCAAGCAAAGATTTGACAGTGTTTGACAAGATAGCCTGAAGATCCCCATCTACCCGATATTTTGGGAACAGAACCTCAGTCATACCCTTCAACGGATCATTGCCTTTAGCCAAGGCTGACGCGACCCAATCGCACAACATTTCAGTAACATCTACCAAATCCATGGCAGGAATACCGCCGGGTTTGCCGTTCTTGGGCTTGAAGTATTCCGGATGGTGTCGGTTGGTAGCGTAATGATGGGCCAAAGCCGACCCTAATTGGGCTAAACCTGCCTTGTATTCTTCCGACCCGAACGCTGCTGCTTTCAAACTCGGGCCAACCTGATCGTAAACATTGAATTCTTCTGGAGACAGCTTACTGTCATCGTGCGTTTTCGCCCGATCCTCAAGATTCCCGATCAAGAAGGACAGAAAAACGGACACGGCCCGTTTGTGCTGTGCTACATCTTTAGCAAGGGTGTTGTTGGTCATTTCGTTACCTCCTTTTTCACCATCCGAAAATGTCATTTAAGGAATCCGTTTTTTCAAGTTCGGGTTCCTGTTCCGTCGTGACGGACCGTTCAACCAAACCGGTTTCCCCATCCCAATATCGGATACGGGCCGTCGCAATACCCACGTAATCCGGTTCCATGTCAATCCCTACAAAATCATGCCCAGTCTTGACACAGGCGATACCCGTGGACCCGCTGCCCATGAAAGGGTCAAGAATGGGACTGTCACCATTCTTCCCGTCCCCCAACAGCTTTTCCATAAGCGCAGAAGGTTTTATGGTGGGGTGAAAGTTCCTGACCGAATGAACCCCGCCAGGGTTTCCTTCTTTCCTAGCCTCATCCCGTTGTTTCGGGGCTATGTTTGAACACCCGGCTTCCCGTTCGGCCCGTGATGCCTTCGGGACATAATAGAACCCTTCCGGGCTATCCACCAGCAGGACGGAATCCCTGATTTCAAAACCTGCATCTTCAATCCGGCAAGTTCCTGTATGCCCGGTCGGTTCCGTGTCAGGGGCAATCAAGATCAGGTGCCCGCCCGGTTTCAACACCCTAAGCAATTCCTTGGATTGCGCTTCGGTCGGGGTCCCTCTGACGATTAGCCCGACATGGCTTTCATCGGGCCATGAAGCTAAGTCAACAGATTCCAAATTGGAAATGATGAAGGCTTCGGCATCCGGGGGAGAAATCAATGTCTTGAACCAATCCTTCAATTCGTCAGGAATGGTATTCATGGAATGTCTTTCCTGTCAAACGAGATCGTCCCGTCAAGGACGCTTCGGTGAAGTGCTTCCTGGATTTCTTTGCCAACCTGTTTTTCAATGTCTACGAAAAGCACTTCTACCGCTTTCTTGATTCCATCGTCCCAACCATACCGAACCATCAAACCCTTGAGCTGATCAATCTTTAAGGCTTCTTCCATATGCAGCTTGACAATGACGCCGCCATTTTCCAACGATACTTCAGACATCGATCTTTGAAAGGTCGTCATCAACACTTCCTCCGGATTCGGTCGTACGTTCCATGACGATGTCAAAGCAAGTCAGGATTCTTCGGCAGGGCCATTCTACACGCCCAAGGAAAATTTCAAACGGCTTCTGGTCGCGAGACTTGAGACACTGAAACTGGACTCGGTTGGACTTCGCCAATTCAGGATCCAACCAAGACGCTGTCACAATGTCGGAAGACCTCTCACAGTTATGGGAAAGGAACGAACCTGATTGGTATTCATGATCCCCCCCGACTTCAATGTCAAATACCCTATCATCCTGCCCCGTATCTTCAACGGAAACGACACGGCTCAACATCATGTCGTTCAAGGCACTTTCCAGGAATCGGACACGGTCATTGTCAATCCCTTGATCCGTCACGGCTTTCAGGACCCGTCTCGCGGTACTTTCAGGGACCGTACCTTTTTTCTGATTCCTTCGGAAAATTTTGTCAAATTGATGCTTGACCGGAAGGAATTCGTTCGCCAAACCAGAAACCAGATTCAGCAGAGGAAGAACATTCCCCGACCTGTCCAATCTTGAAGTCCTGCAGGTGAACCTTTCCAACTGTTCCTGTTTCCAAGGTTCCGTAAACCCAATCAAGTCCCTAAACCCAACCCTGGACCAGGGTCCCCGGACATGAACCGTCCAACAGGGATACTGCTTGCCGGTCTTTTTCAAGATCACCATCTTCTTGTTCAGACAGGAATCAATACCCAAGCAAGTCAACAGCAACTGTACTTGCCTCATGAATTCTTCATGCTTAGACGATATCCCAACAACCCCTTGGGAATTGATCCATCCATCAGCGTCAAAAAGACCCTGCAAGTAAGCAATGACAAGGCTGCCTGGGGATTGCAGGATGACTTCCGGAACTTTTTCCCCCCTTGGAGCGGCAATACCGTCCCACCATGACTTGAAGTGCTTGTCACCGGCTTCCATGTCAAAGGAACCGGGTCGACTCAGGAAATGGTAGTGCTTAGCTTGACGCCCGTGTATTTCATTCAAGGTGTTCAGCAACCGCTTTTCCAATACGGTTTCCTTGCGGTTGCCGGTGAAGGCAACCCCGTATTTCCTTACTGTGCCGTCCCCATCCCACGCCCCGATCAACCATGCCAAATTTTCGTCAGGTTTCGTCCGCCCGTTCCATTCCGGGATTGAAGGAATTGTTTCAGCAAACTGATATTCTGAACCAACCAGAAAATCTCCTGGCTTGAGATTCCGCACTTCCGCCCATTGAACGCCTTCTTCCGTCAGGATACGAACCTTGTGTGTATCCGTCGCTTCTAGACAGGCATGTCGGTCATTTGTGACCTTCCAAATGCGGCGGACCCCTTGGTCAAAGACTTCTTTCACTTCCTCCTTCCATCCGGAAGAAGACCACACCTTACATCCGGCTTTCATCTTTCCAATCGGAATCAACCCTTTGTCGGTCCCTATTGGTGTGTTGTACAGCAGACATTCGTTCGCGTAAGCTAGGTTAGTCAGATCATATCGTGCTGTTCCCGTTTTCTCTTTCATCTTCAGGGCCGTCCTGAAACCGTCACGGTTGATCTGGAACAAACCCACTACCGCCATCCCTTCCCCTCGGTTGAACGACATTGCCAATTTCTTCAGGTCACGGATGATTTCGTTGTCCCGGTCCGTTCTGTTGGACACCCATTTGCGGGGGGACATTAGAGAAACGTGGTCAACGAACAGAAGAGAAAAGGGCCGTTTTGAATAGATCAGTTCCGCCTTGTGACGCATGTCAGCAATACTGAAGTCCGACTTGTCAGGGTCCGCAACTTCAATGTGTATCCGGCCATAATTTGACGGGTCGGGATAAGGATCCCCATTCCCATCACGAGTAAACGTAAAAGCCTTCCCCGACTTTGAATCCATAAGGGGCTGCCCCGTATCAGGATGGAAGTCAACTTCTACTCGTTTCCCATTGAAATCGGGGATTACCCATTCAAACAAGAAGCGCTTTGCATTCTTGTGCCACGAAGGCAGATCGCCGTCACGAATACCTTCATACGGCAACCCGACCGTTCCGAAGGGATCCGTCTGAAGCCCAAGGCAATATCGGATGTACCGGAATTTTTCGTGCGAAGAATGGATTGCATACAGGATATTTCGGCACTGCTTGTAAGGCATTTCAAGGGAAAATATCAGGCTGTCATGCAAAAAGTAGACGGCTTGGTTGTATGCCCAGTTAAGCAGCATCGTACTTTTCATATGGCCAGTGAATGCCGCATGTGTCCACAATTCGTATCTTTTTGCGCCATTTAGTGCCGCATCCATCTGTGTCAAACCGGTGTGTTGACCGATACCGGCCAAGGGGTCTGCTTCTACCTTTTCATAGGTCTTGATGAAATCTACTCCGTCCGTTGTGACTTCACCGGACAGACGCGATCCCACGACAGGAGACACGATCCCGTGGCTTTGACCCAAGATGTGATGGATGGCGTCAATGGGACCTTTGAGCATCTTCTTGTCGCGTCCTTCACGGATTTCCAATCCGCTTGACACGATGACGCTTGCGTCTTTGAGAAGTTCCGACACTTCTCGCACTCGACGTTCGTCTGCCTTGGCATTCAACCGGACATCAAAATCGCCCTGAGTATACGCCGGCAGGTTTTCCAAAACCGCAATACGGTTCAGGATGCCGTCTTCTTGCTTGTGTGCAAAATGGGTTCGGATCGTCGTCACATCAGGGATATGGTTGTGCGCCCGAACAAAATCCTTGATGAATTCCCAAATGATTACATCTTCGGCAATGTCAAACCCCAAACCTGAATCCACCAGATTCAGATAATTTCTAAAAAACAGATCCTTATTGTCGGAAGCTGCAGATATGAAAACCGATCGAAGCAGCGTCTTCATTCCTGTTTCCCTTTCCTCTTTCTCCACTTTTTCTTGTCGGATTCCTTCATCTTTGTCAATTCGGCTTGTTCCCAAGTTACTGCGGGAGGTTCAGAAAGTTGAACAATCGGTTCACGACCCATAACAAACGTCTGGGGTTTACCAGGTCGAATGACAGTACTTGTGCTTGGGGTTAGGGCAGGACGACTCAGGACTACTTTTTCCCAAGGTTCCAACCACGATTCCACGGAAGAACTCCAAGACAAATGCCCCTCAGCAAAAGGATGTACTGGCTGATCTACCAACCAAGTAGGCCGACCTGCAAAATCCCTAAGCGTCAAAGCTTCAAGAAGAACTTCCGCCATGGCAGAATTGCGGGCTGCTTTGACTCCGAGGACCACAATCAGTAAAGGCGGATGTTCTACCAGTTCGGAAAGAGCATCGTAAGGACTTTTTTCAAACCCGCCCCTGGAATCAGATGACCGCATTTCTTCTACGTCAGCATCGTAAATCCTTGCAATACCTTTGGATAACCAAGCATCCATCATGGTAGCATCGCTGATGACAAGAAATCCCCAACGGGTCCCCATTCGGGACGCAACGTGTTTCAAATGTTCTTTAATGGCCTTTGCGGATGCCGTAATGCGAAGGTTCTTTTTTTCCATCCCCACAAGGGGGGATGTTTTTATCACCGCTGCTTTGGACAAACCTCGCCATCCACGTTCCAAATTTGCCATGATGTCCCTGGCCAGAACACAGGTACATATTTGTGTCAGTTCACCGACAGCAATCCGGGGCCGTAGTTCTTTCGGCAAGGAAACGACCCCGCGCCCGTGACAGCGAGGACACGTAGGATGTCCGTCTCCCTCAGGATACTCTTTCCATTCGTCCAAAGTGTCACCTCCGTCCATCTATCAATCACACTACCCTTTTTTTGAATCCTTCGCATCTTGACGCAAGACGGTGAACAAATCGGAAATGTCGTTACCTACGGACACCGTTGCCATTTCCCCATCGTCCTTGAAACGCTTCCCAAGAACGGTTTCAATCAAAGCCATCTTCTTGCCAAGAACTTCCATGACACGGTGGTCGATGGTCTTTCCTTTTGTGCTACGTCCCAACAAGTGGATGACGTGACATTTGTCATGCGTCGACCCTATGCGGATCATCCGACCGACAAGCTGAATGAGATCACCGGCCGACCAAGGGGAATCGTAGCAGATAACCGCTTTCGCTGCCTGGAGATTGACCGCTTCCGAACCAGCCGACGTAATGCAGATGACACGCGTATCGGAAGACTGGTCTTGAAAAACTTTCATTGCTTGTTCACGGGCGTTTTCATTTTCCGACCCCGTAATCCTGACGGACTTGATCTTTTCCTTAGCTAACCGGGCCATGATGAGGTTTATCATCTTGCTGAACCGACTGAAAACAATGACCTTTTCCCCATCCAAATCGCCTTCGGTCAAAAGATCAATCAAGGTATCAAGTTTAGGGGACCCGTCTACAAGGGCGTCAATCAAGCTAAGATCATCCACGATTTCCTGGCAATACGAAAGGGCGGACAGTTTCGTGGTTTCCTTGGCCACGGCTTCCGATCCCGTGCCGATTTCAAGAAGGCCGGCCAAAGCATCCGCGTACTTTTCCTCCTGTGCATCCGTCATGTCCACTTCAACCGTCTGTGACACGAGGGACGGGAGTTCTGATGCAACTTCGTATTTGGGACGCCCAAGGAAATAGGGGGCGATAGCTTCCTTGAATTCCTGCACCTTGGCGGGAGCATACCCGACAATAACAGGGATTTGACGTCTGCTCTTGGGGAGTGCTTGCATCCGAACCAAGCAGTAGTAAAGCATGAATTGGTTCGGAGTCATTTGGAAAAGGTCTGGAACGACGACACGGTAAATGCCGTAACCTTCCATCAAATGGTTTTTCAGAAGGGTAGCCGTCAATCCCCAAACCCGGTCGGCGTTGGATGACATGTAGGCAACCGCCTGATGCACCTGGGTTTTTGGGGACTTAAACGCAGAGGCCTCGTCCAATATGAAGATGAATCCCTTGAAATGCTGGAGATGCGTGAAGTCCTGGACAGCAGCCCTGTAACCCATTATCAATACGGTCGGACCAGAACTTTTCACAAACAGATCACGGGTAGCCTTGCGCTGCATCGGAGACCCGGAACCGATGATAACCTTTACGCCCTGGGTGAACTTGTTGAATTCCGCCGCCCACTGTTTGGTTGCAGATTTCGTCGTGAGGATGATCACCTTCCGATCCGGTTCCGTTTCCCAAATGCAACAAAGGGAGGAAATGGCTTCAATCGTGTTGTGGTTCATGAAACCATCGGAAACGAAAGCATGTTCATCATCGTCGATTTCAAGGTCAGCTACCATTTCTTCCCCGTCGGAAATTTCAACAATAGGGTCGTAAAAGAAATGGGTGTTACACAAATCCTGAATATTTCGGAATCCTTCCGAACGAATCGCACCCGTTTCATCCGCTATTTCCAACAACCCTTGAAGAAAATCGTAGGATGGATTGCGACCGCAATTGCGGACATTGTTGAGCCCTTTTTCAACGGAAAACCCAAACTGCTTGATTCCACTTCCCTTTCTGTTTTTGTTTGCCCCCATCTTGCTTGTTACTTCTAAAAGATTATTCCTGAAATCATCCAAAGAATTCTGCATGAACGGAACAACATCCAAGTTGGGGTTTGGTTTCTTGCACAACATAGAATCCAAACCAGCTTGTTTTCTCGGTGTCAGAAGGCCAATTTCCTTGGCGAAAACACGGGCATCCTCCCCGCACAAAGCCAAACGCCAATAAGTGTGTTGCCGTCCTTTGACTTTCTTTTTGTTTCTTGACGACAGAATTCCAAATCGGAGAAGAAGTAACTGCACTTCACGGAGTAGTTGTTCGGAAGCACTGTTGATTTCCAAAACCCCCCCAGTGAAGGAACACTCCCCATCAAAAAAAGCCCTGAGAAACGCCCGCACGGATTCCTTCGTACTTCTGAACACGACTTCCGGAACCCGTTTGGATTCCGCCAAGCATTCACCTACTCCCAAACCCTGGAAATAGGACCTAAGGTAAACACTGGAAATCTTGACACCCATGTCGTGAATCTTGTAGTTTCCATCTTTGTTCCAACCAAACAATTTCAGGCAAAGATCCCTGATGTGTTGGTGGATTTCGGGATTTTTTTCAAGGCTTTGTGCTATGGAAATCGACAAACGACCGTTCGTACAACCTTCCCCGACCACGTAAGCAAGCAAGCTTGCCAAATCAGGGTTCATTCTGTCAGGGACGGGATAGATGATTGCATTTGATTGAAAGAGGTCTTTGTCGGGAACCGGGACCGAAGGTTCCTCTTGGGGGAACGGAACAGGACTTCTATCCAAACAGGCGTAATCTCCGATTGTCAAATTCCGCGTTTCAATGAAAACATTCCCACCAGGACGCCGGACTTTCAAGGGGTGAACCAAAGTTGCAACCGTTTCATAACCCCGTCGGGTCACTACTTTCTTGACGGGGCGCATCCCGCTGAAATAAAACTTCTTGATCCTAGCCCACCTGCGCCCCGTCCACACATTCACAGGACGGGTCATGTCGTAAAAGGTGTCCGGTTTCAAAACGACACCTGAAGGCGCCAAATCCCCCAGTGCTACCAGACCTTCATTCGTAAGGACCTTACCGGTGCATCGGCAACACTTCCCTAATCCCGTGTCATCACCAATAATGAACCGTTTCATCATGACCAGATGGAGAACGCCTTGTACCTGATAATAGCGCAAGGACAAAGGATGTTCTGTTCCATCAAACCCGGTGAACGTGTCCTTCAGGTGTTTGGTCTTCCTGAGTGTAAGGTCCGTTCGTTCCCGGATTGATTTGAGACGTTCCAACACCTTTGTCATTTGATCGGAAGACATCAGCGGCACCTCTGCATGTATTTGGTACGGATCAAACCCCCCCTAGCAGTTAGATACCCGAAAAGGTCAGGTGAAGAAGTGGAAAACGATACGGCTCATGAGAGACCCGAGATGGAATTCATTCGGGTTCGTAGCGAGGATTTCCCAAAACCGGTGCCGAAGGTAAAAGGACCCATCTCCGGATTTCAATTCGGGATGTGTTTTTTCAACTTCCTTGCCGTGAACAGCAAGGGTGCTGTTCAAAGCATCAAGAAGAACTTTGGCCATATCCGTCTGTTCCCATCGGGCGGTTTCCTTGAATGCCTTATCAAGGGCGTTTTCGCCCCCTCCACCGGGAAGAACGATACCGGACCTGGACCATGCGGGAGTCACTCCGGCCGCTATTGTGATTTCCCTACCGATGGACAATGAAGTTTTGGCGTCGGGCGCCAGTCCCCAATCCCGAGATCGGTCATAGAAGACGAAATACAGGTATTGCAAAGAGGCCGTAGGTAGACCCGCTTTGGTGGCAGAAAGGGTCAAGACACGAAGAATGGGTTTGCCCTGGGACAGTATAACCTTTTCCCAATCAGAAGCCACGTCCCGAAGCAGTTTTTTTTCTTCTGCCCATTCCATTACTTGGTTCCGCCTTCAACGTCTACCACAAGACGACCTGGCCCGTCTACCGTTAGGATAGCCCCTTGGTTGCCCTGAACGGCCTTGACGCCCCCGAAAGCGGATAAGACCAGGTTCCAACCGGGAAGGGACAGATGACCCGTCTTACGAGCAGCGGGGGACGGCGCCGGAGTTTCCAAAGCCCGTAATCGGTCCGCTACTTTCAAGAAAGGTTCCTGGCCAAAACCTAAAGAAGCAATAGCTTCAAGGGTCCGTTCGGCGATAATTCCGTCAACCGGACCACAGTTCTTTCCAAGACGGTGGAGTTGCGCCTGGACGAATCGTTTGTCCGAATCCGATCCCTTCCAAACCCCGGCATCCGCCTGTGCCGACGCACACATGGAAGGCCATGCTAAATGCCCACGGCCTTCGGCCATGAGCCGATCCCCGACCATTTTCCAAGGGCCGAGAAAAAAGAATCTTTGGTCCCCGGAACCCGCCACAGGCCATCGGAGCCACGGGGTGAACCCGAGGGGCACGGCAAACCCCCAAAGGGCGTGTAGGGCAACCTGGGGGTCCTTAACATCATTCCTGACAAGGGACATGCGGACTTCGCGACCGGCCGGGGCCAAGGACAGAGGATCACCTTCGTCCGTACCGGATTTTGGCCCGGACAGGACGAGTTTCCACTTAGCGGCCCCGGACGCCTTTTCCAACTTCAGGATGGCTTCCGCCATATCGGGAGTCATAAGAAGCCCCCGGGTGTTCGTCAACTGTGTCCGTTTCCGCATGGGATCGTTACATCCCTTTGTTCAGGAGCATCATGATCTTATCAAAGATGAAATCCCCAAGGTCCTTCGGACCAAGATCGTTAAGAACATCTTCCAGGGACGGGATATCGTAAGCCTTTTGGGGGGCCCTCACCGAAATTCTTCCTTTCAAGTTCCCCCTATAAAAGTGACGAAACATTTCCAAGGGAAGCCAGACAGTGAAATTCTGGGGTGCCCCGTCTTTCCTGGCCAACGTGAATTCCAAAACCCAACCGATAGGGGAAGTTTCTTTCTTAAGCCCATCCGTATGGATACTTTGCAGTAAGCGTTGGACCAAGTGATTCGCCGTCTGATTCATGAGATTTAGTGCCAAACCAAAGTCTTTCGACTTCAGTTCTCTGCCGTTGTCTTCATAGGATCCCGGTTGGGCAGCTTTCTTCAGGAAAGGAACAAGTTTCGCCCGCATCTTCGGGTTATCATTCGCCAGTTTGGTAATACGTGCTTTGTCCATCTTTCGGTCTCCTCAATAGGCTTAAACTAACCACACCTTCTTCCGCAAGGGGAAAGGCATAGAACGAAAACCGTCACACGTCAACGAACTTCCCCCAGTCAAAATCCGGGTTCGGAAGCAGTTTGGGATGATTTGCATATCCGAAAGGATTGCAAATGAATCGGGTTTCGCAAAGCGTAAAATCGTGGGAATCATGCGTGTGCCCATAGACCCACAATTTTGGTCTGTTTTCAACGATTACTTTGTCCATTGGGCAGACGAAGAAGGGTTGGAGGAACGACCCTGTCCAATAGGATGCTGATCCCATGGATGTCGGGATATGATGCGTGATCACCACATCGTCGGGACGGACGGTTTTCCGAAGGAAAATCTTGGATTTTCGGTTGGCCTCCCACACCCATCCTCCCAACCCCTTGATATCGCCAAAGTCTGAAAAATGACCGGCCCGGATACGTGCATCAGGAGTGTCTTCAAACCAAAGAGTGCTTCCGACAAATCGTTGCCCTTCCATGGTGACAGTCTGGTCATCCAGTACGTGCAGGTTAGGGAACTCTTTTTCCAGCTTCCTGAAACTGGCCAATACGGTCCGACGATCAGACCCGTAAAATTCATGATTCCCCAAAACCAGGATGACTTTGGGCCATACGTCACAACAAGCTGGAACAATCCTAAAAGCGTCCTTAGGCGGAGCTAGGTCTCCAGCAATAATCAGGACATCGGCGTCCCCCGCCTTCTTCAACTCTTCAATGAAGGATATGCCAAGATCCTTATGGAATTCAGCATGGATATCACTGACTATTTGCAGAATCATAGGTGTCCTCCTAAAGCACCCTACCCGTTTTGGACGAAACCCAAACGATATCCAAGTTGTGGTTCTGCGCGAAGGCTCGTCCCTCGGTTTCGTTGAAACGGACGACAACGACCCCATTTTCGTCCAGGGCGTCAAAGCCCTTGAGGACAGTTCCTTCCCGAACAACCCGAAGGGACCGAATCTGGTTCAACGGAACGGGAAGTGCAAGTAAAGACGCCGATGTTGATGGCGGGGGCTGTGTTGGGGGCGTGCTTTGGCCAATCACCTTGGCAAGGTTGTCCGAAGACATACGAAAATAGGGCGTATCAGCCCAGACAAACCCGTTTGCCAATTTGTCAGCTACTTCAACCCGGAACTGGGTCCACGTGACCAAACATGTGGTCGGAACGGACCCAAAGCCCCCACTCCCGATTTCAAGCTGTTCACCAAGACCGCGCCCGGTGGCCTGCCAATACTGCTGAAGATTGGGGTTTTCCAATCGCACCGCCCACGGACGGGTTTTGGAAGCAATACGTTCCGCATCTGCCAAGGTTAAAGTAGCCATGCCAAATGAACCTTTCGTGTTTATTCGTCCCCACGGCAACTACCGAATCAAAGATTTTTCCAAGCCGGGAGATTGGTTCGTTCGTTTTCCGGCTTGGAATTAAAATGCCCCCGGTAGTCTATACATGAAACGACGGGAATGAATCCCGCCAGATAAAAAGGAGACGAAAATGAAGAAAACGAATCTTTTGACAGTGCTGGTGCTGGTCGTCCTCGTTCTGTCGGGTTGCGGTTCCAACCTGACGTTTGGGACGTACCTGGAAGACACGGAAACCGACGGCGACGCGGAAACCGATACGGAAGGGTTGGAAGGTGACGTGACCGAATCCGGGGACGTGACCGAATTCAACGAAAACGAAAACGAACAGGAATCCGATCTGGCCGACGGGCAGGAAACCGAAAACAGCGACCAGACCGACAACCCGGAAAACAGCGATGTTACTGAAAACACGGACGAATCCGAATATCTTCCTTGCGGCGACGATTCCGACTGTGACGACGGCAACCCTTGCAACGGTATTGAAACCTGCTGGAATGACGGTTTCTGCCGAGCTGGGGAACTTCTTGACTGTGACGACGGGATTGCCTGCACGGGTGACGTTTGCGACCCCGTTTTCGGTTGCATCCGAGTCCTTCAGGACGACCGATGTGCCGACGGTGATTTCTGCAATGGCACTGAAATCTGTGACATCACGCTTGGTTGCGTAGCCGGAACTGACCCCTGTGACGATGGTGACATCCTGACCACCGACATCTGCGACCCGACTTCCGATACCTGTGAACACCAACCGGCCAGCATGTGGACCGATACCGAATCCGGCCTCACCTGGATGCGCTATCCCGACAGCGGCATGACCCCGCAGGAGGCGATTGACTTCTGCTACAACCTGAACTACGGCACCACGGTCGGTGTGTGGCGGTTGCCGACCATTGACGAATTGCGGTCACTGGTCAGCGGTTGCCCCAATACGGAACCCGAGGGATCCTGCCCGATCACCAACGAATGCAATGCCCGGTACGAATGCGGTTATTCCGTTGAATCCTGTTCGTGTCCGGCCTTTCAGGGACCGACGGACGGTTGTTACATGCCGGAAGAACTTGAAGGCGGCTGCCAGACCCGTTACCTTTCTTCCACGCCCGTGTCGGACGTGTCTGGATTCGTGTGGAGCTTGAACCACACCGATTCCGCCATCGGTTGGGTTTCCCTGTCCAACAGCGGTCTGGTCCGCTGTGTCAAGGACACGGTCCCGGAGTGACGGCACCGATCATATGGGCAACGAGGGTCCTTCCTTCACGGGAAGGGCTTTTTTGTCTAATGGTCATAGGAAGCGGGGTAAAGTGAACGGGGGAGGGACGGGAGGACATTAACGAAAGGAACCGTTTATGAAACTGTCAACTCCCTATTCCTTCGCCCAAGTGGAACCCAAACCGAAAAAGTCAGAAGACGAAGATGTTCTGGTGATCAAGGTTTCAAAACTAACCATTGAATATTCGCCGGATACCGATCGTGAACAACTGCATTCGGTAAAGAACGTCGTTTTTGAACTTTGCGGGAACGCCCCGGAAGTGACGATCAAGTCGGGCGATACCTATTTTTCAGCCCGGTATCAGTTTAACCCCTAAGCTGTGGGCGTCAAAAAGCATGACGTGGTAGCATTTCCGGCACACCACTTGAACCAAAGGGCGGCCTTTTTTCAAGGCACCTTTCACCTTCACGTCTGGAATGTCCGGGACAATAGTTTCCAAGACTTCAAAATCATGTTCTTTTCCGCATACGGGGCACTGGATAAGTTTGTGCTTCAAAGCATCTTTCACTTTTTTCTGCGAAAGGGTGGTCGTCATCACAACCTCCGTGTTCAGGATGTTCATAATATGACACATCGGGTTGAAGATGTCAAGCCTTCCGAAAAAGGGCTCTGAAAGACTTGAAGGAAGAACAGGTTATGGTATATGGTTTTCCGACGTGTCTGGATTCGTGTGGAACCTGAACTACACTAATGCCGCCGTCAGTTTGAATTCCCTGTCCGGCGGCGGTCTCACCCGCTGCGTCAAGGACACGGTCCCGGAGTGAACTGGTCTACAACGCGGGGTAAAGTAAACGGGTCCTCTGGAAAAGGGGACCCGTTTTTCGTGTCTTAAAAAGGGTTCCTTTTCATGAACGATGACCCCGTCCGCACCAAAGGGAAATTTCAAGTCCTTTTTGAAAAAGGGAAAAAGGGAAGTCCCGACTTCGGGTCCTTAGCTGGTGTGCAAGCGGGCGATTTCATTAGTTGGATTGAAAATGGAACTCAGATGGCGGAAGTAGACAAAGTGGTCGGAACAAAGTGGTCCCGACGGTTCAAAACCAAGGCAATGACTTATCGCCAATGGACTGTCAAGAAATCCTTGACTGTTGACATCAAAGACATTACGGAAGCCCTTCGGCTTCTGCCGGGGGAAGAACCCCCGAAACGATTTGAAGACATGTTTATGACGGTTTCCGTCCAAACCACCAGATAGGAGCAGCCATGCAGCCAAGAACAAATATGCAACCAAGAAGAAGTCTGAATCCGTCTTCCATCAATTTTTCCGGTCAGCAAGATAACGGAGCCACCTACGCGCCACATTCAAGCTGCTGGTCCGGATGGTCATCGGTTTGAACAGTCTTTCCGCTACTTCCAGCAGTTGCCAGTCGTGCAGACCAATCATATTGCCCCGCAAACCGGTGTCGTAAGCTAAACCCAAGTCGTTAGTCATCCGCACGACTCGCCAACGTTCCCTATCTTTGCCTAATCGGTCCCAATCAACATCCAGGCGATCTTTTCGAATTACTTCTTCGGCCCGGTCACTTTTGGGGTCCTTCGTCCGTCGCAAATCCAGGGTGATGGTTTCAGGCTCCTTGAGTTCATAGTGTTTGCCCAATTGAATTGACCTTGTCAGAAGCTTCTTTAGGAAAGGGTCGTTTTTATTCCCATTCCATTTTTTTAGGATTGGGGCCAGTTTTTCAACCAGAAAATCCGTTGCCTCATCCGGATCCGAACCGGTCGGAATTTGAAAAGACAGATCAAAATTGTAAACAGGATCGTGGTTGCTGACCCTAATTTTCAGGGCTTCATCTTCATCTTCCGTTTTCTTAGCGTAGAAGTAGGCCGAAGTTTGTCGCATGTTGTTGGAAACCGTGGTGAATGACACGTCAGGCACCAACCGTTTCAGTCTATGAATGGCATTTTCGGCTATTTCCCTGTAGGACATACCGTAGCCCTTTTTTCCAGGTAACGTTGCGCAACGACTTCCGCTTGGCTGACAACGATTGCGGAATCCCAAACGCCATGGTTTTCAAGGTATTTCCCGGCAGCTTCCTTGGCGGCCTTCTTGGTTGACCATGACTTTTCCGTCAATAATCGTCGGTATCCGCGGCGTCCCAACGCTACTTTCCACGAACCCGTGATTTCCAACGTGTTCAGGTCGTAACGGGCGGGTTTTCCGTGAATGGCTATGCGACGAACCTTCCCGTCTGGCCAACCGCCGGAAAAACGTTCAACCAGTACCCCTTCTTCGTCAATGATGTCGGCTTGGACCGACATTGGAAACCGGTACGCTTCCAACGTGTCTTTGGCTACCCTAATTGCCTCTACTTTTGGAAAATTTTCTTCACTGATTTCAGGTTCTTTTCTTTCCCGAGTAAGGATGATCTTGAACATTTTTGTTGCTGCGGAATGTGCCCCGAGAGGCTTCCAATCTTCGTCGGTTTCAACGAATCTTTCTCCCTGTCTTATCACCCACTTAGGAATGGCTTTGACACGATCAACCAACCCAGCAAAGAATTTTTTTGCACTGTGTTCGTCATTCCAGTGGCGAATGTTCTTTGCATGCCGCAAAAGAGAGGGATCCCCATGAAGTACGGCTACATCAAAACCTAACCCCTCTGGATTCTTGATCAAATACAAAAATTCACTTTTATTCATGGATTCCTCCAAACCTTTAAGCCCCCTAAAGGTTTTTTCCAAAACCTTTCCATTGACGGCTTGGAAAAAGTTCCGTTCCGGTAGTCTATACAAGAAGGAAAGGAACACCATGAAGAAATTTTCAGAAATCCCCCAGTTCACCCAGACTGCGGCATACAGTCACAATGTTGACTGGAGGTCTTTAGAACACAATATTGAGGACTACATTTCAACATACGGCCTTCAGATGAACCCTGATTTCCAAAGGGGTCATGTCTGGACTGAGGCGCAACAGGTTGCCTATGTTGAATTTGCCCTCCGAGGAGGGAAGTCGGGCAAGGACATCCTGTTCAACCATACTGGTTGGATGAAGTCCTTTGAAGGGGAATTCGTCCTCGTGGATGGACTTCAGAGGATCACTGCCGTCCTTCGGTTCCTCCACAACGAAATCCCCGCTTTCGGGCGGAAGCTTTCCGAATGGGAAGGGAAGCTTTCCTGGGACATCGGGTTTGTGTTTCATGTAAACGACCTGCCGAACCGCGCGGCGGTCCTTCGGTGGTACTTGGAACTGAATACGGGCGGCGCCCGCACGGGTGCAGGCAACCGGGACATCGGAGGGGAAGGGGTTCAGCAATCCATCCTGAAGCTCCTTGAAGGTCGGAAAATCTTTGTGCCCGTAAATGTCACACAACACTGGAACAAGCATGACTTCGTGGAAATAGACACCTCAAACATCCTGTTCATATGTGCTGGTACGTTCACGGACGCCCGGGAAGAAACCCCAGCGTCGGGTCTTGGATTCGGGGCTGACGTGACGGAAAACCGAAAACCGGCTCGCCGGATCACCCACGACAAGTTGGTGGAAGCTGGTATGATCGCCGAGCTCCTTGGCCGTCTCCCTGTAGTGGTCCAACTGGACCATCTTTCTCCCGAAGACTTGGCCCGAATCCTCGTAGAACCGCCGGATTCCCTGGTTAAGGAATACAAGAAAATTCTGGAAATCCAAGGAGTATCCCTTGACTTCACCCAAGAAGCAATCTTGGAAGTAGCTGAATTTGCCGGCAAGCGAAAGGTCGGCGCCAGGGGTCTACGTGCCCTCCTGGAAGAGGTGCTTCAAGACACGATGTTTGACGCCCCCGAAATGGAAACAAAGACCGTTATGATAACACCGGAGATGGTCACTGAACGCCTGAAAAACTTTGATTCGGGGATGTCGGAAGAATAACCGGCACCCCATTACGCACCAACCCAAAGAAAGGGAAAGAAACATGTCAATTGGAAACGATCTGTGGTACACCGGAAAAGCCATCTGGTTGGGCTTTCTGGCCATCCTGGTTATCGTCATCCTGTCCGCAGTGTTGCTGGTCACGAAACCGGCATTCCTGTGGGGGGACCGAATCATCACCAAGACTTCCTTCCAGTACACGGAAGGCAAGGCACAGGAAATGCTCACCTTGTATTCGGACTGGACCGGACTCGGATCTAGGATCGCAGGTTCAACCGATCCGAATCTGATTAACAGCCTGACCCTGCAAAGGCAGGCCATCAAGATCCAGATGTGCAACATGGCACAAATTGCCACTACCAGCGATGCCGTTCCCGAACCCGTACGTTTCGTCTGTGGACGATGAAAGGAAGAAACCTATGAAAACCGTACCGACAATTCTTGGAATCCTGTTCGTTCTGTTGTTGTCTGGTTGTTGGGATAACAGAACATCCAAGCAGGAAATGCTGGACGCAGAGAATGTGGACAAACAACAGCAACAGTATGCCAAAACGCAACCTATTCCGTTCTTTGATTACAGCCGGGAACGGCAGGTGTACGTTCAAATTTATCAAGCCCGCAACCGAGCCGTGGCTACCCATTCCGTGTGGCGAGGTGACATGAGCGTCATTGAAGGGGACTGCCCGTCCATTGGATTTCCCATCCCGTATGATGTCCAGCTTTCCAACCCCCTCAAGATTGCCCAGCAGTACATTGCGGGAGGTTACGCAAATGGGATTGTTGAGCAGCCTGAACCAAATGGCCTGTATTCGTCCAAGACGACTTCGGCAACGTGGGTCATGTGTGTCGTCCTTGATCAGGGGATGGCCAAGATTGTGCCAGTGTACGTAGAGGGGAAGGTTACGGCTTACCCCTACCCCGTCAAGGTGGACTACGAAAAGAACCGTGTCGTGAAGGCGGAAGATGCCAGCCCAAGCGTGGTCATCACGGAAAGGAACGAATAAACGACGAAAAAAGGCCCCTGCCGGGAAACTGGCAGGGGCCTTCTGTCAAAGCGGGATCAATCACACTTTCGGGGTCTTTTTCTTGCCAAACGTCCGGTACAGAATCGTGCTAAGGGCCAGAAGCAACACAATGATGGTGCCATAAGTACCGTAACCCGCACCTTCCGCTTCCGCAACCTTCACAACCTGTTCAACATTGTCAGGAACCTTAATAGGGGTAGCGTCCGCCGTTGCGGCAGGTGCCGGTGCCGTCACAGCATCGGTAGCCGGAACTGCCGGGGTAGCAACCGCAGCATCCTGGGTTGCCGGAGTATCCGCAGCAGGAACCGCTGCCGGGGCGACATCAGTCGCAGGGGCATTGGTTGTTGCAGCGGGGGCAGCCACCGTTGCAGGAACTGGCGCCGTCTGTTCCGCATTCACCACCAAAGCGGATGTGAACAAGACCAGTGCCACCAGGACCGTCATAGCCAGCTTCTTCATTCCTCTTTCTCCTCAGTAAAAGAAATAGCCCCAAGTTTAGGCGGGGTGTCCGCCCTGTACACCTTGGGTTTCCCGACCATGTCCAGTTGCTCCTGGATATGCCGTCGTTCCTCGGCGGTCAAGGCCGGATTGATCAATGCTTGCTTAAGCTTCGTCTTCCATTCCTTGTCGTGCTTCGCCCGAAGGGCCAAGTCAATGTCCTGTCGCTTCAAAAACGGCATTACACGTCTCCCTATTGGCGTTCTAACGGACTCGGCGTCTTGTAGAACCTCAGAACTGTTCCGTCATCAGTGACATCCATTGTAAAGGGGCCATAACCGCCTTCGTCTGCCCCAAACATCCCATTCAGGACGCCTAAGAATCCCACCTTTGGACTTTTCCCGTCTGGTTCCCCCGACACCTGAATGGTTGGGTGATTCGCCATAGCAGCGTTGCACGGGAAACGTGTTTCAACCAGATTTGAAACGGCATCCTGATCCAACAAAAGTGCCTCATTGAGAAATGCCAGCACTTCCTCAACGGAAATCATCTTCTTCAACCCATTGACCATGTTCACTTACCTCCAGCTTGCGGCATCGGAGCAAGAACGGGCGTCGGGTTTAACGGAACTGGAGCAGTGACCGGAACATACGTGAATCCCGTCGTGGAAACCGTCTTCAGGTCGTATTCCTTGAGCCCCGTGCAAGGATTTTCCGACGGTTTCTTGGTGAAATCGCAAACCACGGTAAACCACTTGCCATCACATCCGATCAGGAATTCACCGGTCGTGGTCGGTTCAACGGAAGTCCCTGCCTTCTTGATGATGTAGGCAGCCCCGGCTTTCACATCACCGCTTTGGAAGCACGTCAGGCCCATTTCCGTCAGGACCTTCTGGTTACCAGGGTTCGTGAAGTAATCCACCGTAGCACATCCGGTAAGAAGCATCACGACCACAAGAACGATTGCCGAAAATAGCTTCATCTGTTCATCCTCCAATCAGTTGTTGTCAGGATACACCGCCAACTGCACCCAAGGATCAGGTGCTTGACGGCCGAAACCGCGGAACATCGGATGGCCATCCACTCGGTAACGATCAGCGGCCGCCCATGCTTCACCATACCCGGAAGGACCTATGATTCCATCCAAGGAAAATCCCTGGTACGAAACAGCGGACCCGCGGATACCGTAAGTCAGGATAACCATCTGAATTTCATCGCCTTCAGACACCGTACGAATGTTGTCCCCTTCTTCTACCTGTTCAGGGAAGTTTCGGACAAGCATTGCTCGGCAAGCCAAGACGGAACCCTTCAGGACCGGGTGACTCGCTGCCGGGAAGGTGTCCGCAACCCAATCCAAAGGACCGCCGGGGTTCGGACCTCCAACCATGTAGGTCGCCCCGCCGCCTCGGAAAATACGGAACTGGCGAATACCGTCAGGGGCCGTATCTGCATTGTAAGGCGTGAAGTCCGTAATGCAGGTGTACCCGTCCGACAAGGCAACGGTCAATCCCGGTTCTCCAGTGAACCTGTCAAATTCTTCACCGGCGGCCGCCATCGGCATAACTGTCTGTACGGGCCTTGGACCCGCCGGACCTGTCTTGACCGCCGACGCGTCATCCCCCAAGGGATTTTCGCACAAGAACTCAAAGTCCTGAAGGATCGCCCCAAGAGGCAGCCGTTCCGTCATGCCGGTCAAACCAATTTGGCTAGTGCCGTTACCAGCATTCACCATCACGTCGATTCCACCAACCAACTCTGACCGGGCCGTTGAAACAAATGGCATCGGATGGTCGTTGGACGGAATAGCTGACCGCATATAAACCAACTGTTGGGCTGACTGGTCTGGTGCGGTAGCCCCAGTCAAGTAGAACATGTCTACTGCCAACTGGATGCCATCCCCTTCCGAACCGACAGGAACCGACACAACGGAAAAACTGTCGTCACCAGGGGTAAATGCCTTGACTGACTTGTAAAGGTCAGCATGGTTGTTGATCTTGGTTACCAGATTCGCAATAGTGTGCGTCATGCTGCCGGTCCGATGAGCTACCTTGATATCAGGATCATTGACGGTAACAGCGGTGAACGTCTGGTTACGGAACACACCGATACGAAGGGTACGGGTGCCCGTATCCAAAGCTCCGGTTGAAATGTTGTGTGCCCACACAGTCACCGTATCCGCAGCCGTAACACGACCCGTGAAGATGATGTTGTGGTTCGTTCCCGTCAGGTCTTCAATCAACACGGTATCCCCGGTAGCCGCCCCAGTGAAAGTCAAGGTCGGGGTTACGGCGGCGGAATTGTTGGCCAACACATGTGTATCTGCGATAGCCAAGTCCCGCAACAGATTGTTGTTCCCGGAAGCCAAAGGCCACGTGAACGGAGAATCCAGAACATGAATCCACCGGACGGTGACTGTATCCGCAGCCGAAACCCAACCGGTACAAAACACAGAGGGATTAGACGGAACAATGCGGTTATTGATGATCGCAGCATCCCCAACCACGGCGCCCGGAACACTGACCGTCATATCAACAGTCCCGCCATACGGGACACTGACGGTTGAATGGGTGCTGCCCCGATCATAGAAGACCGTGGCCGAAGTGCTGTCAACCCGGAATATTGCTTGTGCAGCTTCGGTAGCCGTGAGGCCCCCACCAGTTGGGTCGGTCAACCAAGTGAAAAGATCAGCCCGATTCGCATCGGTAGACCCGTAAAGGTTGACCCAAGTGTCGTCCAACAATCCGAACCGGATACGAATGAAGGTCTTGTCGTCAGGGTTCCACCGGGTGTTATCCCTGGCAAACACTTCCATGCCAGCCCTGGACGGGTTGTCCTTCTGTCCTTCCGTGAAAGCCCTTGGTACAAAACGGCATTCAGGCCAAGGATCCGACTTCGGATACTTCCAAGGCCACGGGGGCTGAACCCCCTCGTCCAAACCCCTGAATCCAACGTCCAAAGGCGTCCCTGGTGACAGGGCACCGCCAATCTTGCCGGTCCCCATCGTAGTATAGAAATCCATGGAAGCAAGGACTTCAAAAACTCGGGGGTTCGTGATTTCCGGCACGAATACCCCATATGGATCGTATTGCTGGATCGGCGTCATCAAGACGCTTTCGTCATGGGTCGTGATCTGACCATAACGGGCGGCCCAATCCGACCAAACCGCCGTATGCGTTCCGTCCTGCCGCGTGAAGTAAGGATCGCCTTGATAAGGTGTCCGATTTGCCGCCACGTAAAAGGCGTCATTTGCCTTGGCGGGAGCAGGAAGGATCATGTGAATGTTGGGAAGTTCAACCGACTGACCGTCGAAATTTTCCCCACCATGCCCGTTGTAATGGCGGATCAAAACGAAGTTGTTCTGGTTAATGAAGCCTTTGGCGAAACCGAAGGCTTCCAGTTCGACAACATAGTTGTGCGCTTCAAAGGTGTCACCCGTGCCAGTCCAACTAAGGGCCTTGCTGATGTCAATGGCGGATTCCGGGATGATGTAGGTGTGATCATCCGATTCCTGAGTAAGGTCCTTTGCGCCGTCCTGAAGGATGTACAGCGTCTGCTTGTCCCCATCAACCCGGAGAAGGTTCGGGCAACAATCGTCTACCATCTGCCAACGGTTCGCTTCAAATGTGCGTCCGGCGCGGGTTGTGAAGTCGGACCGGTCAAACACGCCCAGGATACGGGCGGGGCCAAGGTACGGCGGAAGCTGAATACCTTTCAAACCCTTGCCGAAATCCGAAGAATTGACGGCTGCCAAGTTGGCAATGACTTCTGGTGCGTAAGTCCGGGCAGGGTCAATGTCAGTCGTTTTGCGTCCAACATAACAGGGAAGTTCGTTTTCTTCTTTCGTGATGGTGGAATCTTTCCCGTAGTTGGCCGGCCCATGCGTACTGGTTCCGGACGAAGCTACAACCAACAGGGTCTTGATTTCACTGTTGGAAGTTTCCCCGCCGATGATGTTGAAAACATCGGCGTTCACGTTGGTTGTATCGAGGAACAGATGGTTGATGCCGGGCAGAAAAGGCCCTGCACCTTGACTAAGGTCGACGTAGAACGGGATATCCTGCCGTCCGAATCGGGGCATGTATTCCGTCGGGACAACGTAGGCAGTTACCTTACCGTTGGTCGCTGCCGTGGAACCCCCGCCTGCCATGAAGGTGTAAAGTTCCAAGGAATCCTTAGCTGTTCCGGCGGTCGCCGTCGGATACGTGTATGGACCCATCAAACAATGGTTTGCAGCGAATGCAGACGCGATATAAACGGGGGGCCAAGGTCTCGGAACGGTGTTTGTCATCAGCGGCATGGTCTTCAAGGTCATTTCCCGATCCCTAAAGGGACGGAACACGACGGTCTTGGAACCGCGGTCGAAGAACAGTTCGCTTTCCCGGTCGATTTCAGTCCAACCGACCAAATTGCCGCCCCAGTTCGGCTGACTGGTTCCGGTACCGCCCGAAGGATCCCCACCGGCGTTCCAACCCAAGGAAGAAAGCCGATTCCAAAGCTGGACATGCACCGCATCCCAGAAGGTTTCATTGGAAGGCATGCCGGAAGTGGCGGCAAACGTCGTGTCAATGGACGCTGGATTCTGACGGAGATACGCCCCGGGAGATGTGTTACTCCCCTTCAAGGCAAACCGGCAGAAGTTGTCGGGAATACGGGTTTCGGCGCCTCGGCCAGGATGGTAAAGAAGAGACAAGCTGACAATTGCCTTGTTGTCCACAAAGGCGGTGCCGGTGCCGTCTCCAACCGTGTCCTGAATGGACAAGTCATAATTGGTCCCTGCCCCTAACTTGTCCCGCAGCCACGGGTGATCGGGAGAAACAATCTGCATCCCCGAAACGACAACGGGAGGATTCCAAGGGGTAGGCGTATCCATGGCCAACTGCCCGCCAATGTCGGTAAAGACAATGGCAAGGTCGGCAAAATCAGCCCCGGCGTCCGACCTGTCTTCAGAATTGTGTTCCGGGGTACGGAATTCAATGGCAACGGTTGCACCCGTCGCCGCATTAAACGTATCAAAATCGGCCGACAAAGGTCTTAGGACAAGATTGCCCGACGCCGCCCCGGAATTGATCGTGTACCCGGCTGTTCCCGCCCCGACAACCTGGAAGGCGCCGTTGTTATGACGGAAAACCGTGTCTCCGTAAAGCACCACGTAAAGTTCCGAAGAAAGACCCGTACGGTCACGGCCATTGTCGGTCAGCAAACCGTAAAGCGTCCGTAAACTACGCAGCACCGGTTCTGCAACGGCGGACGGATCATTGGCCATATCCCCCGAATCGTCAAGGCTGTACCACTGACCAACGGTGTCGAAATCAATGCCAACATTGAATTCAACAAGTTTGTTGAAGATGGCAGGATCAGAAGTTGCCGTATGCGCCTGGAAGTTGGTGACGGGTCTGGAATAGCGCATCGGCGCCCCCAAAGACCCAATCGGGCCAGGGGTCAAGATACCTCCAAGAGCAATGAAAGGATACTCAAAGGACAGATCCTTCCAGGGGTACATGGGTCCTACATGTCTTGCCGTCCGTGCCGTTCCGAGACCCTCAGGAACATGTTCAAACGCCCGCTCCCCATTAAACCGGATACTGATCGGGTGTTGGTTTCCATTACGGGCATCCACGACCGGATAACCGGATTTCCAGGCTTCCTTAGGCATCAGGAACCTGACGGCTCTGGTGGAACCGTCCCTGAACGTCCCTCTGGCACCTTCCGTGCCGTCCGCCCCACCGATGTGGAAGAGCAGAACAGAACCGTTGGAAAATGAAGTCGCCGTCGCCAGACCGGCAGTGTTGAGGAATCCACGTGGATTGAATCCAGGGGACACATCCCACTGAACGGTAGCGTCAAAGGTATCAATGGTGATCGGTCCGGGTGTTACGGTCGGGGCTTCATTGTCCAGGAGAGAAGTAATGTCAGGCTGGATTGCAGCAGCATCCGACCAAATAGTCCTGACACCATCGGGACCGTCCACGGGTTCGGTCTGGACCGGATGCGTTGCACCCCCCGCCCAAAGCTGGTCGACTTCGTGAACCGAAACACCTTGGGACACGCTGGCCCCGCCCTTCTTCCAAGCTGTATGCAACTTACCTGCCAGCAGGGATCCGACGTTGTGTTCCAGGATGCGGCCAAAGTCCCAATCCTGAGCATTGACAAACCGTCTAAGGTCAAGGATGTCGGAAGAAGCAATCTGATCGGAATACAGACCATCAGGACGTGTGTTGAAGAAACTGATCACCGCCCCCGCTGCGTGGGCGGAAACATCGGTTCCGAACCGGGCACGCCCGCCAGCCGGAACAGTAATTTTCTGGTTGGTGACATCCACGGCGGAAACCGAAAGGATTTCCCCGTCAATCACGAGAAAAGCTCCGTCCCAATTGTGGGACGTGTCGTCAATACCGGAACCCCGCAGGTTGTCGACATAGAAGGAAAACGCAACGGGACGACCGTAAGGGAAACCGACTTGAACGGGACCTGCGGGATAGGCAGACCCTGGATCAAATCCGTCCTGTGCATCAAACCCATCCTTCAGGGTTGGAATCGTCAGAACCCTGGCGCCCGTCAACGGATCAGGAAGACGTACGGTTCCAGGGGTCCGACAGAAACCCCCCGAATGGTTGGGGGAACCTGATTCCGACACGGCAACATAAGACGCCGAATCCCGCCGGAACACGGCACAAATCGGAATGGCCCAAGAATAGCCGTCAATCGTACCAAGGCTCTGCATAGCTCCCGAGGAACCGTCACCCGCACGCCACAAAGAGGTGTCTCCCAGTTCTTCCCGCATGTTGATGAACGCGTAGCCCTGGACAGGAGCCGTAGCAGCCCCTTGTCCGACAATAAGAGGATTTCCGAGACCGTCAGGATAGTTCACCAGATCAGCCCCGGAACCTTGCCCGACACCGCTGCCGTAAACGCGAATCCGGTATTGGATTTGAATTCGGGCTGTCGTGTCGTAACCTATGGTTGGATCTTCCAGGTCATCCGGAAGATTGGTCAGGCCGAATTTGGTATTGCCGTACTTCCAAATCTTGTCCTTGGACGGTTTGTTTGCAGTAGCAGGGTTAGCGTCAACCCTCGCCTGCCAGACTTCCAGGAACACGAAATCAACCCGAGCATCCGTGCCGGGAGGCGGGTTCAACCTGATGATGTTGGCAGGCTCTCCTCCGCCCCAAGTCAGGGGATCCAGATCAGTTCCGGCAACTGGAACAAGCCAACCATTGACGTTGGCCCAAACTACCGGGTTCTTTTCAATGTAAACCAGTTGGCCCCCGACAATACGAATGGCCGGATTACCCAGAACGAACATGTTGGACCAGTTTTCATTGAACTGGAAATCGTCCATGGGCCTGGTTGGATCGGAAATGAATCCCGAAGGCATCAAAGATTTGATCTCTTCGCGGAGATTTTCCCAATCTACCTGACCCGTAAGGTTCATTTCTGAATCAATGGGGGGCTTTCCGTTTCGCCATACAATCTGATTGAACTGACGAAAAACAGCATCAAGTGTCCGCGATACATCCGTTCCGAAGTTAGCCATTTGTCTGTCCTCACGCTACGTTTGCGGGGGTTATGGTTACTTTCCGTCCAGCTTTCCTTAGAACAAAACAGCCCAGTTGGCGATGAAAATCTTTGTGTCCCCATCATTCCTAAACGCAATTCGAATCTTGGTCGTCTTGGATGCGAAGCTGACGGGTTCAAATCTGGAAACTTCACACCAATGGGTTCCGTTGTCGGGAGAAATCCAAGCGGAAAAACCTACCGGTTCCTGATCAGGTTCCTTTACGTATCGGATAGCTGGTTCATTCAACCCGGTGGTTGCCCCGATATCCGATGCAATGTCTTCAGAAATCGTGAAATCAAGCAAGTGCCAATACAGCATAAATTCATCCGTCCCGGCCGGACCCGTATAAGCCGAAACATCAATTTCTTTGGTGATGAGCATGCCTGGGTGAAAACCATTAGGCCCCGCATCGGAAACATGCCAATTGCAGGCCAACAAAGCTGTATGCGTCGGCATCAGTCCCGGCAAATCGGGAGGGCTAGCTTCACGGCCCGTCTGCAATCTGGAAGGATAGTAAACCGGTGGGGTTATGCTGTTGTCCCTGAAGGTTTTGGCAAAATCGATGCCCCCTACCCCGGAAATATCATCTTCAACCAAGAAGGGATTGAAGAACAAATGACCGTACATGGGGAAGGATGCCAAAAGGTAAGCGAACGATTGCGAATTAACGTCAGGATCCGCTAAAGGGTCCGTGTTGCTGATCGGCCATACTTTGGAATCCGACGTAATAGGGAAATCAATCCCTTCCATGATGGGAATGACGAACCTGCCGTTGATGGCAGTTCCCCCGGTCCCATCAGACAAACCGGGGGTCCGGTCTACCTGGGTTATCTGGATCTTGTCAGGATCCGGCAACCCGGTACTGGCGAGAAATTCTTTTGCGTCAACTATCACCCGCATGGGATCACCTCATGTGAGGAAGTTCAAATTCAGATAAGTCGGAGCTGCCCAAGCGGCCAATGCCCCCCCAAACCACCCTACACCGCCAGGGCCCGCCAAGTTACTCAACTTGTTCGCCACGATAGAAGCCGCTGGCGGCGGGCCCCCGCCCCCGAACTGAGAAAGCGTCGTCGACCAGTTGCCGACGATATGTGGATGTCCTTCGGTTCTGACAACGATCCCCCAGTGATTGACACTGGACGGATCAGGAACGGCGCCCATGTCCCAAGTGGAATACCCGAAGGCATAGTTGCCGTTCATAAGGTTGTAGCCTTGACTTTCGTCCGTGAAAACCCCAACCCAACAATTAACCACATCAAACGTGTTCGGGGCTGTCATCGGGTTCAAGTTTGCATAACCAGTCATGACCAAGACGTGATTGCTGTTCATCTTGTTCAAGTCTGATGCCGCCAACGCACCGGGATCGGGCCGCTTCATCAGGCCGGCTTCACGGTCAAAAATGTGTGCGCCCGTGAAAATCGTTCCCGTGTACGGATCAAGTGCCTTGCTAACATCCCCAAAGTTGGCGAGTAATTCCAGGTTGTTGCCATCAACGGTCATGTAGCCCCCTTCGCAAAGGAGACCGGCTATGTCAAAATCGTTACCGACGCCACCCAATTCCAGAGCCCCAGAACCAGCAGGACCACCCCCGGACATGACAGTCCCGAGATGAATCGTCCCAGAAACGCGGTTCCCGGACGCGATACTTTTGCTTCCGACCACACGAATACCAACGGCATCCCCGTAATAGGTCACCGTGTTGGCGGCGCCGAAGGATGAATAAATTTCTTCGGCCAAGTCAAAGATGACGTTGTTTCCTTCTACCACGGCGTTCGTAGCGGCAACATCAATCCCGAGCAAGTCCCCGTAAAAATCCAACCGACTTTGAACAGGCGTGTATGCCCCGTGTGCTCCTGCCAGCAATTCCACCTGAACGGAAACGTGATTGTTGGATACAATCGGAGCAATACTGGAGGCCCCACCGACAATCTGTATTCCTATCTGGGGATTTTCCGTTCCAAGAGACCCCAAAACAATGGTCCCGCCCGTCGTGGTTCCAAGGATATCCAGTTGCAAGGTGTTGCTCTGCACACTGGAATTGGTGCAGTTCGTCAGGAGGATGAGGGTGACCGATTCCCCAAGGTCAGGGCTGGGAGAAGCCCCGCTTCCATGCACCGTTCGGGTCATCCAGAAGCTATTCCCGACTATCGTTGATCTGTCTCCGGTAGTCACACTCAAAACAGGCAATGCCGGATCAGACTTGTCGGGTTCCGTCGTAGAAGTAAAGCCCCCTACATTGCCAACAACATCGTAGAAACTGCCGGTAAGCGTCATAGACTGCCAGTGGTTGCCTTCTATGGTACAAATGCCCCCGTACACGGATCCCGTTGAAAGCTGGTTCCCAAGGATCTTCAAACCGGCGCCGCCCGTAACTTCCAAATCCGTTACGATATTGGCTTCCAGCGTAGAATAATAAGCTGCAGGCAACAGCAGGTTAGGAGTCCAGTTCTCCGACAGGTTCAGATATATACCAGAACCGGCGATCCGGGATGAAGTGGTGTTTCCCCGGACTTTGAAGTTGATGCCGTACACGACCCAAATGTCACGGTCTTGCCACGTCCAACCGCTTGTCCCGGTAGTCACAACGGCACCGTGCGGAGGAAGTCCCGTACCAATGGTGACATTATTGTTGTCTACCGACCCATCAAGGCCGGCGCAAAGGATACCCTGCTTGATACCAACATCGGTGCCGGTGTCCCAAAGGTTGTTGCCCGGATAAAGGAAAGGTCCCCCGTGCAACGGCGTTTCCTTGAATACGTCATTCAAAGCGTTTTCATTGACGGTTGTCCCGACCGCCCAAGGACCCACAACAACACCCGTATTCCAGGTTTCGTCGACGTAGTTCCGGTCAACGGTTGAATAGCAGATGTTGTTCGCCCAAATGCCGACATGGAAACCTTCAATCCGGTTGTCGACGATCCGGTTGTTGAAGTTGAACATTGCCGCGGCAATGTAGTCTGCCCAACTCGTGGACATCGGAAGCATGAAGTCACTGAAGATCCCGATACCGCAGCCCGTGACCCCAGAAACAGGTCCCGTAGCGACAGCCCAAGTCGTGACACCGTCAGTGCGGTGAAGAAGCATAGCGGCGTGACTGCCGGTTACGGTGAAACTTGCGGGCGGGGTAGGAGCCCCAACCCCGACGAACCGGAACACCCCGGCCCCGTTCGGATCGTCATTAGTGACGTAAGCATACACGTCACCCAAAGTAATGTCATGCGTCCACGGACCCGCGGCGTAAGCCACACGGATGATGGGAGGCCCGACAAGATAATGCACTGTCGCCATGGCGCCTTGGGGAAGCACGTGTCCGGCAATGGTAACGTTGCCGACATCAGCGTAAAGTTCCCACGACAAAGTAGCCGTTTCGCCTTGGGAAATGGACCCCGTCACTGGAGTCATCCCCTGCAGGGGGGATGCGTCACGAATGAAGGTGTTGCCTTCAATAACCGTGTCTTTAGTTGTTTCACTGGATGCAACAACCCAACCCCGGTACGTTCCAACATCTCCCATTCCGAAAATTACACCATATTCCCCTGCTTGGACGGTCATGGAATCACCAGGAGCCCGTTGGAATACAGTCACGCCGCCGCTTGTGAACTTGGCGGATTGATGCTCAAGTATGTAAAAGGAAACAGGTCCGGCAGCATCTTCAAAAAATTCAAGACATGGGGGACTGGCTGAATTGATCACCACGATCTTGCCTGGGGTTCCCGCGACCACACTGTAGGAAAACCCAGAAGGATCCGTAACAACAAGTGGAGCCCCAGTGACCGTGATTCCAACGACATCATCAGGGGACACGTGGTCTGGATAACCCATGAGGTAAGGGGTCATCACCCCGGATTCCATCAGGATTCCGAAATCCTCTACCTTTTCAACCCAGTTGTCTTCAAACCGACAATCCGTCCAGGTCGTCCCAGCAGAATACAGGAATCCCTGCGTCTGGCCATACAACCGACAATTCCGAATGACACATCGGGAAGACCCGGAACCCGTGTTTCCAAACAGCATGGAAGAAGGGGTTGGGGAATCAACCGCAAGACCATCATATCGGAAAGGAACACCGTCAAAAACGATGTCATCATGTCCATTAAAGTCAATCAACGGGTCTCCTACGTGAGCCCAAACGATTGCTTTTTGGTTAACGGACGCTACCGGATCATCAAACAATTCCGGGCACCCTTCTATCGTAATGCCGTCGGCTCCGAAAATAGTCTGTCCCGTTTCCAACGTCCTGCCGACAACATGAATGTACACCTTTGGTCCAGGAACACTGGTAGCGGGAAGGGTCGTAGCAGGAGGGTTCCTGATCACGCTGGCATATTCAACCGCAGCTTGGAGCGTGTCAAAACAAGGGTGATAGGTCGCCCAAGAACCGGAATACAAGGTCCGACCTACATAGAGGTCCACCCGCTTATCGATGTCAACAAGAGCAGCCTGCATGTCAGTTGACGTGAACACACCAGGACCGGTCCATCTTGCCATGGCAATAAGAATGTATTCAGGATCCGAAAGAGGGAAGCTGGTTGAAACTTTGACAGAACAATCAGACCCGTCCACGTACAACCATGCCGGTCTCGTGCTCCAGGTTGCCCAATCAATGGTTGAGGACCCTGCGGCAATCGTGCGTCGCAAACCTTGCCAAATCACCGTCAATGCGCCCCAAGTAACAGTCCCGGCCCCATTGTCGGAAATCGAGCCTGGCCGAAGTGTCCAGGATGAAAACAAATCTCCGAGATTGGCTTCGGTGTCAAGAGACGCGGAATCAGACAACGGAAACACCGTCACGGAACCATCAGCGTTGACCTGAAGTTCCGAATTCACAAATCGCAAAGTAGTCGCCCGCTTTGATGCCCCGAAAGTCGTATCGTAAGCGTAAGGGACACCCGCGTTACCATCCAAGGTATTCGGGAGCATGACTTCCCGGCGCAAAATAGCTACGCCTGGATGCAACGCACTTGGCGTGAAGGTAGCCCCTGTTGGCCAACCCCAACACCCGATCAATTTTGTAACCGGAGCGGCAGGGATGGAATTGTCTTCCATCACCATATGGTAACCGAACGTACAAGCTCTCCAATCGGGGGACGACTCAAAATTGGTCGGGGGAATTCCATCAGGTCCGGTGCCTTCAAGAATTTCCACAAATCCGGCGGGCGGGATACGGTCAGCAACCAACCCTTCCAGAATAATGGTCGCTGAAGCATCCCCAACCGTCTGTCCAACTTGAAGGGTGAACCATTCGCGCCAACCCCAGACATCGGTCTGGTCGGTCGTCGTCTGGAGATGGGAACCACCGCCACTGCATCCGCCCGAAGTGCTGCTCAAGGTTGCCGGGATGGAAGCTACACGGACACCAGTGCCAAGCTGCCCCTTTTCCATGGAATAAGGGACCAAGCACGCGAAAATGACCATTTCTTTGCGGGGGTTGTCATCCGCGCTGTAAACATCCCCGTCAGGGACGAAAGCACCGCCCAAAACGGAAGGGGCATGGGACAACCTGACGAAACCGTTGGCATAATCGATTTCCACATACTGGCGTTCACCCGTAACCGCCGGATCAATCAGGACTTCATCCGATTCAATTGGCCTTGACCAATCAGGAACAAGGATGTCCATCGTGGTGTAATTGATGTCCACGACGGCCGGAGGATACACGATACTTGATGCCGGCGGAATATTCGGGACCGTAACCGTCTTGACCTTGGCGGGAAACAACACGACCCTGAATCCCAGATCAAACATGCTGCCGGGGTCTTGTGCCAAATTCCCTATCAAAGCGGGAGATTCACCGGTGCCGAACACGGCCCTGTCAGCCCGTTGCGGGTGTGCCCCAATTCCATCGGTAGAAGCATTCCACTGGTTGTCAAGGCCAGTTGCCCCATCTTCCCTATCCGTCTTGCGTTCAATCCAACGGGGATCAATAACGTTCGTCAACCGGGCTGAATCCACCCGATCAAAATCAAAGGACGGGGAATCCCACAGTTTCTTGACGGGATCATGGACCGTGAATGACAGGACGATGTCATCAGGAGAACCCGTTGCAACGAAGAATCCTTCATCGCCCCAGAAAGGAACCCCAACGGCAGGGTCAACTTCTTCAATGCGCCGCAGGACAAGCAAGGTGACACTGCCACCGGGGAGACAACGTTCTACAACTTCAAACCAGCCTAACAATGAATCCAAACTGGCTCCGCGGTCAGGTGATGCCTGCCGGTTCAGAGCCGCCGCACCGACAACCTTGATGTTGACGACATGGAGGATATCCCCAACCAACGGGGCTTTAGCTGTCGGGCCAGCCACGGAAATAACCATACGTCCAGGACCGACATCATCCCAAGGGGGGGCTACTACCGTGTGTTGCAAGGTCCCGTCCATCTTCGTCTTTGGACGTGGGATAGGAAGACGGGGCATGTTTGCATATTCAAAGCCAACCCATGGCGTAGGCGTCCCTACCCCACCAGCAATCAACGGATCCAAGGACCCGTCAGACGCGAATGTGGCAGGATCCCAAGGCTGTTCACATTCCGTTGCAGATTTCCACATGAAATAAGGCATCTGCCCGTCCGCATTCAGGGCGCGTTCAGGCGGAACAACGGCAAACACCTGTTCTCTACCAACCAACGGGCCAGAACCTGGAACGGCAACCAAGCGAGTCGCTGCAGGTTCAAACAGCATGATGGAACGGATGATCTTGCCGTTGGGGGTGCCATAATAGGCCGACAAGCGCTTCCCACCGTCCAGAATCAATCCCGTGTCAATGTCAATGCCAACTACTCGGAAAATTTCCCAAAGAGCATCACTGGAAACGGGTTCGGCCGCCGTGCCTGATCCCGGAATAACCGTTCCCCAACCGAGTCCGCCAACGACGGCGCCCGTAAGGTCCCCAGGGGCTCCGGGATGAACCACTACGACATAGAGACCGCCATGGAAACGGCGATTGGGATCAGTCGTGTCGAGATCCGCATTGTCAATGCCGTACAGGGCGGCAACACTGGCCGTAAGCTGACCCCAAGGATTGGTAGCCCAAACCGTTGAAGTTCCGTCATCATCCTGGACGACGGTGTCCAAACGGAGGATGTCATTGGAAGCCCCGACTTCAACTTTCCACTGCCAGTTGACGTACTTCCCCTGCTTCAAGGTTGGCCCGACTACCGAAAAGGAAATCGGATGGCCGAGAAGGGCTCCGCCCTTATGGGCAAAGCGGTTCGTGTTGAACGAATAAGGCGGGAAATTGATCTCGGGCATGCCGGGACGCCCAAGATGTGATGTCTGGAACATCTGGTCCGGCGGAATCTGCGGGTCAGGCGCCAAGGACCCCTGCTGCAGGGACGAACCCATCCACCATTGGGAAGCCCAGGACCCGGAAAGTCCTCGGATGACATCCGCAGCCTGCACGACCTTGGATGCTGGAACCGTGGAAAATTTTCCGAAGAATTCCTGCCATGCTGTTTTTGAAGGACTCGTCGGAGACCGCAACAGGTCGGCGCCGAGAGTGTCTTTATCGGGATTGAATGCCGTCATTGTTCCTCCTGCCAAAGGCGAAGGCTATAATCTGTTCAACGGATTACGGATAGCTTCCGCCTAAAGTCTCCAATCCAACATGCCGTCCCGAAGGAGCAACTACCGTCAAGGGTTCAATCTGTGTCGGATGGACGATCTGGATGCCAACAATTCCTCGGATGGTCGCGGATGGCCAACCCGGTCCAAGGCCAAGGGGAAGGTTGTCATAGTTGGCCTGAAGGTCATATTCCCCGACCGTCATTTCGTCCATCATGACCTTGACCATAACAGGAACTTCCCAAAGCCCTACCCCAGATGAAATACCCCGCAACAGAGCTGCCGTCGGTCCAACGTTGGCTTGCACCTGACACCAGGTAATGCCGGTGTCGGGATCAACACCGTCAAGAGTATGAATCCCGGAAATCTGGCATCCTGCTCCGTCACGGCTATTGTCCTGTTTGGAAGGCCCGGAACCGTCCAGACGGCCAAGGTCCATCCAGGTCGTCAGACCGGGGATCTTAACCAAAATGGCGATCTTGGACCCATTCAGCAATTGACCGGGACCAGGCGCCCGCCAAGCAAAGTCGTCCAAGGACAACCCATCAATTCTGAAAGTCACGACAGATTGACCAACTACATCAACCGGCGGAGTGCTGCCAGTGGGGTCAGACCGGCTGAATCCGGCGTCAAAGCACCTGGACCAGGACCGAATACCGGTCAAGGCGGAATAGTCGTTCTGGGGAACGCCATAGACATCCGGGAAGTATCCGGTCGCGTAGTCCACGTTCGGATACTTCAGCAACCCCGCCGACGGCATCTGCCAGGAAACCCAATCAGCAATCGGAGGATTCCTGTCAGGAAGACCAGCTACCTGCAATTCTGCGTTGACCGTGGAATTTGCCAATGATTGCAACTGCTTCTGCAACTGCGTGAAACTCAAGTGGTTAAAGTATTCAACGTAATCCGTGAGACCGGACACGATTGGCAAATTGTCCCAAGGCGCCGGAAAATCCGTGGCATGATGGTAAAGACCAGCCCTCACAGGCAGGGGAATGATGCCACCAATCCAACCGCCAAGACCGGGACCCGTCAAGGCGCCCCAGACCGACTGAATGAAAGCGGGGGCGGTGGACAAATCAGCCTGAACCCTGTAACGGTAGACTTCGTCCAAGAACCGTTCCTGAACATCTTTACCGGGAGTGAACAAAGAAGGCCATGCAGGATAATGATGGACAATGGCGCCCGCCGGAGGGTACAAGACGGAAACCGGGTTGACCATGTTGCCGAATATCCCGCCATCTACATCCGTTCCGCCGCCATTCATATGAATTCCGGTTGAATGGAACAGGAGGTTTACGTCAGTCACGGCCCTGAGAAGCTTGATCCCTACCCCGTCCGCTGCGGAATTGTAAGGTTGCGTGACCTGGTTAAGGGTTCCCCCATCCACATTCCCAACATGCGCCAACGGACGCCGCAAATGCAGTCGAAGGCGGGCATCTGAAGAAAAGGCGGGCCATTCGTCATCCCCCGGAGGGTAGACATTGGCCGGGGTTGCCAAGACAAGAGTATCGGACGCGGTCGGTCCGTTGGCGTCACTGAATGGGGCACCCCCATGCGTGCCGAGATGCTGGAAATCTATTTCAAAGCGTCGTTCAGCGGACAACCACCCAGAACCCGAAGGGGGAACCAATGCACTGTATATGTCGTTACAGAACGGAGCTACGCCAAGGAAAGCGGGACAACCGTCGGAAACAACCGGCGGCATCTGAAGGTCCGTCCTCCAACAACCACGCCATGCACGATCAACGGTTGCATCAACATCAATGAACCAGAACCCAGGATTGCCGGCAGTACCGCCCGTCATGATCCTAGCGGTCTGATACCGAATGCCGGAAACCCACATTTGATCAACGCCGCCACCAACACCAACATAGTCACATGACGCTGCCGTCACGTCGGCCGGAACTACGATGTGATCCGCAACTTCCCCGCCAAGGAATACCGATTCCGTAATGGCGTGATGGAAAGCTGACGCGAACCCGTATCTCGGTGACGGACCATGTGGGGGTTCGTCAAACGGTGTCGGGGGGGTAATTCCGTCCCAATCATTGACGACTCCGGAATGATCCGACAGGAAATGGGCTCCGTGAACGGAATCAGGAACGGTAGCGTTCACCACCATCGCTTCAAAATCCCGTTCCGTTTTGAAATGGATCAATACCCAAGTCCCAAGGGCAGCAACCGGGGGGTCGCCGGCCAGGGCCGACAATCCGCCATCCATGATGAAGGTGTGACGGAACCTAGCGATCTGCCACGTGAAATTGTCCTGGGAGAAAGGTGGGTAGTTGCCGGCCGTATCAAAACCTGACGGTCCTGTAGTCCACAAAGCCGGATGTTCAAGCGGCGTGTAAGGGTTTTCCCCGGTAGCAGGAGTGAAATAACGTCCTGCTTCAAAAGTCGTCGCAGGGTTCGTACCCCGGGGGGTCCACTTCAGACCTGACCAGGAAGAATAGTCATCCAAAACCGGCAAACGGTAACGGAAGAAATTAGAAGGCACCGCAAGGCTTTTTCCAACATAGGGAACTGCCGTGTAGATCGTCGGCAACGGGAAAGCCCCGCCCGCCGTGTCATACGCGTCAGCACCAGCCCCGAGGATAGGAATGCCCCATGCCAAAATGCCGCCACCGGCATCAGGATCAGTCCCGAGACGCACCTGACCGGCTCCGGGCGCCGGAGCCCCGCCGCTGGCCCAATGCGCCCTGATTTTCGGCGTGGTCTTGATATGGGTGATTCCGTCAATCACGGATATGCCGGTGTGAAGTTCCTTCAAATCGTACTGGCCAGTGGCTTTGCCGGGGAAAGCAAAAGGATCTTCGTTACCGTCAGTATCGGTACCAACTTCAAAAATACCCCCAGGCTCACCGTCACAAGGAACACCGCCCGCACTGACGCAGGCGTCTCCTTCTACTATGCCCGTCCCCAACAGAAGGGCCGCCGGGCAGCGTTCAAGAATGCTTTGGGCCAAGAACAACGTTGTCCAATCCGTCCCTGCAGGATCAATCTGCGGGATGTGGATCAAAGCCAGGACACCCCTGTCAGCAGGATGCACGGCCCCGGACAAGGTGACAACGGGAGGCCACAATCCAAGGGTGTTTTCCCATGTCATGAGCCTGGAAGTCCGCTGGACGGTGCCATCAGAAAGAGTGAATGCACCGGCATGGCAAAGCCCGTTGCCAGCAGTTTTGAAAGGCAATCCTGCGATAGTCAGATTGTGGCTATTCCACATCCGGTCTGCCAGTATGTCCGAATTGTAGGGGGACAACGTGTCAAACGGAAGCATCGCCCACTTCTGCGTAGCAAGGTTGTCAGGATCTTCCGCAGGGAACAACTGAGGATAATCGGGGAACCAACCTGGAGTGTAAAGGTGACCCCAATCCCAAGTCCACCGTCTCGGCTGGTTGTGATAGGGATAGATGGTGTAATCGGACGAAACTCGGGACAAATTGTCAAACGCCGTGTCCCGAAGGTGGATAGACGATTCGGACATCTTAGCGACACCCCAGTCGGGTACGCAGTGGAAAGACAATCTGTTTACGGCCAAACCAGTCTTTGCCGGTTCCGGAGGGAATCCTCCCCCCAACTCACTGAACGCCGCCCCCATGTTCTGGGCAGAAAGCGGGGGGACTGTGACGTATTCAATGGCAGTCGCTTCGTGGGCGCCTTTCGGATCCGTAATGTGGGCTCGTAAGGCTTCCATCACGAGGCCAGCCCCACCGCCCCCCATATCAACAGGTTTACCGCCTTGGAAGACTAAATTCCGCAACCAAGGGGTAGTAGCCTGATCAGGAACCGTCCGGCCAGGACCGGTCCTAAGGTTCTTTGGGTTCGTGTCTCGCGGCATCCTGGGCTCCTATTTTCCAACAACCAAAAGCATGTTGCGTGTCCGGTAGACGGCTGCACAGGTCTTGTTTGCAAATGCGTTTGCACGTTCACTCGCATATTCAGGGGTTCCTGGAACATCCAGTCCCCCGATGAAACGTACCGTGTTTTCATCATCTAGTTCGGCAAACCGGGTCAAGACGACCAAAACAACTTCGTTCTTTCTGAATAAGATGCCCCCATAGGCGCCCGGAACCGTTTCAACGATACGGGCCAACATGGGCACAAATACTTTGTGCCGGGTTGAACCAAATATCGGCTGCGCCATGATTGTCGGCCGATAACCGGAAATTCCTTCAACCCAAGGATACAACGCCCTGAATTCAATGTCCTTCCGGGGATATTGGAAGTTATTCGTCCCGCCAAGCTGCCAGTTTTCCTGAGTATCCGCTTCTACCATGGAATGCAAAGCCAGCATGCCGGTTGAAGCGTCAAAGTCCCCGACAGTCACGTCCGCCGAAGCGCAGAAGAACCATTCCCAGGCCTGCGGGTTAGGCGTCCCCATCAAGGTCGCTTCACCTTCCATGGCCGGAATCTGGTCCATGGGGGAGGCGTAAGGGAAAGCTGCATCAACGGAACCCATACCGACCTGCGCTGTAAACGTTCTGGGGTTCACCCGAAGCGGTTCAATGAGGAGTGTAGTCGGAACCGTCCCCCCCTGACCACCACCGGTAGTCATGTCCCCTTCAATGATACCTGCCGTCTGCGGGGCTGACGCCCGATAGTAGACAGCCACGGTATAACCAACATCCGTCCCGTAGTTCGGGATCGGGTCTTGGGCATAATAATCAAACCGGCACAAAGCTTGCGGCGATGACAATGGATGCGTCAAAGTCACCAATCGGGAACTGCTTCCGTAGTCCGTGGTATCAACTAAAACCGTCATCGTGACCGGGCCGCCGCTTGACACGTCCTTGACGATCAACCCGTGCCCTACTACGCCATCATCCCAAAATCGCCGCGGAGGATATAGGGTCAAATCTGTCCGGCTGACGATCCCCATCAAAGGCTCAACAGCCGGATTTTCTGAAACTTGCGTTGCCGCTTGGGGCGTATGATCCTTCCCGTTGGCCGCGTAATCAAGTTGGATTTCACGAAAACCCTGCCGGAATCTCGGGGCAAGACGTGTAGACTGGTCTACCGGAATGCACGTGACATCAGCCACAAGTTGAGGGCCAGGACCGGGCCTTAACTGAGTGGTTGCGTGACCTGTATCAGTCCCATTCCAAACGGTAGAATCGGGGGTAACGGGCCACATAGGAGTGTCCGTGGTGCCAATACCCATCGGATAGGTGATTTCAACTTCAACAAATATCCTGCGTGGAGATCCGGTTGCAGGAGAAAGAGCAACAAGGGAACGGGGGGTTCCCCCATTCAAACCGCCATTAGCGACCGACGTGTTTTCATCCAAATGGATTTCAAGATGCGGAGTTCCGAGTCCCTTGACAATATCAGGATGACACCGCTGGTCAATAGCATCCAGAGGGTTCAAAGACCAAAAACCGTCATCATGCCAAATGGACAATACGTCCGTAATAGCCGTACCGTCAGGAATGACATCTGTCCAATTCAAACCGGACTCGGACGCCCCACCACCATCCCCGCCATGGAAGATGCTGCCGTTGGTAGATACATTCCATTTGGACAGATCAAGATGAAGAACATCCCCTTTGACCCAAGTGGAAGTGGAACCCGTCTTGGTCACATATTTGCCTGGGTTGACAAGACCGGGAGCGACTGGCACTCCGGAATCCCTGTCCCCAGGCCAGAAGGCGAACACGACCCGTTCAACGACCGGTTGTCCAGCAAACCGACGGCAAACATGGTCAAAGTTCCGGATGTATTCACCTACATCGGCAGTGAAGGGGTCGGACGGGTCACGACCAATCACATTGCAGATAAGGAACCGAGTTCCAACATCGGCTTGAAGGGATTGCGAACCGTATTTGGTAGCGGAATCAATTGCCCAGGTCCGGTTGTTGCCGTCCAAAAGAGACTGGATTTGATAATCCAATTCGGAAGCCGTATCAACCCCCTGGAACAACACATTCCTGCGAAGATCCAACAAATATTCCCCATCAACAACATCCGAAAAGCCCCCATCAGGACGATCAGAAAGACCGGCCGGAATCGTTCCAAGCCCATTGCCTCCAGTCGTGTAACCCAAATGCAGGAACAATGGGCCACCATTGGCGTTATGCGCTGCCGTCCACCCACTGGCATCCGTAGAAACATCATTGTGCCTGAATACAAAAGCCATAGGGATCGCGTAAACGAATCCGTCCAAAGTCCCTAAATCCTTCACGGCTTCGTTGGAACCGTCCCCGGCAACCCACAAACCGCTGTCGTCAACACCCCAGGCTGGAGCAGAAGAATTCAACCAAATGGATGTCTTATCTGCCGGCACGAAGGGGTATCCGACAACCGGGGCTACCGTAGCACCCTGTGCTGTGATCATCGGGGTCCCGATGGAACCGCCTATGGAACCACTGTCGCCGTTGGAAAATCCGTCAGGATGGATTTTGTAGTTGATTGCATCATCCGTTGCTGTACGGATGCGCCACTGCACCTGAATGCGCTGTGTCGTTTCAGAATCAACAACCGGATCAACGATTTCATCATCTAACCAAGTTGCTGATGGGGATTGGGTACAACCGTGACGATACAGTTTTGCTTGTTCCGTAGCAGGTTTGTTAGGCCGGTCTGCCCCGTTTACAAGGGTTGGACCAGAAACCTGAAGGCCCGCCGAAGACTTGGCTAAGGTGATGGAATTTCCTGTTGCCCCGGGTTCCAACGCTTCAATCGTTACTACGTCAATAGCGGACTTCGCCGCAACCAACGTACTGAACGGGGCAATGGTATTAAGAGCGTTGGCAATATTGGTTGCCGTCACCGTGCTGCTGGTCGTGTCAATGTAGAAGGTGCCGGGTACGACACTTGTACGCCCGACAAGGGCCGTTCCCCCAACGGACAAAGTGTCCCCGTCCAACATAAGGATCGCGTCTACCTGGACTTGACCTGTAGCCTTCGGGCTCGGAGCTACCAAGGCAAGCCAAACTTCCAAAAATACAAAATCCGTCCTGGGAATAGCCCCGTGCTGCTGGTCAGACGGAGGTGGTTCCAGAACGATCAAGTTAAACCCTTCCGTATCTGTCCAAGCGTATTCAACGACAATAGGCAATCCGGCTACGATAGCTTCAACCCGTTTCAGAGCCAAAGCATCCATCAATACGGCAGGTTCCCCAATGGTTTGAGGATAGTGAATATGCCCGCCGCCGACAGATGTCGTGGGCGTGCAGTCGTTCGGGACAGGATCCCCATCGGGGATGATACCGAGTACCCAATCCGTCCGGGCATCTTGCCGAGACTGGCCACGAAGCCAGCCTGAAGGCACTTGCCATCGACGGAGAAGGTAGTTTTCCCACCAAGCGGAATCCTGGTGCATGGCCAATTCGGAATCCAGAACAGGTTTCCCAGATTGCCAGATGGTTCCGGTGAACGCACGGTCGCCGAACTGCATGTCTCGGGAGACGGCGTTTGGAACCGGAACGGCTCCGGTAATGTCCCGGATCCCGTCATATCGCCGGGTGCGGTCTTTAACAGACATTCAAATCTCCGTCATTTCCGAGCTACGAGGATCTGCGGAATTGTCATACGAAACAATTCAGGATCTACCAGGGGATATTTTACCTTGGCGTCCAGCAAAGCCTTGTCTGCAACCGCTTTCGCATTGTTTCGTATCTTTTCAGCTTCGGCGGACATAGCATTGAACAAGGACTTTTCCCGACTTTCAAGAAATGCCAACGCATTTTTGGTCTGTTTGGCTGATTCGGCCCAACCGGGTTTGTCGTCCAAAACGACACCCATGTTTGTCAACTTCAAGATGGCATTAGGACCAGCCTTTTCAAGGTCTTGTACAAGATGCCCCCTTTTAACGATAGGCCAACCGTTTTTCCCGAAAATCAACTTTTTATCGTTCCACGTTCCCGGAGAAGTTGTTGGCACATGCGTTTCTTTCATTTCGGTAGGGGTGTTCGCCCTTTCCAAAGCTTCAAGCTGTGCTTCCCATTCATCAAGACGTGCAAGCACCTTTTCTGTAGTCTTGTATAAATCAAGCCACCATTCCCACCATTTTGCTTTTTCGCGTTTTGACCGCATTTGGGCGATCATATCCCGTTCAGTATTCAGATATTTGTGAAATGCCTCTTCTGCTTCCTTGATTTCTTCATCCAGGGCATAACCTTTTTGTGCTTTTTCCGACCATGCCTCTGACGGAATCAACCAAACTGCCCTATAAGTCCCGGCTTTGGGAAACACCCGAAAGTCCAACCTTGCCGCAGTCCGCTTTTCTTGAAGTGTCGGTCCCCAGTGTTCCAAAAGTGTCTTTGCCATCAGAACGTTAACCTCCAAGTGAAACGGACGTACCGAACATTTCCGGGTTCGCCCGTAAATTGTTCTGTGCGTTTTCCCAAAGAATTTTACTTGAATAGACTGCTTCAAGATGTTTCCACAAATCATCATGTTGACAAAGAATAAAGACTTTCACTCCCTGATTCTTCAGGGCTTCCAAGATAAAAGGTTCCATTCGGGGGAATGAGCCATCCGCTTTCCTCCACCCTTTCAATTCAACCCAACCGGCCGGAACATCCCCCAATGAAGAATGCAGATAAAAGTCAGGAACGACTTTCTTACCCTTCAGATCAAACACTTTCGGTTCGTATTCGTAAAGAACCCCTTCATGAAGCAGAATGCGGGCGAAATTTGCTTCCAACGTGCTTCGGCAGTAATGGGAAATATCTTTCCTGAACCCGCATATGCCCCGCCCGGACCCGTTTGGAACAACGGTTCCATTAGCCACTTTGGAAGCCATTATTTTATCAAACACACCAGGTTTCCGAAAACCGAAAAGTTCCCCAGAAGCAAAACGGCGTTTAGCAACAGCAGACCTTTTTCTCCGAATCTTGGGGTCACCATTGAGGGATTCCAGGAATTTCCTACCACGATCAGCCAAAAATTGACGATGGGAATCAGTAAGCCGATGAATCGTTCCGCGGCCTCCTTCCGATATAGCCTGTTTGTGGGATTCGCTCAGATGTTTTCCTTTCCACGGAGCCTTTCTCTTCAAGGTTTCTGATTGTTTTTTCCTGTTACCGGGGTTGGCCCACCGTTTGCGGGCAGCTTCCGCCTGTTTGGCTCGACATTCTAGGGATCTTTTTTGCCGGGTGATTTCAACCCTGTTCCCTGGATAGGTTTCCAAATATTGGTCGCAAGTCAGACCGTGAACAGCCTGAAGGTGCATCCGAAGCTGTTTCCGTTGCATACCGCAGATTTGGCAGGTGACGGTTTCCACTAGAAAGTCAGCCTCCAAGTAATTGAAAGCACTGCGGTACTCGGTTTGCTGATAATTGAAAATGTAATGTAATTCACCATGATGTCGTAATTTGTAACATCAAAAGACGGGTCGTAATGTGCCCCACTCTTGTCCGCCGGAATCAGATTCTTCTGGTCAGGATTCGGGGAATAGGTATGGAAAAGGGCCATCTCGTTCAATGTACCAACCGCTTCCCCTTCCCCGTAAGTAGTCGTGAAATCCACAATGTTTGTCGGAAAAGACACCGCAACGCCGTTTGTGTTTCGGAATTGTGTAGCCGAAAACAACTTCCGACAGATTTCGTTGTTCAACCTACGCTGCGTCGGCTGCGGGGCATCAGGAGATGTAGCATTACCAGTGGCCCCAGTCCCAACCGCCAACATGTGAAGCCCGTTGTTGTAACCGGGTCTCGGTTCGGCCGAATTCTTAAAAAGTCGGGCGCCGATGATTCCTGAATCATACACAAGTATATTTTTTACCTCACGATCAAGCAGGATTTCACCAGTCCTGGCATCCCACATCTTCATGAAGAACACGCCGGTACCCCTGGACATGAATCGTTCGGGTTCTTCAAAACGCATCCCCAGACCCATGTTCCAACCCTGCTGTTTGATAGGATTCATGTGTTCTTTGAATCTCATTTTATCTATCCTTGTATGTTGCCGCGCCCCATTAAAACGGGGGGGCTGGTTCCCATCCCCGCCAAAGGGCAAACCATAGGCGGTTAATTTACGGAGAATAAACGATCCTGACGGTTTCCAGCCCTACAGGAAGCACCGTTCCTCCGAGACAGACAAAACCAAGTTTCGGGTCATGGAATCCACCGGGAACAGTAGAATAACCTCCTGCTATCAAGGAACTTTGAGTTATCTTCGCCCCTCCCGTCAACAAGCCCCTTCCGGCCGGTTCGTTGATGACCCCAACCAGCCAAATGGCAGCGACATTTCCACTCCAAATTGTCACCATGTTAGTTGCTGTTACCGGCAGGACCGACTCTACCAGAACGGAAGGAACCCCCGTCCATGTCAATCCCGCTGTTGCCGTTACCAACGCCCCGGCTACCGGATCCGTGTTGATGACATTCGCCAAGTTCACATGCGGCGAAGGTGCTATGGCGAACTCCCGAGGGGCCGTCGGAACCGTCCTAGCGGTAAAGAGGATGGAAATACCTCCAGGTTCCTTTTCAACAGCTACCTGATCCCCGTCTTGAAGGGCGGCAGGGTCAAATTCAAAGAATCCTGAATCAGGTGTCGGTGTCAAAGAACCTAAACCTCCCCAAGGACCGACGTGGGAATAATCCCCAGCCCCGGTCATAACCATAAGAACGGCACCCCGTCCGTTGGGGTTGGGCAAACCGCTTGGGTTGTCCCTCCAGGAAGACGGTCTGCTTGGCGGAACATTATCCGCCCCTGGCCATTGAACAGTCTCCCGCAACGGAATATCCACTACCGTATACCCGCCTACAGAATTTGCCACAATGCGGGAAACGGAACGCAACTGCATGACCCATTCCGTTCGTCTGTGAACCTTACCCCCATCACGACCCGCCACAACATTGTTGGACGGGAAGTTGGGCATGAGAACGGCGCAACCTGGACCGATATGGCCCCCAAGCGGAGCAGAACCAATGATTTGGCCTTGGCTGTCTACCACCGGACCCATGTAGGAACCGCCTGAAGCGTAAAGGAAGCAACCCGGCATCCCGGCGCCTTGTTCAAAATCTTCGCGCGCCGGAGTCTTATTTTCCTGCCAGAACATGGTTCCGCGGAAATCCATGACATGGGCTCCTACCGCCCTGCCAACTACTTCATCAGTCGGACACAAAGGCGTACTGCCCTTGAATCCGGGGATTTCTCCTTCACACCCTATACTGCCGACACTACCCGCCCCTGATGGTTCGTAAATGACATCGTCACCTTCAGCCGAAAGCCCGCTTGGAATGTCTTCCTTGGCATTAGACCAACCGGAAAATCCTTGGCCGATCATTCCTTCCCCGGCAATGGCAATACCGCCGGAAAAGCCCCCATTAGTAACCTGAATAAATTCCAGGTTTTCGTACAGGGATGAAGGATCATTTTTCAACTTCAACACCCGATAAGGATCATTCAGAAGAAGGATTCCACCCAAGGGGGCATTTGGATCCCCTAACAATGACCCGTAAACAATTTCTTTTTCCGACGCCATTGTCTGGCTTTGGGGAACTGGAGGAGTTCCTTCGTTCAGCAGCGTGATGCTATCCAAAAGGGGCTGAACCTGAAGATACGTTTTTGTATTCGGCAACCCCGGAATAAACACTACGGTAACGGCAGCATGTTCCGATGAAAATAGAATACCGTCATTCAACGTAAGTATCTGCAATCCAATGTCAAAGGTCCACGATTCCTGTGTCAGGATACGGGCGCCGTCTATTACCTTCCAAATGGAAGCGGCGTTCAGGTTGGTAGGAAGAAGGGTCAAGCTTTGTGCCGTCAAGGTTTGGACGATGACAACTTCTTGTTCCACGTCTTTTGTGATTTCGCCGCTGGTCGTCACACCCGCCTGACCAATGACCATATGCTGCGGGGCTATGTGATCTTCCAAAAGGGCCTTGAAGATACGATAACGGACCCAGTTCCAACGCTGACGCGTAGAAGATTCATTTTCCAAAGCTCCAAACGACACAAATCCGAAGGTTGATGGAACCAAAGGAATATCAGGCCATTCCACGTTGATCCATCCTGCCGACGGTTCATTCATCTGGTTAGCGAATCCCGTACCTGGGGTTCCGGATTCAGGCTGATAATAGGGCGGCAATGGAAGGTCGGGACGATAAAATGTGACACCCCAATCGGGAGCGAAAAGAAGACGTGTTTCAACCGGACCCGCCTGCCAATCCATATCCTGAACAACAGGTCCGAATTCGGCTGAATTCGGGGCCGTCGTATCATCCGTCCTGGGGATTTCCCAGGAATTTAAGTACCCAACATCCCCCCCCTTCCAGATGCCGAATGTTCTATGGCAGGAAGCCCCAGGTACACAGGAAAATGCAGTTGCCCGCCACCGTGTTACGCTGGAAGCCCCGGAAGGAGACGAAACCCCGAACACACACAGGTTTCCCCCAGACCCCCCCAAGAAAGAAGCCGTAGTTAAAGTCGGAGTCTGAATGACATCATCAATGGCCAATGACACAACACCAGAAATGGCGGAAGCCCGGAAAGAATGGAAATCCCCGTCTTCCCAATCAAATGTCCATTCCTGAACGGACGTTCCGGTATCGTCAACCAACTGCACTTTCCCAGGGGACTTCAATCGGATTCCCAGGGCGTGGGTTGTATCAATATCCGCATCCAATCCAATACCGACATTCCCGGAACCATCCGGGGTGAAAGAATCAACGGCGACCTGCATTTCAAAAATGCGCCAACCTGAATCCAAGGCCCCAAGGCTGGTTGCATCCAAATTGGCGAACCACCGACGAGAAACCCCGGAACCCGCGGTAACCGTCAAATCCCATTCATCACTGGAAGAAGTCCCGGCGGAACCTGGAACGATAGTCCATCCCTGGACGGCCGGATCCATAATGCCGGACGCGGAAACAGAAGGCATGCTGACCAATTGCCGGTATTCCGTTCCCGTGAAACCTTCAGCATAGACTAAGGTCGCCAACCTGACTTCCTTGCTGCCGTTGTTGATGACAATCTGTGCATCTCCAGAGGAAGCCGTACCAGAATCAACACGGAACATTGCCCTAGCATCAACCCTGGCATCACCTGCCAGAAAGGGCTCTATTCTGGTCCATCCGAAAGTCGTGTCCAAGGTTTCACTGGACACGATGGATTTCATAGCAAGATTTCCAGCAGAAATGACATGGTCATCCCCAAAACCCTGTGTTACAAACCACGGATTGTTGGGATCATCTTCCGGCAGGTCGCTCATTTCTGTGGCGACTCGGACGGACCCCGCCGAAAGGGTTGAAAAATCAGGAGCAACTCCGGTCTGCACGAAGGACCACTTGGACCGGTTGGTTGCAAGAGTGCTCAAAGACCCCCAAAAAACCTGACCTTTTCCTGTCAAATCAAGGATCAAGGAAGTTTCGGCAGGAATGGGGACAGTAGCGGTCTGCCCATCAAGTGTCGCAATAATTGCCGTGGTTGCTCCTGATAAGGACAGCGTAGCTACATCTTGATCAGAATCAACCACAAGACGATAAGTGGAAGGTTTTCCGCTCCATGGGGTTTCAAACACAACGGTTGCTGATCCACACCCCCAACGGGTCGGGTCGGCAGGTAAAGGCGTGTCAACTGTTACGGTCATCGTGCCGTCACAATGACGAAGGACCGTAGATGCAGTCCAGACTCCCATCTGAGGACCGGAAAGTATCTGGAACCGGCGTCCCGCCTGGAAATCAGAAGGCGCGTCAGCAGTTGTCCAACGGAAGGTGTTCCGATCATCAAAAGTTGTTACCGCTAATGGTCCGACATACCATCCGTCAAGGAAGTGAATGCGTCGGGCATCCAGCAACATCCCGACATGTTGCAAACCGTTAACCAGCAACGTTCCAGCAAGCCAAAGCCTGTGATTGTCGTGAACACCAAATCCGACACCGGTAAATACACCGTCCGGCTGAAGAATGTTTGCATCCGTACCGAACAGATTGTCAGCATCTTCAATCTGAAAACGGGTGACTACCGTGATGGCGGCGGGAAACGTCAGATCAATTTCCTTGCCCCACAAAGCTACCGCCGGATCAACAGGAGTCCAAGGGCCAGGGTCGGCGTCTACCAATGTCCAGGTACCTTCCCCGACATCCAAATGACCGGAATCGGTTCCCGTCAAGGACCAGACCGGATCGGATAAATTCGGGGCGGCAGTCCCGTCATATACAAAAGAAATCCCCTGCACGTCACGTTTGAAATTGTCAACAGAAGACGCCATTGGATTCACACCCAACAACAAGGTAGTCGGGCTACCGAGGAGGGCGGAATATTCACGCTGAAATCCAATGTACCGATGACCAATATGCAAAGGATCAGGTCGGGACACCGGACCTAATACCGTCCCCATCGGGAAGCGTACCGGATTGAGGTCTTCCCACGACGGAATCAGCTTCACATGGAAATTCGCACAAGTTGGATTGACACACCACCAAAACGGAGGGCCCAGGTCAACCAAATCAGACCCACAGACACGGCATTTGGGGAAATCATGCGCGGGTTCGGGAATGATAAACCCTTCTAATACTCCATTTTCTACCCAAGCGGTATAAGGTTGCCCGTGTTCTACCGGATAGTGCGGACCTATGTCCTTCCTGTCCCACTGACCCATAACAAGACCGGGCATGTTCAAAACCATTCCCATAACAGGACTGGCCTGCCAGTAGTAATCCAACTTCACATCCCCTAATGGATCCCCCAAAGGCATCATAGGGATAGGAATGTCGGGAATGATTTTTCCGATGAAGGGGTTCACGTCCGCCACACCTACTGGAACACCGCACACCAAAACACTGACATCCGCTTTCGTAGCCGGAGTAGCGTCACCCCAATCTTTGACAAGGGGCCCGCGCCGAGTCATAACGTGGTCGCGAGCCAGGATGGCACTACCCGTGAAATTCGACATGGATTCGTGCAGGAAATTCCAACTACCGGACCACACGGTAGAACTGGCCGTGACCTTCACATTCCGGAGATTGAATGCTTCCAGACTGAACCATTCGTCCCCGACAAACTTCCAGATCACACCAGGGGCATCCCCTTCCGCAGGTCCGTCAAGGTCGGCAAGAAGAACGGATAAGAAGGGGGTTCCGTTAAAAAGGAATGCCCAAATGCCTGCCTTCGTGTTCCGGATGACCGTAATAACGTTCGTCCCGATACTCCACGGCTGTCGAATAAACGTATTGAAAGTCCCACTCCAAATTCGGAGCCAATCTTCGTTTTGAGATTGCCGAAGTTGAATGTTGATACGGGTTCCGCCAGGTCCGTCTTCTACAATGAGGTCCCCGACCTTCGGGTTATCAAACGCCAAAATTGGAGGGTGGCATATCATGGATTCCGCATTGAACTCAAAGTCCGCCCTGAACGTTGCTGTCGTCGTCAACCGTCCAGACAAGTCCAAGAATTCCCAACCGTAAACGTTGAAAATCGGTCTGGACAACCACATAGTGTTTTCAGCGATGGTTGAAGTCCCTTGACCGGGATTCACTTCCCTGCCATCCAAAGTCGGATCTTCTGACGGCAGAACTGCACCTGTCCAATTCCATGCCAACGCCGGACTGATCTTGCAACCGTAACGCAGCGAAGTCATTCCCTTGACGGTCATATGAACTTTGGCGGCGTTCCCGGTCCAAGGATGATCTATCCTGGTTGGGGTTAAGAAGATAGGATAGTCTGGAACCGAAGTGAACCCATATGAAGCTGGATCATCAATGTCCGATCCCTGCGCCGCCGTAAGCATCCGTTCAGCAAAGGTGAAAACGATATCTTCACCTGAATCTGTTGGTTGGATGACAAAGGGAGGCATATCCCCTTTCGTGTAAAGCGTAACCGATTCTATTCCCGTATCCAAGGACACACTCAGCGTATAGAAACCCCCGAGGGTAGTTCCAGTATGCGTGATGATGATGGATACGCTCGTTTGCCGGGCATCAACAACCGTTGAAGGCGCTCCCATAATGGGAGCAAGACCGTAAGCAGACGCCGAAGTTGGTCCGGAACCTTCAGAAAAAAAGACTTCAATTTCATATCCGTTGAGACTGACAGCACCTTCCAAAAGGCCTGCCGCCGCACTACCGCCAAGACCCCACGGATCACCGCCCCAATCCATACCGCCCCATCCGGAATCACCACCAAGATCCCCCCCGTCCCTGGTTGGGGCTCCCATACGGACCGGAACCATCCTGTCAACCGGAATAGGCGGGGCCGGGGTCACGACACTACCAAACGGGGAAAGCCCGAACAACCCCCCGCCCGGAAGGTCTTCCGGAATTGGATAGGTCGTCCACGCAACGCCTCCGAACCCGGCATTGTCCGGGTTCGCGGGACATCCAAGGAGGTTTTCCCAACCCGGAGGCGGGAACGGGCCTGCCCCAAACGGTCCTGTTGCAAAACAGTCCCTTGGAAGGGTGACTTGTGGCAGTCTTCCAATCACACCAAGGAACCTTCACTCGGGATGATGCGTATCTGACCCGTGCCGGTGTGAAACACCGGCAAACTGAAATTACCGTTGTCCAGGTTATACGTCACATTCTTTTCCAGAATAACGGAAGTGTTTTCGTCAAGAACCCAACAGGTTCCGCCCAAAACATGAGGGGAACCCGTCCACACCTGAACGTGAACGTTTATTACCCGCATGTATCTGAGTCCATCATGATGGATGCAGCACACAGCCCCAAGATTCAAGGGGTTCGTCGTAATTTGGAAATTACAATCACGCACGGTAGCCCACATGTTCGTCCAGCATTCAATGCACGATACGTCTTGTGTCACGGGCCCTTGCTGGAGGTTCATGGTCACCCCTGACAAGGTAAGGTAGTTTTCAAGGTTTGGAACACAAACAAGTCCGGACGACTTACCGACATTGGAAGAAATGATGTTGAACACTGTATCGACAATCGTGATCTTCGCACTCGTAATCAACCCGATGTACATAGCCGGGGCTACCCCCACTGCTGGTAAGGGAACCGCGTTGTTGAGGCTGGCGTTGATACGGCAATTGTGTACTGTCAATTCCCCGAATAAATTGCTTGTCACGGTCAATGCTACGGTGTCCATGCTGGCGATGGTGATTCCATCCAACACCAGATAGCGCATGCCCATCCCTGTTTGACCCATTGAAATAGGTCCTACAACAGGCATGCCTATCCCGACGACGGAATTGATCAAATTCGTGACCGTTTCCGTATAGGTACCTGGATACACGACAATGACATCACCTGCTACACAAGCTGCCTGCGCCGCAGGGATCGTTGTGTAAGGAGCCCCGGACTTTGCAACGATCTTGACACCACCAGGAGAACCACCCCCAGAAATATTGTCAGCTACGACATCACCCCAAACTTTGAGGGCTGGGTTCATGCCGTTCATTACGAAACCAAGATCTACGTGACTTGATGTTGCATCAGCCCCAACACGGAACAGATGCACATTCAAAGGATCCGCAATGTTGGGATGAGGACGCAATTGAACGGGAAGGTCCGTACCTGTGATACCGCCATCCCGCACGACGTTGATCTTCCGACCGACACCCCGCCCCTGGACCGGATTCAAACCACGCTGCTTGTCGGTAGTGTCAAACCCCCAAATACCGGCATAATTTGCATTCAGAGTGGGTGTCCAACTCGCAGTGACACCGCTGTTATCCGGAGGCGTAGCCGGACTTGCACTTGCATCTTCCGGGGTTGTCAGGCGTACAACAGTATCCATGACATCTTGCATCCGGAGAGCAGAAATTTCTCCTCCAGGCAGGACGGGCCAAGGTTGGCCTACCGGCAAAACCGGATGGGAAGAACTCCCCTCGTGACCGTTTTCCGGCCGCGCATAATCCGCTATGTACCCCATGGTTGATGTTGAAAGCCTGTCGCATCCGCAATATATCCGGCTCAAATCCCCCCGAAACACAAAAACTTCACGGGCACCGTAAACAAGCCTCGGAGAAATAGTCCACTGATATCCCGCCATCAAAGAATCCCCGTTGACCTGCACCTTATTCCAAAGGGAACCTCCATTAAATTCAATGCTGGGGCTAAATTCCAGAGGAGCCGGAAGAACAACATCCGAATTGATGAAGACAGGTCCGACACCGCCGCCGGTGTCGCAATTGTCAAAATAGATGCTTTCTACCAACCCTTCAAACAGCAGGGTCCCGCCGAAAATGGAGTTGAAAAACTGCAAGGAACTAAACGCCGCCTTGCATCCGATATTGGTCGGACCTGCAGTGTACATATCCGATGCCGCCCGGATAAAACCCCCTTCCACTGCATCAGCCATGCCAGAACCACCTTCATGAAACACGGCTACCCGACTATCTAACAAAACGGCGCACCTATCAGCATGTGACCCTCCGGTCACTGCTGAATATCCGTAAAAAGTGTCTTTGCTGACCCAACCCAACAAGTCAATTTGGATATTGGGTGAAGTAGCTGTCCCTTGCACCGGATTAAGGAACTTGAAGAGAGGACCTTGCAGCAATTCAGTGGACGTAGAAAGTACACTGCAATCGCTGAATGACAGGAATGCGGTCCCCGTGACGGTGATCATCGGGTCAAGACAATAATCGCGGACTTCCATCGTGATGCCGGAAATCTGAATGACAGGACAGTTTTCCAAGAACGTAACAACAGGAGCGGGCATTGGGGCCAAGGGGTTGAATTCCGGCATTCTGGGAGCGTTGAATACATGCCCCCCGTGGTGGGACACGTTAACTTTTGGCCGGATGATAACGGAAGTAGAACGCAAAATCAGGCTCGCGGATCCGAACGCCATAAACGGAATAACCGCAGATTTCTGTGGGGAACCTCCAGCGGAAAGGTGAATGTGTTCCCGCAAGGTAAGATTTTCTTCGTAAAGCCCCGGCTGAATGACAATCCAGAAAGGATTCAAGGCCGACGCAATCTCTTCCGTTGGCCGTGCCCACTTGACCGGCGCCGCCCGTCCGGCTCCATACGCCCAATCAATAGCATCCTGAATGGTCCCAAAATCCCCAAACCCGACGGTCGGCATTTCCACGCCCGTCTTCTGCATCGTACTGACACTCGTTGAATCAGTGCCAGGAAACCGTACGGTTTTCGTAGGGTCATTCGGAGGGTTGGTCGTTTGGTCATTTTTGTACCCAAGAGGACGATTTGCGTCCACGTACAAGATACGACCCGATACGGACAGACGACGGACCCCTGCCAGTATCTTTGCCATGTTGGTATTCATATCATTCGTCCACCCAACGGTAGACGCGTCAACAGGAACGTAAGGCGCGGTCGTTCGCCGTTCTCCGGCACCCACAAGTTTGACCCCACCGAACAAAGTACCGATTCGGGCACGAATGAATTTGGTATCTTCAGTTAAGGGATCGCCGCGGTTGATGACCAACCGGACAATGTATGGACCATCCCAGTCAACCGTAAATTTACAAGACTGGGCGTCCGGGGTATCAAGAACCGCACTGGACACATCGGTTACCGGATCACCATGCGCTCCCAGCGGAGTGTAGGAAAGGTCCCATCTGTAAGAAGTCTGGTTGTCGTCAGGACAGTACAGACGGACTTCATCGGATTTCCACAGGTTTTCAACGCTGGTGTTGGTAACCGGACCGATAACCCGAACCCCGCCTCTCCAAACTTCAACCTGAATGTTGGCCGGCATGTGTCTTTCTCCAAACCTCTAATTTCAAACCCAAGGAACCTACGGAAGGGGTTCCCATAGACGAATCACCTCACAAACCAAGGCGTAGCGTCTTCCCCAGACACCCTTCGGGGCGTCTGCATACCCAATCTGTCAACAACAACTTCCCAGCTCTGCCCCGAAACAGCCATCTTCATTCTACGCCGAACACGAAGGAGACTGGGGGCCGGACGTACCTTCGTTGAAGGTCCAGTTGCCGTAGGAACCCCAATTGGCCCCCCGTGCAACCCAATCAAGGTTTTTAGTCGGTAGTTTCCGGCATTTGGGCCTGCCGAAAAGGTCAAGATTTCCCCTTCTACAACCAAAGCCCAATTCTGGAAAAGATCGACGATGTTTCCATCCTCCACAGTTGCGGTCCCTGACAAACCTGAAGGAGTAGTAGTATAAGCCCGAGGGGTTGGATCATCCCCGACCGGAAAGGTCCTGATTTCCACAACCCTGAAATAACCAGGGAATTCTTCCTCCGTCAGGGAATTTGTAGCCCCCAACTTGCCGTCATTGACAGAATTTACACCATCCAGAATACGAAGTGTCGCACCGGGTTTTATAGCTGTGAAATCCCGTGTCGTATCACTGAACAACGTCCGATCCGAAAGGGTCGTTCCTGAAGAACCCGTCATCCTGGCGGCACCGAGCCACCAACGCCTGAAATCCTGGTAGTGATAATCTTCCCAGGTGAAAGACCAAGTATCGGTGAACAGTGCCCCAAAGGTTTCCCGGAACAAATACCGCCAATCATAGAGGGTGTGCCCAGGTTTCAATGCCCGGAGGACGATTTGTGCATTCCGAAACAAAGTGAAAGGATCGTCAGGAAACTTCCACAAAGGAACTTGAACGCCATCAACGTCCACGGTCCCGTTTTCCTGACTGATGTTTATTTCAAAAGTGAATTGCTCATCAGGACCCCAGGCGGATTTTCCCTTTAGTTTTCTTGCTTCAATGCCACATTCAATGATTTCTACCGTAGCATCCGTTAGAAGGGCCATACCTTCTTGCAAGGTTTCTTTTTTTGACCCCTGGAGCAGGAGTTCTACCATCCGACGAACGAATTCCCTGTAGCTGAGATCGCCTTCAATTTTAGGCCAACCATCCGTCTTAGCATCAGGGAAAACCAAAGCCCCGATGATTTGCCACAAAAATTCAGGTCGCGTATATTCGTGGAAAGAATCTACAAATACTTCTTGGGCCGTAACCTGAAAATCGGCAATCCGTTCCGCCATGGCTTGAAATTGAAGGGAATGGAATGATCCGGAAACCTGATCAATGTAGTTGCTAGGCAACACCTTGCTGAAAACCGCCATGATGTGGTCAACCTGGTCTCGGACCACATCTTTACGCCCCTGACTGTCCCCGATAGGAGCAGGATTCTGCGGAACTAAATCCGGCAGAAATGTCGTGTTGTCTGGTTGGTCTGGCATCAAGAACTCCGTGTTCCACCGCTAACCTGGGACGAGAAATCAGGTTCCTCGTCATATGTGAACTCAAGATTCCCGAGTGTCAAAACTTCAATAGGTCCTGGGACAATATTCTTCACTCCCGTGTCGCCATGGACAATGTAATCCGCCTTCCACGTCCCTGTCGTAGGGTCCGTTCCAGAAGGGAGGGCTACAATGATGCGACGAGCCGTCAAGGTGATCCTCCATTGCATGATTTCCGCATCGGAAGCGAAAGGATACTTAACCTTCAACGTAGCATCGTCACTGTATTTCGGGATATTCAGACCCCCATTCCCGATAATGAATGCCCCCCATTGCGTCCGATTCATAGGAACCCCGTCAGCATCTGGAGGGGTGTCCCAAGTTGTTAAAAGTTCCTCGTTAAAGTAAACCGCCCTTGGTTCCCAGAAATTACCGCCTCCATCCAAGGTTCCTGATTCCAAAGGTTCCGTCAGAAGGATCATGTCAACTTCACTGGTTGACCAATCCGTGATTTTGAACCAGTCCGTCTTGGCTGAAACCGTAACCTCTTCCAAAATAACTTCGGACTCGTCGGATTTAGCCAATTTCGTCAACGGCAATACTACATAAGCAACGTTGGAAACCAGCCTGATGGTTGCATCAACATCGGACTGCCGGATTGGAGTCCCCATCTTGAATGTCCCAAACAGGCGCCCGAGGGCGGTCCTGACAGAACTGTCGGACGCTGACGTGTTGGTGTTCTTTTTGAGAACGATTGTTGCTGTAATGTCAACGCCAGTCTGTGGTGTTTCCTTCGCCAGAACATCGGCAGTTGCATGCCTTTCGTTGTCCAAAACAGCTTGTCCCGACGACACAATAGCATTCACGGAATAGGTGACGACGAAGTTTTCATCGTGTTCGTAATCAACCAGAACTTCCTCACCATCCGTGATCCTGGAAAGAGCGGTAGGTTTGATGCCAAGGGGGTCTTCGCCGGATTCAGGGACAAAGGTGAAATCGGGTTCAACACCCGGTTGGTAAGGACTCCAATATTGTACCGTTCGGCCAAGATTCCAAACCTTGACCGTGAGAGGGTTGATGCCAAGACTCCAAAGCCATTCCGTTCCGTCAAGCATAACATGACGTTCACCGGTAACAGTGACCGGTTGCCCGGATGGGATTTGCAAGGGAGTCTGTCCAAGTGGTTGGATAACCTGAAGGTAATCCCCCGCTTCAACGGAACGTCCAAGATCAAGCGGTTGACTCCCGGCGAAGAGCTTGTAGTAATCGGGGTTCACAGTTCCCGTCACTTCACCTACCAATTCCGTCACTTCCCGAACCGGTTGCCGCCCAAATACATGCCTGTTACTGGTCCTCCAACGATAAGACCCTGTGAACAAATCAGTGATAGCAATGTCAAGGGGATCGTTCAAAGAAGTGGCAAGTTGAATCATGTCAGGTGGAATGATGGTCACACCCGTAAGATCAAACACCTTGCCGGTGCGGGTATCAACGAATTCATAACCCCAATCAGGTATGTCCAGCATTTCAATGATCGGGTTGTCAGCACTGATGCTGGAATTTACCGCTCTGAATTTCAAATCAGACAATGCCCCTACCGGTTCAAATTGACCGTTTTCCACGATTTCAAAGGAAAAGGCAAAACTGTCTCTTATCGTCGCCAGACTTTCACCACGCATCCAGACATCTACCTTCCCCCCGGTATGCTTGCCCGTGGAAGGATCAATGTCCCGAAGCATGAGCGAATTACCTGCATCCACGACTTTGGCTTCAAGAACCCCAGGGATGTCATTACCACTCTGAACGTACCCTCGGTATGTCCCTGTATCAACCGAAGAAAGGACCCCATCTGCCCTAGTAGCGAGTTGTTTGTTGGTTTCCGTGTCCGTCCCGCCGAAGGTCGTAGCATCGTTGTAACACAGGACACCAGGAGGCCCCCCAACCAAGGACCTGATTTGCCCTACCGCCACATTGCCAGCCGCCCCAGGATTTGATGCCTGAATAAACAGACGGACAGCCCATCGGCCTGTCTTTGCACTATAAGCGGAACCCGACCCGTAAGGGGTGATCCAACCGGCGGATGTCGTACGGAATTGGGTCCCCCCAGAAGTCGCGATTTGACCGATTTGAATGAACTGTGACACGGCAGGACGGGCAAGGAGGTAGAAAACCAATTCACCGTTTGCCCTGGAACCATACTTACGTTTGACGCCCCTGCGGGCAGCTATGTGATCGAAGGCGTTGTCAATAAGGTTCTGGACATCCTTGTCGGTCGACAAGTAGAACGCCTGCTTCAAAGCTTGTTTGTACGGAGAAAGGGATACGGCAACCGACGTTCCCGAATCCCCAGGATCATCAATGGCCAACAATGTAGTGAAACTTTGAGCCGCCTGGATGAATCCTATGACGAATCGTATACGTTCCGCTTCACTGGAAAACGGATCAATCACCGTGTCCCGATAAACGGAACCTTCTTTAACATCCACTTCAGGATGTGTCCGGTAAATGGACAAAACCGTAGACCTAACAATCTGTTCTCTAGTCACGACAGGAAGGGCGGACACCATAGGACGAACGGTCAAAGGTTCGGCCGCAACTTCCGGAGAAAAAGATGATTCGTATTCAACACCATCAATCAAATAAAGGGCAGTGACTACGTAATACAACGGTTCCGTGTCTGGAATCGCGTTGAATTCCGCATGGGGGATCGTCGGATTTGACGATGTGATTGTATTGTTCGCGAGCCGGCTATGAGAAAACATATATCGGGTAGTCGTTCGAACTGAACTGATAGACACGGTAGTTCGAATCTGCGAAACCGTGTCTGGGATCGTCGTGGCTTGGTTACAATCCGTCTGAATGACAGTCCCCTGTCTATCAGTTTGTTCCTGCAGGACACGAAGGAACAGCGGTTCCGCTGCATGCAACCCTTCTGAATTTGTGGCTACCGTGGCATCCACGGTCATTTCGGACATTCCCTGCACATCTTCTGTGGCTTGCCCGGAAATAACCGGTTGTGGGGTAAGCTGCAAGTATCCGGCAGTTCCCCCCCCAGGGGAAACGGACGCGTAAAAGAGGTATCCGGTCACGTTCGGGTCATCTAAACCGTTGACCCAAATATTCACGACCCCGTCCAGGCGTTCCACGAAAATCTCCGAAGGGGCAATGACACTAGCCTTGACATCCCGTTCAAGAGACAACTTGGCAAGAACGGACCCTACAGGAGACACATCGCCATTGGAAAGGATAGCTCGGGCTTCGATTAAATTGTCCCCCGGAAGCAATTGAAGACCATCAGGCCATGCCGTTGGATTTGGGATGCTGAATTCCGTACCTTCAAAAGCAATCCAATCAGGATCGCTGGTGAAGGCACCGCCCCTAATTGACACCTGCATATCAACGGTATCAGCGTCAATGACACCATTAAAAAACCGAAAAGGCAGATCGGTCGTGAAGATAAACGTGTCCCGAAGCACATTATCGGGACCGTAAAATCTGGGTGTCTTCAAGTTATCAGCCATGGTCACCTCACAAGAATCCCATCAACGACCAATTGCCCAGGAACAGACACAAGTCCCGTATCCAAACTTGCGGAATCACTATTCATAAAAAGACCGTTTGAACCCATCAAAGCAACAACACCAGGCACCGTATAAACAATATTCAACGTAATTGGTTCGCCGGACGCGTTCTGAACCGACACATCTACCAACCATGTGGTTGGATCCTGCGTGTGTGGCGTAGCTTGCACTGACGTGACGGCATACAAGCGTTCCTTGAATGTAACAACCTGATATTTGGCTTGTTGTTCCTGAAGATTCTGAAATTTAACCAAGGCTGTTCTGACATCCTCACTTATCAGCGAAGACATGCCACTGACCGCCTTGGCCCCAATACGACTTTGTAAAGTCGTACCGTACCACGTATGATAAGGGTTGCTACCCCGATTAGTCAGTAGAATTTTCAGGCATGCTTGATAAAGCAGGTTTTCATTTTCTACTCGGATTATCTGCCCATCTTCCCCGAAGCGCCAATCGTTTTCAGTGCCCATTCCTCCACATCGCAAGCAACGGTTTTTAGGCGCCGTGTAAGACACCTTAAAGACCGGGTTTGCCGTCACGGGGAAATTGAACACCGGATAACGATTCGTGATCGTGTCTTGCCTGACCTGAAGGCCCCAACCTGGATACGCCTGACGCCCCCGAGCAATCCGTTGCCGGTCGCCAGGCCCACAGGAAATAGAACCAAACCCAAGGGCATACGCCGCCGGACCGTCCATGCGAACAAAAGAATCAGGTCCAACCGTAGAAATATCTGAAAAAACCAAATGCCCGTTGATGTTTTCCAACAAAGCGACTTGGAAATTAGCCTGTTGGAATTTTTTAATAACTTGGTCCGTAGACAAACGGGTAGTTCCCAACACACCCAAAGAAACCGTTTCCGAACCCGCTGGGGTAGTCACCGTAACCCGATCATCTCCGGCCACAAGGTCAAAAGGTCCTGACACGGTCCCGGACAACTGCGCCGACACGAACAAACCCCCTTGGGGAATAAGCACTTCGTCATTTGCCGTGATACGAACAGACCCGGCTCCAGCTATTGGTTGTCGAGTCGGCAAGGATCGGCGATCCGCCTGCAAGGCGACCACTTCTTCTAAAGTCCGGTGGGGGCAAACCCACGCAAGTCGTACATCTGATGACATCAAAAAACCCCTTTGACAAGAAACTTCAAATAAGGGTTTTCCATAACCTCCTGACCGGGAATCAGCAACCCATCGGATCTCGCAACTCTGACGGAAGGTCTTCAAAGGTAAAGGGCAACAATCCAATTTTCTTGCTTGCTTTGGTCGAAACGAGCCCTTTCCCATCCGTTTCGTAAATCTGATAATAAAGCAGATTCACCACGTTCTGGACCAACAAATCAGGATTAAACCGACCCTGGTCAAAGGATTTTACCCCCCGAAGCACCCCGCCGAACGCCTGAACCAGAATTTCATCCCTTTCCCGGATCAGTTGTTCCCGTAAATCACACAACTTGATGATCCGCCATTCAAGGTCTTGAAGCCGTTCTTTGATTTCCTGGTTGGCCCATTGACGAGTATGGTGAATTGCCTTGACGATGCTATCCGAATCCCAGGAACCTCTATCCGCCCGACCTCCCTGTCTGGCAGGATAATACCGGTCGGTATTCAGCCAGCCTCCCCGGTCCTGCCCGAACCCGGAGTCTACCGGATTTCCGTCCGGGCCATCAACCATAACTTCTACGTTTTCCATGGGTTCCGCAGACAATGGGGCAACAACACCCCCGTGAGGATAGGCAAAAGACGATACGGCTTCATCGCCGGGACCAACAGAAACGGTTGTCCCATCGGGATGAGAAAATGGCGAAATGTCTAATGGATTCCCCCCGTTAGCTATGTATGCCCGCATGAGCATCCCCAAGGACGATCCCGGAGTAACCGAAACAGCAATCCGGACTTCGGTAGGTTCCTGTGCGCCAGTGACCGGATCAGTCTTCGTTTGGTATTTGACCTTGACGAACCCAATCCGAGCTATTTCAGCGGTGATCGTGTCAATACGAGCGGCAACTTCCTTTCGATTTCGAAGAAGCCAACTGGTAATAGCCCGGCAATATCCGACCGGCCAGATCCCCATCTTACTGAACGAAGACATGGATTTTCCCTTTCACAAAATGTCAGGAGGATCATCCTGACTTTCCCCCGCCGGGGGTGCCAAACCGTTAAGCGGAATCATATCGGGAGGAGCCGGAGCAGCTAAGACCCCAGAAGGTTCCTGCCCTGGTTCCGGGGCAAAGAACGCCGAAAACAAATCGTAAAGGAAAGAAGGACAAAAGGGTACAACCAAAGCAATCCCAGCCCCGTAAGCCAAAGGACTGTCCCCCGGTTTGTTGCGGGCGCCCATGAAATCCGACAGCAATCCTCCGGTTCCGTCTGATACGCACGCCATGTATGAACAGGCGGGAATCTGGAACATGAATCCGAGAAGCGATTGGATAAGGGCGTTAATCCTTCGAATCAACTGCTGAAGATCCATGATGCGGGCTTCTAACCATTCAATATATTTGATGATGGTGTCAACGATGGACTGAACCATCTTTTTGATGGCTTCCATCCAGTTGCGGAGCGTTTCCAAGAAGTCGTCAACACCAGGGAAAATATCAAAGAATCGGATGGCTATCCATGCCCCGTCATCAGTTCGTTTCCACAAAGACCCTGCTAAACCGAGAGCAATCTGCGTTTCAGTGATGAGCTGGCCAACCCCGGTCGGACCTTCATGGTTGACAAGCAAACCCCGGCAGAAAACCATGGTAGAATTAGCCCCATTTTCGTTGTAGACAACGGGGGAACAATCGGCAGAACCTTCCGTCTTGCCTGTCGTAACCTGTTCTTCCAAAGCGTTGAAGTCTTCGTCGGGAACCAGAATAGAACCATCTTCCTGGATGTACTTCTTGTAGCGTTCCCGAAGCCCGGAAGGAAGTTCCGCAATGTACGCTTGTGCATCAACAGCAAGCACCATCCGCTGAAGGGTGATCCCCGGATCTACCGTCTTCGCTTCATACATCCCCGCCTCGGTTCGACCCAAAATGGCTTCCGGATCATAAAATAAATCGTCTACCACAACGTCCGAAATGCCAATACACCAGGGATTGACCGCTACACCAGAACCTTGCAGGTTCCCGACTACAGACCCGTCATTCCCCGATTCCCCGGATGCGTTCAAGGAATCCAGAAGTTTTGTCTGCAAGAAGGCATCCGCTACCTGGTCCGCCAGATCAGGATATGCAGGACGCAAGATGTCCCCCCAGGTAACATTGCGAAGATAGGTAGTATTTGTTGCAACGAATCGTTCCACATCAGGCATGGAACCGGTCCGCGCATACAAATCCTGCGTGAATTTCATAATCCGGCGCCACAGTGCCAACCGGAATGACGGGGGCTGCCCGCCTCGCTGCTTGTACTGCCACTGCGGACCCAGAGCCCCGTCAAACAAAACCCGTAAAAGCTGCTTCAGGGATTCCAAACCACAAACCGATTGAACGGTGCCCGCCACGAGAAGACTGGGGGGAGACGATGTCATTTGGGCAATCTGATCGGGGGAAAGAACCTGCTTGAGTTGGTCGACAGGAATCAAATCAGGACGACTAAGGAAAAGGACGACCAACGCCGCTTGAACAGATTGTAAGTATTGCGCCGTATAAGCGTTCGGAAAGGTGACTCTTTGCGGGGAAGAAAATTCCCCGATATCCGTAATGTTGACACCTTCTGCAGTCGGGGCAACCAGAATTCCAGGCATAGGTCCCAGTTTGGAAGCCATGGGGTTTGATAGATCCCACACAGTCTTTTCCAAGGCTGCTTTGTTGCATGCTGCAACCCGGACATGAACCGTCCCCGCCCGTCTATCCCCATCAGGACCGGTTACAGGTTCAATGCTAACCTGATTTCCCGACCCAATGACCACAGCCCCTTCCCGCGGCATGTCTTTCAAACCAAAATTGATGGAATACTCCCCCGTAAATGACTGGAACACGGTTGATGTAGTGTCAACCCAGAAGGACCTTTGAAAAAAGTCCTCCATTTCGTCCAATGGAATTGGGGCGTTCATGGCGGCCGGACCTTGGCCATAAACCCGCACTTTCCCCGGAGAAGTACCTATATCGGTTGTGGCCTCATTCCATCCCATGGATGAAGGGACAGTAAGCAATTGCGTCCCACCATGCAACACAAGAGGCCGCCCGTCTTGCTTTCTTACCAAACCGTAAGATCTGGGCTGAATCTTCACAGAAGGATCAGAATTACTCGGTTGAGTGTCTGTATCCGTTTGAGGTTTGTCATAGCACACCTTGATTCCGTCCGGGAAGGTAGACACCGTAACGAGAAACCCATCAGGACCAAACATAGTAGGAGGAAATGGATTGAACGGATTCTGCTGTCCTACATCCGTCCGAATCTTCCATCGTACCTGTGCCATCTGCGGCGGTGTGCTGTCCAATTGAAAAGCATCCCCGAGGGACATTGGATGAAGGATATCAACAGTACCAGTTCCGTAACGAACTTCTGTGATCGTGCAAGTCGGAAGTGAGGTATTGGACCAATCTTGTTTGAAAAAAGCGATCAGGCGCATGATAAATGCAACAAGCCGCTGCATTTCGGAAAGATCCACAGACAAGTAAAAGAAAGACCCGAGAACCTTCATATTACCGGACACGTCCGGTCTGGTCGGGTCCGTCCTATCGGTCATACGAACAAGCATTCGACGTTCAAACGCGGAATAACCTCCACGCAAATCATCAAAAGGATATTTGAACAATTTCCAGTCTCCGGTAATGTATATCCCCATTTGCCGGATGTCTCTTATCAACGAATTCAATTCATCAATGATTTTCTGGATGAGGGACAATATCGGGTCGATGTAGGCCGACAGAAATGCCTTGACCAAATCCAAGGCAGCCATAACAATGTCCAGAATATTGACAAGGAATTCCGCGACACTGTTGACAGCATCCTTGGCGTTTTCCAGAAAATCAGGAACCTTGATTGTCAGGGTTCCCCATTGGGCCTGATCTGACATTACATTCCTCCGCCATGTTGAAGCCTGGCTATCTTTTCCTTGAGCTTCGCTACCTGATCCTGATCTTTGTCAACGAATGTTTGCAGCATGTCTCTAAATTGAAGCAACAGTTCACGCTGTTTCCCCACAGAAACAGGGGAAACCATACGTTCTCCCATAGTTCCCCAATTCCCGAAATCAATCCCAAGGGCTTTCAACTTTTCAGCCGTTTCTTCGGGAGTCATGTTGCATTCTCCAGAGTCAGGAGTTTGAGAAGAGCTTCCAACTGCTGGACACGCCGTTCTGGCAGTTCCACATCAAAACGTGTGATCGCCGCCAACGTACCTAATATCTCGTGTGTCCGGTAAGCAAGCCACACATACCTGATGGGTCTGAATCGGTCTCGCTGATCCAACACTTCGTCAATGCGTTCAGGCAGTACGGGACGAACCTTGGAACCTGAAATATCATCCCACGCCGTATACGATTCCGGCGGCGCCGCATGGTCGGCAATCTTCATGCCGTAAGGCCTATGGTCTGCCAGTTCAGACGGAACAAGATTATCCAACCTTTTGTCCAAAATCCAGAAACGTCGGTCCAAGAAAGACAGACATCCTTCATTGTTCATGAATGGAGTCACATCCGTCCTCCCAAGAACCGCCATGACTTGAACGTTCCGCAACACCCCGAGCCCGGATTCAGGATTCCAAGTAAACCCCAGGTCGTGAACATGCAGGAAGTTTTGGAAATCCCACCAATTCCCGTTCTTGTCATCAAACCCACGCCCAACCAATTCAATCAAAGACAGCATCCTCTCCCTGGTATGCAACGCCAGATCAAGGGATTCTGTAGAAAACAAGGAAGATGGACGGATGATCCTGTAGGAAAAAGGTCTGATGGAATGCCATGTAGGAGGCGTCGTAGAAAACCGTCCGGTAACGGCGTTCCTGGCTTTCGTGGGACGAAGATCCATCTGTCGTTCTAACCAAGTGTCAGGATCGGGATCAGCACGATTCAGCATAGACGCCGATACGGTAGGAACGACAGCGTAAGCACGTCGGACATCCGTTGGATCAAACACGACATTTGCATCCAAATCCCCGGAAAAGGTGTTCAGAGGATCAAGAATCAAGTGGGGAGCCGCACCGCTTTCAGAATCCGCAACTTTAACAACCCTCCAGAATCCCCGGTTGTCGTCCAAAGCTGACGGAAAACCCGCCCGGAAAGTATCCACACCATCTACGCCACCCATCCAACCCTTGCGACCTGGAACCCCTTCGTCCCCGATGGGTCGGACGCCCTTTTCCTGAATAACCGGCAACCCCCCCTTCATGGGAATCGTACCCAAGGGGTCAACGATAACAATGTCACCAACCTGAACACCCAACCCACCAAATGTCTTACTGGGGGTTGTACCGTCAGCATTCAAGTCATCAAACAGCAGATTCGTTTGGTCTGTCCAAGGAATCAAAGAATCGTATTCAGGGACGTAACCTCCCTGTTCATCAACGCCCCCCCACGTAGCATCGGTCCGGCACACTTCACTGTCCGTAATCAGATCAAGAATCTGTTCACACGATTGTTCCTGAGGAACCGGCATTTGATGCAACCACACTTCAAAACGCATCCCTACGAGGCTGCCAGGGGCAACGGACACCAATCCCGGGGATGCAAGGCGAAGGGTCCAACCATTCAGGATCGTTTCAATGCGGGTTTCTTCCAGCAACGTACCATCAGAAGCCAGAAGCCGGAACATATCCCCAGCGTGGATATTGGTATCTGTATCCGTGAACAAACCCAAATTTGTCCCGCTATATGTCTTCCCGTCATTCCAGACATCAGGCGTCTTGGGGTCCCCTGGGACACGTCCGATGTCAAAGTCCATTGTGAACTGGCGAGCAGTCACAACCCCACGCTGCTTGTCAGATGTGTAAGCGGTGATTCTGCCCCTCCTAATTTCCCAAACATGCCGTAAAGGTTCAAGCTTAAGGTCAATGCCCTCTATGGAATGGAAACGCCGAATTCGGCGAATCGTAAATTCAATTTCCGAAGGAACTACGGGAGCGACACCCATTGAATAGGACACAGAATCCCGCATCCCAAGTTCACGGTTCGGGTCTGGTAACGGATCCGGCAACGGCAATGACCATTGCGCATCTACGACCCTGGGATGATCAGCAATCAAATCCAACGCTTGACGCGGAAAAGCCGGTTGGAAATAGATGCCGGCCACAGCGTGATGTTTTGGATCCGGTGGGGAAACAGTCAAGTCAGCAATGGCGGCAGTCGTGCCGGGCAGGATGCAATTGACAATTGCGGTAGCATACTTGATGGCCGTCGCAGGAACATTCAAGTCCTTCCAATCCGCCGCCAAAATGCCGTCAACCGTGGCGCCGCAAACTACCCTATCATAAACCGGAGCGTGCTCGTAAGCATCAAAGACGTTGGGGGGGATCGGGGTCCCGAGACGGGGGACGAAATTGCCTGGGAATGTCAACACAATGGGAGTAGTGCCAGCCCCCCGAGTCAATGTCACCATTTCAAAACCCATCTGGATTGCACCGCCATTATCGTAGCCGACTACGTTATCGTCAGGAAGCCCATATTCGGCCCCCGACACGTTGATGGGCCACACCTGCATGCCGGAAACCTGACAGGTTGCACCAGACATCAAACTATTAAGGTCTGCTAAAGAGATGGCAGCACCGTCGGCAAAAACGCAAGCTGTCGCATCAATGACCATTTCATTGCTGGCTGGAATCAGGGATGTGTATCTGAGCCGCAAAACTGCCTTCTGGAATTTTGCCCATGCAATGGCATACTCTTCCGGCGTCCCGAGAGGATCTACCGTCTTCAAGTCTTCGGGATTCAGAAGGATATAAACATAGCCAGGAGCCGGAGGGAATCCAACATCCCGCACGCCCCAAGTAGTGGGAACAGGCGTCGGGAGAAGAGCCATATCCGACAATTCCAAAACAAATGTTGTCGTATTCCAGGACACAACCGTTGGGAATTGCAAGGGGCACCAACCCACATCAGACACCCCAAGCATGATGGAAGGCGCCGTAACACGTTGATCGGCTGCAATAACAGGAATATTTTCAGCAATGGCATGCCTGACAAGGTAAGTGCCCGCCTTGGTTGTAGCCAGATGTGTCGCATTTACCGATTTGGACACGACGGCAACATCCCCCGGTTCAATCCTAGCCATGTCACCAAGAGTGACTCCAATGCTCGTGATTCGGTCATCAAGCTGATCTGAACCGACAATGATGCTGAATCGGCTTTCCGTAACACCCGTTCCAGAACAGATTGGGACACATTGTTCCAAACCGGCCGGATTGACAATCCAACAGAATTCGTTGGATGGAGCGGCGGAAAACGTGGCCAAAGTGGACAGCACCGGAATATTGCCAGTTGTTCCTTGCCAACCTTCAAATCCCATGACCGCCACGGAACCATCTTCCGATACCGTCGCCGTCCTGGGAACCCACGTCCCTATAACCCCCGCCCGGGCAAGGAACGTGTAGGGAAGAGGATTCCCACCACTGTCCGCCCCGTTACAGTATGTGTCAATGTCGGACCAAAAACTGGTCACCGTTGTTTGACCAACGGTCACGGCTTTAACAGCAAAACGGGATTCCAAGATGGTTGTTGCATTAAGCGGGTGGGTGAAACCCCGTTCCTTCATCCAACGCAAATCAAACGCTTCGTGGAATGTCAGACGGTCTTCATCAATCCAGGCCGTTGTAGATTCGCCAGTTGCCGTCGTGTCAACCCCAATGGACACATCCTCGCCATAATTCATGGTTTGGAACCAAGTTCCAGGGAATCCCGGATCCGCCGTTTCAGTGTAGGGAATGAACCAGGTGCTAGTCGGATGTGGCGGCGCCCCAGAAGGCGTCTGCCACAGTTTCAGAAGGTCCGTATCCACAACGTTTTCAAGGATAATGTATCGGGGATCCGTTTGGTCGGATACGATACCGGGAAGTGTCCCACCCAGAACGGACACAATACTTTCCCCGAAATGTGCGTTAGTAAATGTGGTAGTTCCAGGCGGGTGCGTCCAATAATCCCTGGTCGTGATGTTGGTCCCCTGAATAGTGAACGTCATGACAACGACACCGCCAAGTTTCAGGACAGACACGTCAGCCCCACCGGGTCCCCACTGAATATTAGAATCCTTCCTGGAAATGGGCTGGATGACGATCTTGTTGTTTGCTTTTGCGCCTACCCCGGACCACAGGTTATTCAACCCTCCAACACCTTCGGTCTGGCCATCATGCAAAGTAAAATTCGTTCCGGTCAAATCAAAGATCAACAGTTGCCGAGCCTTGTACGCATAAATCTTAACCCCATCAACGGTAACAGGCGGCGGGTCGGGGGGTTGTGGATCAGACACGTGAACCAAGGCATTCTCAATAGCATGCCGGACCGGAGATGCAGTATCCGGCAAAGGAGGGGCGGCAGGAGGACTCGTCCTGGTCACAAATCTCGGCGTTTCAATCAAAGACCCAATACCGTGCCGCGGATCAATAACCCCGGATGGGTCAAGATTCCAGTCGGTCTCAAGAAGACGAACCCGACCGACAGACTGGATACCTTGAGGCCCCTTGATAGGAAGACCTGCTGCCGAAAACGGTCCATCAGTCGGATCTGCAATGTCCTGAACTTGAACGAACAAAATATCGTGAGGACGGACATTTGCCGTCCCGTTACCCCACGGAGCGGCCGGAGCGGGCGGTGAAGCTTTCCTTGGACCAAGGTCTTCCATGGTCATAAGAGAACCCGGCTGATCATCCGGCGTAACGCCGGGCAACGGGGGTTCTGTCATGGCAGTCCCGTCGTTACCGACAAATTCGTCCGGCCAAACGCCCCAAGGTCCACCAACAGACAAAGGACGAACCGCCAAAGTATCTACCTTCAGCACATCCGCCAATATGGAACCCCCGTCCTCAAACCGGTCCAGTTCCGTATTGGAAACTTTCAGGTAAGGGACTGCCCGATCACCCGAATCGTCCAAAGCCTCCCCGTTCAAAGCTGGCACTTCAACCGGATTCTGCCCTTCGTAGGTGAAGTTGACGGATCCTCCGATGCAGGACAAAGGTTCAGGAGGATTCTGACCAAGAACTTCTTTGATGCCAAAATATCTTGGATCCAGAACCGACGGAAAAGTCATGTCGACGATCCGCCCATCCCGGAAAACAGACACGTCAAAACCAATCCTGAAACTATCAGAACTTTCCGCGATTTCTTCCAGTTCTTCGGAAGTCGGGGGGTTATCAGGCGCCGCAGCCCCATCCTTGGAAATGGACATCAAAGTGTCCCCACGTGTAGCTGCGTTAACCCCAGTGTCCGCAGGCGCCCCAGTTGAGTCATCTTTAGCCAGAAGTACCCGGGCGGGATCCAGGATTACATTTCCGTCCCCGTCCTGCAAGGTCATGATGCAACCGTAAAGAATCGCATTGACGAAGATGCCCCGCAAGGAAAAAATACCTGCACTGGTAGCACTTCCACCGTCGGCGTCACAAAGCCTCCAAACTGTCCCGTCTGGTTTCCCAAGGGCAATCTGATCACCTTTCGTGGAAATGGTGAGGCCACCAGGAAGGGTAGTTGGCAACCCGCCAAGGAAACCAGGAATGGCCATGTCAGGATCCCCGGACATCAGATCAGCAACCCCAGTCGCCGTCACGCTAGCCAATTGAGAAACATCAGGCCAACCCGTCGACGGATTGATAGGAAAGTCCTTCAGGGAAAGCGGGGTCGCCACAAAACACGGTCCCAAAACGGGAACAGCCGGGACAGGAATCCCCCCTACTGTCCCAAAAGCTCCGGCGGCTATACCGTCCGGGAAATAACCCCAGACGCGAGCACTTGCCCGACGTTTGAAAAGTGTGATGGCGTTGACAGACGTAATGTCGCCAAGGACCGGGTTCTGTACCTGCCCAATATCGTCTCCAGTGGTCTTGCGAACAATTTTTTCACCCCGTTTGGAATCGTAAAAGTAACGACCCGCTGTAAAGAATCCGGGATCACCGGCAGCAGGATTGGAATCCAGACCGGGGTTTGTCCGAAGAAACGTCTTGGTCCATGTAGGGAACAGACGGGAATACTTATGCCGCATGAACATCGGGGAAAACCGTCCCCGGAGAATATGTTTGAAGTAAGGGTACCCATCCCGACGTGACCGCCTGGAATAGGTACCAGAAAGGACGTAATCGTCAACTTCATTTCTCACCCGTGACTTCTGCGTATCCATAAGGCTTTGAACGAAATCCAAGTCAGGGGTTTCTCCGTCAATAACCCCGTCCGTTAACGTAAACGACCACGGATCAACTATTGGGTCGGTCGGTTGAAAATAGACACAAGTCCCTGGAAGAAGCCATTCAGAAAACACTTCCGTCCAGATATCCCGTCGTGTCAACACCCCTGTGATGGGATCTTCGTATCCAGGAGTGAACCATTCCTTACCACGGCCAACCCAATGACGGAACTTCCCATCACTATCTCCAATGATGTCACCCGAAATAGTTTCTTCAATCTGTTCAAAAGCATTGATAGCAGTGTTGTAGAAATCAAGAAATGTCCTGGCTACCCTATCCTTGTCGGTCAAGTGCTTCCGTTCCGTCCTCAAACCAACCCGCCCCTGATTCCAGTTGCTAGGCTTGCCGACAGGTTTGGGGGCGCTGCTTGCCGGTTGCTTGCTGTTGATTTCTTGGACGACTTCCGCTGTCACATCAACAATAAGTTGTTCCAAGGGGGCAGACCGAACGTAAAAAGTATCAGGGTTACGGAACGTGTATGTTGCTGCCAGGGTTCCGCCCAAAATACCGTTTTCTTCACTCGGACTTTCACTATGCAAATACAAAGCGGTCCACGAAGGTTTTCCTACAACACCGTCTTTCACCCACGGCTGCAACCCCCGCAACAAAGTGTATGACAGAGACAACCTTTGCGGGGCATTCATAGCATTCTGAAAAGGTTCCAGTAGAGTTATAGCCCCACTGTTCTGGTCAATCACGTATTCAGAATTGGGAACCAAAGTGCGACCAGGGTTTTCCCCATTCGGACCTGATTCACCCCACAGGACAAGTTCCCATCCCTCTTCTTGAACGAACGGCCCGACACCAAGGAATGTCCTGCAGTTGGGGGGATAGATCGGCCTCCAAGTCAACCGGACTGGCGGGGCCATATCAACAGTGAAGCTCTTTCGGATTCCCGAAGTCAAAGATACGTTTGTCCTTGATCCATCTACGGTCAAATCCGCCCCGGAAATTGTGTAAGGAACACCCCCGATTTCAAGAATGTGTCCCGGTACTGAAAAACGCGTCAGATCCCCTTTAAAAACAATGGTAGTTTGGCCTCGGTTGACAGGCTCAAACGGAAAGTCCGTCAAATCAAGATCAAACATTATCCCCAAAGCTGCGTCCGTTGGTACGGGAGCAGGACTACCGTAAGGTCCAGGAGAATCCCCAAAAGGATCAACCACAGGAGTGACCGCCATCGGGGTGATTCCCAGAAAGACATCTCTCCCAGGAGCTCTGGAACCAACTTCCTGAATCGTAGGCGGATAAATATACACTGCTGTAATATCACCGGACGAAGGCGGCGGGGAAACAGAAATTGGCTGCTTGTAAGCAGGCAATTCCGATGGGACTACCGGAGGAATAATGACCGGAGGGAAATAACGGACCCCCTTGACGTAAAAACATTCCCCACCAATACGAAGCAGTTGTCCTGCCTTGAATTCCGATCGACGATCCCCATGAAGCCCAAATCGGTTCTGCGCCGTTTTGATGAAGAATGGGGGTCTGTAGACAGGTTTCGTGCTGGTTTCGTAAACGCGTTCCCCCCCCTGAGCTTCTGCTACCGCATAGGTGACTTTAACATCGCAATCATCCGTAATGTCGTAAGTAACGAACGTCAGGCGTCCCCTCCCAATATCCGTATAATCTACGACGTAATTGACTTCCCCATAATTTTGCTGCGCACCTCGGACGAATACAATAGGTTCTATGACCCTGTTGATGGTGTCCCCGGAAGCATTGTACGTAAAGACATTGGGACGGTCCCTTTTGGCAACTTCATTCCGGATGAACACCGGCAGAAATTCCACGATTTCGTTTCCGACCTTTCGTCCTTCCAAATCAGAAGCCCAATAAGCCATTTCAACCAGGACACCCTTGGGCAGAGGACGGAAAAATGCACATGTCCCTGTCATGGGTTGGATTGAAACATCCTGGTCATTGTCCGTGATCATCTGTTCAACAAAATAGGCACGAATACCATGGAAATCATCCATGTCCGACTGGGAATAGTTGATCTCCCCCGTCACCGGATCACATTCCGCCTGAAGCGGAAGAAGAAGCGCAGGAGGCATGAATTCATCAACCGCCAGGACACGGGCTTGTGGGAATTTGGATAAAACAAGGCTGCCGAATTTCAACTGTCCTTTCGGAAAGACACCTGAAGAAACAGTAAGACATTCAATGGCATCCCCAGGATCAGGACTGAAAGCCGTAACAGCAAACAAACTTCCAGCGGCAAAACTGAAATTCGCCGTACCTACCTGAATGGAAAAAGCCAACGCATCAAAACGTTCCCCGATTGGGACGATGATGCCGGTATTGGAAATGATTCCCAAATCCGTCTTGGTCAACCACGTCAGGGACGCAACATTTATGACGGACGGTGCAACAGCCCCATATCTAACAGACACCGGACGACCGCTGGACAACGCCCCTTCAACTTCCGCCTTCGGACGATTTGTAGCCAAATCGGAAGCCGTTTCAGGAACAACCCCCAACGGAGACAGAACCCGAACCTTGAAAGGTTCGTCGGGAAGAGGAGAAAGATTCTGGTAAAGAACATCAGCGACCAACATGGGGTCGTAGACATCTTCAACGAATCCTTCAAAAAGTTCCCAAGTAGCCGGACGGGTCGTTCCAACCAAGAATAACGGAGCTACCTGCAAGGAAAGCGAAGACACGGTTGAAACCGTGTAGGACCCTTCTCCTTCCGAACTGGTAATTTTCAGACGGAAACCCGGCTGTATTCCCCAACGAGGATCAGTAAAATTGACCGAAGGATCTGAAAAAGTACCTGCCCCGGCACTGAATGATCCCTGGGCCCCAGAAAGGACCCGCTTTCCGAAACGCCTGATGAATGTGGCCGTCCCAGTAATACCGCCCTGCGGCATTATGTAATCGTTGTCGGGATCCTGCCAGACATCCCCTTCCCCGTCCACGTTCGCTGACAGGTAACCAGGAATACCAGGAGCCAAACGCATGGATTCCTGAACAACCCCTGAATGCCCGAGGTTGATTGTCGTTATGGCCCTGTTGACAGGTTCGGTAATTGCATCCCAAGTAACCCAGTCAAATTTTCCTTGCCCAAACCTGTAGACAACATCGGACCAGTTTTCAAGATATTTGCTGACAATTCTGATATTGTCGCCATCCTGAACCGTATTGACAAGATTGAAGAACACACCTTCATCATATCCGGCCACATCTTCCAATGGGGGGTTAGTCAAAAATGTGAAAGGGTTGGGCGGAATGCTGTCATAGACAATAGCCCCACGCAATCGTTCCACGTGGGCAAAGTCGGGAATCGCCAACCGACGATCCAGATTGAGGGGGCTGCGAAATAGACCAACAGCGGCGCCGGAATCCGGAAGCCGGTTCGCCACACCCCCCGAAGCTTTCCATCCGGGCAGAAATCCCAAAGCGGCAGCTCCGGACAAATCCATCACCCCGCCAACTCCCCATCCAATTTCCACGGTCCCCGTGTCAGGATCATCCGCTTCCAGAATTATTCTGCCATTCAAGGCCCACGAACGGCCATCACCAGGAGGGATAATTGCATCAATTGACGCAGCAACTTCTTCGGCAGTGAAGAAGTCCTTTTCCGGAAATGCTGAAATTAAGGAAGCGGAATTCCAAATCAAAGGGGTCGTGAAAGCGAAGTGGAAAACTTCCGTACCATCAAAACGAAAGATGTCTCTATTCCTGGAATATATCCTGGCGGTTGTTGTGTAAACAGCGGGAGTGAATGAAGACTGAAGGAAATAGACGTAATCATCCGCAAACGCCTGGATGTCCGTTTTGGAAAGAATTACCTGAGACAACCCCGGCAATCCCGGAAGACTAGCATTCTTCAAACAAACCGTAGCCCAACCCGTTCGTACTTTACCAGGATCGGGAAGATCCGCAGGTAAAGTAACAGTCCTGATATTCGTCAACGCATGCGTCTTGGAAAACAGAATGGTGTCCCCCACACCGTCAGAAAGACTCCTGATCAATCCTGTATTGGCATCACCAGGATTATCACCTCCAGGACGCGTACCGACAACACCCGCCATCGGAACCGATCCGGTCCGGTCAGACACTTGAAGAATGCCAGACAACCCCAAACCAGGCAGCATAGAAGCGTCAGGGATATAGAAATCAACATCCGGTCCGCAAAGCTGAGGATTCCCGAAAATGTCTACCAAAGGAACAGGATATGATGACGGTTGAGGGATCTGATTCAGGGCTACCCCATCATAAATCACATCAGCCCCGTACCATTGTTTATCAAATGCCGTCACGTTATCAGGATCAGACTTGGCAAGGTCCGCTTGACTAATCACCAAACGCCCCGTTGCCAAAGATACGTAAACAACCCCTGCCGACGGACTAACGGCCAAGTTCATGTCAGCATCAGTCAGAAACAACTGAACTGCCACAGGCGTCCGATTTCCAAAACGAATTATCGGGAAATCGGTAGGTCCAGGCAGAGGAGCAAGGAACAAGGAAGTGGTTTTTGCATCCAGCAGTTTGCCAACTACACCCGTTTCAGATTCAGAAAATCCCCGATAAGAATACCAAACCGTCTTTCCGGCATGCTTGCGAACAAATGCCGGATTAAAGGATAATTCCCCACCAGACTGACCCATAACCCCCGCCACATCAGGAACAAGTCCAAAATCAAAGTCAGCAATTTCGGAATCAGGCTGAACCAAAACCCCTGAAAAATCGGAAGCTCCGCTGGAATCAGGTGCAACAGGAATGCTTGTTACACCGGGATCAGACCCAAGTCGGATCATGGACCAACTGTCAGGAACAACCAAGTCCCCAGGAAGGAAAGATCCAACAGGAAGATTCCGAACTTTTGGATCCATGTGGAATGTTGTTTGATCAAGAAGCAGAAGGCCAAGATTCTTGACGGGGGAACCTTTCCAAGGTTCCCAACGTTGCGTCTTGCCATTCCATCCGAATCGGGTTTCGTATCGGTCGTTTTTTGTCCACCAGAATCGGGACGGAGCAATTGTATACCGAACTTCAACAAGAGAATCCCCGCGAGACGGAGATAAACCACCCCCCAAAACAACCAGTTGCGCCGCTGAAAGCGTAACTACCCCTGAAACGGGATTCTGATCTGTCGTATCTACAAACCACCACGGATAAGGGTTATCCCCTTTACGCCCAGCAGAAGGGTTGTTGGGGTCTTCCCAACCGTTGTCATCATAATCAACATCACCCCGGGCAGCAACAAACAGAAGAACAGTCCCTATGCTTCGGTTTCCGTCATCCGTAACAAGAAATTTGCTGCTCCCATCGGTATGAATCTCAAAGGTTTTGACATCCGGTACATCCAAGACACCGTTTTCTGGAATCGTCCCCAAACCCTGAGAAGTCCACCAATCGGGATCATCAACCAAGGCCAATTGGGAAGTGTTTTCAGCCCAAACCAACCATTCCTGGGGGGTCGTTCCCGGAGCGTCAATGACTGCCGCCCGCCATTGATCTGCACGGGCATCAATGAAAGAAGGTGCCCCCGGTTTCGTGATATAGGTGCCTGGAACTTCACGCACATCGCGAACCACACCGTCACTGGGTTCTTCAGTTGTCGGTTGGTTGGCGGGCGAAACCCTCACACCTTCAAGAACTTGACCTGTAAATCTGAACATAGAGCACTCTTTTCTGTCAGACTACCACGGACGTAGAAGGTCCCGTCCCTGGACCCGGAAGTGGAATACCTGTCACGGCCCCCGCCCCCGCCCCCAAAGCCAATTCAGCGGCAATGCCGTTACCTAAACCAATGGCCATCATTGTCAAGGCCGGACCGGAACCCCCGGTCGCTGCTAGATTCAACATCAATGCCGCTATCAAGGTTGTAGCATTCACTACAATGATTTTAGACACATCCGTCCCAACCCCGACACCAGCTACTACTCCATGATACTGTCCCGATGACGAAAATGCCTGGGAAATTGCCAGAGCCGTGACGATGGCTAGGCTCGTACTTAAAGGACCAACCATCCCGGCGCCTGTCAGGGCACTGGACACAGCCTGGATGTTCGGAGGGACAACCAGTTTCGTCGTAGCCTGGTTGATGACGCCTACACCAACAGTACCTGAAGCAATACCAACCAAAGCTAAATTCGCAGGTTGGTTGATTCCCCATTGGCAAACCCCGTTAGCAACACCACGAGCCATTGAATCAAAAGCTGCCCCGTTGAAAGCCAGTCCGCCCGCCGCCTTGCAAGTAGTATACGCTCCGTAGATGATTCCAGGATTCAAGGACATAGCTAAACCGTCACATTGTGCAATTTAGCGCCCAGACCCCAAGTAGCAAAGGGAAGATTCGTGAAAGGTTCCAAGGACCCGGCACATAAGATCGGACCGACATCAGGACCCGTGATCGGCGCCCGAAGGAACACTCCTGCCAAACCCCCCAAAACAGCGGGTCCTCCCGTAGCCGTCAAAACTACAGCGGCTGATGCCGTGGCGGTAATAGCTCCGGCGGCCGCCGTCAATGTGATAGGACCGGCAGTTGCCTGCACGGAAGCCGAACCGGGAGTCAATTCCATATAATTGGCTGCCGCCTGTGCCTTCCAGGTGCCCAAGATCGTCTGGTAAATCATGTTCCCGATCTGGATTGTTGTTGTGTGATTGCCCAGTATCTTGAAGGTTTCTTCCCTGTCGCACATAACATAGGAAACCTTCTCCCCAGCGAATCCAGGGTATGGACTCACGTAAGAACGTTCATGAAGCGGGAAGTTCGTCGGCAGCAGATATTTCGGTCCGGAAAACGATTGCGACATCTGCCCGGACACGGAAGTTTTGAAATTTTCGGACGACAGTTCTACCGACTTGGTCCCGTTGATGAAAACCGTGTCGTTACCAACGATATCAATAGCCGAAGCGTTAATGTTGACGGCACCGCCTTTCATGACGATCTTACGTTCAGCGGAAAGACGAAGATTCGTCTTTGCCCCTATGTCAACAGCGGGGACATCCGCTTCACCCCCACTGGACCCGGAAATCCGTTCCGCCATAGTTTCGTTCGTCTTGACCGGTCCACCACCGTAAATGGTGACAGCACCTTCTTCAGCGTTCAGATGCAGGCTTCCTTTGCTGAGAGACCCGAATTCCAAGGACCCTGACGTCAGAAAACGACAAGCACCCCCGACACCGAACTTCAAGCCCCCCTGCAAGAAAATCTCTGCTGAATCCTGCTTTGTATCTCCACCAATGTAAGCCCGAAGTTGGCCCGATTTGTTGACCGCCCAGAACGTTTCCGTACCGCCTTCCGCCGTCGGCGGAACAAGATGGAACAATAGGGCAGCATGGTCAGTCAACGGGGTCGGAGTCAGACCATCGGCGGATGACGTGATTTTCGCTGCTTCCAGTCGCGGTGCAGGCGTATCAGATCCCGGTTCAAAGACTACTGGGACAATAGGGAGCCCGTACTTTTGTCGCCCCTGCACTGAATACGGGTCGTTTCCCACTACGGACCCTAAAACCCATTCCACAAACGGTTGGTTTGTGGAAGAGGACCCTTCAATCCCGGCCTGGGTGTCCGGCAGCCGTTCAGCATCAAACAAGTCCGTCTGTTCAGTGACAGGCAATCTCCCGTCTGACGTGTGGGCCAATTCAAACCGGATTTCCGTCAGGGTCGGAACATCAGGGAAATTGGTTGCATTTCTGGGGTCTTGTTGGGCTACTCGAAAGATAGGTTTGCCGCCGTAAACAGCGTCACTGACAGCCTGCTGACCATCCACTACAAAACCCGCCCCGTCCAAGATGCCCCCGAGCTGGAGGAACATGTAAGGGTCAACCCAGGAATCCAAGTCAAACGGCGATCCGGGGGCAATCCACCCTTCGTCAGATGAAGTCCTGCGCTTCTGGAACATTTTGGCCGGGGTGTAGAATCCGTCAGGCGCGGTACTGTCTGGACCAAGCAACGTGTCGGGAATCGGCGCCCCGTCATTAGCCTGAACAAGGGCATCCCATTCCTTGCCGTCGGACACAACCATGGCCGGCAACCGGCGGGCATCACGCTGGACCATTCCGGCGTAGACACGAGCACCCGCCATGGCATGAAACTGCTGAAGAGATCGGACAACAATAGCCTGATCCTGATCCCGCAACCGAATTTCGTTGCCCCGCCGATTGGAAAGCGTAACACCTTCATCCAAAACAAGATCAGAACCCTGTGAAGAAGATGCGACGATGTTCCCCGGTTGCATGTGCCTGAGCTTATGCCGGACGCGCTGGTAGACCCCCCGCATGAGTTCAGCGTCCTGTGGGCTGTCCATATCGTATTCTTCAGGATCAAATTCAGCAGTCGTCACCCAGTCACGTCCTGGCCAAACACCAGGAATGACCCACGCCAGAATGACTGGCGTGCGGGTCGTATTGGATGCGGAACTTTCCTGAGGCATCCAACCAACAACACAACGGTCACCGATTTCCGGCATTGACCCGAAAAAATGCCGAGCTCCGGCCCCTGGGAAAGTCATAGGGACAGGAACCCGGTCAAATTCCTGTGACGTTCCTATGACTGTTTTGAGGGTGACGTAAAATTCTTCGTAGTCAACGTTCGTAACCGTAGCTACGCCCAAACCCCAGTTACGGTCAGGATCACCTTTTTCAACCTTGGTCCTCATTCCTTTAGGGGATCCCGTAATAGCAGATCTCGGGATTCCCGTATAACCCCCGACGGGTTGCCGGAACCGAATACCTTCAGGGACCTTGGCCATAGGTTACACCTCTTCTTCCAGCAGGTTAACGGACACGCTAACCTGACGATTGGCTTCCGCATACAATTCATCAAGATTCTGGAAAAAAGCAACGGTTCCGCTAGACGACCTGTCCAAAGCAGTCCCACGCAAAGCATCTTGACGAACCGTCCATTCCATGCCCGCTGCGGCAGTAGCTTTGGCAACGTACTGGGTTATTGCATCAGCATCCGGCGCCACTGTCAAACCTTCAACGACAGGAATGAAATTAGCATTCTGTGCATCTTCCAAAACAATATTTGCTTCCGCTGCCCTACAAGCACACGGAGCTGTTGACCGCCCAAAGGGGGCAAGATCAGCCAACGTGTAAGCAGCATTTACAAGTTGGATTTTCGTCACACTGTCGCTTTTGCGATCAAGATACCAGTTTTTCAAACCCCACGTAAGTTGGTTTGCATCTTTAGTCGTTTCAATGGCCTTAGCGTCAAGGACAGTCGCACCTTCTCCTCTGAAGGTAGCTCCAGGATATTGCTTGATAATGTTAAGCAGCAATTGCCGGGTCCTTTCCCCTGCCAAACCCTTCCTTTTTAAATACGCATTGTTAACAATGTCGTCAACCGTTCGGCTATCAAGTGCTTCCAATGGATCCCGATTGATCAGGTCTGACCAAACACCTCCAACGTCAATGTCCACATCCCGACCGTAGCGAAACGACCCCACTACTTCATACCCGAGCAGGTCTGACACCGGAAATACCGGAGCGTAAGCAGTCGGCTGTTGTACCCCTTTGCTGCCTTTCGTCTTCGCTTTTACTTTCACAGATTCCCGTTTGCGGAAAACGGGAATCGTGTCAATCCCCAATGATCCAAGGAGACTGTTATAAAACGTAGTCAGAATGTTCTTGCGTCCGTTTTCATCCAAACCCCCGACCCCGGCCAACGCTATTGGCCAATCGGACCCTTTCGGGGCTATCTGCCGATCCCACAACCTAGCAGCGTACTGGTTTCCAACCAAATCCCATAATTCCCCTTCTGACATCTGGGAAATTCCATAAATTCCTGTCGACCGAGGATCACTTTCCGACGAAACGTTCACCCCCTTAATTTCACACGACATGATGGGTTCAATGGTCCCAAATTCTGGGATGTTGCCGGATATGCCCTGGGACGCCACGAAAGCAGTCTGAAACCAACCATCAACAGTCTGAACCCAAGGATCAAAAACCTCAGCGATAGTCACTCCGTCCTTGCCATTGGTTGACGCTGTCAACCGTGCTGACGCAATCAAAGCCTGCCGAATGGATTCCGATGCCGTTCCTACATCTTTTTCCGTCATGGTCGTGATTCGTTGACTGTCTAATTCAAGACGGATGGGAGTGAACATCAATTCCCTGATTTCGGACGTCGGCAAAACGACCCCATCCGGTTTTGAAGGATCCCCATTACGGACCTTGATCCCGTTCACCACGGTAATGTCAGCAAACTGAGCCTCAGGAACCCATCCCCCAGGCTGCATTTGTGATGCGGCGTTGGTGAAACCCTTAACTGTAGCCGGGCTATCCAACCCGGAGGACCCGAGGGATACTTTCGCATTTCCAGCCCTGGTATCAACAGTGGCGAGTCGAAGTCCCTGATGTTCCGGTTTCGGATGTGACGCAGAATAGTAACGATAACTTCCAGGCATACTTGCCGTACTGATAACGGCCTTCTTATCAGCTAACATACTCAAGAGAAAAGTTGTAGAGGCTAAGTCAATACGACCCCCAAATGATTTTTCAATGATTGTATGAATAAGCAACCACAACGTCTTGACTGACGTAACCGTACCGTCCCCTATTTCCATTTCCCTTTCAAAATCGGACTGGAGATTTGCCGCATCACTATCACACCTGTTGATCTGGTCTTGGATATCCTGAACCTTGGCATACTGATCCTTGTACGCCTGGGACCCAGGATCCCCGATGTCATCCAATTTCTTCTGTGCGGGCATCAATTCCTTCTTGACAAGTTTGTCCCGCTTCTCCTGGATATCCTTCTTTTTCTGTTCCAGGTTCTTTTGCTGCGTTACCAAAGCGTTCAGACCTTCTTCCAACGGAATGACCGGTCTGTCTTCCAAATCAGCATCCCCACTTCCCGAGGATGCCGGATCAAAATCAGACGCAAAATGCAGGATCACGTCCCCAACACCTTCCTTGCCCGTCGTCCAAAGGTAATACGGGCCCCCTTTCATGCCGGGAAGGTGCGCAATGATGTTTTTATCCAGAGCAATCTTGATAATTCCTCCCAAGGTATCCTTATCCAAAGTGTAAATGTCCCCGCCAAGCATCAACATACGAGGATCAATCCTGAAAGGATCAAGAGACATGACTACGTTTGGGAAACCCGCCAAAGCCGGACGCCCATCATCATCCTGAATTTGCAAAGGTCCAGGAGGAAGTGTAAGGTCTGACAAGTCAACCGCTTCTATGCCCGTCTTCGTCGGGTCTTTAGGGGCAAAGAATTTCGCCCTCTTCGCAATAAGCTGAAGGTTTGTCGTACATTGTCCACCAACCGAATGGCTATGGCTAAAACTATTGCAGTAAAAAAAGCAATCCAAAGAAGGTATGTAAACAGGATAACCAGGCCGGATTTCCGGTCTGATTGGAATTGTCACCGTTGCCGACTTACAAGGAGCATTCAAAAGATCCAGCCGATTCATGGCGGCAAAGAACATAGCTGACCGATTGTTGAAGTAAGCTGTTTCAAAGTCATGGGGCCGCCATCCATATTGTGCTACCAATCGCCAATCAATATATTGCCCTTGAACACCCCATTCGTTATCCAACCCGGTCCCGGCCAAGTTCTTCATCTGCGACCCTTTGGCCGTAATGTAGGTAGCCTGCGGTTCTTTTTCGTCAAAATTGATGTTGATGATGTCAATATCTTCAATCCTGTAAACCCGAGACCCGGACGTGTCAAGATTGTACATTGGAGGTTTGAAAACAAAATCACCGTCCACATCTTGATAGAACTCAAACCCGGTAACTTCACATATCTTGTTGGCAATATCCAACTTGGATTCATAGGTGGATTCAAACAGGTTGGGCTGACCCCACTGGGACAAGTCGGAAACGAACGCCTTCATTTCCACAAGATTCAAATCAAAACCGTCTTCCGGGCCAGGATTGTATACCTTGATTGAATCCAAACGAGTCGGAATGGTCGTGCCGTCTACCGCCTTGGCAGTAGAAAAAGGATTCCCAGTAGCACTGGGTCCTGTGTTGATGTTGAACCGATTCTTGAATTCCCGAAGCAATTCGGAACTGGAAGCACGACCAACATAAGCTGCCTGCGCCGCACTGAACAGATTCCCTGTCGCCCCGTGCATCCTGAGCTTGATGAATCGCGTCTTGAATCGTTCCTCCCAATACCGGGCCGTGATTGACATGAGCGATTCCGACCCGAAACTGGCCGTCTGGTTGGTCCGTTGCGACAAGGCAAACCCAACGCCTGCTGCCGCACTGACAAAATCGTTGTGCAAATGCCATATGATTTCATATGGATGCTTGCCCGAATAGTTGTGTCCAACCAAAGAAGATTGCAGATGCGAATTCCGTGCCCGAGGACCAAAGATGCTGGCATTCGTGGACACCTGCTGGAACTGCCAAAAATGCAACATGCTGGCGCACTGAATGCTGATCGTCTGCACCCCAGCACTGTAGCTATGACCCGTCTGTATCACAACCCCATGAAACACAGGATAGTATGGATAATGAAACACATCTTTGTACGCGGAGTTTTCAGAAAACATTCCCGATACCGGAAAGTATCCTCGCATGTAAATGTGAATTTCAAGACCAGGACGGAAAATAAACTGTGCATCCCTGGCCAGGGTTTCATTATGGTGAACAGGAACGGACAATGTAAAACTGGCGGACGACGACCCAGGTTCAGTTCCGTGGTCTACAGAAACTTCTGTCAGAAATTCCTGGATGTTGATTCTGCCATTACATGTACGACAACCCGGAACTGACAAATCCCCGTTGATGTAAACCAAAGCGTCCGGCGTGTGTTGGACAACCCCTTGGCGTCCTAACCTCCAAGACCCTACGAAAGGTCTGTTTTCCAAAGGCATTGGTTACACCCCGTTAGACGAAGTTGGGGGAACCATCACCCCATTACGGTTTCCGAACGGTGCAGAAAAATTAGGGGTTACTTGTGTCACCGGTCGTTCTTCTACAACAACACCTGTATCCTGCAACCCTCCAAGACCCGTAGGTTGTTGAACAACGCCTTCTACGTTTCCAGCGGAAGCAAGAAAACCAGAAGATTCGGTCCCGGCATCTACACTTTCCGACGCGGAAGACCTTTCAACCCGATTTTCCCCAATATCCCACTGCCAATGACCCAATTGACCGGAACCCCTGGAATTTTCCCCCTGGTAGCGGGGATCCGACAAACTGGGGATCGGAGACTTCATAGGCAGGACGTTAAACCACTGTTGATCTACATCCAATTTCCGATTCGCCGTGAACTCCATGCTAAATTCAATCCCGCCAAGGTTTTTGGTTTCGTCAAACGTGAAGTTCAGGCTTTCCATGTTCCCGTAGTATATCCAATTGTCATACCGGATGGACAATGCACCAACGTGAAGATTTGCGTTTGACTTACCTATCGTATCGTAAATATATCCGTTGTGGCGGTAGAAATGAACCAAATTCATCATGTTCTGCCATGCTAAAGAATCCCGTTTGCTGGCAGCCGAAACACCCCGCCCCCCAGACACAAAAGCCCCACACGTAGCGGTAATGGAAACCTTCAGTTGATCATCGCCCCAAGTGTGCAGAATATAACCGTAACGCGTCCGGTCTTGAAACTGCTGCACCTTATTAGTGGCAAGCCTCAACGATGTAGGGTTGATCAACAAAACAAGTGGAGGAGCATCCAATATAGCAACGATCTGTCGGATAGTGTCGGCAGCCGCCAACCAATCTTCCTGAACCGGACTACCGACGGGAATGTCCTCCCCAGAAGCAAGTGTTTCAGATCCATAGGAACGAACAGCAAATTCTTCCACGGATTCAACACTACCTGTCCCTTGTCCCATCAATCCACCGTACAAAGACGACGCAACCAACGCTTCTCTGGCAACGGCGTAAGTAGCCAACCCACCGTTTGCGGTTCCGTAGAGGTCAAGTTGTGGAACGCCGGACGCCTGTTCGGAAGGGGCCAGCAAATCAGCGAACACGGCCGGCGGTTCAATCTGGATAATGAACGGAGACAGATTACGGAGAAGTGAATCAGACAACTCCACCTGGTCAGTTTGCTGCGCTTCCCATTCAAGGGCTATTTCAGGACCTGTCGGTATTCCTTTGAAAGCCGAAGGTGCAGGCGGCGTCTGCACGGACAAAGTGACCAAACGCGAACGTGCATCCCCGTAACTAGTAGAACCTTCCTGGGAAGCGTTTTGTGCGGACGCCTGGTCCAAAGTTTGAAGTTCGGCTGCCATCATTCAACCCTTTGCCCTTGATTCAAGCGATTAGGATCAAACAAATCCGGCACCCAATCCGGGGTCTGGTTTTCTTGCCAATAACTTCCAACATCCGGGTTCCAGTTTGGAACCGTTCTAATACGCAAAATTTCCCGCTGGATCGTAAACGTGGAACTCAACGTAAACTGATAAGGTTTTTCCGCTGTTTCGTCAACGTTCAGATCATTGAAAACACCAAAGTAAACGCCACCATCAAAAGTCACCTTAACGACACCTTGAAACACGATCTTTCCAGTAATGTCATACACAGACCCGTTGTTATGGAATAAGGCCAGAAAATCCAAATACTTGTCATAAGAAATGGTTTCCCTACGGTTTCCCTGGACATCCAAAGACCCAGGACCCCCGGTGATATTTGACAGACCAGAAAAAAGGCGCATAAAACCGCCGGTGGCCATGTTGAAGTCCAAGGTGTCAAGACCTTCACCCCAATGCTGTTCAACGAACCCCCCCTTGGTCTGAATACGTTCGATGATCTTACTGTAGTTAACCGTCATGGTAGACGGGTTCACATGCAGAACCATCTTCATGTAATCCGGCAACAAACTTGTTTCCTGGTCTGGTCCAAGGATATCAAAGATGACAGGTTTGATCCCAAGACTGGTGTTATTTTCATCATCCGCCGACTGAAAAGCGGATCTGAATACTGGCTGTTTGTCACCCACTCATCCCTCACAAAGCCCCGGCATCTTGGGCGTCCTGAATCACCTTCAAGGCCCCCCTGCCAGTGTCGTTAAGCGTAAAATAATTGATTACGGTCTTGCCGCTTCCCTCTTTTCCGGCAACCTTACGTCCGGCCTTAGCTACGGCGCCGCCGGGTTTGACCCCCATGATGGTGTCTTGATCGTCAATAGAAACAACATCCCGAATAGCTCCGCCTCCGTCAATCCTGGCCATAAAGTCCTTCTGCGCTCCAGCCCAAACGCGGAATTTGCTTGCACCTGCCGGACCCATTGTAGTTTCAAATTTATCCAACAATTCCTGAGCTTTGTCAGGAGCGATGTTGATTCCAGCAGGACGCCCGCCCATAATGGCTTCGGCGACTTCATCAATCATGTTGGTCGGAACCCCTCCGGCCGCCAGGGCCGACTTGAGTGATCCCTTCTGGTTTTCTTCCGCAATCTTCTTGGCCAAGTCAGGATTCAACTTGTTCTTGGCAGTAGCAATCCGTTTGTCCTCCATTTTCTTGTCTTCGTACTTATTCTGTATTTCTTCCTTTTTGGAAAGGTTGACGTCGGTCTTTTCCACTCCTTCCATCCCGTCGGTGAACACGCCTGACACCCACTTAGCTATCCCCGATATGTCCTTCATAAATTGCCCGGAAACCCCTCCGGCTACCTGTTCGCCTGTAACCACAGTGCCGGCAGCAGGAGCCTTTTTTTGATCTTCCCGCATTTTTTGGGCTTCCGACAGAAATTCCGATGCCTTTTTATCAAAGGTCCAATTACTTGAGGTCTGGTTTTGGATCGCTTTTGAAAGTTCCGTTTCATCAGCAATACGCTGACGGTTTCGATCCATTTCCGAATTGAGGGTGTCCAATTCTTTCTGTTTCGCTAATTTTTCTTCCGGTGTCGTCGCCGTTTTCACACCCAATTCGGCAGTTGATGCTTTCATAGCTAATTCGCGTTGTCTTTCTTGGAGCGACTTGATGATTGCATCCTGTGCTTCAAGTGCCTTCCTTTGTGCCTTTTGTTCACCTTCAGACAAACCTCCCATTTTCCCCCAAATACCTTGGACAGCGGTGTATATTTTGTTCAAGACAGCCTGAACACCTTGTTCAAGAATTTTAGTCATTTCAGTTGTGTTTGAAGCCACTTGCTGAGCCAAAGCTTCCTGCTTGCTCATGACTTCGTTGACTTTCTGATCTGCGGATACACGCCCAGACATAAGGTCGTAGACATCCTTCAAAGGACCCATACTGGTAGCAACAGCTTTCCCATTCTCATCCAACTTACCGGCCCATATCTTGCCACTCTTGTCGGAAAAAGCCCCCCATGCCGCTACCTGTTTAGCTTGTTCCTTTTCCAAATCCGCAGGAGACAACTGTTTATCCTTCAAAGTAGACATTTCCTTCCAGGCGCCTACCGAACTAATTCCGATGTTCTTCAATTGATCCTGCATCTCTGTGTCCATCCCCAAAGAATTTTCTGCAAACATCTGGTTGATGGCCCCTAAATCCTGAAGTTCTTCTGGGGTTTTCTTTGTCCACTTTTCCAAGACTTTGAAGTGCATGACCAAAGCGGCCCCAGGATCCAACGCCCGCAAGGCCTGCATTTGATCCCCAAGATCCCCTCCGATGCCTTTGGCCTGCGTCCTGAGTTGTTGCAATCCCCTGGCAACATTACTGTTTGAATCCTTGGTCACAGTCGCCACAGCCGATGCAAAAGCTTTCGGATCCATCTGTTTCAACTTACCGACCAACGCATCCAAAGCGGTTTCCCGTTTGTCCCGATCCTTAAGATCCGCCGCCAATTTCTTACCGTCAATATTGAAGGCTTTGGACAACGCATCCCCAAAATCACCCCCTGGTTTTATGGATTTTTCAAAAATGTCGACGAAACCGTCAGCAGCATATTTTGCCGTACCGGACAAAGCTTTCCCTACAGTGTCCGCTCCTGCCATCATGATAGTCTTCATGCCTTCTTGCGCACTTTGCTTAGAAAACCCCTGGGTCAGCTTACTGAAAAACTCTTGCCCGAACTTGGACCCGAGTATTTTATTCAAACTCAGGAGCATGGCGGAAGTCTGTTCCAGCCTGACATTGTACATAGACATGCCGGTTGTCGCCTGAAGGACCATTCCGAAAAATCGTTTTGTCCCGTATCCGCTGGATTGGGCCGCATCGTAAATGGCGGCAAACTTTTCCTTAACTCCCGTCAAGGACAACCCAAGTTCTTCCATCATGTCGCCCATCTGCTGTGTAACGGTTTCAGCAGATTCCCCCAACAGCTTTGAATAAATTAAGGCGGCCGATGTAGCTTGCTGGTATGCCTTCATCCTATCTTCGGCATTTCCCAACCCATCTCCCATTTTTTTCAGGGTGTAGACCGTGTTGTTGAACGCCCCAAGGATTTTTAACTGGTCCGCTGCCAGCGTTCCCCACTTGTAGTTGTTCCGAAGGTCAACGGCGGCGTCCCTGACCTCATCAAATGCTTTCTTAACATTTTGTGCCCCCCCTACCATATCCCCAAGAGAAGTACCGCTTTCCATCAAGGTACGGTGCAGTTCCTTAGCCTGTGCGTCTGCATCAATGATCAGTTTTATCACGGCGGCAAAACCAGCGACAACAGCACCAATGGCCATCAAAGCAGGCCCGATTTTCCCTAACACCCCGCCTACTTTATCCAAAACTTTACCCGTAGTCCCTACACCCTGACCCGCACGAGCCATGTCCCCAGCAGACTTGGCTTTTTGACCCATTTTCGAAATAATTTGAAGCATGGACCCAAGGTCCTTGGACGTCAGGTCGGAAAAAATGTCATGCAAAGATTCGCCGAAGCTTTCGGCGTTCTGGCCCATCTTCATACCAACGGTTTCCAGTTCCTTATCGTAAGATTTGACACGACGCGAAGCGACTGCTTTAACGTTGTCTTCTTCTGCCTTGTATCGCTTAAGTAAGGCATCGTATTCCAGTTTGGCAGAATCCAAAATAGCCCGTTGCTGCAAACGTTCTTGTACGGAAATTGCAGTATCCCGCAATTTTTCCGCAGCCCTTTCCGCTTTTTCCCTGGAATCCTTCAGATCACTTTGCAGCGATTCAAATTTTTTCCGGACTTCGGCTGCCATCTTGTCCGTAAAGCGACCGCCCGCCGCTTCAGACATAACCTGACCGAGGTTACGTCCCAGAGTCGCTTGCATCTTCTGCATATCCCTGGTGAGATTTCGCCCCATAAGCCGGGGATTGATCGCCAGTTGCATTACTGTATCATGAGCGCCAGCCATACCCATCATCCTTCTTTGCTAACGCTGAAAGGAACCTGTCTGGAATTTACCAAATCCTGCAAAACTTCTTTGGTGACCCCAGTTGGATCCACAACCTTTCCGTCTGCCGTTCCTTGAAGTAAACCGGAATTCGGTTGCTTAGCCACATACTTGTCATACAATCGTTCCGGATTGATTGCACCTTTTCCGTCAACAACAGTCCTGATACCGGGCTTACGGTCCCGGAGCATGTGTTCAAGCTGTTCCGCCGTGCATGCAATCAATCGGTTCGGCATTCCCGATTCTTCCAATTCCTTTTGCTTCCGTTGAAGTTCCAACCGCCGTGCTTCCCGTGCTGCCTTTTCAGCTTCATGCCGTTCCCTGATCTGACGCTTATAAGCACTAACCACCTGGTCATGGGCATCCTCTTGGCCCGTAACCCACCTGTACATTTCATCAGCTAGCAGTTCAGGATCCTTGGAGGCATAAACCAAAGCAGGAAGATCCTCACTTAGGTCAGAACCCTTTTCCGTCTTTCCGGAAATTATCCCTTTCGTCATGTAGTAAAATCGATCGAGAACCATCTGACGCCGGTCTTCTTCAGCCTTGCGTCGGTTTCTGTCTTGCTGGTCAATCTTCTTGACCCCTTTGGGGGCTGAAGCCGAAGCTACCAACTTAAAACCTTCCCACAAACTTTCATCATCGCGGCGTTGATCTTCAACTTCGTTAAACGCCCTCCACATCTGTTGGAAGGAATTAAGGCCAAGCTTTTCAACTCCAGGAATGCCAGACCACATTCCAACAGAAAGACCCTTCAAAGCCCGCCATCTAAACCGGGACTGCCCTTCAAAACACCAAGGTTCCAGAGCTTCAAACGCCTTGTCTTGTCGGGCAAACAACCCAGCTACCAAACTGAACAACAGGTCCTTGACGGACTTGGGAAACTTTTTGATGGCTTCGTGCAACTTCCAGGCAGAATTGGATTCTTCCAGGAAGGAATAACCGTCTACCATCCAAATGGATGCCGCCAACATCCACACCTGCCAGTCTGCATCCGCCCCTTTGAAAGTACGGGACCGGAACAAATGCAAATCCCCCGGGCACAACGTTCTCAAAGCAACAGGCCAATCCCCTACTTGGACCGTATGTGAAAGAAACCCCACTGTTACAAGTGTTTCAACATCACCGTAAAGTGAAGATCGCTGTTCAACCGTTGTAGGAGGAAGGGCACGCATAGAACATCAAATCTTGTTTCTTGGTGGTTGAAATCTTGGGTTCCGTCCTTGATTCGGAACAGGACTGTTCAAGGGTAGCCGCTTACCGTCAAAAGCCGGCATTTTTCGTTCCAGTGGTTCCGAAGGCATCTTGTACACCGGAGCCCCTTCCAGAGTCCCAACAGGTGTCTCCCGATCTTCCCGAGCCTTCCGCAACAAACGCAGTTCTTCAGAATCCAAATTCGTTTCCACAACCGTTTCGGCCGCATCCAGGTGCGGGGGACGGTGCCCGGCAGCAAATGCTTGCGGAGTTTCAACAGATGCCTTTTCCGCTTCTTCTTTAGCTACTCTTCTCCGCATTGCAACCAACCTGTTGGTTTCCGCAATAGCTTCCGCTGCCAAAGCATCAGGATCAGAAGCATTCACAAATGAATCCCCTCCAACAGGGGAAGAAACAGGGGGCTGCTGGGCGGGAGCTGTTTCAATTCTTTCAGGCGGGGGGACGGAAGGGGTTTTTTCCCATCCGGGGGTTCTTACCTTGACCTGGGTTGGGTCGATTTGATTTGGATCAATTCCGGCTGCTTCAGCTAAGGTTTGCTGGGACGCATCCGCCCGTACAGCCGAAAGTTTGGCCATGGCATCCAAATTGTCCTGACGACGGTCAGAATCCAGTGCTGCTACGGCACGAATCTGTTCGGACAATCCCGAATAGGTTCCGGCCTTTTGCCGATCCCTTTCATTCTTCAGGTCTTTTAGACGAATTTCAAGACGTTCAATCTCGGTATCCAAATCAGAAGGTTCGTAAACGATGGCTTCTTCAGCCCGTGTTTCCATGTGCTTCAGAAGTTCTGCATACTTGTTGAACAACCGAGTCCTCAGGGCGCCGGACCATTTGAAAAGAACCCCCCGCAACGCTACGTTACGAGACACCTTGACTTTGGCCCCGTTAGGGAGGGTTTCTCCGGTTTCCACGAAATCAACGTCATGCAAATCCTGCCCGCTAACGCCAATAATGGCATAGGACAAAATGCCGACCTTGAACCGTTCCAGGTAGTCCATGGCGTCTACAGTCGTCTTCCGGTTTTCTTCCGGCATGACTTCCGACGCCCACCGCTGGACGTTGTTTTCTTCTTCCGGGAGAAGCACCCGAAGCGTGACCGAAGTCCCCCCCGCATCAACCACCAATTCATCGTGGCCAATGGCTTCAATGGGAGCAAAAACCTTTTCCAGGACAGTAAAGGAAATGTTTGACATAGAAACCGTCTCCCTGTTTCATGGGAAACGGCCATAGGCGACAGGGACAGCTCAAGAAGCGTTTTCCGTCCGTATTTTCACATCAATCTTACCAACCCATACATCAGGGCGGAAGAAACGCGGTCCGAACCATCCGTACATGTGTCAGTCCATCTGAACAAGGTCGCCAGGCCGAAATCCCGGTCCCAACCTGTAAATGTCCCGACGACCTGTTACAGCCGTCGGGACTCAAAATCAAGCGTTCACGAAGGCAGAAGTTGACGACCCACCACTAATGCCACTGCCGGCTTGCGCCGTAGCAAAGCCTTCAGCCCCAATAAAGCGGATGGATCCAAGCTGCCCGATGGTCGGATCATTGCCGGTAGCAAGGAATTCCCCGTACATGCTGGCAAAGTCATGGACGTCAGAAACCATGATGTCGCCCGATTCCATAATCATCCCGGAATCCTTGGCGAAAGTCGCATTCCAACTGGTAAACCAGCACGCTTCGTAGATGGTGATGAGTGCGGAATGACCGTGCTTCCCATTTGATGGTTCGTTGCGGGGGTCTGGCGTTACGGATGGATAGGATATTGACTTGACGCCGCCGTCAAACTTGCCCGAAGTCCCATTCCATCCCACGTTGGCATAATCCGGGCCCATGTCACTGTCCACGAGGCTGGAAAACACCAACTGCTGTTCAACGTCAAATGGCCACCGGTGATGACGTAACGACCGGACAGGCCCATCAACCCCTGCCGCATACCCGGTCGCCTGCCAGAGATTGCAGAGATAGAGCAAGGCTCTTTCAAAGTTCGCGGTAGTTGGTTCCGTAACCGACGGAACCAGTTCGGCAACCTTGTCGCCAAAACCGATACCGCGGACCGGTTCAACCGTTTTACTTTCGGTCGGGGCAAACTGGGAAATTACTCCCATTTGATTCATTGCCGACGAATCCCCGTAATGCGGGGTCAAAATCCTGACCTTCTGTGACACTGCCGTCCTGGTATTGGGGCTGGTGCCGAAATCATACAGATAAGACGTTCCGCCCACGCCGTTAGCGGGATGGTTATCTGCGTTTCCAGGTATGGCTTTCGAGGTTGCATCTGCTGCCATGGGATCCTCCAATTTTTGATGCCCAACATACGTAGGCTACACCAAAGTCAACCCCATAGGCAATCCAACGTAACAAGAAAGGCCCCCAGACCGAAATCCGGGGGCCTTTCTTCCAAAAATCAAGCAACGGAAACGATAACCTTGACTTCTGTCCATGCCTTCTTGGTGTCAGCGGCAGAAGGAGTTCCTGACATCCGGATCAACATTTCTTCCAACCTTGACGTTTCTGCAACGGGTTTGTACCCCTCCAAAATAGCGATGATGGCCTTTGTCGTTTCGTCCTGCAAACGATTATTCAGGAATCGGGTCATCCTGTTGATATGCTGGCCGTACAACGAACCCACGTCTGAACCCATGCCATAATCACTGGCGTGGGCCAGAAGGGCAACCAGGGCCGTTCTGACAAGACTCAGGAAGGGGTTAGGCGCAAAGATCCCGCCATCATCCTGCAAGTCGGCCAAGTAAGCAAACAAATCTTTGGCAGGGGCAGGATCTTCCAAGTTCAGTGCCGAATCCCAGACACGATCATCCTGCAAAGGTCCAGAATCACAGATTTCCGTAAAAAATGAGGAAGGAATGACGGAATCTGAAGAACCCTTGCAGGAAAACGCATCAATTGACCTCGGAACACTTGACTTTAGAGGCCCTCTGGTGGTGTCGAACCCTATTGCTTGGGTGTTGGAATAGGTCTGGAACCCGCAAGACCGGAGAATCCCCGATTTTTTGGGAGTTCCAAACACACCATCGGCATCCATTCCTTCCGGAACACCGACCGCCACGACCTTCTGAACCACATCCTTGGCTTGATCCCCGACACGGTGAATGACGGCAACCAACGACATGACCCTGGTTGCTAAACCGTAACGAGTAGACAAGGAAACCAACCTCAGCCTGGAAACTGCCCCGGCTGGATCTTCGTTTTCCCGATCAAGGTCTGAATCAAGGTCTTCCGCTTCCTGACCAGCCCACAAAATGGCGTTCAACCCGTCCATAACGGAACGCGTTTCCTGGATGGGAACCTTGACCTTGTCCTTCTTGCCTTTCCCCCAACAAAGGGTCACGGCAGAGGGAATGCTTTTTCCGGTTGACCCGTCATCGAAAATGATAATGGGCACCCCGTCCCACACAGTCTCAACCCTGTGCTTCTGAACTGTCTTCTTGCCTCCTACCGAAACTGACACGTCCACATCGGTCCTGACAGGTTGATGAACCGCGTTGAAAAGTGCTAAGGCACTCCCCGCTACGTCCTCGTTCACCCCTACCATGCGTTCTACACCCCCTGTCCGACGGGCTAAAGACGCCAAAAACCTGTCCTGACTTGCCGACCCGATACCAAGGACATGTATCCGCGTCCCCGTACCGACACACTGTTTCAAAATGTCCCCGGTACCAAAAACCTGCCCGTCTGTGAGGAGAAAGATGTCCCCTCCCGATCCGCCAAGCACGGAAATGGCCTTGCCCAAAGCCCCGCAAAGTTGCGTACCCCCTAGGTTGGTATTTGAACCAAGGAACTTTGCCGCATTCTTGCGGTTAGTTTCAGTGGCCTTCGCCAAAGAAGGATCAAAAGCAACAGACGTGCTGCCAAACTTAATCAAACCGAATTCGTCCTTGGGTTGAAGGGCCGCTAAGCACGCTTTCAAAGCCAGGATGGCCCTAGTGATCGGCTGTCCCCCCATGGACCCGGAACAATCAAGAACAAAGCACATCTTCCGTTTCAACTCTTCTTTTGTTTTCGGGTGAAGGAGGGTTGAAACGGACGGGATGGCTACAGACCAACGAGGAGCCCCATCTGGAAGCCTGCAATCTTTGTGAGATTTCTTCCCGACCAAAGATTCATCAACAAACAAGGTAGGAACTGCTTCCTTTCCACGCACATCAATGACCAAATCACGGTTGGGGACGTCCGAAACCCCCGCCAGTTCAATTTCAGCCGTCCCGTTGGCCCCTGGACGGACAAGGATGCGGTGGGATGGAGACGATACGGAATCCAGGGGGCCCCCAACGTCAACAGACATCCTGAAAGACACCTGATGGAGTCCGGAAGCATCCCTCTTCCATTCCGGAAGGATGATATCCCCAAACACATCGGAAGGAAGTTCCGTCTTTCCCCCACCAGGAGTTGCCGTAATCTTCGCCAAGGAATGGTAACTCGGCGCCAAGGTGAAGGGAAAACGGAAACGAAAGCTCTTATCCTTGACTTCTACACCGGAAACAATGTCGATGGCGACCGTGATCGTCTCGTCGGGACGAACCTGCCCGACGGACAAGGTCACCATCCCATCAGGGTTCGTTTCAGATAAAACGGAAAGGTGTCCCGCTTCAACTCCTGTTTCATATTCCTTCCTGGCTTCTTCTCGCGGGGCCAGTTTGGATTCCGCCTCAAAGTTCTCACCCTTGACGACGAACCGACGCACGATCCCCGTTCTCGGAAGCATGAACGTGTAAAGGGCTTCCATGGGTTCCGTGTCTTCGCACCTGAAGCTGTGGGTGACCCGAAGCATGGCGCCCGCAGGAGTAGCCCGGCCCGATAGGTCAAGCCTCTGCATCGCCAAAGGAATAGGGGTCCCATTTTCTGCATTCACAAGGGCGTTCCCACCCTGAATATTCACGAAGTTCATCTGCTTTCCTCCTGTCCTTCCAACCTTTTGAAAAACCGGAACACTTCTTCAAAAACCATCTGTTTCATCCCTTCCGGAAGTCCGTCGTCCACAAGGACTTGCACTTCTGAACCCTTTGAAAAAAGAAGGGTTTTGGTCGGGACCAAAATCGGTTCCATGGGCAACGGAGGTCCGTCCCGTCCTGACTTCATCTTGATTTCGGTCAGGGACAGGCCATTAAACTTCAGTTTCTTGATCCGCAATACCGCCGCTTCATGGACAGACGTGTAATGCCCGCCCGGACCCATCCCGGAAGGTCCTTGCAGAACCCCTTCCGCGATCCAGTACCGTATCGTCCTAACTGATACTCCCGTTCTTTCCGCCAACTCACTCAATTTCATCTTCATGTTAGAAAACCTCCATTCCAACAAACACCCTTCCATAATACCCCGTTCTGTCAAGAACTGCCAAGAAAACTGTCAACAAAAAGAAAATAGTTTTAGAAAGGAAACTTTTACGCTTTTTCGGGTAGAAAAGACTAGGTGTTAGATTTTGGAGGAAGCAAATGAAAAAAGGCATCCCGTTTTCGAGGGAAGAAATCAGGTCCCTTGCTTTCCAAGAAGAGTTGTTGGATTTCCGGGAACTGATGAATGATTTCCCAAGAGGATTCCCAGAATCAAGTGCAAACCAACAGGAAACCAAAAAAGGAGAAACGAAAATGACAGACTTCACACCAAAAAAGGAAATGCGAAAGCCCCCGATTTCGGCAGGAGCCATCAAGACCTTCATCATCTTGGCGAATATGGGTGACAGAAACGACAGTTTCACGGAAGAAGAAATCTACCAACATGGCATCACAATGTTCAGAAAGTTCGCGTTCAAAAACAAGAACCTAGCCGCCTATAGGGCAGTAGGTTCCGTTTCTGACCCCAGATTGCCTTCTGCCCTGGAAATAGTCGGACACATGCGTTCACTGATCGATGCGGGACTCCTAATGAAGGAATCCGCAGGAAAACCACGAAAATGGTCTCCAAACAAGCACGGAAGGAATTTCTATTACGCCGTCCTTGATGGCACGGACCCCATCTGCATTTTCAAAAAGGATTTCGAACAGACCTGGAAACTGGAACTGTTGATTCGCATCCTGCGGGCGTTCCCCGGAAAGACCGTAAAGGAACTGGAAAACGAAAAGCTCCTGATTGTGGATAGCACCACGGCACAGAAAATTCTCAGCGAAAATCCCGACAAATTCAAGAAAACCCGGATTCCTGGCCAGAGATCATTCACTTGGGAATGCACCGTCAAACCAAAAGTCTTTGAGGATCCCGCTGTCGCCGACGTTGGAAAACTGGACTTCCCGACACCCATCAAATCCGAAACCTACGTCGGAAACATCCGACCCCCCGCCCCACCGAAACCTTCAGTAGGCACTAATGTTCGGGATGACACCGAATACAAAGGCGTTGGTCAGGTCGGAACTAGACCCCAAAAAACGTGCGCCCCTGAGACGTCTCCATCAAATTTGGGACCTTGGGAACATGCCCATGAATACCTGCCCAATTGGTTCCGGTCAAACGACGGGAATCCGCAAACCCCATCCCCTACACCGGACGGGTTCCGTAATCTGCTGACGGATGAAAACAAGGTAGCCCTGGCGAACTGTGCCCATTTCCTCGGGATGCCCCAAGACGAACTTTGGAAGATCAAATGCGTCCCAGACATCCAAACGACCCTTCAACAGATCGTTAACACCGCCGTTGAAAAGGTAGCAGCCATCGTGAAAATGAAACAAGACAAAGTGAGGAACGAAGCCCTTTTGGACATGTGAACAAAAAGGCCAGGGACCATTTTGCTAACATCGGCGAAATGGTCCCTGTTTTTCAAAAATCACCGGCAAACCGAATCCAAAAATTCCCAACAAGAAGACAAAGCCTTATCTGATCCCCCTTCCAAGGCGCAAACACTGTCTACACAGTCAAGTATCTTGCCCGACTCTTCTTCAAGCAAGGCAATAGTGCTATCCCTACTCCCAACCGCCGCGGCAGCAATCCCACTTGCCAGTGTGATGGCCCCAGTGACAATGGCAATAGTAAGGGTTCCGTCCTTCGTGCCCCCATACTTGGCCGTCAACCCTGCTGCCAACGAACCTGACCCCCCGACACCCCCGGAAACAAGGGCCAGTATCTTTCCCGTTGTTTCCGTCTTGTCCTTGTAAGCAGCTACCTTCGCGTCATTCCTGGATACCTTGGAATAACACGCCGACACAAGCTTCTTTTCGTCCCCGGAAAGATTCACAGCGGAAAAAGCAGTAGGGAAACTTCTCGGAACACGCTGAGGCCCGGCACACGCCGTCAAAACCAAGAGGATTAGGAAAAGGGTTAAGGTTCTCATGTTTCTTTTTCCTCTTCAGGAAGAACACCTGAATCAATCAAGCGTCCTTTCAAGTACGAAACGTCTTCCCAAGGTTCTTTTTCCAGAACACTGAACCAAATCAAATCTGGTGTCGCGTCTATCAAGACCTTCTTGATTCGATCCCGTTCCAACATGGCTTCCCACAAAGGACGATAGGATTCGTGAGGCATGAAAACATTCGGAAATGTGTAATGCTGGTGCCCATGAAATTCAACAATCAAACCGATGGATGGAAAGTAACCATCAAACTTAAACCGGCGTCCCGACACTGGGTTGACAAACCGACGAGAATTCCATTCTTCTTCATAGGGGACCCCTAAAATTTTGGAAACTATGTCCAAAAAACGCGTCTGCCGAATATGTTGATGACAAGTAGGCAACCCGTGACGTTTACATTCCCTCCTTACCGTCTGGAAAGTATGTCTTAAACCAACCATAACTCTTCCAATAACCACTTTCCCGTTGGCTAAACGAAAGCGTTCCAAATCAGCCTTTTCTATTCGGACAATTCGTGCTTCTGCCGCATTTTTAATGTATTTCTTACTCGGCTTCAAACCCACAATCTTCATCCACTTCCGAATCGTAACTTCATCAAACCCAGTCTTTTCAATAACGGCACGGTGATCAACGCACCCTTCCAAATCCAGGAAAGGTTTGAAATCATCCAAAGTCAAATTTGCCGCCAATCCATTGCTCCAAGGTCTGGAATCCCCCACATACAATTTCAATTTTTCAGCCATACTGCGTACACGTTCATCCTTATCTGCCGTCAAACCCGTATTCCAAGACACACGACCCAAACATTTTTTCGCCAATGCCGCTATTCTTGAATCAGATTCTTTGGTCAACCCTTTGTTCCAACGCCCAGCATTTCGTGACATTTTCTGTCGGGTTTCTAAAGAAAGGGGAACGTTTTTCAAACAATCCTTGTTTCGAACTTCCGAACCTAACGCTACAACCAAAGCCTCTGGATATTTTTTCCTGTATTCAGGATGACTGTTTTGCAGATGACTCGTAAGATTTTCAGCCCTGTAACCACATTCCAAGCAGGTCACGAAATCCTGTGGTTCTGAAAATTTGGACCAGTAAAGGTCCTCATCCTTCTTCCGACAATCAGAACATCTCAATTCGTGGACCCCAGGGACAATGAACTTGGAAACTTTCCTAAGAACCCCACAAGAAGGACACGCCACGGTCTTAACTTCACCCTTGCCGGTGCTGATAAGACACCTGGCAAGAGCCGCTTTTGACATATTCTGGGTCACTTTGTCAGCCCTAATAGGAACACCAGAACCGTGTTTGTTCGTGTAAGCAACTGCATCCAACCCATGCGCGGCCTTCAAATGCCTGGCAAGGGTTTCTGCTTTGTGCCCACATTCCAAACAAGTGACGTAATCTTCCCCTTCTGTCTTACCAGCCCAAACGGCATTTGCTTGATCTTCAAGATAGGCAGTATGGGCAGCATCCCCCGCCTTCTGGCGGCACCGAAAGTGCGTAGAAAGCCCTTGTTTCCCTTCAATAGCCAACCCACAGATGGGACACTTCCGATCCCCACGGCAATCATGGCATATGAATTTTGAAGGATCGTCCATCTGGCCTACTTGGTTGGACTTCAGGATAACCTTCCGTCCACAAGAAGAACAGACAAGTTCAACGTCACGGTAAACCCGCCCAGCGGCAGCACTTGCCTTGGCAACAGCCGAAGCCGCTTTTGCCTGCAAACGCTTTCCCCGTTCAAAGAAAGCTGCTTCCCCAAATTCAGCTTTCCAAATATCCCGAAGGGTATTCGGGCTCATTCCGATCCGGGCGGCAAAAGCTTTGAAGGGTTCTTCCGTGTGGAAAACGGAAATGATTTCTTCGTGGGATGCTTTAGACTTGGGACCACCCATAAAAAACAACCTCCTTGGGTCACATTACCATGGCCCAAGGAGGTTGTCAAACGGTTTGTTCAGGTTTGTAAGTACCTGAAATTACAAGGAACTCCGAAGCCCAAATGTCAAAAGCAAATATAAAAGTGGGAAAACGGGTGAGTAGTAGGCAGAGATTTCGGCACTTGTGGGATCGTCAACCGACACCGTAGCCTTAACTCCCGTGTACGCACTGATGATCTGGGCCTTCACGAGTTGTTTCAGGGTCATTGCCAACCGACCTTCCACCTGAGTCAAGATGCCCGGCAGGAACTTGGTTCCGATGAACGGCTCCAACGCGGCCCGAGACTGCTGTTGAACTTCGTCGGCAATCAGTACGATGGTCGGCAACTTCGTCAGATTGTTGGTCATGTCTGTCGTAAGACCATGACGTACCCGAAGGAAGGGAGGCCGATCTTCAAGGATCGTAATACCTTTCTGGGCCAACTGATTCTGTTCCACCATATCCAGAACGCGGCCAAGCTGCGTGTAACCGACCAGCCTCCGCCCCGTCCACGGGGTAGCCACGTCAAGGTTCGGACTCACAACTGAACCTGCCAAACCGGCGGCGATCATGGGACCGTCAACCAGTTCTTCCTTGCTGGCCCCGGTGTTATCCGTCAAAGTGATGACGGCGATGTCAGGGTAAACGAGCCGCATACGCATGTCACCAAGTGCCTGGGCCAACGTTCCAGCCGCTTCCGGAAGTGTGCCTGCGGCAACCCCGATAATGGACGTACGTTCGGACTTGTAACGCACTGAGGACATCAACTCATTGCTGCGTTTGAGGTACTGGTAAAGGTCTGTGGAATCGCCCCGAAGCGGGATAACCTCGTCCGGTTTCACGAAACCAGGGAGTGTTCCTTCCAACGAATCAATGGCATTCCGGTAAGACGCCAAGGAAGCGTATTGCTGTCCTTCTTCTCTTGGGACTTGTGTAAGGCCGACCAAAACGGCGCCATTGATGATGGACAGATAAGCTGCCAAGGTCAATGGGTTGTTGACACTTTCCGTTCCGTAAGCCGCCTCGATGGCCGACAACTTCGTGTAGAAGGCGGTCGTGAACGCCTCTTTCTGGTAAACATAGGACACGTAGTACAGGTCGCCGTTCACCGGTTCCTGCCCGCCACGTTCAAACGTTTCCACCAAAGCCGTGTCGCCAATACCAACACCGTCCGTATTGGAAACAGTCAATTCAACGCCGTTGAGGGCATTGATCGGAAGGTTGGCGTTCGTCACGAACGTCTTGGACACATTGAACCGGAACGTTGCATTAGCCCCGGTAGGATACGAAAGCCACGGACCGATTTGGTTGGAACCCCACCCGCGGGGGAGGATTGTGAAAGTCAAACCCGTGATTTCGTCCCGGTAAGTCTGCCCGACAATACCGTCCTGTCCAATTCCATTGTTGAGAATGGACGTGTTGATGGATCCTGATCCATCAGTGATGTTGGAAATCACGAAGTACCCGTCAAGAGCCGATTCACCAGCCGCCCCGGAACCGCTCCTGATGTTCAAACCGGTGTTGAAGGACAGGGCATTCTGAATGCTTCCGGTCGTGTCGGACACCCGAATGGTAGAAGCAGCCCCAAGGTTCGTATAAACCGTAGGCGTATCCTGCAAGTAGAGGTATTCAGAACCGGAAGCGTCCGTTTCAACGGATGCAATACCGTTGTTGGCGAAATGGTTGGTGACAGACGTGAATGACAGCCACCAAACAATGGAATTGGTGTTGGAATCGGCCATCAAGGCGGACGCTGTCTTGCGGGCTGATACCGTTTCGCGAAGAGCGATAGTGCCGGCGGAAAATCCGAGGACACTGTTTGCACTTCCGCTTCCGATAACGATCCTTGAACGGGTGTCCGTGCGGGTTCCAGTGAATCGGATGCCTGCACCTTCCTGCCGGACCAACTTGAGGGTATCCCTGATATTAACCAAGGTGCCGAACGGAGCGCCGGGAACTGCTGCCATAGCGGCTGCAATCTGTCCAAGGACAGAAGCGGCGGATGAAACAGGTCCCAGATCAGTTGCCGTACCGGTAGACGATCCGGTGAAGGTTGCTGTCACCGGAGTTCCGTCCATAGTGAACGAAAACACGTTGTTGGCAGCAACAACTCCTGCACCGTCATAGAAGGTAACAACCGGTTCCCCGGTCAGACCGTTCATACCACCGGAAAATCCGACACGCCCCATAGTCGTAGCGGGACGAACGGAAGCGGACTTGCCGCCCTCACCCCAAGCCCCGGACACAAGGCCTGCCTTTTCATTGCCAACCTGAACTTCCAGGGACATCTGGGATTCATTCCAGTGCGGATCCATGGAAGAACCTGCTCCACCACCAGGGGTGAGCCGGTTACGAAGGATTAAACGGTCGTAAGGACGGACGCTGTTAGCGTCGGGGCATTCATACGTTCTGGCGACAGGACCTTGCAAAAGCATGGCCTGCCCGCCCTTGACGGCCGCTGCCGTGTCAAGTCCGGCAAGGATACTGAAGTCCTGGGCTACGGTAGCAGCGTTAAGGAATTGTATAAATCCTGCCGCCGCCTTGCCGGGAAGTTGCAGACGGAATTCAAGTCTGCCGCTGGCATCCGCAGCGACTTCCACAGCCAAACCAAGACGATCCGTAGCCACAACAGCAGCGTCAATGACAGCCTGAATCTTGTCCTGGACCTCGATGGCCAGTTCATTTGGTGTAGCGTAAGTGCTTGCCCCGAGTTGCGCCGAAAAGATCAGATTTCCGACCAAATCACCGTACACGAGACTGATGCGGTCATGATGACCCGCCGTAATCGTCACGGGTCCGTTGAATTCCGTAGCCCCAACCATCACACTGCGGGCAGACGGGTTATAGATGTGATACGGATCATTGTTGGCCGTCGCCCCACCACCACTCCACACACCGTCAATGGTTGCAATGCCGGTCGTGCCGTCATAAGCCGTAATCGTCCTCGTCTGTCCGGCGGTGATAGCCGCCGCACCATTGCCGATGACTACCCTCCAACCGACATAGTAGTTGTTCACGTTGGACCGGGAAGTAGAACGAAGGACAATGGTGTCCGTCGTACCGGCGCCCTGCGCCAAGGCGGTGTGCCCGCCAGCCGCTTCGTTGAGGACCGTAGCCAAATAACCGATGGTCTGGTTCTGGAACGGAGTTCCGCTGGAAGTTTTGGCCGACACAGTAACCTGGTCAACGATGACGCTGAATTCTTCTGACGAATCAAAAGAATAGCTCTTGCCTCTCGTTGAACCCGTACCTCCCGTGTAGACGATTTCTTCACTCACCAAACTGGCGAAGAACCCGCCGTCCTGGCCGGATTCCGGGACAGGGGATGTCAGGTTGATCCCTGCATCTCCCGACGGCACGCTATGCACTTTGACATTCAGGCGGTCGGACTGATTCTTGATGAACTCATAAGGACCAGCCCCGGGAACCGTCCACTTGGCCGGTGTAGCATCACGGCTGGCAAACTGAACGGTAACGATTTCCTCAACAGGACCGGAAAAATCATTGCCTGACAGGCCTTCAAAATGCAGGTCAGGGACCCATTCGGATCCTGACGGGAACTCGATGGTAATACCGTTCAGGGACGCACCTTTCGTCCCCATGTCGTAGGTGGCCCCGAAGATGTCGTTTTCCCCCTGATCCTGAATGGAATAGGTGCCGACACTGGAAACACCGGGGTTGACACACGTCAGGGTGAATGTATTGTCGGTCAAGAGGTTGTGCCAGAACGTCGCATAGACGTTCGCCCCAACAGGAACGGTTTCCGACAGAGTGATGACACCGTCCACGACTTTCAAGACAGTGACCCGACCCCGTTCCAAGGCGTCCTGGACATCGAATCCCCAGTAAGCAAAAATGACATCAGGACGGTCAACAGGAAGGTCGATGCGCCCGTTGGAAACCGTCTGGAAAAGACTCTGTCCCAGGGGGGTGTCGCGGCCGTTGCCCAACGTTGGTTCAAAGGGAAGCAGGAACTGCAACCGACCGCCCCCGGCCACTTCCGTGCAAGCGGACAAATACGTTCGGTTGTCAATCAAGTTGGCGGTCACCTGCGTAGAATCAAACCGTTCCGAACCTTGGGTATTTACGCCGCTGCTGATAAGAGAAGCGGTTCCCCAAACGACCAAGCTGTCCTTCAGGATAAAATCGGCGTCCTGCGTGTAGGAACTTCCTCCTGGAACGTCCCCACACTTGGTAATTTCCGTGACCCCATAATTGGCCAGATAGTCAAACGTGTCTTGCCACGCATTGAACCAGTAAGTCACAGCAACCCTGGATCCGGCCTTCGGAGCATAGGGAAGAACAACGGCACGGTTTGCCCCGTCAACCGAACTTGGGATAACCTGCCTGCCGTCAACCCTAACGGTAACATGCGCCGGATCAGTCGTAGTAACACCGCCGTTGCTGCCATCCACGATAGGACCTTGGAACGTATAAAACGTGGACGTGCGCAAATCCGCCTGACCCGTCTGGAGACCCAGAGGAGCGTTGGCTGTAGACGTGTAAACCACGATGCTGCTGTCGGCGGAAAGTTGCAATGCCGACAAGCCGTAGTTGTTGATAAAGGAAGAACCCACAAGGGTTCCGGCTCCCGCTGCCGTGATGGCGGATGCAATCTGAGCCATCGTGTAATCGGTACGAGGAGAAATGGTGATCGTGTAACGAATTCCATCTACCGCCAGACTCAACACGTTATTGGCGGGAACAACAACCTGTCCCTGGGAATTCGTGATATCCCCATGCAGGTTGATGACTTCTGCGTACCCGATAGAACCCGCCTGACCGACCGGGGAATTTGCATCTGCAACACCAACCGTGCCCCTGACAATTGCGGGATCTGGAGACACTTGATCGGACAAGTCATCCGTGATCTGCGTGTCCGTCCGTTTGAAGTAATACGTGACACGGACAAGATCCGTCAACTTGGGAGGCGTTGCTACCTGGATGATACCATTGGTGCCATCCAGGGCACGAACAACAACGGGCTGGTTATTGAAGGTAACAAGCACGTCACCGCGACCAGTAGCCACACGGCCTGTACCGCTTCCGTCCGTGATGGGGAATTTGTGGACCTGAATTTTGTCCAGGATGCCGTCATAAGCCCCAAGGGTCACTGCCCCAGCTTGGGAAATGGACACCACAGCCCTTCCCGTCTCGTCTTCCCCTACGATCCGTTGATCCACGGTAGAAGAAGAACCGCGGACGATTTCCAGATCGTTTTGGGTCAGATATTCATTACCTTCCCCAATGAAGACCGGAATCTTAAAGGTTTCAAGTGCCCCGGCAATGGGATTTTCGAACTGTGTCCTCGTGAAAACTCCCGGCGGCGCATAGTTCTTGCTATCGAAAAAAGCCATTTTGGTTCTCCTTCTGGAGGATCAATCCTGTCCACCAAGGGGTTTCAATAGGGCGACCACCGAAATTCCTTTCGGAAAAATCTCAAATAAAAACCCATGACAAAGTTGGTTTCTTTGTGCAGCATAGCGTAAAGCGTCTGATGTCGTACCAACCGAAATCGCTGCTTCTTTTATGGACGGAAACAAAACCCCATCCGAACGCCTAACAGGTTTGCTGGTGTGCTTTAAAGGTTTCCCTTTTTTTGTTTCCGATATCTTCCGTCTGACGGCATCAGAAAAAGTCCTAGCATAAGTCCAATGAACAATGGGAACGTTCTTAGGGGTACATGTTTCTTTCAAAGATTCATATTCTTCAACGGATATCCGCCGAAAAGAAAATCCACCACAGGTGCCTTTATTCTTGATGGCCTTTCCAACAGCCCAATCACACTTTGCTCCCATAGCCAAAGCAGCAGCCCGTGCAGAAGGAAAAACAATCCCATCAGAACGCAAGACCGGATCAATATTAGATTTGGAATTCTTGGAATTCAAGGGTCTTCCTTGACCCCCTCCTTCCGTGTGGTTGTAGCCTTTACCTGAGATATTTGCTCCAAACAAGGCTATGTAATACCGTTCCCTGGCAGCGGCAGCTTCAAAGTCAGGAAGTCCAGATTCCAAGATGTCCCACGTCATAGCAGTCCTGTACTTGAGAAGGGCCTTCTGGAAAGCCCCAGAACTTTGAAACCGCTTAGCTGACGAATAATGTTGGTGTTTTCTCACCTTCATTTTTTGGCTGGTAAGCCCTACGTAAATCTTCCCGGAAGGAGAAGTTGCCTTGTAAATCAAATAGGTCCGCACTTATTTTCCATCCCCTTTTGGAAGGGCTTCTTTTTTCAATGTTCCAACAGCCAAGGTGTTGATTTCCAAAGCCCTATCCTGGAACCCCCGTTTATCCTTCGGCATAACTTCAAAATCCCCATCCGGGGTTTCCGTAAGGTCGTAACCTGAAGCTTCGGGATTTTCAGAAAGTATCCTCTTTTTCTCAGCCACACGTTCGACATGCGCCTTCCAGCCGGTTTCCGACGATTTGCCGATGGCTCGGTCAATGTCCGCATCAATTGCGGAAATCCCCGTGTTCTGGGGAACCGGACCTGTCACGTCTTGGTGGAATACACTTTCCAACGTAGAAGGAACAATCCGTTCGGCATCCTTCCCACATCCCGGACAAAGACAAGGCTTCATGTTTTCCGACATTTTACCTGGGGCTTCAAACCGGATTCCGCACGAACACTGATAATCAAAAATCGGCAAGCCGTACCTCCTTGGAAAAAGGATATAACCCTCACCAAAAGTTGTGTCCGATAAGGAGAATAACGAAAATCACCGGACTTGTTCGTATGTGGCAATACGCCCGGAAAAGAAGGGGTCGGAAACCAGTTCCAAACCCAAGTCGGTAGCCGCCCTAATCCCCTGTTGGGTTAAAGCCAACTGGGCATCCGGGATAGAAGCCAATCCCCGGGCATAAATGCTGGTTTCAGGAGTAACTTGCCGGATAAAGGCACTCAAAGGAACCTGGAGGCGCCAATCAGTCTGAACGGTCAAGGAAAACGAAGAGTTGTAGAAATAGTCGTCACCAGCTTCATCGTAGGTTTCCTCCGATTCACCCCCCATGGACAGGTCGGTAATTTCCAAACCTTCCTGGGACATCCAAGACCGAAGGACAGCCCAAATCCAGACGACGGTTGCATCTGCAATTTCCTGCTGTGCATGAACATCTCTGGCAATGACATCAAAATCTAAGGTGACGTCCCATTTTCCACCATACTCCAACGCAACTGGACGACGAATTTCGTCAACGATGACAACAAGTTTATCACCCTTCTGATTCCTCCTACCAAATGCCAAAATCACACCCGGGATTGCTTTGTTATCAGCATAACCGGGGTTCAAAACGAAAGGTCCACGGGAGGGGGCTGGAAAACGATAATCCGCTACCAGAAAGCGGTCTCTGGTCAACGGAGTCGTCAGAATGATTTCACCATTCGGTTTCCCATCAGGTCCAAGGGAAAGTGTGTAGTTCTGTCCCTCTACCAACATATAACGGGCAGGCATCTCATACAAACGGACAGTCCCAGCAACAGGGGCGTGCTGCAACTGAAACGTCGTAAGGTCAATAGGGGTTGGGATTTCCCCGACAATGTTCAGGAGAGGGTCAACGTAAAATTCAGTATCCTCCGTCAATTCAATCCAGTAAACACCAGGCAGAGACGGAAAAATACCTCCATTATTTTGAATGGCAACAGAATCTTCACGAACCCATTCTATGGCAACCCCAGGATTGTTTCTTGCACGCGCCAAGTGGACGTAACTGATCGTCATAGCCATATAGTTGTCGGCGGAAAGGTCAACCCGGTTACCTCCGGAAGTCTTGACAATAATGCCGTAGGAAGGACGTTCCTTGAAGGAAAACTTCCCTTGAATTTTGTCAACAATGTCGGAGTAGTGGGGATGTGTAGACCAGAAACGACGGAGTTCTAAAATGAACCGTCGTTTCAATTGTTCGGTTAACTGAAAGTACAATTGGAACCCCTCTGGTCAGTCAACGCCCACTAATGTGGGGAACAACATCAAAATCTAAGGTGATGTCCCACGGGTCACCCCCACTAACGTGGGGAATTAGGAACGAACAAACGCCGAGCACGGGCCATCCCCACGTGTGTAGGGAACGTAATCCACGCCGCGGTTCATCCCCACTGATGTGGGGAATACTCACCAAAGGGGTTCCAAGATCACCCCACATAAGTGGGGGAACGATAAGGAAATTATTTGTAATCTACCTCCTTCACTTGTTCAAGAGTCTGGCGGCAACTATCTGGGCTTCGTATTCCTCGTGGGAATCACAGAATACAGGGAATTCCAAAGTCTGGCCATTTTCCGGGGTTGTGATCCACGCCGCCTGCTGGGGTCTTTCGAATTTGTAATGTTTCCGGAATGCAAATTCATTGTAACCGATCCCTGACCCGTTGACAATCAGACCAATATCGGTCATCCGACGATGGAAGTGCCCAAGAACCAAACACCCAGACTCAAAATCATGTCCCAAATCCATGAACTGTTGCGTCGTCCGGTGTTCTCCGAGTTTCAAAGGGGACCAGGAACCGGCAATACCGCTACCACCCTTGAAATCGTCACCGTGCATCAAGTGGTATCCCTGCCCGTAAACCGTGTACCTACGTGAAGTAGAAAGGGACACATCCACCGTAATACGGGGATCATTATGCACTTCCCGTTTCACAAGTCGGTACAACAGATAATCGTAGTTCCGGGCCACGGCCTGCTTCATGGAAGGTTTAAGATCTTCCCTGCCATGATTTCCAACTACCGCTGGAACGTAAACTTTGCCGAAGGCATCCGCCAGGACAGTAAGCATACGCGCCAATTCGGCTGACCAGGACAAAACGGAATCAGTCAACTGTTCGGCGTTTGTACGTTCCAACTCTGCATGAATCTTGCCGGAAATCATGTCCCCTGCCAAGGGGACTATGATGCCGTCATACCGCCATCCCGACAAGTATTCCTTGAACATGGAGGTAGCAGCTTGTGCTACACGGTGCAGGCGCCGGACAGCTATTTCTGGGTTGTATTCGTTGACTCCCCAAATGGCATTCGGGTCCACGACTTCCCCATAATGCCAATCACTGATGAGCAGTTGGGGGGTCGCTACCTTCCCTGATTTCTTCTTGGGGGCTGCCAGAACCCAATCCGGAACCGAAACCGGTTTGGAAAACAGATCCTTCACGATTTTGCCGAAATAGGTGCCTTCTTCCAAGTCCTTTTCAAGGGACCGGACCCTACCCCGAAGTTTGTCAATTTCCACTCGGTCAGCTACCTTTGAAGGATCCCCGATTTCCGACGTATCGATAGGAACCCCTCCAAGGAACGTAACCGCCAATTGTTTCAGGTTTTGTGGGATTTTTGACTTGATGACCGCTGACAGTGCCTTTTCGGCATTGTGCCCCCGTATGTCAATACCAAGAGCAGTTGCCTTGTTGTTCAAAGAATCTTTGGATCTGACGGATCCGCACGCCTTGAACAAACTAATAAGATCGGATGCAGGAAGCCAAGGGCGTGTCGCCGACAGTAGATCTACTTCCCATCCAGCCCATTGATGAAGCATAGAATCCTCCCGTCAACGCTTAGTAAAGGTCCTTTGTATTTTTCCACGGCTTTCCATCAGCACTAACAAATTCAGCCCCGTATTCCGCCCGGAATACGGCTTCGTCCATACGATCTGCTTCCTGCTTCCACACATCCCGGGAAATCGTCGGGTTCATCACCCAAGAAGGGATGCGAAAACAAAGGGTATTCCCGGCATCCTGGTGGGCCGACAACCAAAACCTGTAAGCGAAATCAGCACCTTTCTGCATGATCGGCGGAGAAAATACAGACACAACTTTACTTTCCGCAGACCCCTTAAAGCCCTTACCGGACATCAGAGCCAACCTGTAAACCTTATCGGGGTTCGGGCCGTGTATGGTTCCATCCAGAAAGGTGAAATAATTCTTACTGCCGTGCAACGCCTTGCCGGAAGCCGACATGGCTACAATGCGACAACGGCGTTTAGGATCTGAAATCCGTCCGACAACCCGTGCTAACGAATCATCCCCCTTCAAATTATCCCAAATAGCATTCATGGAATAATCTGTCATTTCCTTGCATGCGCCGACAACCGCCATGTTCAGGTCTTCTTCTTCCCCAAGACCCAAACCGACTCGGAAATCATCCGTAGACCGTAATTCGTTGAAAGCATCCGCCACGAGACGGTGCCCCACAAAGCTCTTGCCAGCCCGACGTCCAGCACAAAGAACGAGTTGTTGGAAGGGTCTTCCAACTTCAATTTTCCAAGTGTTGCACATGCCTTCATCGTGAAGGTAATGAAGGAGGGACGTCTCAGTAACGGTTTCCTTCTTCCCTTTTTTCCAATCCGACAGGATGCTGAACTTGGCAACGGAATCCAATTGAATGCCACGAAAAGCCTTGATGATGACCCGCTGAACAGGAAATGGTTGAAATGTCTTCTTTTCGGTCATATTCAAAAACTCCTTTGTTCGGTCGTCAAATGGCTTTTGCCGTAGAAGTTCAGGTCCACAACTTTTCCGCTGCAGATGCGAACTTGGGCCATTCGGATGCGAACGCCGGGTCATCTTCTCCATAGACGCGGATATGGTTGGGAGGCACCGTCTTGTCAACCCACACATTGGCGCCCCACAAACCTCCCATCCTGCCATCCTTCAGAACGGACAGTTCCGTTTCAGGATCCACGTATTCTGGATAGTTTTTCCGCAAGTCCGTCCAAATGGTCACAGACGTGACGACATCAGACACCCGAACATTGTTGTGTTCAACAGCAGCAAACAGATCACCGAATTGGTGGAGAAACTTTTCCGACGCCAGCTTGCACCTGGATTCTTCCCGCAAGGAATCCAAGAGGGCCTTGTCGTCCAATGAATCCGTGTCTTTGTAGATTTCGTCAAACGTTTTCATGATCCTTGCCTTCCTTTGTCTGTCTATCAAACTTAACAAAATCCACCACGGATTCCGCCAAGAACTGAAACTATTGTTCGTGCTCTTGCATCGCCTGCACCAGCAAACCATGAGCCACGGCATTCAAGGGGTCAGATGCCTGACGGATGACCGAAATGGAAATGGGGAACTTCTTCCGACGGGCTTCAAAAACTCCCGTGAAGAAATCCATGAAGCCACCGGCAAGGGAAGTCCCGCCCGACACGATCATCGGGATAGGCTTCGCAAGGGAGAACTTGTCCTTGACCGCCTTGAACTGGGCTTCGATCTGGTCAAAAGCATAGTTGATGGCTTCCTTGTAATAGAAAGCCAAGGCTTCCTGTTCCCTGCCGACAGGGCTTATGAGGTCAAACCCGCGTTCCTTCAGGGCACAGATGCGGGCAGGCGTCTGCCCAATGGCATGCGCCGCGCCGGCATCAATCCAATCCCCGCCCCGGGCGACCGAAAAAGTCAACCCTTCTACGGTATTTATCGAAAGTGCGACATTTGTCATACCGCTTCCGAAGGAAAGGGCAATCCCGGAAAAGCCTTCTTCCGCCGTCTGCGAATAGATGATGGCCATCGCCTCGTTGCCGGAATGTGGCGTGAACCCACATTCCTTGACAATGCGTTCAAACACCCCACGATGGTAAATGACATCCTTATCTGTCCTGTCAACCGGCATAGCAGGAACAGAAAAGTAACAATGTTCCCCCGGAACAATAGGGTCACCAAGAACACTCTTGACGAGCAACCCCAAAACTTCCAAACTTTCCGATTCACTGGGAGAAATAATACCCTGGGCCAATGGACGGCGAGGATCCTTCCCAAACACGTTGGCCATTTCCAGGGCCGCATCGCCCAGGATGAGGACGTCGTCTGGCCGTTCCACGAAACTGGCGTTGGATAACTTCAACATCTTCTTCGCACTTAAGGGAAGATCTAGGAACACGTCCCGCATCCGTTTCGTAATGATACCAGAAGGGCCTCGTCTGGCTGAAACAATATTCATAGTGCCACAATCTAAACCACTGCCCGGCAACCTATTGGAATTATTTGATTTTTCTGTCTTGTCCGCCATGGCGGTTCTCCTCATTTCTTCTTGCGTTTCCGTAATGCTTTCAAGACTTCCGCCGCCTTATCCAAACCATCACCGGAATCTGAATCGTCTGTCTTCACTTCCACGGTCCCCAAATCTTCGTTCACCAACTTGCCAGGGATGAACACAGGGGTGTCATCCTCAACTGTTACCCTACCACGGGACTGACCCGATGCAACAGAAGCCCCTGCAATTTCTTGACGAAGATTTCCAACCAGTTCAAGGAGGGCGTCTATCTTGCTGTTCGTTTCTGAATCCCTAGTCTTGGAAACCATCCGTTCAGCAACACGACTGGCCAAGTCATCCAAATCCAATTCCAACCGTTCTGCTGGAAACGACTGGAATCCTCGTTTTGGCGGATCCACACGTACAGGCGGCACCGGAGGGTCGGGGGACTTAACGATTCGGCTACGTTCTACCCAATGCAATTGGACTCCGCCGGCCCGGCGGGCTACATCCAAATCAAGGGAACCTTTGGCAGCCTTTTCGTCCACGTAAGCTTCCTGGTCCTTAGCCAAAGTCAAATCAAGATCCGGAATACGGATGGACGGCACCAAACATATGATACGGGCTTCAACCACGTTTGGTCGCCTCCTCAAAACCCCCGGCAATCACTTCCACTGTCCATTCAGCTATCATCTTTTCCCACAGTTTCCGTCCCTTACGCAAGGCACGTTCCATAAATGTGAATCGGGCGATCCCAGGATGTATCCACGCGTCCGCCATTGTTAACGGGGCCATCCGGAAAATCACTTCCCCGTCGGAAGCCGTCAAAGGAACGACCAAAGGTTTCCTGGTCCCTTTTGGTTTTGGAGCCTTTACCATAGCTTTCCTGGTAGGAGGTTTCCATCCCGACCTGTTCTGCGTCAACCATGTCATGCGACGTTCGGGAATTCCTTCATCCGACGTGAGTTCGGTAATGCCATAAAAGGACGACTTGATGACGATGGTAGAATCCCCGACAACTTCATGCTTGAAGGAATCCCCAATATCCGGTCCGCCCATCGGGTCCTTGCCGGACCAACCACGCTTGGCAAATTCGTTACGGGCTTCCGTCCGGACAATGCTGACAATCAGCAGACCAATCTCGTCAAGGAATTCCTTGGAAACTTCAAGCTTCCCCGTCTTGGCCCAGGTACGGCCATAAGTCGCCCTAACCCGGCTGGCATCCTTGATGGCCATTCATAACTCTTTGAAATCATTGAACATTTTATTCGGTTGAATTCTCCCAACTCGGAGTCCTACCGCGTTGCTGTGTCCCTTCAGCCCAAGGTTGCTTGTCCGTCTGCATCGGGGTTTGGGCATCGGGACCAAGAGGATACGCGGGTTTATCCGGTTGCGTAGACGGGGACATACGAAGTTCACCGTCAACCGGCATAGCCGGGACCTGACGCCTGCCATAACGTGTCTGTGGGAATACCAAAGTGTCTACTCCGTCAATGGGGACCATGAAACGGATGTCTTGACCATCCATTGAATTGATACTAAAATGTTGCTGAAGCAGGTTCCCGCGGTTCGTCGGGCGCCTGACTGCCCCGATGGTGTATCTGTCATTGTTCTGCTTCACGATGAAATCACGCATGGATACCATAGGAGAAGGACCCATGAACACTTCGTACATGTGTTCCTGCCTACGACCCGTAGGTTGCTGTGAAATCTTGCGTTCAGCATCGTCAGGGGCGATAAGGGCCTCATACGGGCCCTCGAAGCCGCCAACAAAAGATGTGCCATAACATTTTTGACACCTATTAGAAGGCTGTCCTGAATATTCCAACTGGCGAGGATCCAGCCCGCAATCACAAGGAATCCCAGACTGACGTCTGATGAAAATCTTGACCCGTTCCCCACCCTGCTGGAGTATCCACTGGTTCCGGCGGACTGCTTCACGCCAGATGTAATCCAACTCCTCCACCACGTTTGCTACTGCCGGTTTACACCAATCCAGATCCGTTTCGTTGTACCCGCTAGGCTTTGTAGCGTCAATCACAACTGTCGTCAGCCTGTAAAACACCCCCGATTCAAGACCGGTCTGGATGTGATTGATGTTTCGGAAATACACGATTTCAACAACAGAAGTAGCAGTGGTAGGAAGAACCGGAGGGATAATCTTTTCCGTGATGGTATCAAACGTTTCCTGGTCAATGAGCTTGACTTCCCCCGATGGTCCAAACACATTGTCTACACCTGCCTCAACCCCATCAATGTAGACGTGAACATCAGAAGGAAGATTGGCAGGAATCGGCCTATCAAACGGAGGTTCTGAATTTTCTTTGACGATGGGATTCGTAGTCTTAATGACCCATCGGCGGTCATTGGGCGAATCGCCCTTTGAAAGCCATCCGGTGTTCCAGTCAACGGTCTCAATCGTCCTGACGTTTTTCGTGATGTCCCGAAAGAAACCCCCACCTACGGGGAATTCATTGATTCGGTAAAACGGGCCGAGGTCCGAAACGTCCGACCTGTAAATGTTGACGCCCACCACCGTCCAAGCCGCATTACGCGCCAGGAGGGATGGGTCATCCCATCTAATATCCCAAACCCCATGGTGAACGCCCGATATGGACGGGCGGACCAACATTACATTCTGTGGGGGGATGGGTTGGTCGTTTGGTCCCGGACCCCAGCCCATTTTAACCTCAGGACGCCATGCCGGTTACCGGCAGCACGCGAACTTTGAAGTCCGGGGTGATGTTCCATTGAACGTTATCCCCGATACCCAACCGAACCGCTACGTTCTGGTAAACCGTACGTACCTGGTTGTCAATCCCCTGCATCTGACCGAGGGTCATCGCCTTCCGGACTTCCATATCCCCGATCTGAAACGTCAGAGCACGTTGCTTCTGCGCCAAGGCGTTGAGCAAGGCAACTTCGTTCTGTTCCAACTCGCCGATAATTGACTGATCCTGGACGGGCTCGCCGATAGCTTCCGGCGGGGTTTCTGCTTCCTGGGACACAACAGCTTCGGTCACAACGGTTTCTTCATTCTTGGCTTCTTCGGTCATGGGTTCTCCTTTTGCTTTGTCAAGATACATTTGTCGATTCCGTCCCTTCCTCTTCCCCTTCCAACGCCGCCAACATTTCCTCCCCTTGTTCCCGGATAAACCGGGTGAACGCAGGTAGAGTTATGCCGATACGGCTTTGGAGGAACAACCGCTTGGACGGTGAAACGGTCTGCGGATATTTTGTAAAAGACCAAAATGGGTTGCCTTCATCATCCACATAAGCGTATACCCGAACAATATTACCCGCCATGTCCAACCTCCTCCAAAAGAACCTACCCCAACAAAGGCGATTAGATAAGGTAGTTACCAGAAATTTTTGGCAACCCCTTCCTGAAAAAGTGAAAACCTTCCAAAAACCCCTTGACAAATCCATGAAGAGGACCCAAAATAGTCATAGCATGAGACGTGAAACGCAAACCCCCTAAAACAACGATGGACCACAAATAGGTCCGGATATGGCCTTGAACACTGGCAAGGCCGTATCTTGAACTTGGAACTGGCGACAAGAGGTGACATGGGAAAAGGACGTGACAAGAGGAAGCGGGCCAAGGAAAAGAAGAATCGTGAAGTGCTTGGCCAGAAAAAACAACCTGAAACTACTGTCACAACGGACAAACCAACTGGACGGATGAAAAAATCCGGAACTGACTAAACGTCAGCTTTCCTAATTCCGAAAGTCCGTTTGGCGACCGGGGGGATCTGACTTCCAGATTCTGGATACTGGGCACCTTCCAGCCGTTCGTGGACGGCCAAAGCTCGCCTAGCTTTCCGTTCCTCTTCTTCTGACAGACCTGTGGCCAACGCCACCTGTATCGTGGAAGGCAACTTTGATAACCACGGGTTGGGGTCATCCAAAGGATGATCCGCATCACCGGGAAGACAAGCAACAAACGCATTTTCCGCCGGGTCAGGGATGTCCACATCCTCTTCCTGCCTAGCGGCAACTTCACGGATCGTAGGGTTAGGTTTGAACCCCTGAAAGTGCTTCACGATTTCATCTGACATCAAACTTCTACCTTCTTCAAACTCTTCAAAGGCACCCGGATCCGCTGGACAAACTTGGTAATTTCCGATTGTTTCATGAACCAATTCCTTTAGAAAACCTTACACCAAGTCGTCCCAATCTATCAGATCATCCCGATCTTTGACGGTCCAACCGGCCTTGTGGAAAGTTTCCGAAAGAGCCTTCTCGAAATCCGCCGTCCCCCCAATATCCTGTACCTCTGCTGGAACGTCCAAACCAAACACACCGTTCGCTGCCGGCGCGGAACCAGTCAGCACCAACCGTCCGTCTTCGTCCCGGATACTGTAGTACATCTTAGCCTTGTCTGAAACCTTCTTTTCCCTGCCCCCGAATTGTTTTTGAAGAAGATCTACCGCCTTTTCCAAAGCCGTCCGACAGGCATCCGCCTGCTTCGGGATGTTGTGGATCCAATCCATCGGATACAAGGGCCAATCAAATTCAAAATAGATGGCTGTCCTGTCATAGTAAACCCAAACATCTTTCGTAACCTGTGCTTCCAAATGGCGGGAAGCAACACGGCTCGCAGAAACCTGGGTAAAATTATTCTCTAGATCAGGCATCAAAGATTCCCAAAGGGTGTTGATTTTTTCACTTGAACGATCCGTTTCCATAAACATTTCGCTGATGACCGGGAAACGTCTGGACCAATGGGCATAGCACCCCGCCAGTACCCCAGAAGCGGCCGAAACCATATAAGCAGCATCCGCCACTACCCATGGGTCTTTTTGGGATTTCCTGAAAAGATCCGCCATCAAAGGCTTCACTATTCTTTTGGTTTCCGGACTTACCACGGAAGGAAAAGAAGCAACTTTGGATCCCTTCTTTACCTGAAGGAATTTCTGGAAAAGACCGGACCTTTTGGCTTTGCGGACGCCGTCCAAAAGAAATGCACCAACATCAAAAAAGGGCCAAGCTTTGACGGAATAGGGGATAACCACGCCGGAAGAAGTGAAACCAAAAGGTTTGATTTTCGCTTCAACCCTTCCCTGTTCTTTTTCAACAGTCAACACAATGTCCCATTTTCCAAAAGCAAAAGCGTTCCCCATATCCCAGGTCAATTCCCAGGTTAATCTTCCGTTAACGTTCCGAATGGGTTGTTGAGATGAAAAACTGAGACCATCAAAACGATGGGTGGCTTTTATCAAGTTTTCCTTGAATGTCCGTTCAAATTCACCAGTACCCCCCGCATTTTCCTGAAGGAATTTCTGGAAAAATGAATATTTCCGCGCCCTGTCTATCCCAGACTTGATCGCCTCACCTACATTCAACCGTATATCCCCAACAGACCCAGACAGTGACTTACTCGTGACGGAGGAATTTCCAGGGGCAGTCCACCCAATCGGAAACACTTGCACCAAAGCTTCCCCGGTAGATTCCTTGACCGAAAATTCCATCTGCCAGATTCCACCTGCACCCTTAACTTCGGACAATTTCCAAGTATACCAACCCTGTGCATTCCGCACAGGGTCCTTGTCCAAGAAATACATCTTGGAATTTCTAACCGTATCTTCAAGGGCTTCCTGGACAATTTTCAAAAAGGGGTTGTTGATACTGAACATGTAAAAGTTCCTTTCAAACAGGCGAAATGCCTGCGGTGACCCAAGGATCGTCAGGCCCTTTGCCGCGGCACCAAGGGGAATCATCAACGGACCATTTCAGACGCCCAGCCCCACGTTTCCCATGCTTCAAAGCCCATTCCGCCTTCATGGCATCTGATCGGCCGGAATAGGGTCCGTATAAGCTTTTTGCGATCCAAGGCCGGTGTTTGGCAGTGTACTTACCGCCCCCGGCTAACAAACCGTTATGCTCGCGTAGACGACGAGCCGGATTGGTCGTGCAGCCAACATAGAAAAATCCCGGCTTCCCGCCTGGACGGATTTCCTGGGACTGAATGACGTAAACCCAAAAAATGGTCACGTCCAATTTAGGCTGACAACATTCCATCCTTTGAACAAACCCTTCAGGACGGTTTCAAAAGACTTCCGCCCTCCAAGACGTTCCACATGTTCAGCTACGGGAATACCGAAAACACCAACATTCGGCATCAAACGCCCGGTCAAGTAAACTCCCTTGGAAGTCCACAACCAAATAAGGTCGTCCTGATCTTTCTTGGTCGTTCCAGAAAATTCCTTACGGATACCTTCTACTACACTATCCAATAGGAATGTTGCATTCCTGACGTGGATCGGGAATTCATCAACCGAACCTATGTTAGGAAGACGCCATGTGAAATTGAAGACGATACCATCACGCTTCACGTCCACGTTGACTTCGGGCTTCACCAATGCCTGCTTGATGAAGGGAACTATTTTCTTCCGCATTTCCGGATGTTCCGCAGCAATTTTCTTCAGCTCTTCAAGCGTTTGCATGGAAGTACCTTTCACTATTTAGACAGGTTGATTTCCCAGGTAGTCCCTACCAAATCAAGCATGTCATTTTCCAATGAAAATTTCACGTATATTCCAAGTACCTCCTACCAAAGGCAGGATCTTTTCCCGGTAATCGTTCTCATCGTGAATACCAAGTTCTTCCAACCAACCCAACGGAAACTTAACAGTACCAACAATGCCGGACACCCGCAACTTGTTCACTTCATGAGAAATAACAGCATCCTTCAGATTAGGACTGTGTTTGATGACCCCGCCATCCCCTACTTCCGCAAAGAAACCTTTGAAATGGGAAAGTGCCAGATTGATGTTCTTTTGAACATCCTCATACAGGTTCGTCAATCCTTCGCCTTCTAAGTACAATAAGTTGAAATACACAGTTAAACCAGTTGGATTCAAATCTATCTGGAGGTACCGCTTAGGGTCTGTTCCGGCGGCAATCTTCCCGTGCTCCCTTCCAATCCAAGCACAAAGGGCATCCGGGTCGTCCACGTCATCCCGACAGTCCGTCATAAATTTCTTGCAGTTGTCAAACTTCTCCCCTGGCTTCCCTTTGAACGTACCCTCATCATTCTTGTACTTGTCCCCACAAGAAGATGCTTCCTTGATTAGGGGAAGAAGTGCCATCCTGGTTTCAGGATGCTCGGATGCGATTCGTTTCAAACCTTCAAGAATGGACATGGGAAGCGATCTCCTGAATTTGATCAATCAAGTAACTGACGCAAAACATCACCAACGTTCCCCCGTCAATTCTTCATACTTGGCTTTTGCAAAGTCGGCAATCGCTTTGTTGAGAGGTGTCCGTTTATAGAATTCCGCCGGATCAGTCTTTGAAGTATCCCTCCAAGGGTCTTCCAATTTTGTTTGCACGTCTATCAAGACCCGACTCACGTCTCCGAATTCCGGGTTGCCTTTCAAAAGACGATTTAACCGTCGGAGCTCAGGACCTACTTCAGCTACCAATTCTTTCGGAAATGTTCTGAGCACATCCTTCAAATTTGATTTCAGTTTTTCATTGCCTTTCTGCTTCTTCACATGATGCTTTGACTTATCGGCGTCTGGATGTTCCTTCAGATAATCCTTCAATGCTTTTTCAGAAGGGAAATCCATAGCTTCCCTCAGGATCGGAACGAGATGTTTCCTGGTTTCAGGATGTTCCGACGCGATCCGTTTCAAACCCTCAAGAAGCGTTTTCATGTAGTTCCCTTTCACGGTCAGACGAAACACACCCTTATTTAGCAAATCCAATAGCAATATCATCCACAACCAAATCTGGATCATCAGCATACTTTTTATTCACCAAAATAATTGTCTTTCCCTTGTATTTGACGGTAAAATGGCCCCCCACTTCAAAAGAAAAGTCAATGGCCTTCTTCGGAAAAATAGTTTCCAAGGGTTTCCTGAGATCAACAAGTTTCTTACCCTTCACCAAATCCCCAATTCGCTTGATGATCGGATCCAATGCGGCGATCTTCCCGTGTTCCCCACAGGAAACAGCTTCTTTAATCAGAGGAAGAAGCACCTTCCTGGTTTCAGGATGTTCAGCAGCTACTTTTTTCAAACTTTCAAGAAGCGTTTTCATGGAAGTACTTTCCTTACACAATGGAAACTTCTCGGACTTCCCAGGTAGTCCCTATCAAAGGAAGGATCATTTTCTTGAAATCCTTCGCACTGCGGACCCCCAACTTCTCCAACCACCCTTTCGGATATTGAGCTTGCCAAGAAATTCCCCCTACGTGCAGGTAATTTCCTTCCTTGGCCTTTTCAACATAAGGGTCAAAACGGAATTTTGTACTTCGCCAACTTTCGTCGATTTTGGCAAAGACTTTCTTCATGTCGGATTCGGTGTCCATCATTCGGTCTTTGACATCCACGTACCACACATCCAACTCAATCTTGGGTTGATACAGCAAATGAAAGAACAAGCTGACATCGGTATTGGTCAACTCAATGGTGACGTACTTCTTAATGGGATCAGGGCTATAACCTGCCGCCGTCCTGACGGAAGCCGCCAATTTTGCCACTTCCTTTCGGGCTTCCACCACTTGTTCTTCCCGATTCATGAATGTCTCCCTGACTTGTCAGACCATTCTTTTGCCCCAGATTCAGACCACCATTCCTCAAGCCCGGAGAAACGTTCTTTATGCCACGTTGTTTTTAGTGCTTCTTCTGGAAACATCCCAGCCCACGCAGCTACCATGAAACCGATCTCTCGGGAATATGCCTTCAAATTGGCATCAAGTTCAGCACGCCAGTCAGAAGATTCGTTGAGGTAAGGTTGGTCTGATTTGAGATGATCCACGTGCCGATAGAACAACGGTAGGATTGGATATTCAAGAAATGTCAAGGCTTCTTGCTTGGACGCTTCAAAAGTATTTTCAATACTGGCGGTATCCCCGGCCCGCAACCACTTAAGGACTTTTGGCCACATTTTCTTGGTGCTGGCAACGGAATCGGGATCGGCAGAATAAGCAAACTTACTACCAGTTTCCTTGATGATAGGTATCAAGTGTTTCCTCGTTTCAGGATGCTCTGACGCGATTTTCGCTAATCTAACAAGAAGCGTTTGCATGTAATTCCCTTCCCAACGGAATTTCATCTCTTGGATTCAGACCACCATTCCTCAAGCCCAGGGAACGTTTCACGAGGCCAAGCCATTTTGAGAGCCCGGTCCGGAAAAGCCCCGGCCCAAGCAGCCATCATCCACCCCGCCCTTTTGGAATACCGCTTCAAATTAGCGTCAACTTCGGCGTGCCACGCCACAGAACCGAGGAGGTATGGTTTGTCCTCTTTGAGAAGGTCCTTGTGTTGATTAATTATTTGGGATGCGTTTCCGATAAACATCAAAGCCTCTTGCTTGGATGTTTGAAAATTCTTTTGGATTCTGTTGGTATCCCCAGACCGCAGCCACTTAAGGACTTTTGGCCACATTTCTTTGACACCCTCAGTGAAATCAGAATCCATTCTGTAAGCAACCTTACCGCCAGCTTCTTTAATCAAAGGAACAAGACACTTCCTGGTTTCAGGGTGCTCGGAAGCAATCTTTGCTAACCTAACAAGAAGCTGATCCATCTCTAGACCCCTTTTAGGCCATTGATAGCTTTGACCAAACGATCATCGGCAAACACACCGCTGCGAATCTCAACCTCGCCAGTCAGCATGTTGTAGGTCATAGACCCTACTTCAACCGAACCCAACTTGGCAACCACTTCAATACGAAACCTGGAATATCCTTCAGGTTCCCACGAAAAATCCAATTTCTTGAACAAACCTTCAATAGCTGCTACTATCTTGTTGGCCTGACCTTTAGGATACACGTCGTAAAGTTCAGCTATCATCCTATTCTGCATGACCGAAGCCAAATCGTTTGCAGCTACCTTTCGGTCACTATCAATGTGAATCACAGATTCTAACCTACCAGCAAAATACTTTTGAATTTTCGGCAAATAGTGATTGCTGATTCGCTTCGCTTCTGGCAATTCAAACTTTCCACTCTTTTGCACATCCATGACAAACTGTTCAACAAGACTATTCAAGTCCTTCGTGGCCTGATCAACCCACTGGTCGGCTTCCGCCTTTGGCCACCCGTGCCGGGGATCCCATTCCCCTTTCTTGATGATAGGCATCAAATGTTTCCTCGTTTCAGGATGTTCATTGGCCAGACGGATGATCTTTTCACGCAAATTGGACATGTTTGCAATCCTCTTCATACGAAAGGATGGAAGCCCAGAATATCTGGGCCTGACACAGATAGGGAAACGATAAAAGGATAACCGCAGCAAAGGGTTAGTGCTGAAACCCGAGGAACCGCTGAAGACGGGTGACAACGGTAGCAGGATCGGAATTCAAATCATCTTCCCATACAACCAAACAGGAAATCCCGCACTTGGCGTAATACTCAATGATTTCCAGTTGATGGTCATCACGGTTCTTCCCTGTAAATTTAGGTCCGTGCCAGTAAACACCTAGGATTTCTACAGTACCCCAAGTGCGGAGCTTGTTCAAGGCCGTCCCAGACTTCCAGGATTCCAACTGATCCTGATCCAAGATTACAAAATCTGGATTACGAGAATTGGTCGCCCCGGTATGCTTGATCCAATAGGACCCATCTCCCGCATAAACCACATTGACGGGGGACAAGGCATCAAATTTCTTTTCCAACTTGTTGGGGCGGTTTTGTTTGAAAAAAGCACTGCTGGGAAAGAAAGGGACTCCATAAGCTTTGATAAAAGCTTCCCTGAGTTTTTGCCTAACCATTTCGGTTTTGAACGGATGATCAACCCCATACTTTTCCATCCATGTTGCCCGCATCCTAGCCCTAACTTCTTCCGACTTTGACGGATTGTCAACACCAATCCTTTCCATCCAAGTCTGACGGGCTTTTTTAAGTACTTCCTTACACTGCTGTGAATGCTTGCTCCCATGATTAGCTAGATTGGTTTCGTAAGACTTCTTGAAAATGTCCGGCACAAGGAAAGGGTTGTCAACCCCCAAATGTTCTTGACAACCCTTTACACACAAGGCTTTTCCTTCATCGGATTGCATCGGATGATCCGCACCGAATCGTTCCTGGCTGACTTCCCGGAATTTCTTCCTGAATTCTTCCGTGCGGAAAAAGAATTCATCCCCATACAGATCCTTGCAGGTTTCCAAAGTGCGTGCCCTGATTTCAGGAACCTGTTGGGGGTTAGGGGCACCGTGCCGTTCCGTCATGGTCTTGCGGATTTTTTCCTGTACGGCTTCCCCACCGAACGGGTTTTCATGTCCGTAACGGGACAGATTGGTCATTGCCCGCTGTCGGACGACAGAAGGTATTTGAGATGAATGGTCCACCCCATATTCGGCCCTGACAGTTTCCCTGGACTTTTCTTTGATGGATTCAGCCTGGAACACATTGTCAACGCCGTAAAGTGCCTTAACGGTCTTGGATCGCTTCTCATAGACGACAGGGGCAACGATGGGGGACCCTGGAAACTGCTTCTCAAATTCCGCCCTGGACAACCCGTGAACCAGTTTCAAGTGGTCGGCCAGACGTAGCGCCCGATATTCCTTCTCTGAATCGGAAGCCACACAAATCGGACAGGAAACAAAATCCTTCCCTTCTACCAACCCATCCGCCCACAACTTCCGTTTGTAATACCTGTCAAAGTCAAATTTTGAAGGGGGAACCCCAATGACGGAATCCGAATTCAAACAAACGGGGTTTTCTTCAGCAAAGGCGGATAACCGGGCACGAACGGCTTCCAAGTCATCCTTTATTTCAGATTCCCATAAGATCAGGCAATGAACCTTAACGGAAGCATATTCTGCAATCCTCATGGCTGTGTAAGCTGCCCTATCCAAACCTTTTAGTTTTGGACCGTGAAAATAGTCACCTAGAACTTCTACAATTTTCCAAGTGCGAATCTTGTTCGGAACAACCCCGCTGTAAAGAATATCCATCTTATCCTTGTCATACACTACGAAATCCGGATTTCTGTTGATCCACTTCCCCGTCACATCTTTGCACTGTATCCAGTAACGAAAATCTCCAACATAGATCACATTTTTAGGGGAAATCATTTCCACCGTTGACTCCAAACGGTTTTTCTTTGGGGGTCTTGTCAAGTTAGAAGAAAAAGGGCTGTCTCCTCCATACCGTTTACGACAAGTAGCTTTTCTCTTTTCTTGTATCTGTTTAGATAACACGGGATGTTGAAGAAGTGTAGGATACCCGTATCGGTCCATCATTGTTGCTTTTCTTTTAGCTTGGGTGTTTCCAGACACCGAAGCCCCTCCAAATCTGCACCTGTATTCCACAGTATCAATGCCATGCTGACTAGTCAAGTGGAAGGACAATGAACGAAAACGGTCCCCACACAACAAGCAGGTGACAAAATCCGCCCCTTCCCGAAATTTTTGATTCATCAAACCTAATCTCTTGCTCTTACTTCGTCTATGTTGCCGAGCCCAATCACGTTTTGTCCATGGCCCGGAACAAGAATTAACGTGAAGACCTAATTTAAGACCACGAAACAACATTCCACAAGAAGGGCAAGGGAATTTCTTTTCCTTTTCGTCTTTTATCTGTTTCCAACGCTGCCAATCAGAACATAATTGTGCATGCGACCGTTTGCTAAACTGGTCTTTAAAACCAAGACCGCAACCTTCGCATTTGACTGGCAATGTCTTTTGCCAGACGTGCCACGCCGAACACCCCTGCTGATGTTTGTGCAAAGTTGATCTTTGATTGCTGGCGGAAAAATCCCTTCCACACGCACAAAATCCGGGAGGTGGGTCTTTCAATACCACCAAAGACGAAGACTCTTCTGGTGCACCAGGACAAGTTTTACGGTGTTCCGAAACCGACCAGTAAGTTTGACCGCAAACACACTTTCGCCCTCCCAGCCGCAATCGTTCCGCCTTGCCACAACCTTTTTTGTGAGATCGTAATGATCTTTCTGTGGCAAAATGAAACCCACAAGCACAAGAAAAGGGCAGTTGCTTTGCCCATTCTTGATAAGAAATACATGTTTTACGGTGTGAATTCAAACCGCCCTTACTGTATTCTTTTCCACAACCTTCACAAACAGGCATAGGACACCTCCTAATTGCCTATTGTATAAAGCTACGGAAAAGAAAGCAAGTAAATAATAAGAACTAAAATGGATAAAACTGCATGAAAATACTTACATACAACACCCAAGGCAACAACCAAAACAAAACTGCAAGTAAAATCGGCAGGTTTTTGTAAGCGTTTGAAATTATTAGGTTTTACAGGAATGCTCTGGGCGAAAGCACCCCCTTACCAACGGCGGGACCAAACGCCGAGCGTACACCCAACCCGAATCGCGGCTGCTGCAAACCACGAATAAAAAGCACGGTAGATTTTTTGGCCTCGGTCGATTTGTCGAACATTGATTCGGCGTTTTGCTTCAAACTTTCGTACTTGGACGATTTTTCAATGTCCAGACTGACCCCCCCGATGGAATAGGAATTGTGGGCTACGATACCGTTGGAAAGGACGAAGTTTTCAAAACCTGGAACGGACAGGTCGTAGGTGAATTCTTCCCTCGGTTCATCAAGGAATGAAGTGATCTTGGCACCGGATGCCTGATTTTCTCCCTCAGCGACCACCGACAAGATATCACCGGACACCAGGTCCGCCGTCCGAACCGGGACAATCCGTTTACCATCCATCTTGAAGAGGCTGTGGTCTTCAGTGACGGTAACGGACCGGTTCCCTTCCAGAAACACCTTGACCATCCGTTTGTGAGGCGTCAAATGACGAAGGACATCGGAAACCTGCCTCTTCTCAACCCGTCCGGTTTCGGGATCCACGGAAGCGACCATCAAGGTCCCTTCCCTGAAAGCATCCCGGATTTCCTGGTGCATGGGATGGCGGGAAGCTGGGAAAGGAACGTGGCAAGCGTCGAAGACGCCCGCCATGGTCATTCTGACCGATTTTTCCCCAGGCAGGAAAACGGTAACGGTGGTGTCGCCCTTGAGGCTGAATTCGTCCACGACCCAATTCGCCGCAAGGGCGAAGCAGGCGTGGGAAATGGCTCCCCAAAGGATGGCGGTACGCCACGCAGGCATTTCCGTGCAAAGGAGGTCGACGGTATTGATCCGTTGGGTCAATGGGGGGAACATGTTGAACCAGTCCAGGGCCCGTTCTATGTATTCCAGGAGTTCCGCATCTTCCCAGACCTGACCGAAGATACGGTCGTACTTACCGATGTCCCCTTCAAATTCCGGGGGTCTGAAGTGGTAGTTGCGATCTGGGGAATTTTTAACTAAAACACCGCAACAAGAGAAATTTGCCCAAGTGTCGGCGGTCAGGTCATACATGAACTGCCTGGGGGGAAGTTCCTTGATTTCCGTAACAGGGACATACAGAATTTTGTCATCTACTACCGCCACCACATGATCTCCCGGGCGGAAATCTTCGGCTTTTTTCTTCACTGTGGGGGTGGTGTACAGTTTGTGACCCCCTGTGAAGGGGATGCTTCCGTAAGGGGTTGTGATAGAAACGATACGTTCCCAAGGGACTTCATTCCTGAACACCTGAAGGACGCGTTTCCAGACCACGGTTCCTTCGGGGGATACGGATCGGATTCGGAGTTCATTTTTCTTGAATGCCGTCCGCAGCTTATTTTTTTGGGCGTCGGTGATCATGACCACAATTCCTTTTCCGTCCAAACGGTGAAGGCCCAACCCCGTGCTTCAGCTTCCTTCTTTGCAACTTCCAACCGTTCTATTTGCGAGATGAATCTTGCAGCTTTTTTCAAAACATAAGATGCCTTCACTTCAACCAATAGACACGACCCCTCCGTTTTATTCACCACAAAATCGGGAAGTATTCTTTTGCCGTTTTGCAACCGGATCAACCGTTCATATTCATAAGAAGCTACCCAAGGGCATTGTCCAAGATTTCAATTGCCTTCTTTTCATAGGAAGACCTAACACGGACTTCGGCTGTTTTGCCTTTCAAGGTATTGACGACTTCCCTAATCCCCTGCGGATATCCCCATTTCGGATGATTCAGGATGTTCTGGATTGCGGCCATGGAATATTTTGCCCTGGTAGAAGGAGCATCAAAATTCCCTGCCGCCCATTGTCGTTCCAACTGGCCTGGGCGTTTCTTCCCTTTCCACGCCTTTCCTGTTTTCACCCCCATTGCCGAAGCATTCTTCCTGGATTCAGAATTCCACATGGCCTTTGTCAACCGTTCAATGGAACCCAAGGACAAACCCGTGATTTCAATGATTTCCTTCCACGGGGTTCCAGCCGCATGCACTTCGGTGATGATGGAAGAACGTTTGTTGACGACCCACTGCAAATCGGCGGGCAAACGCCCCCTTTTGGAAAACTGTTCCCAAGAAAGGGCGTTCTTTTCCAACAAAGGGATCAGTTTGGGATGTGGCCGATCAACCTTCATCCTTCAATGCCTCCCACAGGTCTTCCATGGACACAACCAGTCGTTCCCCCTCGGCGTCCACTTCTACCGTTGCTTCCCCTCCTACACAGTTGTCCCGAAGGAGAACCCGCAACTTGTTGATCATGTCCTGTTTGGCCACGGAATACTGCAAATTAACAAGAGGGGAACTAGGCAGAACAACCTGAAATTGCTGGACTACCTGTTGTTGTGGGGATGATATGAATTCCCTGAAGGTCCAGCGAATACGGTAATTTCCTGGCGTCGCTGCAGGAGGGATCATCAGGGAAGCGTAATATTCCCCAACGGCTGGATGGGCCGGTATCCTGGTGGCCGACCCGATCAGGACTTCCGTTTCGGGGGGACCTGGATCAACCCAATAAAGGGCAAACGTGATTTCCGCCGCGTCCGTTGCATTGGTATTAGAATCTACTAAGAAAATTGATAAATCCCCACGAACTAGCGTTTCGCCAGGCGTAAAAGTTGCAGCCATTTCAATTTACCTCCGTGCTTCCAGACCCGGCCGGAAGCATCAGGACATCATCCCCGACATAACGCAGGGTAGACGCCAACCGGTCCCGGATTGCGGCCATGAATTCGGGTCCTACCCGCACCCGGGCCATGACAGATGCCTTGCAAGCTTTGTCTGAAAGGATAAGGAAGTCAAGCATCCAATCCCCACTTCCATCCTGAACAGCCCTAAAGGCATTGACTAAAGGAACGGAATCAAACGCATCCGGAACGTCAATCCGACAATCCAGATTCCTGTCAGGCATTCAGCACCCCGTTTTCAAGCCAATCTGCCAAATATTCCAAAAGCAAACAAAACGCTGCCGATGCTAAGGCCCAAAGGGGGGCTCCCACGAATCCTCCCGGGGGGTTACCTTCGGCTACCCACACGAGTGCCCAAACCATCCATCCGGAATGGAATCCGACGCAGTATGGGCATTCAAGAAAGTTGTCAAGGACCGGATGCAATCCGTCTAAGAATCGGCATTTCTGCCGGATACCGAAACAGATGGCATAGGCTACCAGTAATGCTTGCCAGGAAGGAAACATTACCGACCTGCCATATGGGTCAGAGCCTTCATGGCCTTGATTTCATCGGCATAGCTCATGGCAAACACCTTAGCTGACCGGTTGAAATAAGCGTTCTTCAGATCCCGCAATACGCCACCTTCTTCAAACACAAATACTACCCGATCCCCTTCCTTGACGGTTTCAAGAAATTTGACACCGGCTACTTTCAGGTAAGCGGCGAAATACAGGTCGGACGTACGGAACAGGTTGGGCTGAACATTTTCCATGATTTGGCTCCTTGATCCATAAATATGTCGTTCCGCCGTTTGGCGGTGGGAGGTAACCCCCATTAAGATACTAACCAAAGGAAAAAAAACGGGGCTCCTCGTAAGGAACCCCGTTTCTCAGCGAACAAACTGATGTCTTACAGCAGGCAAGTGCCGTCGTAGTCGTAGACACGAACGACAGGAGCCGTTCCGGTAGCTGCAATGGCAGCGCCGCTCATTCTCACGGCCCTGGGGCGTTCTTGGCTGACATCACCGGCAGTGTACGCCTTATTCGGGTTGAGGAAGGTGACGTTGGCCGCAAGTTTGAACAGGTAGCCGGCGTGATAGGAAGCGTTTACCGCCCCGCCGTACGCCAACATCGGAATTTCCTTGTGACCGGGTTCCGTAGTCGTTGCCCAGTGACCGGAAGCCACGAAGGTCTTGCCGGTAACCCAGGGCTTCTGCGCTGTCACGAGGGTAGCTCTGGAAGCCGCCGTAAGGAACTGGTTAGCCGCATTGGCGACGATCACATACCTCGGGCACACCCAGGTTTCTCCTGACATGATGCGGAGAATGTCATCCACGGTACCGTGGGACCTGGAGAAACCGGCCGCCCCGGTAAGGTCCGTATTTGCCGTACCTCCGACGCCGACATTGCACAGGACCGTATTGATACCTGCTGCCGTAAGGTTTCCGCCTGATTCTACCAAGGCGGCAAGTGCCCGAGCCTGAAGGATAGCATTAGCCGGAGTCATACGTCCTGCCGTTGCCAGAATGATGCCTCCCGGCTGCACCATTTCCCGCAGGTATGCGGCAAGACCAAAGGACGCCCGAGCCGTAGCGAAACAGTCGTTTCCGCCACCGGTAGTGTCCTGTGCCGTGCAGTCATAGTTGGACGCCGTAGCGAAGTCAGTGTTCCGGCTCCCGCTTTTGAAGGAATCGTTCTGGTCAGTCGTCGCCCCGAACCAATCCATGCTGTCGATGTAGAACGTCTGTCCATTACCGTCAAGGACACTGTTCTTCAGAGACGTATTGGGTTTGAGGTCCAGCACTTGGAGATTCATGTCACGGACATCCAACCTCCGGGGGATGATGTAAGTTCTTTGCGCCATGTGTGTTCCTCCTTACAGGACGTCGCCGTCGGCTTCGTAGACGACAACTGCCGCTGCGAGGCCTGTGGCGAGAATGTGCGTCCCGGATGCGGTCAAGGCCGTCCCGGCTGCGCCATAAGTGAAGAGGGGGTTGATCCACTGCCACGTAGCCGCCTTGAGCTTGCTCAAAGTGCCGGACAAGCAGGACAGGTTCAGTTCCCCAGTCCAAACGAACTGACGGACGTTGCGATACCCGGTAGCAGTAGACGCAAGGTATGCACCCTTACGAACGTGTGCTACACCATGGCCAGGGAATGCGTTGCCGGCGTTACCGACCTGGGACGCAGCCGGCAAACTGTAGACTTCACCACCGGCAATGCGGAGAACTTCTTCAACAGTCCCGGTCGAGAAAGACCCTGCAACGGCACCGTTCAAGTCGGAATTGGCAGCCCCGCCGAACGCCGCGTTGATGATGGTGTTGATAGCCGCCAAGGTAAGGGACGTACCGTTCGTGATCCTGGTCAGAATCGCTGCGGCAATGGTGTTTGCCTGTGCGGCCGTGGACGCCAAGTTGCCCCCCTGAACGTTTTCCACGTTGTCGATGACGTAAGCGGCAAGACCCTTGTAGATGGCGTTGGTCGTACGGATGCCCCCAGCCCCACCGGTTGTTGCCACGGTATCATTCTGAGGATCCCAAGTGAGATATCCCGTTTGCCCTTCCCCTTCCAGCGCCGGAACCCGCTGCGAGGAATTGGGTTTCAGGTCCAGGACCTGAAGGAGATTGTCAGAAACATCATTCCGGGCCAGGACGATGTAAACGCGAGCTGCCATGTTCGGGTTCCTTTCTTGTTACAGAAGCAACGTGCCGTTGTCGTCGTAAACCGTGACGACACGGGCCGTAGTCGGGTTGAACTGCAAACCATGTTGGTAAGTCCAGGGAAGGTGCGGAATACCCCCGCTGCTTGGCCAGAGAGTCACGCCGGCATTCAACCGGTAAAGGGTTCCTTCAAGCATGGAAATATCCAAGGAAGACGTGTGATACGTCTGTGTGATTCCTTTGACTTCCATCGGATGAGGGTCGCCACCGATAAGCACGGGATGCAACTCGCCTTGAGTCATCACGGTGTCATTCTTGAGGCCGATGATCGTGAAGCCACCTACCGGAGTCATATGCCATGCCGTCCCCGTGTAGATGGTTGAATTGACCGGGACCCGATAACCACGACCCGACAGGATGGACAGGAAATCAGTCAGGGTAACCCCGGAAGCCGGACTGGAAATCGACGTATCAGAGACGCCAGGGATAGCATTGATGGCGGCATTGACCGCCGTAGACGTCAACACTGCACTGGCATCCATCCTGGCAATCAGGGCAGCAGAAATCAGATTCAGTTGTGCGAAGGTGAACACCTCAAAGGGACGGGTCAGATGGTCGGCAGAAACCACGATGGTCGTGCCGCCGGTGTTTTCCGTCAAAGTCAAAGCACCCGTCTGCCCTGCCGTATCGGCATCGACCGTAACGTCACCTGATCCGACCGACCCGCCAGCCGATGCCGTGACGGTAGAACCCGCCGCCAACAAAAGCGCTTGTGATGCTGCATTGTTGATAGTAGCAATCAGCGAAGTAGCCGAAACCAAGTCCGACCCGCCGCCCGCAAAGGACCAGAACTGCTGGAGGGCCGGATTCGGGGCGGCCAGTGTCGCCGTGAAAGCAACCCCCCCAATAAACACCTTGTCCCCGGCCACAACGGTTGACAGGTCGATGTCAGCCGTTCCGAAACCCAATCCGCCCGGTTCCAGGCAATCCATGAGGTACGCCCCAAGGCCATTGAACACCTTCGGGGTCTTGCCCCCGACGATCTGGACCGTGTCGTTCAGAACACGGTTCACGTAACGGGTCTGTGCCGGTGGATCATAGGCAGGCACACGCAAGGATGCGCTGGGTTGGAGGTCCAGTATCTGAAGAACCCCATCCGGCAAATCAGCTCTGACCAAGCAAATGTAAGGCATTGTGTTCCCTTTCAATCAGATGTCCGATTCAAGCATCCCCAGGGCTAGGGGATTACCCTCTTCTTTTCAACAGGCGACACGTACTACCGCCCATCTACAAAGGGAATACAATAACCCCCAGACAACCTTCGCTATTTACGTTATAGGATCATGCTCCGGGACAAACCGCCAGGATGGCAAAGGGACTTCCTCCGGCAGCGGCCGTTGTCGCCAGGATAAGGTCCCTGGTTCCACCACCAAGGGAATCGGAAGACAGTTGCGACAGATTGCCCATGCCTCCGTAAATCGGATGCCAAGGCTGACCAATTCCGAACGACACCAGAAGGGCGGTGTCAGCATCATCAGACAGATTGGTGATGACGAAATTGGAAATAGGACGAGGAAGGATGATGTGCATAGGAATCGGGGCTTGGAATGTTTCATCAAAAATCGGGGCACTGCCGATCACGGCGCCCGTACCTGACGGAGCGATGCCGGTCAGATTGATAGACAGGCTGGCCATTCCCATAGCCTGAACCGTGGGGATTACCAGAATAGGTCCCATGATGGGCCTGTTGGCGTTCAGGGGGGCTCCGGCAGGAACCGCCGCCCAACCCCCAGCTAAACGTTTCATCTGCGCCCTGACGTAAAAGGTCTCGGAATCCGACAAGAACGGAGGCGGGGTTGCCGGAGCAAGGAAATCATCAGGATCATACACGAAACTGGCAAAGTTCTGACGGTTATCTGGAGCTAACCCGGCGTACCCACGCTTGACGATAGAAGGTGATGTAGCCATACGGCCCTTAGCGGCCGTGAGCATTGTCGTTGGCCATACCCCACCCACACCGCTTCCGGTCGGATCACCGTAAGCGTCATTCAACGTGGAAGCGCCCCACAAACGCCATTCCGTCACGTCATCCTGATCCCTGACGATCAAATCCACAAAATTCGTGGCCCGCAACCAAATACCAACCCTTGCTTCAAATGGTCCGTAGTTGCCCATATCCCAACCTGCCAATCTGGGACCCCGAGTCCCTTCAAATCACCGCTTTTTTGAATGTGCTTCTTTGTCTACATAGGGGGTATAGGTTTCAGCAACCTTCCCCTTGCTTTTGGCAAGCTTCCTTGCGTCCGACCACGAATCCGTACTTTCTCCGTCCACATTCGGAGTTAAAGACACCTTTGGAAGATCCTTGGATTTCCTGTCTAAACGCCGATTCTTCGCTGCCATCTGTCCCTTGACCCTATTGTTCTTGCTTGGCCAACCGTCTCCGGGAAGGTTGAAATTGCAGGAGGACACCAATTTGGTGCCTTCACCCCCGCATTCCGGGCAAACACCGGAATCAGCCCATTCTGAAATCGGACGTTGCATTTCAAACTTCTGACCACAATTTGAACAGGTGTATTCGTAAACGGGCATGAGTCACCTCCAGGCTTCACAGTACCGACGGACGACTTCATCCGTCATAAAATCCTGCCAGGAAACTGACACAACCGCTACTTTATTGCGGACCGACCACCCGGAAATACGATCCAAAATGGCGGCCACGTGTTTGCACATCAAATGCTTCCCATCAGGGTCCCTGACATCAGGATTTTCGGCTGAACCTTTTGGTTTACCGTAGAGGTATCCCTTTTCCAATGCCCAGTGTTCCGGACCCTGCCAACGCCAGAACGGACAAGAACAAGACACCATGATGTCGGCTTTCGCCACATCCCTAACGTTCCCTTTGGGAATGACCTTGGCCCTGACCCGATAACTCTTCCCTTCGGAACCCTCTACATTAAACAACCAGACAAGATTCTGTTTGTCCGACCGAATCTTACGGAACTGGACACCCTTAGCCTTTTCCAGGATGCTGGGATCACATCCCTTCCGTATGTCGGCAATCAAGGCGGCCGCTTTGTTGTTGACAAAATCCCGATTGTCCGGGATGACCTTAGCTGATCCTGGATTGTCCGGGACCCATCCGCCATCCATATCCTCGGCGGGCGGACCTTGCGTCCACCATTTGGACCTGTCACTACCCCGATTCCACACGGTTTCCGGGTCCATCTCCGGGGGCCGTTTTTCATACAGCATTTCAGCCCAACGGCAGGCGACCCGTTCCGTCATGTCTTCTGACCACCCGAATACGGCATCAAGATCAGCCATCACAACGTTGGCGTCTTCTTCGGACAGGAAATCTGCATCTTCAAAGAAGGTTTCAATGGGAATGTTTTCCAAAGTGTCCGTTTGGTCAAACAAGACTACAACTTCACCTGTGTCGGGATTGACCCCAACAACCCAACCGTCACGGTCCGTAGAAGACTGAACGAAAAAAACGGGATTCCCATTTCCAACCAACTGGATTTCAGGATCACCAATCCATTCTTCCAAAGCAGAATTCTTGTCCCGCCATTCTTGAGTGCGGTTTTTGTTTTCCTTAACGCCGCCACCCGGTTTCCGTTCAAACTTGGCGGGCCACTTCCGGCGCCGCTGTTGGTCTTTCTTGTAGTTGAACTTGTTGTGGTTCTTCTTCCACCACCGCAGCGCACGGTTCTTGATCTTGCCCCGATGGGACCGGTACCACTTTTTGTGGTACATCCGGGCCTGGCCCCTTTGGTCCTTCTGCCGCAGTTGGCTAGGAGGATAAGCAGGACCATTCATAGCCCCTTCCCGATCACCCGCCGCCCGCATTTCGGGGCGGCGCACTACCAAGGTGCTAGGTTCCGGGTTAGGCACGGGTCTATCTTCCCCAGGTTCGTTCAAAGTCCTGTGGGGAGTCACATCATGCTTGTTGTAATAGGTCGGTCCGGTCGGCTTTGACCGGGTCCACGGAGGGGTTGGAAGCGCAGAATCAGGTTCCCCCTGTCCGGGGACAGGGTCAGGCGTAACCAGCGTCTTGTAACCTGGAAGTTCGCTGGCCGGCTGGCTGTATGTCAACTTAATCGACATCAACCCCCTCCAACCACCGCGACGCTATGCGTTCGGACATGGATTCCATCGGACGCCCCTTCCCAAAAGCCGGTTCAACGGCTTCTTCTACCAAAGTCTTTTCCGAAAAGGGGAGACGCGATTTCAGGAAATCCTGACCCATTTCCGACAAGGCCAACCCTGTTCGGTCAAGAGTGACTTCCAACTTTTCCAACCGATCAGGCAACCCGACGATAATGTCGCCTGCTACTTGGTATAGGTGTTCTTTTTCGGAAGAGGATCCCACAAGGCTGGTAGCACGGTTAACCAAGTGCCTGATCCGGTGAGCTTCAATCCTCGCTTTGGTAACCCCTTCCATAAGGAGTGCCCAAGCGGCTTGACTGCTGGCGTTATGTTTCAATGGGGGAACCTCCTGTGAGCATTTTGTGCCCACAGGAGGGTTCCAATAGGAAAACCAACGCTTACTTGGACTTGCGGGGACCCTTTGTCTTGGATGGTCCCTTCTTGGAAGCAGTGTCAGGATCCGCCACAGCTTTCACAGGCGGATCGACCAAATGCTGTACTTTGGATACCTTGCCGTAAATCGGATCCAGGTCTTTGACCACGGCACTCTCACTGCGGGCATCAACCATGCCTTGCACGGCAGGAGACATCACCCGAGCAACCGGTTGTGCATCCTGATCTTCAACAACCGTTTGGTAGACCGCCTTGAGTCCGCTGACCTTTTTGCCGTTATTCAATGCGTTTTCAACCACAGCAATTTCATCCGAATTGCTGGATTGCGGTTTGGCGGGCGGCAACTTGTAATCCACTTCCGGCAAATCGTCTTCCCCAACGATTTTCCCCACTACCAACTTGTTGGCAGGAGCCGTCCGCTTTGCGTTCGTAGCTGCCACGCTCCCAACCTGGAGTTCATCTTCCGTGACGGTAGTTGTCACGCTTTCCACGGTCCTCTCCTGGTTGGTAGCACTGTGCATTGTAACACCAGAGGAAAGCGGAACATAGTGGCTCACGTTGTCGTTAACCGGCACCGCCCACTTGTTACGAAGTGCCCCAATAAAGGTCGGCAACGAATAACTTTCCGTCCCGATCTTCAGAGTCGTCCCGTCAAACTCCACCAAGGTGTTTTCAGGAAGATCCTTGGAAATAGCACCCAGATGGATACGATTCAAGGTCTTGAATTGTCTGAAGGTTCCTGGCACAAAAGCGAATTCCGGCATGTGGTCATCCTCCAAAAAAGTTTTCAGGACCCGGCAGGAATGCCGGATACAATTACAAGTTTCACCATACCGCAGAATTTTTATTTGTTACGGAAAAAGAAAACCATCCAAGGCAAATGTGAGACGTGTTTTAATGGTTGGAAGGAATCCATTACGGACCCTGATTCTAGACACCACAGAAGCTCGGTCTTCTTCCGGGGACAAAAAAAGGAAATCTAAGAAACATTCGGAAGAACCGGGTTCCGCTTCAACAACACGAAACGCGTTTGCGTAAGGGTGTATATCAACGGCTGTTTCGTCAAGTTCAACCATTCAACTTATTTCCAATTACTCTGAAACTAGGGGTCTGGTCTTTAAGACCCCGATCAACAACCAAGAAATGGATGCGTGAAGCCCCAAAGGCATTCTGAAGAAATTCCAAAGCACGTTCAGGTTCGCAATCCCCACAGGTGTAAAAATCCGCTGAAGCATATCCCTCTTCAGGCCATGTGTGGATAGAAAGGTGGGATTCAGCCACGACTACTACGCCGGACACCCCGGAAGGGGTGAACTGATGGAAGACCGACGCGACAATGGTAGCCCTCGCCGCCAAAGCAGCCTCTTCCATGCGTATCTTGATCACGTCCTTGTTTGCGAGAACCAAGGGATTGCAACCCCAGTATTCCGCAAGGACGTGTCGTCCTTTCGTTCCAACTGTTGTCGTCATCGTCCATACGATCCCCGCTTACAGAGTCCTGGAAGGACCTTTTACACACCCAAAACTCAAAAAACACAATAAAGGAATTTCATAACCAGAAAACCAAATGCCCTGATGAAATAAACGGAACTTGGCGTCAATAAGCCGAGAGATACCGTTCCACCTCCCAGGGATGGACCTGTGCAATGTATTCCTGCCATTCCTGCGTCTTGGCGGCAATGAAATGCTGGAAAACGTGGTCTCCTAAAGCTTCCCGTACCAAATCGTCTTTCTGCATCGCTTCCACGGCTTCTCCCAGATCCCCGGGCAAGGAACTTATTTTGAGCCTTGCACGTTCCTGCGGGCTCATCGTATAAATGTTCTGATTCACCGGAGGGCCAGGGTCAAGGTGTTTCTCAATGCCGTCAAGCCCGGCCGCCAACGTCACGGCCATGGCAAGATAGGGGTTACAGGAGGGGTCGGGCATGCGCAGCTCAGCACGCGTGCCCACACCACGGCGAGCCGGGACACGAACAAGCGGGGACCTGTTGCGTTCGGACCATGCGATGTGCGTAGGCGCCTCGTAGCCCGGCACAAGGCGTTTGTACGAGTTCACAAGCGGATTCGTGACAGCACAGAACCCACGGGCATGGGCAAGCAGACCGCCAATGTATGAAAGCCCCGTTTCAGAGATCTGGTACTTGGCATCGGCGTCATAGAAGGCATTTTTGCCTTCCTGTGTGAAAAGGCTCTGATGGACGTGCATGCCGGAACCGTTGATACCAAAGATGGGTTTGGGCATGAAGGTGGCGAGCAAGTGATGATCAAGAGCTACTTTACGCACGACAAACCGGAAGGTCGCCACGTTGTCAGCAGTTTTGAGTGCCTCAGCGTAACGGAAATCAATCTCGTGCTGGCCGAAGGCCACTTCGTGATGGGCCGCCTCGACTTCAAAGCCGATGGTCTCCAGGACCGACACAATGTCCCGACGTGCATCTTCGGCCCGGTCCACTGGGGTCAGGTCAAAATAACTGCCGACGTCATGTGTTTTAGGAACAGACGAACCCACAGTGCGTTCAAAGAGGAAGAACTCGGCTTCGGGGCCGGCCATCATAACATAGCCGAGTTTCAATGCCTTCTCACAAACCCGTTTCAGGACGGTCCGGGGACACCCTTCAAAAGGGGTGCCGTCTGGATGGAACACGTCACAAATAAGACGTGCTACCTTGCCCCCACGTTCCTCCCACGGAAAGATGCAGAAGGTAGCAAAGTCAGGGCGCAACAGCATGTCGGACTCCTCAATGCGGGCGAAACCCTCAATTGAGGAACCGTCAAAGAGTATTTGGCCATCCAGTGCCTTTTCAAACTGGCTTTCTGGAACTTCTACGTTCTTGTTGTGGCCCAAAATATCAGAGAACCACAGGCGAAGGTAACGTACCTTGTTCTCTTTCAAAGTTTCTAAAATGTCCTTGGCGGTCATAGGGGTTCCTTCCCTTTAATTGCATGGAAACACCTGTCGTTTCCACACCAATCTTTCTGATAAATGGACAAACGGAAAAGCCCGACCCGGTTTTCCTGGTCGGGCTTTTCCCATTTCAAAAACAGGAAAGATCAGACTTCTTCACCGTCTTCCCCATCTAATTCTTCCAGTAACTCTTCCACGTCCCCTTCTTCCTCTTCTTCTTCCTCATCCAACCAGTCAACAACGGCCAGAACCTCCTTTGCAACCAAACCGTCCAGAACCTCTTCAGGGCCATTGACCAAGATCATGTGGGTATCGGCTTCAACCGTCACGCCTTCAACACCCTTGACGCCAGCAGCAAAATCCCGGAGCTGCTTGGCAGCCGCATCCATAGCCAAGGCGTGATTTTCAGCCGCCACTTGGATGTCCCCTTTGGCGTCATCCAGGTAACTCCCAAAATCGTCACCCTTTTTGAAGTACGGAAGAAACATTTCGTAAGTCTTAGACATGGAAACCTCCTTTGTTTGACGAAACCGGTTAACCTCCGGCAAGGTTTACCCGAAAATACAAACCATCAAAGGAAAATCGGGATCTTTGTCAGGGACCCTTCCGACAATCAGGACAGAACTTTACCGTATTCTTCAGGCTACCATCACGGAAACCAACACCACACTTCCGGCATTTCTTGTCCCGAGCCCTTTCACGACAAACTGGACACCGATTATTGTTCCCCTCCCCGCTTTCAAGGATGAAAACCCCTTGGCAAACCATACAAGTACGAACCCTGGGACTACCCTTGACCCGAAAATGGGATTCGTCCGTTACCTTCCCTGATCGAAACAATTTCTCCCGACGCTGGCATTCTGAACAACAATAAGACATGGAATTCTTTAAACTATTGTCTACAAAAGATTTTCCGCAATTTCGGTAGACACAGATTTTGGACCTTTTAGCTAAAGCTTCCTTTTCCCGGCATGAAGGACAAATAGAAAAATTCCCAAGTTCAAAGGTTTCCCAAGAAGAACCACACTGTTTGCAGGTAAAAGTGCGACATCCCTTGATAGGGTGAACTTCCCTGAAGGAATTTCGTTTGGTTTGAGCCCTTTCCGCGTTAAGTTCTTTCTTACAAGAAGGGCAATGCCGAACCTGACGCGTAGGACCTTCCAAAGGAATTCCGCACCTGCTACAGGCGGATCGTTTTCGCAAAAAAGCGTTTTCAATGGACACCGTATGTCTTCCAGACGTGGTGTTTTTCACCCCGAAATCCCATGAAGGTTCTTCATAATCCATACTTTCTAAGGGTTTCCAATAAATAAGGATCGGTTCATCAGGGCGTTGCCCCCCAAAAAAACTGAGAGGGTACCAACAACGAATGAACCTCTTGAAGCCCTTTTTCCTAACTTCCCCATCCAAATCTTCTACCAAAGGAAGCGTTTTTCCGTTCATCTTTATGTCTTGAATATTGATTGCCAGAAAACCCCCAGACCGCAAACAAGAATAGGCATTGCCTACCAAAGGTCCCAAAAAGCTTTCAACCCAAGAGACGTAGGTGTCGTACAAATAAGATTGTCGTCCTCCTACATAACGTTCATTGTCAAAGTAAGGAGGGGACGTGAAAACGAAGTCCACAGAATCAGGGTCAGGACAATCTTTTTCTGCTACCCCTTGAATCAAACGAACCCTATCCTTTTGCCACCCCATTGAAGAAGAAACTGATTTCCACAACCTTTCAAGACCAGTCACCGTTTGAGGGGAAGGTTCCGTACCGATATAAGTTACGTTCATGTCCGAACAGACAGCTCCCAACAGACGACCCCCAAAACCCGCACAAGGATCCCACACCACCCCGCTAGGTAAACAGAAACGGTCCACCAATGCCTTGACTGCGGAGGGCCTAAAATTAGAAGGTGTCCGATTTCCTCCGTACACGGACAAAGCCCCTCTTATATTCTTAGGCCCAACCCACCGGCTTCCTGCCATCCTGAACTGCGTCCAAAGCACTTTCTTGAAAGCAACATCATCGTGGAAAGTGTCCCATGCACTCTTGCCCCCAACTACCACTTGGAATCTGTGTGGCATATATCCATTACACAAAGAAAGACCCACGATGGAACGAATAAAAGGATGTCCGTCATCCACAAATTCCTTATGCCGTGCAAGCCTTAAAACGGTAGCAAGGGTTTCTTCTTTTGATAGCACCTTAGAGAAAGGGAATCCCGTCGCCCTGTAAATGGTGAATACTTCATTCACCCAACGTTTCTGATCATCCGCTTCCAACTTCTTCCATTCCGTGACAGGATAGTGGTACAATATTTCTTCCGAAAGATTGCTAATTCCGTCAGGAATAATACAAAATCCTTCTATGTCTTTCCACCATTTTTCCGGGAATTTGTAGGCCATATCCTGGGTTGCATATTGTACGATGCGAGAAAAGAAAGCTTCTTTGTCTGCCGCTTCCAAAAACACCTTATAAAAATGACCTGAACATTCTTTTTTTCTCCAATGCAAACCCGTTCCGACACGCAAGGCTTCTACAACGGCATCCATGTCAAGCAACGGAAAGAACACCGCCAAAGAAACGCTTTCGTCCGAAGTTCCCAAAGCCCCATCATCAAAATACCAGTAAGCTAAAGATTCATCGTGCAAGGTACGAAATACTTCCAACGGGGGTGCTTTCAACCAGTCGTTCGGAACGGTCCCATATAAATCGTCCCTGTAAAATTCTTTGCGAAGCTTCCTGAATTCCTGGTGATTAATGGTCGTGAACCAATAACTAAATCGTTTCTTCCCATACTTGAAAGACACAGACCCTTTGATCGGTCGTGCCCATTTCCCCATTTTGGCATGCAAAGACTTGAGGTAAGTATACTGTTTGTGACTATGACCTACCTTGAATCTTGAAGTTTCCCCTCCTTCAACATAACCTACAGTACCATCCCCCAACAAAACACCAACCAGCAAACGACGCAAAGAATCCGAAAGTACATCACACCCTTGATAATGCCATTTCTGCCTGACACCCAACCCGAATTTCTTCAGCTTCTGCTTCACGGGAAAAACAGACACCCCGTGAAGGTCTGCAATCTGCTTCAAGGATTTGCCCGAAACCAAGTGTGCAAGCATCTGATCCTTGGTGACAGCTTCAAAAGAAGGAAAACCCTGCAAAACGCGCCGATCATCAACAGACAACGTCTTCAAACCATAAAAGTCCCGCCAATTACCTACCGTGACGTCCGTAACGCCACAAGCTAATCCTATTTCTTTGTCCAACATCCCTTGTCTAATGAAACCCATCAATTCCTGTTTTGTCAACACGACCTAACCTTTCTCAAAAAACAATAAGCCACCTAAAACATGATACCACAGAAGTACAAGAAAGGATACAGGTAAAATGCAATTCTAGTACAAAAAAGCAGACTACCAAAGCAACAAGTAAAACAAACAAAAAGATCCCTGCGACTTTCGCCACAGGGATCTTTTTGTTTGCAGAAACGCAGACAGCTTAGCGGGTGATGGTCAGACGGGCCAGACCACGCGGGTTGAAAGCGCCTATGCCTAAATTCTCGAAGCATGAGAAACCAATTGTACGGGCTTTCGGGTCGTCAGCAGACAGGACCGTCAATTCCGTACGGACTGGAATGCGACCGAAGTGTTCCGGCTCGCAACAAACGTACACCGTGCCGACGGGCACGAGACGGCTGGTCACGACCTGGGCACCCCAGAGGGTCGCCATGAGACCGGTCTTCAGCAAAGTCGCCTGGGATTCGATGTCCAGGATGTCACGGCCGAACTTACGCAGGTCAGCGTAGTCACGGGCGTTCATGTAAACGCGAGCAACACGGAGGTCCTGACGTTCAACCAAGCTGAATGCGTCGGCGAGGACGGCAGAGCTGATTGGGGCCACAACCGGGATGTCCGGGTTCAACTGTCCAGCAAGGCTGTCAAAACCGAAGGTTGCGATGCTGTCAAGAACCGCAAAGGTCCTCTCATCTTCAGCGGCCTGAATCTGGGCGCGAGCCAAGTTCTGGGACCGTTCGATGAGGTCGAACCGACGTTCCTTGATTTGGGTGAGCGGGATTTCCGGGTTCGAAGCAATTTCGAACAACGGGAAAATCACGCGCCGAGGTTTCGTGACGGCCAGAATGTTCTGACCTTCTTCACCCACGACAAAAGCCGTGATGTCCGGGTCTTTGTCGTAGATCGGGAGAGCACCGTCGGGGAGCTGTTCGACGAGGAAGGTCTTACGACCGACCGCGGCATAGTCACGACGGGTACGGAGAGGTTGCGTCATGGAAGCGGCAAGCTTTGCACGACCCGCAGGGGTCTTGATAAGGTCGCCGATGATGCGCTGCCGAACGGCATTGTCAACTTGATTGGTTTGTGTCATGGCTCCCTCCTTAGATCCGCTGGTCATAGACCAGCTCCGTTTGCGTTGCATCGGGGACCATTTTCACGACACCGATCAACGTGGAGATGTTGTCCGTGTTGCGGCAGTACGCTTCTGCGGAGATGGTGACATCGTCGCAGGAGATGATGGCCGCACCGGCTGCATTCAGTTGCTGATTCGGAGTGAGGTAACCGTTACGGGACGCAATGAGCCCGATGCCCATCACGTAGGTGATCGCAGCGCCCGCAGCCGGGTCGCCACCAACAGCATCCCCAATGAGGGCGGTTTCGTACAGCTTGTTGCCGAACGAACCCATTGCCGTGACATGGGGGCCACGCCCACTGGCGACGCCAGGGGTGTTTTCGTAGGCATTACCGGCCGCCGAATTCTCGAACACGCCGAGAACACGATAACCGATAGCTTGCGCTACGTTGGCCTGAATGGCCGCCTGGACAGCCGCCGAGCCGGGGCCGCCAATGTAGTCCGACCCCGTGTCAGGACGCGTGAACGCGACCGAACCCGACAGAACGCCGTGAAGCGTGATGTCGACCTTGGCAGACACGTTCGTCGCAACTGCCGGGGGGTTTGTTTGGCTGAACGCGTCAGTCGTCAGCAGACTCAGGGTGTTACGAACACCAACATACAAAATCCTGAGTGCCGAAGAACTTTCCGTCCAACCGCCAGAAGCCTGTCCGAGTCCGAGTGGCATGATGTGCCTCCTTCGTCTTCCTGTTTACAGGTTCACAGGTGGTTGCTAAACCCGTCAGCTAGACTTGGCGGGGAAATCCCGTCCATTTTACGTGTCCCATGGGTCAAAGGGCCACGCCACTTCCGCCTCTCGCCAGGCATCCGTGGAATCATCTTCGTGTATTCATCAAAGAACAATCACATCCGGGACCCCGTCAGGGTCCCGGACGGAATAGTTTTCAGCCGTTGAAGGCCCCACTGACATCAGGAGAACTCTCCCAAAGCTTGGACAGTTCCTTGATTTCGTCAGTATGGACTTTCGGAACGCTGCCTACCGACTTGACACCGGCACTGACCTTGCGGGGCTGTGGGCGCCGAGAAGCAACACGGACAGCAGCTTTCTTGCCGCCTTCTTTCACCGGTTCTTCTTCTTTCTCTTCGTCGTCCGTCTTAGCTTCATCGTCAGCTTCGTCTTCGGACTTCTTGGTGGCCTTCTTGCCCTTGCCGCCTTCTTTCACCGGTTCTTCTTCGTCGTCAGTTTCAGCTTCGTCGTTCTCTTCCTCGTCTTCGGCCTTCTTGGCAACCTTGCCGCCAAGAATCTCAGCCAGAAGCGCCAAGTCTTCCGTCATTTCCGGTTCGTCAGCGAGACCCATGGGGTCTTGGGCATCTTCGGCCAAAGTGATGTCTTCCAAAGTGTCTTCTTCCGCCATTTGGTCGCAGGAAACCGTTGGAACCGGTTCCTCAGCAGGAATTTCTTCTGCCGTCACGGGAACGTCTTCCAGGTTAAACTCGGCCAGAAGAGCCTCTTCTTCCGTATCCAGTTCATTCGCCATCATGGGAACCGTTTCGTCACAGCCACACGCCATCTTAACGAGGTCGCAACGGGCAATGATGCCGTCCTTGTCAGTGTCAAGAGCCGCAAAAACCGCCCTGCTGCCCTTCCATTCATCGGACATCAGGAACCCGGTCTTACTGGTGTCGTAGGTGTCAAATTCCTTGATGACCGGATCGCTATCAGCAGCGGTGACTTCGGGCTTGCGGGCTTCTTCTTCAGTCTTGGGCTTCGGCGCCAACGTAGGACCCTTCGGGTCGTTCTGATCGGCACGCTTACCAGTCTTGAGCTCGTTCACATCTTCCGACAACTTCTTGACGGCCAAGAGAATGTCTTCCATGGCGGTCTTCGGGGACTCTTCCACTGGCGCCGCATCTTCTTCGTCATCAGCGAGCAGTTCGTCCAATTCGTCAAAAGACTCGTCTTCCGCCAAGAATCCACCACTAATCCGACCGAAAGTCGCTTCAACGCCGGAATCCGGAAGGTTCATCAGATCCAATGCCTGATCTTCAACCATTTCCGCCGTCTTGCCGGGCACGTTCTGAAGGATAAGTTCTGCGACCCGGATGCACTTGGCAGCCTTGCGCTGCGCAGCAGCCAGGGCACGGGCTTCCTTCGGCACACGAGGCAGGTCGATGTGAGCCGGATGATCCTTGTCTTCGACGTCGTAACCCGGCGTACTGGGCGGGTTGCCCTGTGGGTACGGGGGTTGATGGGGATCTTCCGCCCACGAAGACGTGTCACCGTTTTCGTACTTTTTGGCGTCGGGATCCGGCAGGTGAGCCGGGTGATCCTGATCTTCTTTCCCGTAACCCGGGGTTGCGGGCGGGGCGGAAGCCTTCCGGCCAGCCGCCTGCCACGTCATGCGTTCACGAGTATTCTTCATTTCACGTTCCTCCAATCGGGTTTGTTTCGAACCGCTTGACGCGTCCCCTGATTTAGGGGGCTTCCACTGGAATCCGCTTTCCACAAAGGTTGTCCTTGCGAAAGCAACTTGCACAACTTCACCAGAGTTTTTGATTCACTGATGTCGGGACACCGTCCCAAACACTGTGAACATTTATCCAGGAACGAATCGATAGACTCATGGTCAGAAGAAGGACCTACAGCCAATGCCGTCCGGTAAACGTCAACGGGGATATCAATTCCTGCCTGTTGATTGAATGCAGCAACGGAATCCAACAGATCCGCCCCGTTGGTTGACTTCTTGACAAGGGCCTTCAAACCAGCCTTGTAAACACGAATCGCCAACTTGGCGGTACGGGCTTCTTTAACCACGTTTTCGTTGGTTTCGGCTGACGACGGTTTCAGAGTTTCTTCAACAGCCTGGTCTTTTAGACGATCCCTGACACGTTTGACGACCTTGTCTACAAGGTGCTTTTCCAAATCGTCTTCAACCTGCGTCAAAGGATCCGCTGGGGTTGGCTGGACAGGTGGTTTTTCCGGTTCCGTACCTGAAGAATCCTCTTCGTTCCAACCTGCCATGAAAGGATCCATTTCGGCAGCCGTAACAGTGAAATGCCGTCCGCCGGAAGACATGTCTGCCGTACGGAATTTTGAGGAACCTACTACAACCGTTTCTCCGTTGCCGTTGCCGTTGCCGTCCGTCCCTGTAGACCCAACAACCTCATGCCTAGCGGCTTTCAGACGGGAATCTTCGGTCCATTGCGGCGGAGGGGTATTGAGAATGTGCTGCGCCAAACGAACGGTATCTTCGGTCGGCTGAATGATGTTCCTCATCACAGCTCCAGTGAATGCCGGTTGGGCAACCCACGAAGCTTCAATGAACTGAACCCCTCCGTGCGGATCAATAGACTGGTGGCCGCAAATTTCGCAGATACGATGTGACCGTCCTTGCTCGTCAAAAAAGGTATTGCCTTTTTCGTATTTTATATGGTTACAAAGAGTGGTCTCGTCAGCGGCCACGTGGCCACATTTAGTACATGTAGTCATGTCCACTGAACATCCCATACTCAGTGTATTCGTCTTGCCATTTTCAATGGATTCAATGAGATCCTTGTGTCTGCGGTCAGTGGCAATGAGGATGTCAACGTAGACCGAATCCCCGATGTCACGGGCAACTGCATCAATGATGCGACCCTTGCTCAGAGATTCAACCTGGACGTGCTCGCAATTATGAACTGCAACACCAGGTTCCACGATGTAGGAATTATCATCACAAACTTCAAGATTGTACACAAGACCTTCGTAAGAAACTTCAACATTGGATAGGACACGATAATTGACAGCACCTATTTCCGAACTGGTCCCTGCCAAGAGGGTTCCAACTTGCAGTTTATCTGCTGGAATCCAGGTATTTCCAGTTTGGTTTTCCATCACCAAAAAAGGATGGTTTCCAGTAACACGCAAGGGATGTTCAAACCCATCCACACAAATAACCTGAAGATTCCCCAGGAATTGGCGTTCAAATTTGTGGGTTACTTCCTGCAACACACCTTTGTGGGTAACAACTTTGTCGCCAACACGTATTTCTTCAATGGCTTTATAGATGCCATTTTCCAAGAGAACCCTAGTACCCGGTGCAAAACAGAAATTGTGCCCGCCAATGAACGTTGGATACGCCTTCAAAAGCACTTCACGGGACCAACTATCGCTATTATGTACGGCAATTCCACCTGCAATGTAAGAATGATCTTCTTCTGTTTCAATGTTATAAACAAATCCTTGATAAGGATATGGTTCTATTGAAGTTATCATCCTAATACAAAAACCATTCAGAAACCTAAGATCTGGAACTTCTTGAACCCCCCCTAAAATAGACATGACTTCATTATAAGATTCTTCAAATCGGGTTGTTTCTACCAATTCAGATATCCATCCAGCGCCACAAGACAAAACCCAACTGTATTGAATTTTTGTTGGATCAGGTATCACCTTAACAAGACCATCAATAACCGTTCGTTGGCGACCTTCACTAAGAACATAGGCTAACCGAGGTGAAATACCAAGACGATGCAGAATTATTTGCAGTTGGGAAACCATTTTCCGAGATGATGTGCATCCGGTCATCCGAAAATCCCTTATGGGAATTTCTTCAGTTCCGGTACTAAAAGCCGAACCATCCCCATCAAACCAGCCACGCATTATTTCCATCTGAATGGGTTTCTGAGCCCTCAACAAATCCGCGCAAAGATATTTACTAGTAGAATCTTCTCCAAGAACCCATCGGGAAAAGAAAGCCGCAGCTTGGCGGTTGACTTTTGTCGTTACCATAATACCTTTAGTATCAGTGCAATGACGAATGACACAATCCACATCAAATTCTGATTTCATCAAAGAACAAACAGTATGGGCTAATGTTTCTGTTTCTTTTTCATGAAACGCCCACATAGCCCCAACTTTTTCATTATCGTGCCGGCTATCTAATTCGTAATAACCCTCCGCAAGAAAAAGGCCAATCAAACGAGCCTGCCCTAATGTCAAATTAACTGGAATTTCTTCTGAAACTACAGGAACTGCTGCAAAATCCCCTACCTGCAAATCATGTACGGGAACGAAAACCCCATGCTTCTTTTTAAGAAGTTCTTTGTTTGTGACCCTTTTCTTGTAATAGCATTCCTTGGAACAGTAATGCTTCCCAAGCAGTTGCGAAATACATTGCAAAGATCTTTTTAAGGGGCTTCCACACTCAGCACATTGTTTATTTGGACGAAAAACAAAAAAAGGATGGTCCTTAGTCACATGCAGACGTTCGTTAGAACCATATACTTTGATTTCATACAAGTTTCCATGAACTTCGTGACAAAAAGTTTCTGTGACTTTTCTGATCCGTCCCATATGGGTGATAACATCATCCCCTACAACAACATCTTCAATTGATTTTGCTGTTCCATCTGCCATCACAATGGGCGTCCCAGAAACAAGGCAATTGCTGTTGATGTATTTTTGAGTCTCTTGGGTAATTCTATAATCCGCATATTTGCGGTTGACCCGGAATCCATCCATCAAGAAGGAACCTGTCTTCCCCATATCCCCGGCCGGTTTGTACGTGTCAACGCTGGCAATGATAGTGGCGTGGGTCAGAAGAAAGTCGTTGGGGTTGAATTGTTTGTCGAACAATTCACTGGCCCGATCGACAAGATTTTCGTCCAACTGGCCACCAACCTTAGTAACAAGGCCAGCCGTCCTAATTTTCCCCCATTGCACATGAGTCACGTGGGGGGAAACAACCCGGGCGTTACTGTAACGCAAAAATGCCATGGTCAAACACCTTCTATTTCGATGTTCGGACCCGCATATTCAGGATCGCCAATGATGTCTTCTTTTTTGATCAGGAACAAGCATGTTCCGCAACCGAGAAGATGGACACTGGCGCCATCACGACGTTTGTAGATTGCCTTCCGCAGTTCTTCCCCGCACTTCGGGCAATGGTAACACTTGTCATCAAGTTCCCCTTGCGTGGCCTTGTACTGCCGGTCTTTGTCGGCCCAATAAAGGGCTTTCTTAATGAAAGCGGCCGCCACACGGAGAGCTGAATTTTTGTTAACTGGTCCTGGGGATACGGAAACCTGCCCAGCCCCACCGGGGATACTATCTTCCCCGGCAGGGATGGACGGAGGTTGGAACAGACTGTGGGGATTCAGTTGCTGAAGGTCCTCAACGGGTACACGGTCATTTCCGTGTGGCCATTCGACATCAACCATCCCAATTGCCGGGTAAACCGCCACGACACGTCCCGTCTTTTCGGCGGAACCCCAAAACGGGTAAACAATATCGTTTACGGCAAATAGCTTCGCCCGTTGTTGGTAGTTAACTGACAATGTCGCGTTCTTGCGGGTCATTTCTTCATTCCGACAGGTTGAAACCGTGGCTGGACTTCTTGTCCTTGCCTTCCTGCATCTTCTTCAGGAAGTCTTCTTTGGATTCATCCTTCTTCTCGTCCTTGCCTTTGGCTTCGTCTTTGTCGTCTTTCTTGTCATCATCCTTGGCTTCGTCTTCGGATTTCTTCCCAGCCTTTTTGGCTTCCTTGGAATCTTCCGGTTCTGCGTCTTCTTTGTCGTCGTCGTCTTCTTCTTCTTCGTCTTCACCGGCAACCTTCAAAACCAGGTCTGCCATCTTGGAAACTTCACCGTAGGAAGCCGGATTCACGGCAGCGACATGAGGAGCGAGAAGCTTGATTGCTTCCATGAGGCGACTGATATTGCTTGCGGAACGGGTTCCCGTAAGGATACCAACCTGGGCATCCATGGTAGACTTTGCAAGCTTCAAGAACGCTTTGGCAAGATCGGTATTCCCGGCGTTGGCAAACCGAAGGGAAGCATCACGGAAAACCCCTTCATAACCGGTCAAACTGTTGACGGCGGCTTGCTTGCCAAGAACTTCAAATCCGGCCTGTTTGCCGGGCTGGAGGGGTTTCTGTTCAGGGACGATACGGTCAGGACCAATCTTGCCCTGTTCCACGTCATAACGGAGTTCCCGCTTCTCTTCCTGACCGAAATTGCCCTTCATGTAGGGTTCGTCGGCATCACCAATCATAGGACCGGCCTTTTCCTCGCCGATCTGTTCAGGGTCGTAACCGGATTCCTGGACTACATCCAGTTCGGTCAACGCAACCCGATCGACACCTGCAGTCTTTTCAATGGCGTCGCTGAGAAGATCGCAACGATATGCGAAGTCCTGAGCAACCTTAGGTTCTACACCCAAGGTTTCGTGTTCCGTCTGGAACAAATTTGCGAGCCGATCCAGGTTACCTGTAACGGACAGCGCGCCCTTCGTCGTCAGTTTCTTGGCCATAAGCTCCTCCTTTGGATGGCAGCCTGAAAGTCGGACAGCAGCATGGGCACACGCATGCCCTCTATTACTACTGCCGTTGACATAAGCTAACCATTGTAAAAAGTCTCATCTTTTTGGATTTCATTTCTTCTGTACGTACCGTTTATCCAACTCTGAAGGATCATCCAAACGAATTGCAGTCTGGATTTGGACTTTCAGTGGATTATTGACCGGCAACGGACCGAATTTCCGTTCCGCCGATTCCAGGTAAGCCCCCGCCTGTTGAAGCTGGAAAAACCCTAAAATCTCTTCTTCTTTAGGGGCGTCGTTTTCCTCCGAACTGAAGGCCAACTTCCCGGTGCTACCACGTGCTATACCGACCCCATGAGAATAAGAATTCCAACAATCCCGGAATCCTTTTGCTTCGTCTTTAGCGAAGAAGCATTTGGAAAGAGCTTCAAGCAATTTCCGCAATCGTCCCTGGGCATCTTTGTGAACAGCGTCCGCCGCTTCCCCGATGGTGTTTTCGGATTTAGGATCAATTAAGTCCGACCAGGAAGGTTCCATCTGGGCTGAAGTCGGCTTCACTTCCCGGTTACGTTCTCTTTCTTTATCCGCCTTTGCCTTCACTTCCTGGGCGTTCGTAGCCGCCTGCATCACTACCGTATTCCCTGTCGTAACTTCACCAACAGTCATTTCCTTCATGAAATTCAAATACCATGCCTTGTCCTTTTCCCTCAAACCCCCTTTCTTAAGGTTTCGGATCATCAAACCCCATTCGCCCTTCTCCCCGCCCAACGCTTCAAACAATTCATCTTCATCAAGGGAATCCAATGCCTGCCGCAATTTTTCCCGACCTTCCGGCGTAGCTAATCCTTGAGCCCCGATACCGAAAGACGCAACAACCCGAGTATCCCCTTTTTCATAAAGAGATTTCACAATCCCATTAAAAACAGGGGCGGGACGGGAAATAGAAAGGGGCCATTTGTTCCTCTTGTCCTTGAAATCATCATGAACGATTGCAGCAGCTTGCAAACCCGCAGTAATGCGTTCAAGTTCCTGTATTTGCGGACCGCCTTTTTCCTTAGCTTCCCTGATCCTATCCACCATTTGGCGAGCAACTTCCTGACGGAAATTAGCGGGAAACTTGACATAAAATTCCAGGGCACGATCACCCCGATCAATAAGGGTCATTTCATCCAAAGGCTCTTCCGAAAGACCAACCCCGTCCAAATTAGCAGGATCCGCCAAACGCTTGGCGATGGAATGAAGGGCTAAATCGCGACCCAAATCTTTTCCGTCACGCCCTCCGGCAGGATTCTTTAAAGCATCCCCAAGGTCGGTAGCCATGGATTCCGACACATCAAATCCTTCCCCCCCTTGGTTCTTCAATTCATTCATGACTTCGTCAAAGGTTTCCCGGTATGCCCGTACCGCTTCTTCTCTGGTTTTAGGGTCGGATAAACGCTTGGTGATTTTTGCTGAAGCATCCTGCATGTCAGGATCAACTTCCAGCATACCAACAACGGCATCCAAGTCCTTTTCAGATGTATCGGGTTCTTCAACGGCCGGAACGGGTTCCGGTTTGGGAACAGGTTTGGATTCACCTTCCTGGACCGTCGGGGCTTCAACTTCTTTTTTCTTTTCGGGAATGATTGAAGGTTTCCCCTTTGATGTGGCTGCGTCAAACGCATCCAAAACTTCCTTGTAGGGGGAATCTTTGGCTTCCAAAAGTCCCTTGACAAGGGCCGGATTGGTTTCAACCGGATAATCGGAGATTTCCTTCCAGGCTTTCGTTTTCGCAAGGGCAGGGGGGATTTTGATCTTGGCCCCCTGCGCAAAGGCACGCAGGAAAAGAACCAGTTCAACAGTGTCCTTCCCGTATTCCTTGGCTGTTTCCTTGAAGGCATTACCGCCTTTATCAACTCCAGTCACCTTGCCTTGATCATCCTTGACCAAACCCATATCTGATTCCCAAACTTTCTTTTCAGGTTCAGGTTTGGGTTCGGGTTTGGGTTCGGGTTCGGGTTCCCCTTCTTCCAAGGTTTCATATTCATCAGGGGATTCCTTCAAGGTCTCTTCGGTGACTTGAACGACCTTGCCATCTTCCTTTCTCCGAACGTTGATGAGGTCTTTTTTGGAATGAAACCAACGGTTGGCAATCCTATTTGTCTTTGTGTTTTCTTGTATGATCCCGTCGGAATCTACAATCACAAGACCAAGTTTCTGCAACTGGTCTACAATTCTTTTGACTTTGGAACGTGGCCAATCCAAGAACGTCGCCAAAGCAGCATCATCCCCGTTGTACCACAAAGAACGCAAAAGCGTTTCCTGATCAGGAGATAGCTTTTTCTGGGTTCCTTCAATCCAACGGTTGGCAACCCGCTTGTAATTCAAGGACATGTCTTTATCTTCGTCGGCCCCCTGGTTTCCTACATCTCCGTCGTTCTCTTCCATGCGTTCCTTCCGGAGATCATTCCTGGGGGGGTTTTTCTTAGGCAAGGGCTTAACCAATTCGGCGACTTCCTCGTCTTCCCTTTCCCCGTGCGTCTTGGTAGCACGATGAATTTTCCCCAGGTTCTTTTCCACGTAGTCATGGATATACTCAGCTTCATCCCACAAACGAAGGGGCTTCTGGTGATCTTTCATCAGAAATCCAACAGGTTTGGAAAAAGAAAGTCCTGGAAATTCAGCGGACAAAGCTTCAACGGCATATTTGTAAAACAAGGGAAGAAGTTGTGGAACACCTCGCACCCAAACATCTTTTCCATCTCGTAGTGCTTTCTTATATGATTCCTTCAACAACCTGTAAATTTTCTGATAACGTTCCTTTTCAAGACGGACAACCTGATCTTTCGGAACACGACGATCCAAAAAGATAACAGCCTGGTTAGTCCTAAATTCCTGATCCTCCTTCAACCGTTCATCGTACCGGTGACGGTCTGAAGGAGACAACAGCTTCAATTGTTCTTCCAAATCTACCGCAGCAACGGACGCTGTTTTCTGTTTCGCTAGGTTTTCCTTGACCGTCCCGTCTTCAATAAACGCCTCGTACAGATTTGGAACCAAATACAGATTTTTAAGTGTGGTAGGTTCATGTCCAACGATTTCCGCCGCTTCTTCCACAGCTTTCTTGAATTCCTCCTTGAGCTTCTTTTCCCGTTCTTTCTTATCCTCTGGAAGCTTTCCGCCCTTAGCCCGGATAGCCTTCAACGCCTTTTGCGTTTCTTTGTTGGCGTGAAGTCCACGGATATCCTTCGCCGTGATGTCAAAAGGTTTCAGATATTCGTTCACCGTTTCTGAACTGATCCGACCTCCATCAAATTCAAAGATCGGATCATCCTTCTTCTTGCCTTTGACGGCATCCTTCAACGCTTTCACCAAACCAGCGTCCGATGTTTCCTTGTCCTGTTCAACCCCCGACTTGCCAACATATTTAAGAAGGGCCTTCCCATCGGAAAAGGACACATGCTTGACAAGCCAACCAGTGACCCCAAAATGACCGTCCTTGGCGGATCCTGGATTTCCAACGCGCTCGTACACGTCATTAATTAACCCAACCGCCAAGGCGGTCATGCGGGTTTTTTCATCGTCAGACTTCAGGTCTTTCTTGACCTGAGAAACCAGCTTGTCCAACTTGCCGCGGAGCTTTTCAACCCGTTCCGCCTTTTCCCGATTCCTGTTGGCGATCTGTCGGTCACTGTATTCGTAAACGACCATGTCGTCGCCGTTCTTATCTTTAACGGTCTTCTTGTCCTTGTAACGGGCGGCAACCCGACCCGACATGGAACTCCCCAACCATTTCCGGTACAAGAATTCCGCAATCAAAAGAATCCGGTTCTCCGGCACCAGTCGGGGATGCTTCCTGAACCCCTTTTCAAATTTGGAAGCCGTGTCGTGAGCCCTGTCGTAATCCCACCCCAAGTTTGACATCACCCAAGATTCAACAAGTTCGTGAATCAAGGTAGCGGCCAAATCAAAATTCCTGAATGGGGAATCCCCAGTCTTTTCCAACCAAATTTCATCCGCAGGAATGTAACCGTACCTTGACGGGTTCCCTCCTGCCGTGAAATCAATATCAATTTTGTCACGAATTACGATGCCGTCTACCAACCACACCTTGAAACCCCCGACTTCCCCGATCTGTTCTTGGTAAATTCTCTTAGAAATACCTTCGGGAATCAGGGTTCGGAACGCTTCTGGCTTCCGACGATCCCATCTATCATCCTGGGCGACACGCATCCCGGTTTTGATGTCGGGATATTCTGCAAGAACTTCGGAAGGAACTGGATTCCCTTCAGATAATGCCTTCCTGATAGCCCGTTTGTGCTGGACCTTCAAATAGGCAGCATCGGAACTTCTAGATAAATCAAGATCAGTGTGGGTTTCAACCTTGTCCACGGTGTCTTTCCATTCCTTAACAAGCTTATCCTTTAGCATTTTTTTGTGGACAATTCCTTTCAAACGACCTTTTTCATGTTGCGTCATATTTGGACGACTGAAAAGCAAACCCCCCAAAACGTCAGCTTCTTCCTCAAGGGAAGGCAGCTCTTTTGGATCAACCTTCTTCGTTTTCAAAAAATCTTCAAACGTCTGAACAGCTTTCCATTCAATTCTTTGGGTTTTGACTTCACGCCGAAACTCATCAAACGTCATTTGCCAAGGTTCCCTGACAGGGGAACCAAAAATCCAACGGACGGCAACCTTTTTGGCAGGATCGGCATGCCAGATTTTGTACAAGCCAAATTCCTTGTCTTGCTTCCGTCCTTGGGGTACAGGGGAAATGATGACGGTCGGATTGCCTTTTGGGTCCCGTGAAAAGCCCTTTATAATCCCGGCTTTGTTTTTATATTTGCCGAACCAAATTTTATCCCCAACATTGAAAAACCCAGCCTTTTTCAGATGACGGAACGCTACAACAGACGGATTCTGTTTCCGCAGGGCCTCCTGAACATCCTTGACAAACGCAATCTCCTTCGGATCAGGTTCCCCGCTGAACACTCTATCAAGAGCTTCTTCGTGATTCTTCTGGAGCTTACCGAGTGCCTTGAGGGCAAGGGCTTCGCAGAAGTGTTCTTCTACCCCTCCTCTGGCGGCATAGGGGGTAGGAAACTGTTCCTTCTTGGCATCTTCCCGAACCCATTCCAAAACCTTGGTCCGAGGGATGGAAACAGTATTGTAAGGATCCAAAATCGTTGGCACCGCCAATTTGTAAACCTTGGCGTCCAAATCAACAATCTTAGGATACTTTTGCTTGTTCAAGATAATTGGAAGGGTGTCCCCTATCCCAGGCAACTTCAAACCCTTGAACCAATCATCCCCCCACCGCACAATGTCATCACGTTGTACCCAACGCGCCTTCAATTTAGCGTCCGCAAACTTTCTCCAAAACCGATGAGCCAATTCGTGAATAAGATTGTGGACATCGTCAATCCCGGCGGTCTTCATCTGCCGGACATAAACAGCATCCTCATTGGGGGTATACCAAGCCATCACTTTAGGCTGACTCAACCGGGCAACGACAAGCACATCTCCGTAAAGAACCTTCTTGAAATCGGAATAATCCCCGCCCAATCGTCCGACAGCAGATGTTGCTGCTTCAAACATCTTTCGGACACCTTCCAAATCGGCATCCGCCGCCCCGATGGTATTGTGGACAGTGAATGGACCGATCTTGAATAGTTCTGAACCCCCTTCTTTCTTGTCTTCCCAAGTTTTCGCGGCATTCAGAAGGAAAGCCACATACTTTGAATTCTTGGCCATCCACCCTTCAAAATCTGCAGGAAAACGCTTGGCTGACATGAAAGTCCGAGCCGCCATTTCCAAAGCCTTCCCCTGCCCAGAAGGAACTGATTTCCGTTCCAACACGATTCTTGACAACTTATTCCCGTTAAAAACCAACCAGGCCCAAGGTTTTTCCATCCATGCCTTGAGCCCAATTTTCCTGTGTCGCAAATACCTTGGGTCATCAACGTTTTCGTTTGCAAAGGCTTTTTCAAAAAGGGCCCTCTTGTCAGTAAGACGCTGTACAACTTCTTCAAACTCCTTGGTGGCAGTTTCCAAGTCGCTTTCAGTGAATGCCGCCGTCTTGTCCGCCATATGGGGTTCAACAAACACCTCGCACATTTCGGACCAGTCCTGACGACGTATCCAATATTCCGCAAATTCAAGGGATTGCTGTTTCTGTTCTTCAACTCCGGCCGGGGTAGTAGGGGTTTTAGAATCTTCCCAATACTGTTTCCGTAAAGCTTTAAGTTCGCTCTTGTATATCCGAGGAATTTCCCGCGCCAGATCCGAGGAATGAACCAAATTCCAATGACCTTTAGTCAAAACTTCTTTTCCTGGAATATCAAAATGCGTCCACACATAACCGCAATGTTTGAATTTCCGGTAGCCTTCGCGCTTGAAATCCTCCAACCGCGTGCCCCCTTTTTGATCTTGATTCTCAAGCCACCCCCTAGCATTCGTGCCACTAAGCAACCAAGTGTCAAACCAAGGCCATAGAAAGGCCCACAACCCTTTACGGGCAGGCGCCGCTTCGTTGCGCTGCCTAACCGGACTCAAACCCCCTACACGAGCCAAAATCAAGCAGCCTTTTTTGTTTTTCAACACCTTTTTTTCGGACGCCGTCTTATTGACCACTGCTTTGAAGGATTCCAACTGGTCTCTGGTCATGTTCTTTCGATTCACATAATGAGCGAATACCTCTGCAAAAGCTTCTGACGGATTGGTTTTCCCGTAGTCGCTGACCGGAGCCAAACCTTCGGCAATCCAGTCCGCGAAACGTTTTCTGTCGGAAACATCCAAATACTTGGACCAATGTCGGTGTCCGATCTCATGCACGATTGTCAATACCAAAGACCAATCCGGGGGGGAAGTCAGGACAATGGAATCGGATCCACTTCTATACTGCCCCGCAGTTTCCTGAATGTCATAACCTCTGCGCCGATATATTTCCCTTTCCGTGTCAGTCAAAACATGCCAATCAGACGACTGGACCATCATCAACCCACGCCAATCCTTGGCGAATCCAGCCGCTTCCAAAAGATGCTTTGCCTTACCAATCTGACGGACATAGGCACCTATCGCCTTACCATGTGTTTTCGGATCACTGATAAGAATCTTCATGCCTCCCAGGGAAAATTCCCGAAAGAACGATTCATATTCCGGTATGTCCCCGGACTCCCCTACTTCCAGATTCTTTTTGGCAATTTCGTAAAGCCCCTTCAAAACCGCGTCCAGGATATAAGTCAACGGAACCTGTCGGCTATTCGCCCAAGGGTTGCTGGGACTTTTACGCCCCTTCACTGAAGTTCCAGAAGCATCAGAAAAATTCGTGCGGTACAATTCCAACATCTTCAAGGCATCTGCGGTCCGATCTTCCCCCAACCGAAAACCCACGGATGTCCCGTCAAGCCACTCGGACCAAAACTTCGCATGGTATCTGGAATCCGAAATTGCTTCCCGAAGCCTCTTGATGCCGGCAATTACCTTGTCAGTTCTGACATCGTTCGTAAAAAGATCACGCCTGACATTAAGCACCTGATCCTGCAAGTTTTCGGCAAAGGCATCCAAAGCATTAAACGCTTTCAGCACATCGCCGTAATCACGGATAGCAGGATTCATCAATTTCAACCATCCCCGTCGGACGGCCATCAACCAGTCCTTGTCCAAGGGTTTGTCAATCCCGGCCGTTTTCCCCAACCCGACCAACCTCCTGAGCTTGTCAGGATTTCTGACCAAATCAGGATCGTCAAGAAGCCGTTGGCGAACGGTGTCGGTCAACGCCTTGATTCCTGGTCCTTGAAGCCCAAGTTCCTGGATCAATCCCCCGAAAGCAAGACCCTTGATGCGCCCAGGCTGTTCCAGCAGGTTTACAAATTCGTCGGACTTCTCAGCAGGCCATTGTACGGTTATTTCCCTGAGACGGTCCTTCTGCGGTTGTGTCAGGAAGTTCAAACGCCTTCCGGTCGGCATCCCGATGTCAATCAGGTCAAACAGGAAAGAAATGTCAGCCTTGCGGTCTGCCCAATTGGACAAGGCTTCCCTGAAAGGTTTGTCCGTCCTAGCTATGTCTTTGATGACTTCCAGGAGTCCCAACTTGTCCATTTCTTCCAAAGCACGCCGACCCCACCCACCTTCGTAGAACAATTCAATGATCATGTTGCTAAGGTGACCAGGAGGGACGTTTCTGAGCTTCAGACCGTTACGGCGAATAGAAGCTTCCACTTCCGGGGGAACCTTGAATCCGTATTTCAAAATAAATTTTATGGCCCGTATCAATCTGGAAGGATCATTCGAAAAAGTTTTGTCAGGATCGGAAGGGCACCGCATTTCCCCCGCCTGCAGATCCTTCAATCCGCATTCGGTTATATCCAGGATTTCTGCCGCATCGGGACCGGAAGATAGATCATGGAGACGCCACATGAGGGTGTTGAAAGTGAAATCCCGCCTGATGACATCTTCCTTTATGGTCGCAGGAGCGACCATATGGGGTTTGTAACCTTGGCCCGCTTCCCCACCATAGGATTCCTTCCGGGCGTTGGCAATCTCTATGGTTTCCCCATTCAGATTAGCCCCATCAACGAACCAATCCCCCTTCACCGTCAGCAATGCAACACCGTACTGATTGGTCACGAAACTGGTTGGGACGGGAATCGCTTCCTTGACCTTTTTGGCGAACCATGCGGAATCCTTGCCCGAAGCAATGGAATCTATCACGACATCCACGTCTTTGACGGGCACCCCCAAAATGAAATTACGAACGGCCCCGCCTACTACGTAGGTGTTTTTTGACACGCCTGCTTTTTTGGCAACATCCGACAAGAACTTCATCAAGGCAACCGAAACCCCGTGTTCCATGGATTCCAGGAACCTGGACGCTACACGTCCTTCCACGGATTCACCAAAATAAACGGAATGCAGTTTCGGCAGACCCCAAACTTCCATCCTGTCAAATGACCATGACCCGGAAGGGACATGACCTTTCCATTCGGAACCAAGTCCTTCCATGTATTGGATAGTTGCATGCGGTTTGTACAGAAGGGGGAATCCATCAGCTACCTGAAAACCGGCATCAAGAAGGGCATCGCGTAGATTCCATCTAAGTGCTGCAAGATCCTTGTCAAACCGAATCGCCATGACAGCGACCTTCCGGTCCTTGTCTGGCTGCGTAAAATAGTCAAGGTGATCAAGATAACCCCGAACAAGACCGCCCAACGTCCCCAGGACACGGGCAGACACTTCCAGGAATTCGGCTTCTCGTTCTTCAGGAACTTCCCCAACGTAAAGAAATGTCGTATGCGGATTGCTGCGGTCTTCATCCCCAAGGTCAGGGAACTGCGCCCCAAGATCAGGAGGAAGGGGAATGAAAAATCCGACCCCGGACCCGTCCCCCGTCTTTCTGCCGTCTTTTGCGCTGGAAACTGTCTGCTGCATAATGCCAGAACCCTCACGCCCGAAGAAAGTGCGTCCGTAAGGGGCGGCCGATAAGGAAAAAAACGAAGAAAATCAGAAACGTTCGCCGCCTTCCTTGACTTTCTTGAACACCAGTCCAAGGTTTTCGGCAATCTTTTCCGTAACATCGGAACCTTCTACCAAAAGATCCCCGACTTTCTGGTAGATGCCCCGTAAAACTTCATTGAACGAAGAATCATTCAACGTGAACACATCCCGTTGCAGCTTTTCTCGGGTTGTTACCGGATCTATGTTGAGAAGATCCAGAATGATGTCAATGTCAAGGCTGCCCTTCTGGTAGAGATTGAACAAGGCGTCAAAGGTGTCCGAATTATCACGCAAAGCAAGACGAGTGAAGGACAAACGCGGAACCAAAGGTTCTACATTCCCTTCATCGTCTTCCTCAACGAACCCCATCCTTGCACACATAGGACGGAACAGATCATGTTCAACGAAATCTTGAAGGATTTCACGCAGTAACATGTACCTGGTGTTGATAACTTCTAGGTGAAGTCTGTCACCCCCATAGGCCCCTTCCCCGGACAACAGACTTTCAGTTACGCCGAGACCGGCATAAAGCTGACGATCCGTCATGTCCCACACCCAAGACCAGTCGGGCAACCGCTGATCGGCGCCCATTTCTTCCCACGTCACCGCGAAGTTCGTGATGATGGAATAGTCGGGGTCTTGTAAAGCCAAGTCTACTTGATCACGCAAGGCTTCCGTCTGGTCATCATTCATATTTTCGGCATAAATGACCCGGTAAGGCGTCATGTGTCGAGAAGCAATGGACGTATGCGCCTGCCGAATCTTGTCTCTGAAGACCAGCGTTCTCAAACAATTATGTGTGATGATTGAAGTAAAATGAGAAGTATCCTCTTCAACATCAAACGACCACACCGGACCCTTGTAGGGGGTATTCAAAACCGAAGCAATCCTGTGGACCAGCCATCCGCCGATCATCTTAGGTCCCCTACGGTTGTCTGGTTCCCTGTCTACCCATTCAACCCTGGAACCCTTGATACTTCCTTCCCCTGCCCATCGCCGAACATCTTCGGAACGAGAACAAGTCAAAGTCGGATAAGTCTTGGCTTCGTAATCATAGGTCTTTTCCCGAACACCCTTCTTGGTGTTCCAGGTTCTTGTCCAGGAACGTTCCTTCTTATGGTTTTTCCCAACATGTGTCTTGATCCCGACCCGATTACACAACAGGTGCATCTGGTCAATCAAAACCTTATTGTCCATGCCGAACCCAATCTGAAATGCCGTATCAACCCCTATCCAACCATCCGTGTCTAACAGACCACGAAGAAAAGCCAGGACGTAACTTTCGGGAAGATGGAAAAGCCATTCGGGCATCTGCTTACCTTGTGCCGTGTACCCAAATTCTTCCATAAACCAACGGGCCAAAAGGGGGTCTTCAATGCGAAGGTCATCGGAATCCGTGTTCTTGTCAACGAGACAACCCCGCTTCACATTCACAGAACCAAAATACTTATCAACCAATTCCACGACCTTAGCTTCAACATCTTGGTCGTGAAGGGACCATCCGACACAGTCAACGTTCAACAAAGTTTCGTGTTCCGTCCAAACGAAACCATCCCCAAACCATGCCCCAAGCAACCAACAGAAATTTTCATCAACGGCAATATTCCTGATAGGGGAAGACAGGGTTGTAATAATAGGGGGAAGCGTCCCAGTTACCGCAGGGAACCACGTCACGGATTGACCCTTCCCCCTGCCAAGGGACCTGACTTCCGTCTTCAGCAGACCTTCTTTACGGAGACGGGGGACGTACATCCTAACATCACGTTCCGACACCCCTGCAAGAACAGCTACTTCCGCCTGCGTTTTGACAACGGGAACTTCCAGGCTAAACGCCCAAGAAAGTATCTTTTCCAACACAGGACTAATCTTCACTCGGTTCCGATTGTCATTTTCATGACGGAAGGATACGACAATACCATTCCCATCAGGATGAATAGCTTCAACGACAACTTTCCGTTCTGTTTCCAACAAATCTGTGCCGGGTCTGCCGCGCTTGATTGAATCAAGGATACGACCCGACCACCAACTGACCATGTCAATGTTCTTGAAATGATAAGGAATTGCCGGATTTCCATCCGGATTTCCATCGAGAAGGACATGACTTTCCCGAACAATATCCCCGATTTGCAGTTTGCCTGCTGCAACCCACTCTTCAGACCCGTCTTCAAGGACACGAAGGACTTCGTGGTCGGAAGTCAGCTTCAAAGGTTCTTCAACACCTTCGATTTCAAGGACGGTGATTTCTTCATCTACCGGGCGGGTTCCTGCCTTACAAGGCATAAACCGGCCCAGGTGAGTCAACAAAAGATCCGTGGAATCATTCACCTCTTCCACAGCAATCTGTTGGATAGTCCCATGCCGCTTGATCCAAATAGGTGTTCCAGGCAGAAGGCACCGTTGAAGAATGGACTTGCCGTGTTCGTCGTAATCACTCCGCTTCCGAGCCAGATAATGAACGAAAGACCCGGCATCAGGATCGGTATTCAAGGGGATATTCTTACCTTCCTTGATTGCCTGGATGATGTCCTGTGGCATGGATTCCACGACCCTGACAGCCTGAAGATCCCCGGCGTCAGCCTTTTCCACAATGTCCTTGGTCTTAGAATCCGGAACCAGTTCAATAATTTTTTCGTCAGTGAACGGGAATGACGTCATGTGGATTTGTTCAGGGGGAAGCACCCTCAAAGCGGACCACCCCTTGTAATTTCTCTTGAGCCAATCAATTGCCCGTGCATCCGCGTCAGGACGATCTATCCAACGTTCTATGGCTTCCCCTTCGGAAGTGATTTCCCGCAAGGGTTCCTGCCGGACATCCTGTGGCAGATCAGGAGAAGTGTCTTCGGCAAAGACGTACACTTCCCCAATCAGGTGATAATCGTGGACGATTGCAATGAGTCGGTGAAGAAGCCGAATGTTCTTGGACCATTTTTCACAAAAGGTCAACGCCTGCTGAGCCAAATCTCTATTCTTGGCTTCCGGCGGCACCAGACGGATTTTTGAAAGGGGAAGTTCCGTATGCAGATCTATAGCCTGCCCGACGAAGGGTTCGTTGTCATAGAAAAAGCGATAGTAATTCCAACGTTCATTGATACTTTGGGGGAGTTCAAGGAAGTCAGTCGACAGTTCAGGAGAATAGAAATTCCCGCCGGAACCCGTGATAGTACCGCCGGAAGTCGGAAATGCCACTTTAGACCGCATGGCTGAAGTGACAACCTTGTTGGGTCGACCCGTAACGATACCCTTCCTGATGGGTATCTTCTTGACCACTTTTTCATCCTGATTCATTATTAGACCTTCTAACTCCTGAAGGATCCCCGTTCAGATTCTTCGGTAGGTTTTGTTAAATCGGGATCAGACACGTCAATGGAAGGAACCAGACTCCCGATAGACCGTATTGCAGACAGGGATGACCCAACAACCTTAGCAGCATTCAAGGCTTTACGGGATGACAAGTGCTCCGTCTTGGCTACCCTGCGACACACGGCAAGAGCCCGTTCCAAATGTCGTTCCGCTTCAGCCAGACAGGATTTCAATTCCCTGTCAATTTCGTTCCCCGCCAATCTGGCCCTTAACCGACCCATCAATGCACCTGCCAATCAACCGTCAAGGTAAGCTTCCCTGCCTTGTGCAATTGTTTCAGGATGTCTTTCAAAAGACCGATATCCCACGAAGATCCCATGAACACCTTCACCCAGGATCCCCCAAGAATATGGAAAATCCTAGCGGCCTGATCACATTCATCCGGCCTGACATCTACCTTACCACCTAAAACGGATGAAGCGAGCTGTTTCAAGAACCTATGATCAGCCCTAACGGGCGATTTGGGGTCAGAAGCCATAGCCTTTACCTCGTACGCAGGGATTGTCTGCCTTGTCTGGGAATTTGGCGTTCAGGACTTGAACCGCCCCGCAATGCTTTGATTCTGGATTTCCTCCACATAGATTCAAACGCCTGATACGATCCTAGAGTTGCAAATCCGCCCCTAGTCCCTGTCATATGTTTCATGTTTCCAAGGGCGTTGCTGGCCATCCAAATCATACGCACCAAGGCATCTGACCTATCGTCATGCTTGCCTTCTATTTGTGGAGCGTGAACAACGGTCACGTACTTAGATTGATATTCCGCCTGAAGTTCAAACAATTCTTCAAGATAGGCACAATGCGCCCCCTGCGAAGTATCCGCAGGGATAGGCCAATCGTAAAGAACCAACCACTTGTCCCACATCACATCCTTGAAATTTCGATATATTTCGCTGTTCAAGGCCTTAGTCATGACCACGGATTTCAGTTGGCGCAAGCCCCGTTTTTCCAAAGCTTGTTCAAACGGGATCCCGGTCCATTGGTCAAACATTCCTTCCGCCAAGTAAAACCGTTTCGACAGTTGGAGAATCCAGTCGGCAACATCATCAAATTCCAGCCGGGTCACATCTGAAAATTTCCCTTCCCCCGCCTTAATCTGATCTACCAAATCAAGAACGATTTTCTTCTGACCCCCAATCAGATCATGATGCCCAATGGCAACTGCCGTGGCATCATTGACGAGCCCAAGGTCAATTCCAATGAAATGGGGCTGACGAGGAATCCCATTGGTCATTGGCCGACGCGTCTTGTCAACACAGGCGATCAAATCTTCCGGCCGTTCCAACCAGCCTCGGGTTCTGTCTGTAAATTCTCCGCCATATTCCGTAAAGAATATCGTCGGATCCTTGTGATAATGCTTTTCGTATTCAGACGCAGGAAGAGTCGGGTTAGCTTCCCAGGTAGGCGCCTGGATACAAAGCATGCTGGCCCCCGCCTTTCCACCCTTCATACCTGTCTGAAACAGTTTGTAAAAATGACCTTGCTTCCCCAATGGGGAACTGATGGAAATAATCTTGCCTTCAACATCCCCAATTGGTTTGCGCTTGTCGTTCGGATCCTTGGGGGCAAACGTTGATGTAGACGGCGTGACGGCAGTGTACACGGCTTCAGCGGAAGATTGACCCCCATCCGTAAAATGGGCCGCTTCGTCCATGATGACGACGATATTACCAGGTCCACGAAGTCCCTTGGCGATACACGACCGGAACGTCACTTTCACCGACGCCATAGCTGATGGATTATCAGCATACCGCCCATATTTTTCAATGTCACTCGGAGTTTGGAATCTAGCGTAGGACAAGGTGTTGTTAGCCGTATAGGGACCGAAAAAGTCACAACCACGGAAATGTCCGGAAACTTCCGTGTATAACAATCCCGCCTGATCTTTATCCGTAGCAATGGCAATAATCTGAATGGTCGTTGACGGGGAAATCCCGTAATAGCTTTTCGGATCTCCCTTCATAATCAATCTATATGACTCATAAGATGATATACATGAGGACAAAAGGGTTTTCCCGCCACGCCTGCCTATGCTCAACACCAGTTCCGTCTTGGGTTTTCCTGGAACTATTTCCCGGACGTTGCATCGACCTTCATCATGGAGGTAACGCAAGTACCCAGCTTCGGTGAAATTCCGAATCTTGTTCAAATGCCAATCGGAGTAAACTTCAAACGTGTCCTTGTCGTCCAGTTCCAACCCATAATATGCTTTCAGAATAACACGCTGGACTGGAAATAAGGGCATGTGGATGCCCCAAGGGGATTCAATGAACTGAATGATATCGGCCGGGGTGTCCTGCAACACCGACCTGTTTCGGGAGGCCCGAGCCACCCCGAGAGCGATGTTAGCTAGGTTGCTGCCCATAGATTAGGACTTCCGTTTCTTTGCCTTCATCAAATGCCGTGTAAGTTCTCGGTATTTATTAAGATCATCCCTGCTGATACCGAACTCAGACTTCAAATCGGCGTCACTGTAATTGCTTGCATAATCCAAATCAGTAAAACTAAACCCCTTTGCCTTTGGAAACAAATGTTTGAACGCGACAGAATTAGGGAAACTGCGTTTTGCCTTGTTGGACAAAGCTGCCATGTCTTCCTCTGAAATCCCCAACTTCTTAGCTACACCCTCATCAGGTTTCCGAGCTTCGTCCTTCTTTTGCTTGACGGTGTGTTTAGACCGGTCAGCATCCGGGTGCTTTTCCAAGTAATCTTTCAAAGCATCTTCCGTTGGAAATTCCATTGCTTCCTTCAGAAGTGGAACCAAATGTTGACGAAGTTCCGGTACGGAATTGGCCAAAGCAGCCACTTTTTCGTAAAGGGCCATGTCAACTTCCTTTCTTCACTGAGGTCTTGGCCCCAGGATTTCTCATACGAATACGGGCATCCGCTTCCCATTGACCCGATTCCATTTCTTTGGCGAGTTTGGAAAAGACGGTTTCAATCAACTCTCTACGAACCCCGCAGGTGTTCATAGCATCCCCTACCGTTTCCAACATAAATCCAAAAAGAGCCTGAAACATAGGGGACTTGAGATCAATCTCTTTAGCTGACACCTGTTCTTTCCGCTTAAGCCACGTATCCACAAGTGTCTTCAGGGTGTTAACCCGACGAATAGACAAGTCCGACGTAAATTCCCCACGTCGTTCAGCTTCCTTCCGTTCAAATCCGATGCTGGCAGCTTCTTCCGCCAAAGCCTGAAGGGCAAAATGGAGCACGTCACTGGATTCCGGATCCCGCTTGACGTGTGCCATGATAGGATCTTCGTCCAGAGCCTTTTCCTTCTGGCGTATCATTTCAGCTACGGCGGGGGTAGCCGGTTTCAATTCCACATCCAGTGGACGACCGGGTTTGGACATCATAACAACAGGTTCCCCTGTTTTGGAAATTTGGATTTCATCCGTATCCGTAACTTCAAACAAACTCCGGTATCTCTTATTCCCAAATTCGTCCTTAACTTGGATTCTGGTGGCCCCCTTCGGCACCAAAGCCATAATCTTGTCCTTATCTATTAGGTCTTTTGATCTCCTCATGGAAAATCCTTTCAGGAAATAGTCATGCCCTGCGTTCTTGGACTACCGAACTGCAAAAGACCGGTAGATGGCGACAAAGCATTGAAGTTCACCTTTTCACCAAGATGGACGACCCGGAAGTCAACGTCATTCGCCGACCCGTCATCATAATACACCGTAACTACCGCCCCGATTCGATCTGCCCTGAATCCAGGCAATATCCCACTGATGGCCAGGACGATATTGGCTGCGGTAGCCGCCACGTTAATCCCAGGATAAAAATCAACATTACTAACGATGCTGTAGTTTCCCAAAATGATTTCAGCCCGTCCAGTGGTGAAATCATTGTCGTTGACGGTGAAAGACCCGGACGCAGGAACGATCCCGGCCGGATCGGTAACCATGAGGTCGTTTGACAACTTTCCACCAGCCATGATTTGCCCGAACGTAGCGGTCCTTTCAAGCGGGGCAATTCCTGTCAGAACAGTGAAAGGCTTCCCGGAATAGACGCGTCTCTTGTTCATCGTCAGTTTCCTTTTTTCACCGGCTTTTCAGGATTGGAACCAAGTATTGTCGCGTTTCGGGATGTTCGGCCGCAATCTTGGCAACCTTGGATTCCAAAGTATCCGGCATTTTATGAACCAGTTTTGAAGCTTCATAGAATTTATCCCGAAGTCGGAAAATCCAGGATTTGCTAGGACGCTTCTGCGTTGCCAACGCCCCAATTTCATGGTACAGATTCCCCAGAAGTGCATACAACGGTTTGAAAGCATACACCTCTTCTCGCTGCATAAGCGTGTCCAGTATTTTTACTGCTTCGGAAAACCGATGCCCCTTATCAACCAAATCTGAAGCTTCGTCTAGTTTGTCCATAACTGCCTTGTTCATCGTCAGTCCCCTTCACCGATTTCAAACCCGCCAAACAAAACATCCCCAAGCTTTTCGGATGAAACCCGATGTTCCAGATCAAATTCCATGGCGTCTTGCAATCCGTATTCTGATGGGTTGAACATGGCGGCTGTAGTTTCAGCATCGGACGCATCCGCCATCTTCACGGACTGTTGCCGCCAAGATTCCAAATCTTCCCTTGGAAAATCCCAAGCGATTTTCTTGTTGTACTGCTGACAGACACCTTCCACATTCGCGAACACACAATCTTTACACCTTGACATGGCGAGAACGAACTTCAAACCGTTCATCCGATGCTTCGCGGCATTCTTTTCGCACCCGGTTGTTCCAGACGATGAAGCGTAAGCAGCGGCATCCACGTAAAGATGTCCGGACAATCCTTCATGTTCGTGACGAAGTGTCTTCAAGAGCTGCCTGGACGCCTTAATGAGAGGTTTGGAAAACTTGGCATTGATCATCTGATCCAACCTGGAACCAGCCAACCCTTCAGTCATCTGGATTCGTGCATCCTTCAGGAATTTGGCAATTTCCCCGGCCTTGATCCCAGAAATCTTAGCTGCCTTCAATACACCTTCCTGTTCCAGAGTCATCTCCCGATTTGCTTTCCTGGGACTGAAAACATTCACCTGACCGTTTCCGATCCCTTGGTAAGTGCTTTTCGTGACACCGCCAAGATTCCGTTCAAGAGCTGCCTGAATCTTTGACGAAGTTCTGCAGGTTCTAAGGATCCCTTCCGCAGTTTGCCTGTCCAGCAAACCAGCCTTAACGGCTTGGCCAACAGAAATTCCGGCTTTCCGACGAAGATTCTTTTCCACGACTTCCGCCTGCTGGGCAGAACGATCTGGAACGGACGACACGGCCTGTCTCTGAACTGTGCCTTCGTATACTGCTTTTGGTTTCCTTGGTGGTTTTACATCCCCGGTGTTTTCCGATTGGATAGCCTCAGCCGCCAACTTCCGAATCCCCGCCGTCGTCTTCCCTTCCCGAACGATGCTTTCAGCCTTGGCCCTAGTCAAAGTTCCGCGTTTCACCATAACCGCAAGGACTTTCAACACCTTGCTTTTGGTAGCTTTGTCAATAGCAGCCTGCTTCACAGTAACTGGTTCATCAGGGACAATTCCAGAAACAGCCTTCATCGTAGTGCCAATACCACCATATGTGGATTCTTTGCCGGTAGCTGCCAAGATCATTTTCGTCGCGGCGGCAGACATGTCTTCCGGGGATTTACCGGATTCCTTGATTTTCAAAGCAGCTTCACTGGAAAGTTTACCTTCTTTAACCCACCTGACCAAATCACCCAAAACAGCGTGAGTTTTCCGCGCCGCCTGGTGTTCTTCCCGTGTCTTGACGGAAACCTGACCAGGCACGAAATCCCGCAACACCTTCCCGGCGACCGCCGCCGATGCAACGGTAGGTTTGGGTTCCACAGGTTTTACGTCCGTGACCTGAACTTCAGCAACATCTTTCATTGCGGCAAAGGCTTCCTTGAGTGTCCGCTTAGGGTCTCCAGGATGGGACGCCAGCTTACGGGCAACCAAAGAGGCAATCTTGGGGAAGTAGTGGCGTTCCGCTTCGTACCAAGGAACATTGGAAACCATTTCCATACCAAGACGGCTGGCAACCAACGGGTCATCCGTGATGACCCACCGTGCACCGCGGGCGATCTTCTTCAATTCAGGCAACCATTGGCCCTTACGCAAACCAGGAAAGGAAGAAGCTCGGACAAACACCTTTCCAGCCAGACCTGCATCTTCTTCCAGGACCGACACAGCTTCCCTAGCGGTCTTCACATCCGTCTTTTTAGCCAAATCAACGATCACGGATTCAAACGACTGGCCATAATGCAAAAGCCGGGATGCCAAACGAACAGCATCATCCTTTACATCTTGTGGAAGTTGCGCCTTTGGTTCGCTTCTGACGGAAGACCGCCAATCAGCAATATCCTTGTCGATGTTCGGAATCAAGGTCAACCCATCCGTCCGAACCCCTCCTCCCCACTGATTGTCCAGTTGCGGGATAACGGGCTTCCGCCTTGGAAGTCGACTAAGGTCCTGTCCTTGCGTCGGATCCAACCAATCCAAGTTATTGACCGTAGAAGCGGTCTTATCTTCCGGTAACGCCCCTTCTTCTTCCGACAACATATCGTCAAGGGTAATCCCATCATCAGTCTTCATCAAACCCACGAAATCCGGCCCCTCTTCCGCAGTCGTAACGATGCCGTCAGGAAGTCCGGCCAATCCTTTAGTTTCAGGAAGACGGGCACTGTCTTCGGCTCCGGCGTTATCTACAGTATCAAAATCAAAACTGTCCAGGCCGAACGTTGTTCCATTCGTTTCCACAAACGTCAAATCATTACCGTCTGGAAGGTCCGATGTCGCCAGGAAATCAGTCCAGTCCTCGGCGTTCTTTTTCATGAAATCCTCCGTTCCATAGCATGACGGAATGCTACCCTGTGAATCATAGCCATCTTTTCCGTCTTCATTTCTTCCCCTTCCCCTTCCCAACCACCTTCCCCACCAGCACCTTCTTCGTCCATTTCTTCTTCCTCGCCTTCCGCCCAGCTTTCGGGGGACTGACGAATATCGTCCACATCTTCCATGATGTCTACGACCTCTTCACGTTCACGTGGACTCTGCTCTGCAATGGTAGGATTCCAGTGGGCGGCGTGAATTTCATCATAAAGGGTGTCACAAACCGACGACAACGCTTCTGAACAGTTCATGCACTGTCGCCGAATGTCTGTAATCCGCTGGATGTATCCCTTTCCCCCAAGATTGCCGTCAGGGGACACGGTAGCGGACTTGATCTTCGTGAACGTGTTGTAGGCACTCTGCGTATGCCCCAAGGCGGCCAAGGCTGATCTCAGTGTCCGGGCCAAAGGTTTCAGATTCCTGGGGTCAAACGTAAATTCAGCGGGCATTTCCCGCTGCGAAGGCCCTTGCAGAGACCAACCCCACTGCTTCTCGTCACCACCCCTGTCCTTGATGAATCGGACTTCACCAGCGGTCTTGGTATAATGGGCGAGCAACCAACGGGTAGCGACCTTCGTTGTAGAATCCGACATGTCAGATGCCTTCCGCTTCAAGTTCCTGAACGGACATCCCCAAATCGTTGGACAACCGTTCCATATCAAATTCAAAGCCCTTGCCCGTCCAATGTACGTATCTATGGGCGATCAACCAAGCAAGACGGGCAACAAAAGCTGCTGGAAGAAGGGAGAACATCCCCAACCCAAGAGAACTTAACAACGCCCCGACGGCGGAACTTGGCAAGCTTCCAAGAAGATCTACCAAACTCATATTTCCCGTCAAGGCTTCCGTCAGGGAATGGAAATCCCATTCAAACTCAATAACATTGAACCAGATGAAAAAGTAAACAGCTACCAGCAAAGCCCTTGAAACAACAGGAATATTTTCACGCAACCAAATATCAAATTGATTAACCTTTGGTTTTACTTTGGAATCAAGCCAATGGGTGAATTTCGGATGCTTCTTCAAAAGCCGATCCAAAATTGTCTGGAAACTCAAAAGCTTGCTTTTCTCCAAGGTGTAGATTTTCAAAGGCCACGTCCCGAACAGTTTGCCGACTACCCCTTTGAGGACATCCCGCCCCTTTTTCGCCAAATCCTTAATTGCCCCAGGGATATCAGCCAAACTTTCCGCTCCTATAACCTTCTTGAATTGTTCCCAAAGACGGGGAGCTTTCTTGAAGGCTTCCGCCAACTGCTTCAAACGCTTGATGATTCCCCCAAAAGCCACTTTTCCTTTCGGGGGAATCCAGAAAGAAGCGAACGCTTCCAGGGCTTCCGGTGTCAAACCGGAAAGGGAGGCCTGACGAGACCGGAAAGACCGGGTCCCACAGATGACCCTCGCTGCTTGGCGGATTTCCCACCTAGCGACAACCCTGGAAACGGACGTTGACACGAATCACCCCTTGTCTTTTTCCGCAGGAAGTTCGGGGGTCTGCTCACCCGAAATACTGAGACCCTTGAATTCCAACAAAGATTCAAGGATTCCGTAGGCCAACAGACGGGCCGGTTTTGACGAAAACATTGGATTCACCTTGTCCAACAGTTTCCGATCAACCATGCCCCCGGACGCATTCTTCAGGAAATAGGAAGCCATAAGCACAAGGCGCGGAAGTTTTGAGGCTACGGCGGTAGCTTCGTCGTTTTCAACCCACAAGTTGCCGGGAACTTTCGGCATCTGCTTTCTAACGCTAACCATAAAGACCCACCCTTTGTAAAGGAATTGGGCATACGGATCCATCACGGGCCGAAGCTTTCTGACGGAACATCCGGCGGTTACAAACACATTGAGGTTCGCCGCCAACTGCTCCTTGGCTTCATCCCACGGGATGGGAATCGTCCAGGGACTTGGTTTCGGCAGTTTGTCAGCACTGATTGGCAAAGCTGCTTCCTTCATAAGGGGAACAAGATACTTGCGAAGATCAGGGTTTCCGGCCGCAAGTTTTTCAAGACTCCGACGAATGTATTGCTCAGACATGACTTTGGCTCCTTTCGTGCCAAGGGACGGTTTCGTCCAACGGAATTCAATCGTGTAAGGATTGTATTTGTAAAAATTAAACAACACACGGGCACCAGCATCTGGATGCGAAGGTTTAGGAATCGTTCCGTGTTGTCTGGGGGTAAACCTAGCTTCAATCCTAACCCTACCAGGAAGGGTATTTTCCAAAAAACGTTCAGCCCTGGTCAACAAGGTCTTACCAATTAGAACCGGATTAAATCCAGGTCTGACATCACGGACATCACCCAAATCCGGAACGAAGTTCAACTTGACCCAAATCCTCCCATCGCTTTCAGCCGCCATATCTGCAATGTAAACTTCCTCAAAACCAGGAACTTTGGACCGTAAGGAAGCCGCTACCTCATGAAGGGTAACGGAATCGGAATTAGAAACCCCAATTCCTGCTTTTCTGTTTGACATGGACATTCCTTACACCTTCAGGGGTTTTCCCGTTTCATTGAAAAGGCGTTCAATGACGAAGTTGTCCCCATCTTTCTTAAGCGACCAAAGATCCTGCGTCGCCTTGTGAACCAATTCATCGGACTGACCAGCAACCGCAAAAAGCCCAGACAAATCACCTAAATTTGACACAACAACCCGGAACCGTTGTGCCGTCTTTCTGGACACACCCGCAAGCCGAAGATGCTCCGCCCGTATGGACCGAAACACACCATCATCCCACAGAACAAACATGTTCCCATCCAGATGGGTCGTCTTACCTTCCCCGGTTTTCACCAAAACAACCGTCCCTCCAAGATCAGGTTCTGGACAGTCCTTATAAGTCAAAAGAGACCCAAGATTTGACTTAAACGCTACTCGGGTCCCAGCAGGTTGGGGCGCCAAAGCTGCTTCTGCCCTCGCCTTGTCCGTCAATTCCCGCATAGACGTTGTGGAAGCACCTTGCAGTTCCCGCCCCTGAAGATGCGTATCAATAGCAGATTCAACTACAAAGGCGTTACCCATGTCTTCCCAAAAATCATTGCTCATGGAAGTTTCCTCACACCAGGTTTTTCACGGACCGGATAAGGTTCCAATCAAAAGTCCGAACGTTCACAATGTCCACATCCGTAAAAACGACAGTGAACGAAGTGACCGTCTTCACCGTGACTTTCCAAGTCGTAGGCGTTTGATCCCGCATGGACACACCAACCATGTAATTCGTGTCTGGTTGTCTGGGAATGGTCACGGACACAGCAGTGTCGCCAACAGGAATAGAAACGTCAAATCCTGCCTGGATCGGTTCCGAAAGGGTCGCCCCGGCGACGCCAGACAAGGACGTGTAAATAGTCCCGTCAAGTGCCATCTGCACAGTTCCAGTGACCGAAACAACACCCAAACGGCAACCGATGACGTGCGCCTTACGCAAAGCTCCGCCGAATATGACGTTAAATGCCCCATCACATCCCAAAAGGTCCAAAGCCCCTCCGCCCGTCAAGGTTGAAACCAACCCGGACAAAGCACTGGACGTAACACGATAGACGGAGTTAGCAATACCATCTTCGGGGATATCATGACTGGAATCCAGATCCAGCAGACAACTGGACCCGTCCGGCACCCCTTCCAAAACAAACGAAGCACAGGTGTCAATCTGCACCTGGCTCCCGCCCCCGGCGCATTCTTTCATGGATCCGCCAGTCACCTTAACGTGATTAGCGGAAATTGCTTGTAAGGCAATACCGGATACAGAAGTTTCCCAACATATCTGGTCCAGGACGATACCTTTCAATCCAACCCTGGAACTGACGGCACTGACATCGCCGCCTTCTATGTAAACGCAGGCTTTCCCTGTTGGACTGGCGTTGATGAGACGAAGACCAGACAGACAAACACGTTCCGGCCAAATAGTAACCGCACCTGAACTGTATGCCTTAATTTGGAAAACATGGTCGTCTATGGAAAGGGACACGGACCCGCCGAATCCCTGGATGACAACATCATTGAAATCCACAACCAAGGATTCTGTTTCCACATATGCACCAGGAAACACCAGGATCAGGTAAGCGTCCGTGCTACCGGCCAAACGCAACGCTCGGGCAGCAGCAAGGGCATCCTTGATGGTTTTATACTTGGCTCCTGTACCTGAAAGGCCAACAATAAACAGTTGATCTACGGCGACACCAGAAATACCAGCCAAAGTCACGCCGGCCAAAGCATCCGGATCAAAAAACTGCAACTTTCCAGTCCCGGGTTCAGCCTTCATCACCCGAACCCCAGTCAATCCGGGTTCCACTTTCAATTGGTCAACCTTGAAAGCTGCCTGGGTCATGACCGAATCCCCTCAATAGCGCGTCGGGCTACCGCTACCCCTTCCCGGGTAAGGCGGACTTCAGCGGGAATACCAGCAATTTTGTTCCGACCTTCTACAAAGCCATTCTGCTCCAGAACTTGGGCGATCCTGCCATCAAGCTGCACATCCCGACGGAGCCACCAATGATTCACCGCCGGGGGATTACCGGCCTTCCCTACGTCTGCCATGTAAACCCAACCCAAGGCCCTCTGAACCGCATTTTCCAAAGTCTCTTCAACTGAAGGTTCTTTATCCAACACTACCTGCGGTTTATCAAGACCCAGAGGTTTTACCAACACGTCAAAAGGACGACATCTCATTTTTAGGCTTCCTCACGATACGAAAACATCGTATCCAACCAGCACGGTTTCACCGGGTTCCAGGGTGTACCCAATTCCCACTGTAAAACCAGCTTTTGTCTGTGAAACCACAAACGCCTTAAAAAAGCCAACTTCCGATAAGATGACCCGATAAGCGTTTGACGTGAAAGCTGGTGAAAACACTACAGATTTTTGTCCAGCATCCGCAGGAGTGAACGCCAAAACACCCCCTGTCACGCTGGCTTCTTGGGTCTTAGTCAAAACGACCCAACCAACCGTTTTGGGATCCGCTACGGTGCCATAAGCGGTAGCCGCCACGATATTGAACCCAACGGTAGTCTTATTTTCAATAGTCAGGGCGGTGCCATCAGTCGTCGTACAAACCACCCGATAGTTGGTGTTATTGAGGGTCCCGGCAGGGATTGTCACAGCTTGACTTGTTTCCCCTGTAAACGTCACTGTCCCAGAAGCAGCCTGGGTTTCCCCAACAAGTTGCTGAACCAACTGCTTTGCCGTAGTGATATCGTCAATAACAGAATTGGGGATATTTGTACCAGGATCTACAACCCCTTGGGGGGATCGGATATTACGAAAGGACAAAAGTCCCTGGGCATCTACAACAATGTCAAAATAGTAATCCACCCCCCCTGACGAGGATTTGAAGGTGAATACAGACTGTTGACGCATCAAAGCCATTACCAAACCCCAGTAGTTTCAAAACCCCGAGTTTCAAACCATTCCTTGATCTGGTCTACAGTTGTGCGGTTTGATGACCACACTTCCAAGACATCAAATTCTTCGTGTATTCCCAGATCCCCCGCAGGTTTCACCCCCGCCATGACGGATTTTCCGTCACGAAAACAACGCAATTTTCGGGACCATTCCTTAGCGTCACACGAATAGATACGCAACCGATATTCCGGTTTTGCCACCCGTAATATCCACCGCGTGGCAACATCCCGAGCCATAACGATCCGTTTTCCCATTTCGTTCATGGAACCTCCGTTCCAGCCCACACCGCTTAAAGCGTGCAAGCCCTACCACGGCTACATGATAAACGAATAAACGGTGAAAATCAGCGAAGACAGTACGAAACCTTCTCGTTCCAAGCTGGACGTTGCACTTCCCGAAGAATATTTGGATTGTCAGCGATGTAGGTGAAAAGAACCACGAAGCATTCTAGGCGGGGGATACCTTCCATTCGTCGCAAGGACCTCAGAAACCGGTGTCGGACCAAACCTTGACTGACCCCTAGACGTTTTGCCACCTCGGATTGGCAGGTAGTTTCCCACATAAACAGCATGATACTGATGTCAAGTGGGTCGGATAGTATTTCCGAAAGGGTCTTTTCCAAATCATCCCGACCAATAGTTGGGATTTCCAGCAAAAATCGGATTCGGGCGGTTGCCCTAGTCAAACGATAACTTACCGTAGGTTGACTAACACCAAAGATTTCCGCAATGTCCGTTTGACGCAGTTTCTTGAAGAAGTACAAATCAACGAAATCAGCTTCTCTGGGGGGTATTTGGGCCAGAATTTCACGAACCTTTTCAATGCGCCCCAAATCTTCGTCTGTGGGTTCCGTAAAAATGGAATCCAGATAAGCCAAGCTATCTTCCATTGAAAAGCGGGCTTCAAGTTCAGAAGGATCCATAGTATGTCCAAATGACCAAGAAGACATGTCGTTTCCTCACATTCAGGACACCCTTGTTAAGGATAACGAAAAGCACAGAAAAAAGCAAACCCTTTTACTGATTACCGGGACCTAACGACAAAAGACCCATCAGGTTTCTTGGATATGGTAAAAACCGTCCGATCTTCTGGTAGTTCTGCCAACAAAGGTTTTCCGAGGAATATTCGGCGTTTATTCCAAGCAACCCGTTTTTTCCCCAAAAAACTATCTTCATACCAAACATCAATAAAATCCGCGGACCCCAACAGTTTTCCAAGCGACTTATCAAGATTAGAAGGCCAGCACATATATCCAGTGTATCGCACATAACCTGGGATACGAATATCAATCCCCTTATCCTCTTCGTCTGAAGCGGATTCCAAGAAAGCCAACGGAACGGTAGCAACAGACAACATGGAACGAAAATCAAATTCAACGAAAGCGTTTTCCTCATCTCTCCCCTGAATAATCCCTTCCAAGGATCGGTATGTTCCTTCAACAACCCGAACCCTATCCCCAACAGACACCAACATCCCGATTTCTGCCTGTAGCTGACGTTTCAACCCCTCAATCTCAGAATCGGGAATAACACTCAAAGTCCGCATATGATGCGGACCCGTATTAGTAGACATGACTCGTGAAATGTAAGGTCGGTTTTCAAGTCGGTAATAGAGGGTATCAGGAAGGCTGGAACCAATAAAAACATAACCTTCCATCAAATGGATGGTCGTTTTCCGATGACCCCGATTGTAGATGACCGCTGGAATAAATATTGGGAAGTTGGAATCAACACCCAAATCAGACCGAAGCAATAGTTCTAAAGTACCTTCTTCAACCCGGGCCTCGCCCTGTGGACTCAATTCCACAGCTATCCAGGTTGATGCGTCTCGACGATCCTGCACTGTCATTGGCTTCGTTAGCCCTTTCCCTTTCCAGTTCATTCAAACGCAAGGCCAAAAATCTGCAAAATTCCTCCGGGGTGATCCTAGACACTTTAGCCAACCCTGGATCACTACCAAGATTTTTGTGGACAGCCCGTTTGTCAACATGAACCCCGCCACCACGACCCGACGGAGCCGCTAACGTAACACTTGTCATAATACCAAGATCAGGTTGAGTCTGAAGTTGTGGTTGAATATTTTTTTCAATGGGGGGCGTCGGCTGTGTCAAACAAGTGGTTGGTGAAGCGACAGGATGAATCTTGGGGGCTGCTATAACGACATCAGCAGGAATATTCCCCCCAACATGATGCAGACACCCAATATCGCACAGCAGCATAGATGCTGTTGGACGACCAGGACGACTTGCAAAACGGTTGGCAAAACTTAACAGAGCTTCTCCATGCCGTTTTCCAACCGCTTCAATCTTGGACAGGTCCCAAAATGAACAGGGCTTTACCGCCCCAAGACTTGTCTGATACACCAACAAGGCTACATCCGCCAGTTTTTCGTATGCGGTCGCAGGCGAAGTACGTTCCAGGATGGACTTGGCCACCTTCATGGCAGTGGCCAAATCCATCCCAATATTTTCCAGGACCTCCAAGTAGGCTGTGTTAAGGTCCAGCTTGAGATAAACCCCTACGTTTTCCGAGTTCAAAGACCCCAACATTGAAATCCCCTCAACCGCCTTGATGGCGTCACGGATATGACATTCCGTCACTTCCGCCATCGTAACCAGGGCGTTGAATTCATAAGGGATGTTCTCTTCCCGGCAAATCAATTCCAAACGCTTCGCAATGATTTCAGGAGCTGGAGGCTGAACAACAAATGCTGATGCGCACCTGGAAAGAATCGTCGCCCGCATTTTTTCAGGTTCTGTCGTACAGAATATACAGACCAGCTTCTTGTCTTGAGACCCCGGGAGATTTTCTTCAAGGGGTTTCAGCATGGCATCCAGGGCATCTCTGGAGAGCTGGTGAGATTCGTCGAAGAGATATATCCGCCGTCTCCCGGAAAATGTAGTGTACTGAATTTCCTCGGTAATCCGGCGAATTTCATCCTTGCCTGAATTGGTAGCAGCATCCACTTCCACAAAGTCTAAGGAATTCCCTTCAAGCAATGCCCGACAAGACGGACAAGTATCACAAGGATCGCCTGTTTCCGTCGGAGATTCACACAGCAAAGCCCTTGCCATTATCCGACCCAAAGTGGTTTTTCCGGATCCAAAAGGTCCTGCAAACAAATACGATTGTCGCAGAGCGGTTTTGGTGGCAACGAAGCGGCGCAGGATTTTGATGATGGTTTCCTGCCCCAAAACATCGTCAAATTTCAAGGGCCTGTATTTCGTGTCAAGGCTCAAGGGAATGCCTCCTCGTATCACGTCCCAAACAAATCTTGGATCACTTCCGGCTTCGCCTTACTTCCGGTCGTCCTCCAGAATCCATGACGTTCCACTTCCTCCTTGAAGAAGCTCACGTCAGGAATCTTAACGAAAGTCTTCAGATTCTGCTGTTCATCTTCTTCTACGCCGCAAGCACAGAGGTGATGATCCAGCAAAGCCACACGTTCCGTTTCGGTCATGGCGTTGAATTCATCGCTGGCAAGGGTGATGATGAACTTCCAAGGAACATCTCCAAGGATGTTGAACAGGGGTGATGCCTTGGCCGTCTTACCGATGACCACAACGTCACCGACTTGCGATGCCTTTTCCTTGAAAACAACAGCAATTTCGTCAACTATCCCAATCAAATTGGGATGATACTTAGCCACCAGATCCTTAACGGTAGCCATGATCGTATCGTTTGCCTTAAACAGTTCAGCCATGACAAGAACCTCCTTTGTCAAATAGTGGGGAAAGCCGCTTTCAACGCTTGTACGCCTCCCCGATCCCAAAGCTCACCAGGATCCTTTCCCCCGGAATAGGGGACATCCCGACACTTCAATCCTACCCGGCGGAGGGCATCCAATGCCCCCCAATGCCGCTTGTTGCTTGAATCCGCATATCCCTCTGACCCACGTCTACCTGCTTCGTCTCGGTCGTAGACCATATGAACCCAACCCCGACAATGTCTGCGGAGAAATTCAACGTGTCGAATAGCCAGTTTAGCAGTTACTGTCGCCAAAACGGCATCTCCAGAAGGGACGACCCATTCCAAAGGGCACTTGTCAAAAAACCCTTCCACAATCCAGGCATCCCCACCAGCCCACAGTTTTTCAACAGCCCGCCTGGTCCCGATCATGAATGGGTTCCATTCAGCTTCAACTTCCCGCCAATCTGAAAGGTACTTCACTGATATGTTACGAGCTTCCATCCCGATAAAGGATCCCTTCGGAGATCGGACGGGAATAACCAAAAATCCTTCCAAACGTTCCCCAAAGTTACCGTACCGTTTCGCAAACACCGGGTCCGGGGACGGTTCTTCCAATCTGTGCCACGTCACACAACCTTCATCCAATATGGTAGCTTCCTGGGCGCCTCGCCCATACAAGTATTCCTCCATGTCAGATGTCAGGGCACATTTTGCTACTGCTTCTGAAAGCCAACCCATAATCAATCCCCATTGTTAAGAATTGCAATACCGCGGCTCGCGTTATGTACAATGACAATGGTCCTGTAGTTGGATAAATGCCCCAAGGTTCCGACAAAAGACCTATCCCGAGGAACCAAAACAGCCCATCCCTTTGGAAGCCACGAACACGAACAAACAGGGATATCCAACGAATCTTCTCCCAAACCAAAACCTGAATTTTCATCTTTTGACCAACTGGAAACAAGCAATTCAAAATCCAACAATTCGTAAAAATTAAGATATGCTACGGCTTCCTTCAAACCTTCCCGTGTGAATGGCCGCACACTTCCCCAACTATCGGAACGGCTTCTGGCGGCGACTTCCTGAATTACGGAAAAAAACAGATGCCCAGGAGGAATTTTATCGTGGTTGACGGCAGCCCGAATCTTATTCCCGGTCCCTGCCTTTTCTACCCACACCAAACCCTGGGTTGACGACACCAAATAAGGAGCCGTTTCAGGATTGACCAAAATATCGTCAATCAGAAGTGGCATCTTACCTGAATCACGGAATCGTACTACTTCCAACAAATTACTCATGGCGTGACATCCTGATCTGAGTGGCTTCCAACTACTTCGTCCAAATCATGTTCCAACCCTTCTGAACCAAGCACCCACAAAAGAGCCGCCACATCAGGATATTCAATGGCAATACGACCGAAATTACCCGCTACCAGGGTTCTAAACTCTTCTTTTATTTCTATCTTGGTGCGACGTGCTTTCCATGCAGGACAGGATTTCGCTTTTTCAATACATCCCGTAACAGAACTATCACAAACCACAATGGATTTTTGATCAAAGCTGTTCAAGCCGCAAAAACAAACCTTGCCCATGGTTTCGTTATGGACGCAAGTTTCCGGGATCTTCCTGAAAATCCCCTTGAGTTTCCGCTGAAGATGGCGGAAAAGCACTTGCTTCAATTGCTGACGCACTTGCCCTTCCGTTTTCATGACTTACCCTTCCCAACCTGTTCAAAGGTCGCAATTCCATCTTTTCTAACGATCCGGTAGGCCTTATCCGCTGCTTCCACCAAAACAGGATTGTGTGTGACAAGCAGTACATCAACTCCAAGACGCTTACACAACGTGGAAAGAAATCTACCAGTATTGATGGTGTGGTTATCGTCCAAGGCAGGAAGTGTCTCGTCCAGAAACAGAATTGGACGAAGTCCCCGACGAATAATGAGAATGATCCTAAGAAGGACGGATTGGACCGTGGTTACGGCCCCACCGAAAGAATCGTTACACAAACCTTCAATTTCCGATCCATCATCCTGTTTTTGGACGGTAACAAGATCAACAGACACCTTTCCCCTTGACACTTCTACGGACGCTTTGACCTGCAAATCTTGACCTTCAAACACGGCCCGAAGTCCTTCCGTCTGGAGCCTTTCCACAGCCTGCACTCCAACGGTAACTTCCTGGTCAAGAATTTGCCTGAATAATTCAGCGACTTTTTCAAGAAGAACTTCTTCCGCTTCCAACCGACGGACATCAGCAAGGGTCCGGGAAAGACTGGACTTCAAACCATCCCGCTTTCCCAAGACCCTGTCAAACCGTGAACGCAACGACACGATTCGGCTGCTGATGGATTCCGTTGACATCAAGTGTTTTCCAAGAACACCAGCACGGTGATGTATTCGTCACCCCCGTTGCCGTCCTTATCGGAAAAACGAATATCCCGGAAGCGAAGGTATCCGCCCAGAACTTCCCCATTGTCAACACGAAGGTTGACCCCCAACCGAATGGTATCCGCCTTCTGCAAATTGATGATGTCCAACATTCGAGGACACGAAACTTGGAAACCTTCTGCCGGAAGAGCAGGTGCGTCAGCAGAAGACTCACCTTCTACAACATCAAGCTTGACGGACGTCAAGACCGGCTTGTCGGCGACCGGCATGGACATAATAACCGGTCCATCCAAGTCGGGACGCTGAAACCTAACCCTCACATCATCTTTCTTTGCACTGGCAAAAAGATGCTTCGTGCCTTTTCGCAAAGCGTCCACATCAAACGTCCACGAATAAGCATCCGTTTCAGGAGGGCATTTGAAACTTGGGAATGCCGCCGTAAAACGACTTTCCCCGTAAACCGCCCCATCCTGACGACGGAAAAACATCATGCGAGGATGTTCCATAATCCCAACATCTTCTTCCTTCAGCAAGGCCAAGAAAGACAAAAGCCCTGCAACGTCCCGGACATGAACTTTCAACGTGGAATTTTCAAGTCCTTGGACCTTAAGGAAAGTTGCGGACACCTTGTCCGTTGATTTCATGATTCCGTCTTGAATCACACACACGCAGATTTCTGGCGCCTGGCTCTCTTGAACCGATGCAAAGCTCTTGGCATGGCCCAAAGCATGGTGGAGTCGTGCAGCCGAAATCAAGGACACTTCTTTTGCTTCTTTGTACGTCTTGTCCCAACAAATCCAATTGGCAGGGTCCAAAGAATCAAAGATTGCGGCGGAATGCGAACTCTGACCAGAGGCTTCAGCAGAAACCTGCTTGGTAACCGGATCAAAGCTAAACATCAAAGCGGAATCCGGTTTGGATTCCAACCACGTGCGGAGTCGCCACCCCTCAATGGTAAATTGGAAGGCTTCTTCAGACGAAACATCTTCCACCCGAGCAATAAATGGGCACAGAGCCACAATCCTCCCGGAATGGGTTAGGACTTCCATCCGATCAGCCTCTGCAGCTTTGCGGAACAAGTAATGGGCAGTCATGTCCCCCGTATTGGCCATAGCAGGCGTCACGACTTCCAAAGCCGAAGACAAGTCCTTCTTCGCAACCGTAAACTTCATCTTACTTTTCCTCCAAATAGGGGATGATAGATCTTTCGGCATCTTCAACACGCCGTTCCAAATCCACAACCAAAGAGGCAAACTTGTCCTGGAGTTTGGACAAGGCATCAGGAATCTGATCGGGTTCAACTCCTTTCTTTCGACACTCAGCAACGACGGAATCCAATTCCCGACGTGCACTGTCCAACCGTCCCTTCGCCCGTTCCATTTTCGCCTTACAAGTATCCCGACGTTTTGTCAGGTCGTCCAACTTCTTTTTGTTTTCTTCCAAAGACATTCGTTCAACGCTCCCTGTAGGACGTTCGTTTCTACTTACCCGGATTTTCGTTGTCCATGGTAAATTCAACGATTCCAGAGATGCCATCCAAAAGAGTATCTACGTTTTTTGGGGCTCTGCGATTCTGGTCCCTCTGTGTCTGACGTTCCGGACACACTGATTCGTAATCGCAAAAACGACAGATCTTGTAATTCGGAGTAGCCGGGAATTTTTCTCTGTCCATTCCCTTCCGGGCCTCTACAGCCCGTTCAGCCAAACCCTTAAGATCATCCCTAGTAAAAGGAACCCAATCTACACCGGGTTCAGTCTCCCCGGTCGGATTACCGTCCCCATCAAGAACTGGATTTCCGAACGGATAGCGATAATAAACGAAACCCAAACGATCTGGATTTTTGTTGTAGGCAAGATAAAAACAGAGGGCATACCACCGAAGCTGGTCTGGATCCGTGTAGGTCATAAGACCACCCTTCCCGTCCTTGTACCGACGGGAATTCTTGCCGTCAAGAATAGTAGTTCCAGTGTCGTCCCGACGGAAAATCACATCAGCACGGCCGCCAATGGGGGTCCAGTTATTGACGTAAGCGACAAGATCCACTTCGGCCTTGGCATAAGGACCAAGAAATCTGTGCTGTTTCATCGTCCGCATATAACCCATAATGCCGTCTTTGATCCCTTGCTTCATCTCCTCGGGGGTCATTCCAGCTAAACGCCAATCAACAAATCGGCGAGCCAGTTCCAACTTCATATGCTCGTCCGCCAATTCCATTAAACGGTCTCTCAACATCAACGGGGCCATGGCATTCCATAGCTCGTCGTTATAAAACCGTTCAATGACAGCCTGTATTACAGTCCCCATAACCGCATGGTGTTCGGATTTCTTGAGAGGCTTCGGTTTGGGCCGACCCATACCTCCACCAACATCAATCATCCCCCATCCTTTGTTCCAAAGGAATTGCTGTGGACATTTTTCGTAAGAATCAAAGCTTGACCAGTACAACGTGAATTCTTTTTTAGGCATTCTAACCTCGCTGCAAAGACCGAAACCAAAACATAATACCCCAAGGTTCGCTTCACCCGTTTACCTTCTTCCTGCTTCCCCACGTTTCTTACCCTGCTTTTTAGATTTCACTTTGGAAAGACGGATGCCCGATTGTTCAAGCCAACTGACATCAAGGATCCATTCCTGGCCGGACCTGAAAACAAACCGCTTGAACATTTCCCCTATATGGGCTTCCCCTTGTGCCTTAGTCCAACCGTTAACTTTCAAAAGATGGGCAAATGCCCGTTTCGCTGCTTCGGGACCTTTCCAGGCGGTAGCAAACCCGAAATGCTTCACGTCATGGCACAAAGGACAAAGTGCAATGACCCGGACAAGTCTTTGAATTCCGTTTGGTTCATCATAATCCCAAACTTCATGGCAGTGAAGAGCTTCCCTGAATCCCTGATCCTTGCCCGATTCCCCGCAGATTTCGCACACACCACCAGCCAAGACATACTGCCGTTTCCTCAAAATGTCCCAATTGGAAGTTGAAAGAAGCTGCCGAAGATTCCTGCCCCAAGTTGTTTTTGGAACCAATTCAATCGACAACTTCGGTTCCTGAATCATCACAAGGACCTTTCCAGATAATGCACCGCCCGTTCCCTGACTTCGTCATCAATACCAGGCATATCCCGAACCGATTCAAGGACAGAACCCTTACTCCTATCCGACAGAACCTCTTTCAGAGAATCAACAAACTGTTCCATGGAAATATCCTGTTCCAAGGAACGCTGATGTCCTTCTAAGTTGAATACTTCCGACGCAGGGGCTACTTTCAACGGGATTGGGACTACCTTGATTTCGGTTTTTGTGAACTTCAAAACAACACAAGAAGGAACACGATTTATATCATCCTGATTCAAGGCTCCTCTGGACAAACTGCCTGTGTTGATGATCCACTTACCCGGAGCTATTTCTTCTATGCCTTGGTTGGAGTGGGAATGACCGAAACAAAACACATCAGGGGCAAATGCCAAAAGATCCGAATACTTAAGGACATCTTCCTTTTCGTACATTGATCTACCGGTACGACTGGCCAAGCAATGGGCTACTACCACAAGATAATCTTCCGCCCCCTTCTGAAGAGTGGAAAACTTGGACATGTCATATTCAGTCCCGTGATAAGGAATGCCGACGACCCTGACTGTCACACCCCCCTTTTCAAAGAATGCTTCGTGGGGACCGTATAGACGTCTCAATACCCCAGATTCAAACAACACCCCCAAAGGGTTTTCTTCCAGAAATTCAGAATTTCCGTATTTGACATCGTGGTTCCCAATGGTAGCCCATGTCGGGCAAGGATTGGCTGCATGAACAGCAGCAACCCTCCCTACCAACCCGTGTGAGTTACGTGAAGGCGTCTTCACGTGAAACAGATCCCCCCCGTCCAGGATGCCTGAAGCCTTGGCCTTCCTGGCTATCTCGCCGACTTGTGCGAGCTTACCAAGGATGGCCAAGGCCCAGTCGTCTACCCTGGATTCAGGGGCGAAATCGGACAGATGAGCATCCGTCCGCCAAACTAAGATTAAACCTTCCGCCACTGCATTTTCCTCTGCAACCAGTCCAGTTTCCTCCAAACGCGGTCTGAATAGTCGCCCGCGTTGTACTTCTTCAAACACAATTCCCCCCCGCACCCAGAAATCAATTCTTGGAGGTGTGCGGTTGCCCACTTCAAGTTTTCATCTGCGTTCATCATCTTTTCGCATGACGGACGACCGGGAATATCTGTACGAACTTGAAGAAGCCCACAGTTTTTCCCTTCTTGTGGACGGTTAATAAAATCGCTGACGGCCTTCGGGTTGAAACGGGTTTCAATCCAGGCCATCACGACCAGAAGAAGCGGATCAATCTTTGCTTCCTTGGCATTAGCCAGAATGCTGTTTGCCAAATCCCTGGGGTTGACGCCCCGACGCGCCAATAAGGCATCCAAATTTCCTGGGTTTTCCGTTGCCGCCATGATTTGCATAGCTTCAAGAACCAAATCCACTTGTTGCTGGTCAGTCATAGGTGCGGGTTTCAAAACCGGTTCTTCAGCGGAACCGAAACCCCGGATGACCAAGACAACCAAGATCATGACCAACAAAGCGGTCTGAACACAACGGTGAACTGAAGACCCTTTACCTGATTGTGCTTTCATGACAATGAACCTCCTGTGCTTGCCGTTGAGGACCCGCAATAAGGGCAGGTTCCGATTTCTTCCAAGAACGCCGCCACCGATTGTTCTACCTCTTCAGCTTCCTTTACCAATTGGCTGACCTCTTTTTCTGCGGCCTGTTCTCTTTCAGTTGCCGCCTTCCAACGGGTTTCAAGCCCGTCCAGAATATCAAGTGCCAGACCTACCTTCACGATTGACTCTGTATCAACAACGGTGTCCACATCCTCCAAACCGGACAATCGTTTCACCTGCACATCTGCATTCTGAAATCTGCTGTGCAAGGCGGATAAAACTGCAATTCCCTCACCAAGTGCCTGAAGTTCCCCCACATTCGGCACTTCTACAGTCAAAACCCCGGACAGCAAAGACACAAGGGAAACTGACCTATCATAATCGGACTTCAGCTTTTCCAACCCGGATATCGCCGCCGTCATCCGTACTACCTGACTTTGGTCCTTTTCCAAGCCGTCCAAGACGACCCCAAGGTCATCAACCCCGTCATAACGCTGCAAATCCTGTTCTAAACGTTCGGCGTCTGAATGCCGAACTTTCCTTTCCGATATCCCTGCCCGCCTATCAGATTCTGCCAACCGTAAGGCCTGATTAAGCTGTCCAACCCGGTCTACGTCTGCAACCGCTTCCGCAAGCACAGCTCCCGATTCATCAAGAAGAAACACCTGGCCTGTAAACTGGGGTGCGAACTGTGGCCACAATGTCTTCCCGCCGGCCACAACGGACTTAACGCCAAGATCCCCCAATTCATCAGGAACACCCTGACCCGGATGCAGCGGAGAACCCCCATCAATAATATAAGTTGGTTTTGTATCTTTGCCGGAACCTTTTTCCCAATGAACGGAATGACCATCACAAAAATCAATATCAACAACAGACTTTGTAGTCCCTCTACGAACAAACGACGATCCGCGGGCATTCTGAAATGCCGCGCGGACCGCACGTTGAAGAGCTGATTTACCAGCGTTGTTTGGTCCGGTGACAACCGTCAGTCCATCCACGATGATTGTGGCATCGTGGATGGACTGGAAGTCACGAACCCGGATTTGAACCGGCATCAAGAACCTGCTTCTTCTGAAGTTTCCGCAGGTTTAACGCTACCAGCAGAAAGAATGCTTTCAATGTCCAAGAGTTCTTCCTCTTCCGTCTTGTCGTCTTCCGCCACCAAGGGGATATCAGACGCATACAAACGTTCTTTTGTGACCCGGCGCAATTCTTCAATACCGTTGGGGGTAGACCGCACAGCTTCCTTGAACTTTTCCATCCCTTGGATTTTCAGGACTTCCCCGTCGGGACGTTCCCAAGAATACCAAGAACTCCCAGAATCACGGTGAACGATGCCAACCTTTTCCGCGAATTCCACGACAGAACGAAGATCGTCAATCCCTTCCCCAAAGCGGATATAAAACTCAACCTCACGACCTTGCATGGCCGAAACCTTACACTTATCGGCCTTGGCCTTGATCTTCGTTCCGGTTGAAATTTCATCTTTGGAAGAATGAGACAGGGCATCAAATTCCTTATTCTTTTCGGTCTTGATTCTCCTGAGACCGAAACGAATATCGGAATAGAACTTCCAAGCTTCTCCCCCCTGGGTAGTAGTCCCGGAAGCATCCCCATAACCAGACGTATTGATGGTCTTTCGAAGCTGACTGATCCCAACCACACAAGACCCGGATTTCATGATCCGGGTTCGTATCTGAGGCAGGATATTGGACCACATTTGGGCCAATGCCCCAACACGACCCGAACTGCCCTTTTCATCAAGACCTTGCTCCATGACCGCTTTCGGAATACCTGCACCCACGGAATCAATTACGATAAGGTCCACACCCCGAATGGCACAGGCGTAGAGAATCGTAATTCCCTGTTCCAAAGTTTCAGGTTGCATGAGCATGAAATGATGTTTGTCTTCGATGGGAACCCCAAGCGTCTTGGCGTAGCTGGGCACAATTGCATTTTCAAAGTCAATGTAAGCCACCGTACCGCCCATGGCGATAACATTAGCAGCAACCGTCAAGGCCAGTGTCGTCTTACCAGACGATTCTTGGCCATAGAGATTGACGACACGCCCTTTAGGAAACCCAGGGCAGGGAGGAACCCCGTAACGATTCAGCTTCCCACCCATCAAGTAATCAATCGTGATGGACCCGGTAGGGATATGTGGAAGCGATGTTGTAAAGTCGTCTTCGTTCAAAGTCACGAACGGATTCGACATTTTCTTGGAACTGAATATTTTTTCCAGAAGAGAAACGGATTCCGTCAGGGCGTTGGCCGGACGGGTGTCTTTCTTAACGTCAGCTTTCTTTGCCATGTGTTTTTCCTTGTGCTTTTTCTTGTGAAACGGTTATTCTTTGGACCACAGAAAAAACCGTTCGTTTTCCCGGTATGAAATACCCTTCATCTCAACCTGACCGGCCCGCAACCCACGCTTGACGGTCCTGATCTCAGCGAATTGCTTGCGTTCAAGAACCGTCAAATCGTCTAGTTTCAAAACGCCATCATGGAATAACCAGAACCGACCTGCAGTCCTGGCTATCCAATAAGCATCCGCTTCATTGTGATCCCACTTCCCCTTGCCGCCAGTATCAAAACGGGCCGCTTCTACCATGTCTGGCTTTTCCATCTTCCACTTTTTCGGCCGCAGTGGCTGGAAGGTAGTTGAACCCGTATCAGGGTCAACGACTTCAACCAACAAATCCCTGGCTTGCGCCTTGCCTTGCCCCGGGGAAAAGAACACAACATCAACCTTCATTGATCGTAAAGCTTCGCATGTGAAAAGGAACAACCCATACATGCCTTCGGACCAGAGATCATTGAAGATCGGGTATTCGATGCCAAGACGCTGCACCCCGCAATCTTCAACGAGAGAAACCACTTTTGACCGCATGTCACAATAACGGTCAACGAACAACGTCTTGGACGAAGTGTGAAACCGCCCCCTCTTCAAACAACGGCTAGGCCCTACACCGTCAGTATCGTGTAAGGCCCAGCCGAAATTCGTGAGGGACGGATCGAGCCCCAGCAAAACCATGCGGTTATCCGCCCAACAGGTTGTCAAGCAAACCGTCTACATCCCCAGTCGTAGCTGCGTCGGGGGTGCCTACCGCCGCCCGATTGCCTGACGCAGGAAGACCCGACATCTTGGCGCGAACCTGTTCAATCGTCATCTCAACACCAATCTCGTTGGAGAGATTAGACGCCAAGTCTTGGGCTTTAGCCAGAAGTCCCGCGACAACTTCCTTTCCCTTCGGGTTTTCCATGAGCTTGCGCAGCAAGCTTTCCTGACAGGGGGTAATTGTCATCTTCTGGTAGTTGGTGTCCGTCACCTCCACCTTGATGTCGTGAGTCCCGAAGGGAAATTCCTTGCTGAGCATTTTCAGGGTTTTGTATTTGTCCCCTGAAAACACCCAGACCAAAACATCAATGTCGCCGGAAATGATTCGGGCATTGTCGATGTTACCCCGTTTGTCCATAGGCCACTCAACAATGACCGTACCAATACGGCTGCGAGGACGGTCACCAGCCAGCTTCGTGAATTCAGGACCGTTGTTGACCACGAATCCGGCCCCCTGAATGTAGTTCGTGCTTGCCCCGAGGAATTTGGGACTTGGGGCTTCAAAATCAGGGGTGCCTTTTTCCAGCCCTGGCCAAGAAATGAAAGAAAACCGGTAGGTATTTCCTGCCGTTCCCTTCCAACGCATGGACTTGTTGCCAACGTGTTCATCGCCTGCATCAAACGCAAATTCCTTGAATCCTTTGTTCACTGACATCTTCTTCTCCTTTTCCTTCCTTTGGTTGAAAAAGACGGGACAGGTCATCTTTTGGACAGGTCCTCGTCACGACACTTTATCTACCCCCAAAGCAGGGTTCTCAAACACCTTCAACAAATCATCCAAAACAGAGTCGTCTAGGACAGGAACGTCCTTTCGGGATTTCCGCAGAACTGGTGTTTCTGAAATATTCAATTCCAGAAAGGAATCTGTATCTGCCGCTGTGGTAGTAGAAGGCAATACATTTTCCAAATCCACCTCTTCTGTCAAGGATTCGGAAAGGGCCTTTTTTTCCCTCTCTTCCTCTTTGATTTCAGACAGGTGTATTTCCCCATCTACACCAACAAGTAAGTCATTCATACTGGACAAATCAGCCGGTGTAGCAATTCCTGGTGTCAAATCAATGTCCGATGCTTTGGAAGCGCGGGAACCCCATCTGGCACCAAGCCCAATTTCCTCTTGGCAAATTCGGATCTGATCCCTAAGACGCCCTTCAGCATCCTTAAGGTCCGTCCTTTTTGCCTTGACTACTTGTAGGACAGAACCTAAATCCTGTTCAGACATCTCCAATTCATGGACAATGTGTATTTCAGAAGCCAGTTTTCCTGCTGCAATAGCATCCCGGTCAGCAACACTGCGACCAGCACGCACGTCCGGATCATTCGCTAGAAGGTGTTTCTTGGAAAGTTCCAAGTTCAACGTTGCGATCTTGAGCTGTCGCCGGCAAAAATGGAATTTTTGGGACATGTCTAAAAAAATTCGTTCGCACCTAGCCAGCATCCGACGAACTTCCGACACCTTGTTGTTCAACCGCTTCGGTCCAAAAGCCAGGGGATCATCGTCAAGATCCACCTGAAGGTCTTTCAATTCATTAAAGATGCGATCTGCATCCGCCTGACTGAAAAACTTATCTGACGAAGTTGGCGGGTTCTGGTCCAACATTAGACATCCCCATCTTCACCAAGCAAATCCGCCAATAACCGGGAATAGTTGTGACGAATGGTTTTAACTGCTTCTTCGTGGTTTGGAATGGAAAGATTCCCCCCAGCAACTGCATTGTCGTGAGCAGCAATATCAGCCTGAAGACCAAGAATCAAAGATGCTAATTTTGCTTCCTTCAAGGTCATACCTTGCTGATGACAACCCGTTGCCTTACCCTCTGCATCCAAGATGCCAATCAGTTCAGAAGCCCCTCCGGCATCATCTTGAATGGAATCCCACGCCCCTGCAAAACCAACATAGTGATCCCCTCTGGGGCCTTTAACGGTTCTGGTACAAACCACCTTCGTGATACGAAGGTGATCCTTCACGTTCTGTACTGCACGTGTCAACTTTTCCTTCTTGCTTTCATCCATCTTTCCAGCCTCCTTAGCGGTTAGAAACAACACACTTTCCTTTACCCGAAATCCTTCACAAGTCTGTCTCGGAAAAGCGTGTTACGGAGATCCTCCCTATCATTAGCTACGGCAGTCGCCAATGCACCCATAGTCCCAACCAAAATCACTTTTTTCCTCGCCCGTGTCACAGCCGTATAAAGCAGGTTGCGTTGAAGCTGCTGCCGGAAACCTTCCACCAAAGGCATAGCAATGATGTCATAGCTAAGGCCCTGGCATTTGTGAATAGTACAAGCATACGACAATCTAACCAATTTTCCTACATCCTTGAAGGGAACCCTTATGTAAAGAGGGGAAGGCCCGAAAATCTTCAATTCTACTTCCTTCAACCGTCGGTTGATCTTTGAAATCTTACCTACATCTCCGTTATATACCCCCAACTTGTAGTCGTTCTTTACGACCATAATGCGATCATCTTCCCGAACCGTTTCCTCGCCAAAGCGTATTTCCTGAAGCCCTGGTTTGCAAGGATTCAACAATTCACGCAACCGAATGTTCAGGTTAGTGACACCAACTACACCCTGGTGCCTTGGTGACAATATCTGAAAATTATGTCTGGAATCATACAGTTTTTTGGAAAGTTGGAGGATGAGATTCAAAACACCTTCCTCATTAGGCATCTGAACCAAGGAAAAATCAGATGGGGGTTCACAATCAGGAATAGCACCACGGAAAATGGCGTGTGCTGCATAAATAATAGCACTAGTATCTTTCTGACGAAAAATCTTCTGAAGGTTAACCGTCGGAAATCTTCCTGACGCAATCAAATCCCGGAGAACGTTACCAGGACCCACAGAAGGAAGCTGTGCAGCATCACCAACAAAGACGACACGGCAATGTTCAGATGTACAAGTCAACATTCTCCAAATCAAGTGACCATCTAACATTGAACATTCGTCAATAACGACTACCTGAGCAGGATGTGTATTTCCATCTCCGTACCCCCACGATCCAGATTCATCAAATCCCCCAACTCCAGATTCGGATTCACCAACAATACCGGCATAAGTAGATTCTCGATGGTTGTCCGAAGAACCACGGGCAGCAAATGCCCTGTGGATAGTGTAAGCGTTTGCGCCAGTCACAGAAGCAATGTTCTTAGCGGCAATACCCGTAGGAGCACAAAGGAGAAATGGGATCCCGGCCTCCTGAAGAATCCGAACAACAGCCCGCATTGACAAAGTCTTCCCCGTACCGGGCAACCCTGTCAAAATAGATACGGGTTCTAAAAGGGCATTAACGACACCTACCTTCTGATCCGGTTCCAATTCCAACTTTTCAGAACTAGCCCAATCCCGAACGGCGGCTTCTACAACTTTCCGAAGATTTGGGCGTTTCCTTCCCGCTTCCAAAGCAGTTGCTGGCCCAACCGATGCCAACGCCTTGATATAAGGTACCGGATCAATGCCGGTTTTCTTAACAAAAGCTGCCTTAATTACACGCACCCCCAACAGATTGGATGCCCCTTTTTCAATATCCAATGCCTTGGGGTCGTAGACTGCGGTCATCCCAGGCCTAGTAGAACGGTCTACTACCAACAAACCTGCTTTGTGGAGTTCAGACAACGCAACAGCTATTGCTTGCGAATCCACATCCGGAATACGGGAAATAACATCAGCCTGCACCTGGGTTGCAGTAAGGAAAAGATGACCGAAATTCAAACTGTTCCGACAAGCATAAAAGACAGCCCCTTTAATCCTCTCAGGATTACTAGGGTCTAAACCTAATCTGGAAGCAATTTCGTCCGCCTGTTCAAATGTGATACCTTCTACCCGGACCAATGCCCAAGGATTGACACTTAATACCTGCTGTGCTTCATCCCCGAACATAGCCCAAACCTGCCGGATACGCCCGGCAGGAAGCCCCAAATCCCCGAGAAACATGATGGATTGAAAATAAACCCTTACAAACCGCCACTGTTCAGCAACATGCTGAGCAATGGAAACATCATTAAGTATCTTCCCCATGGATTGGACGTCATCAAGCATTTTGACGAACGCGTCATCACCGTCAGCCCCTTTACGAAGCTGATCCAAAACCAACCCGCCAACCCCATTGCTGGAAAGGATCTGAACTACCGTGTCTGCATCCCAAAGACCCTTAAAAATAGGAGCCTTTTTGATAGCCAACTGCCTGCCATATTCCTTGTGGGTGACCCAATCAGCATCAAATCCAAACCAAGTCCCGATTTGTATTCCCAAACCGGAAACATAACCCCGAACTACCGCCAAACCTGCCCCGTTGTCAAGAACCATACGAAGGATGTAAAAACCCTGCGAAGGATCTTCAAACGTAATAGAATGGACACGGCCAGAAAAATACACTCAGCCCTCCTTCAAAGACACTTTGAAACGATCCAACAATGCTTTGATATCCTGTAATTGCGACCCTAAGATTGCAGTCTGTGTGAGGGCATCCTCGGATGAAAATCCCTTGTGAAATTCTTCCATGTCAACCAACGTGACAACGGTCAACCGACCCCTGTGTCCATCCATCAATTCCAAAGGAAGCGGTTCAACAGTTCCGCCTTCTAGCTCTACCCACCAGGAATCACCAGCTCGGCGAAGGAAACCTTTCCCACCAACATTCAATAGAAAAGCAGGATTGTCGTGATGACCGGCCGGACATTTACCGTGGGACTGCCACAAACAACAACCCCCGCCCCACAAACCAAGTTGCGGGGCACTCGGCCAGTGGTGAAGGGCAATCTGAATTTTGGAATCCAAGAAGGGTTCAAGAACGACGGAAACTTCTACGGGGTCTCTGCCGTCCTCTTCGGGGGACACAAACAAGGACTTCCCGTCCCGCTTCCAAAAAATCCCTGTCAAGATTTCCGTTTTAATTCCAGGTTCCATGTCGTCACTTACCCGAAAACATGGAACCCGGAATCAAAATAATCAGAGTTTTTTCAGTTCACACGTGTCATTGGTGCAGAAAACTTCCGTAACTTCATGGATAGAAGCCCCCAATTCAATCGGTCGGAGTTTCTTGGTCATTTCATCATACTGTTCCCGACTGATCGCGACATAGGGCGGATAAGCGTAACCGTGGTCCGTATCCATCATAGGTAAAAGGGAAACCCCCTTCAACTGGTCGTCAAACGTTTCCAAGCATGTCTTGGCGTCATTCACTTCTTCGGGACGGAAAGTGATAGTACAGTTGTGTGCACCAAACCCATTTGCAACATAACTATGCCCGTCGTCAACGGTCATGTCGTAAGTAGGTTCCGGATTGCAAAACTGAACTTCTTTCACGACCCTGAATGTGAAAGAAGGATCAATCAAATGACTCGGAATCTGAACACCCATATCAGACATTTGCAGTAACGTCTGCCTAGACACAGCCTTTCCAAAATGACAGGAATGGCTATGAAAATGGTCCTTCATAAAAGAACTCTTGCACCGATGCGAAAGTTCCCGCATCATTTGCCGAAGTCCTTTATCCGGAACACAACCGAAAAGACTTCTCCGCTTCTTATCCCCAAACTTATGGTAAGTTTCCATCTTTCTGTCTTCCGCAAACCCAACCATGCGGAAAAACCTGTTTGATTGTTCGGGGGATAGCGAAACACACCACGTATTAGACGTAATGTACGGTTTTCCAAATGACTTGAAAACCCGTACTTTACCTTCCTTCTGATTTGACGTGATCAATGCCTGGAATCCCAGCAACCTCAAAACATCTACTAGCTCTTCCGCCAAACGGAATGATTCGGTAGTCATCACAATAATGCGTCCATTCCGTTTGCTCACATGCCCATCCAAAGTGATCCCGCGAAGAAACGCTTTCAACATTTTTCCACTGGACATTGAAATAGGCCAAGGGACCCTTTTCTGTAACTCAGCGTCATAAAGCCCTACCCATTCAAACCAGCGGTGAATTTTGACACTAGAGCCATTCACAATCAACAGATCCCCCGAAGGAGCCCGAACATCCAAGGTTTCTTTAAGATCAAGTCCAAAGAGATTCTTGATGAAACCCTTGAACTTCGGAACAACATTGTTAGCCCTTTGCGTCAAACCGAAGGAACCACAGTCCCGAACCAAATGACCATCGGATACCATATATCCCAACAATTCCGCCAGAGCTTCCGTCATAGTAACCGGAACAAACAAATCCCGATTAGAAGAAGTCCGATCCACATGACAGAAACTCTTCAACCGAAAATCAAGCAAAGACTTACTGTCAGGACAAGAAGGGGAATTCAAAAATTCAACCAAATAATCCCCCTTCTTGATATCCGACAGATTTCGCCATTCCAACTCAAGAGATTCCCCCAAAACCCTCATACGATGGTCAGGGGTTCCTTTCACCGTCAACAACCCTTCCATCTCTATCTCCACAAGTGGTTTTGCAGGGTTGATAAGGATTGCTGACACGGAACTCCAACCGTTGTCGGTGTTCAACACTTGGAAGGGAACATTGCATGGATAAGTGCCTGGAACTGAAGGTAACCCCAACAATGAAGGGATGTCCGACATCCTACGAAAACCGGAATTAGTACGGATAAGGGTATCTCCCGTCAAACAGGATACCTGGTTATCGGCCCAATGCCGCTGCATGTCGACGGCATTAGCAAACTGTTCCCAAACCGTGACTTGGTCCTTACCTTTGAGGTAGTTCTTTTCTGCTACCGGAAAGGCAACGACCGAAGTGTCACCGGCGTAAACATCGGCATAGACTTCATAACCTGCTTTCCGGGCAGCTTCAACAAGTGGGCTGGTGTTTGCGACCCGTACATGCCGAATGTAGTATTCGGAATGGGGATAGTGAATACCGGGAGTGGCCCCACACAACAGACTGACGGTGTTATGACTCGGGACTGCTCCAGCATAATACCAATGTTCTTTCGCTACTTCTACGTCAAAAGTTGGCATTTCCCCGACAGGTTCGTTGGACAACACCTTTCCAACACGCAAGGATCTAACCGCATGGTTATGAAGCCATCCAGGAAAACCTTCAGACGCAGCGTAAATACTAGCCTTAACTGAATGGCGAACCAGCAAATCAAAAGCTTCCGAATTCATCACCGCCGAAGATGTCAGATGCCACATACTCTTTTTCTTCTGGAAACCGGAACCTTGTGTTTGATGACTTCTCCCAAAACACAGGCCAACCGCCCAACAAACATCTTGCAGGTGCCGAGCAAACCGCTCGTCAGCCGTAGTGACAACCGCCTTGCCCCATTTGCCTGAAAGACCTGCCGAACCGTCTGCATCCAACAAACCAGCCACGAAAGCGATAATGGATTCGCAACCCGAACCCCGAACGACTTCAGGGATCAAATCCAACTGATCAGCATCATACTTGAAAACCCCGTTCTTGATCAACCAATGCCACAGCATTTTAGAGCCAACTTCTACCGTTGACGCATTTTCGCTGCTGATCGGATTGATTGAAGCAGATATTCCGAAGATATCCTGAAAGAGACGGACCAACTTATCCAGATTTTCACGGATGCCATCTGTCCACCGGAGCCGCCATTTACTAGGCGACATAGCCCCATCACCCCACATATAACCCAACATCCACGCCAAATCCGGTGTCATAGTTTCAGGTTGCCGGATTTCGTCGGCGTCCCCTCTCATCTTGAGAGCAATAGAAGATAAAGGAGAAAGCGTCCGTTGCATTTCAGAATGTTTGTACACCCCAGGAAGAACATCTAGAACATGTCCGGGAAGCAAATCCTTCGTTTCTACCCATTCAGGAGTAGGAAACTTCAAGAAACGGGAAGACACACCGTCTATTTTGCGTGGGTTAGCCAATTCCTTCCCAATAACTCTCCACCTATGGTTCAACGTAGATTCCAATACCAAGTGATAGGACAACGTAATTCGGTTGACAGGAACCGTTCCGTTGACGTATGTTTTGATAATCTGCCCCGACCCGTCAGCTACGGTTTTGTCAACAAGATTGGCCCAATCCTTACCTTCAGGATGATCCTTGAACAGTTCTTCCAACGTCAAAATACCCCGGTTGGTACAGGTAAGGGCATACCATGGACGACAACCTGACGGTTTCACACTGGTTGTCTTGATTGACAAGGGAATCCCTAACCAATCGGAATAGGTGCGATCAAGTTCCTGGATGTAACCATAACCCTTATCACACCAGTTCAGAAATTCCCGGCGCCCAAATTTGGCAATGGCTTGCGTAATCCCGCTCATGGAACAACCAATCCTGCGGTTCTTCATCATGACGGCGTTCGCCCGAAGGTCGTGGGTCGGAACCAACGTGACGGTTTTGGCGTAAAGATACGCCTGCTTCAACGTCTTCTGAAAGTCTTCGTAGGTATCATGATGCGCCGGATACGTTTCAACAAGGCAGCAGCATTCCCGATCAAAAAGAGTCTGTTCCAAGCACTGTGCAGTGAAGACACCTGAAACTACACCGCCCCTCTCGCTTTCGGTAATCACCGCCACGGTATGATAATCATCCACAGTCAGGTTGTACACAGGTTCTTCACCTTCAACCTTGCGAACTTCCTTGACACGGTGATTGTAAGTTGCCGAACGGGATTCCAGCTCGGCCCAAGACTTCACTACCCACGGGTTAGAAGCGGATTTGCCGGCTTCCCCAAATCGTATCCGACAAGGCACGCCACGTACTTTGCATGCCGCTTCCCATTCCTTCTTCAGTGGCTTTCGCCCCAACGTTTGAATCAAATCCTTGTGGATCATGACCTGATCATGCAACGTCTGATGCTGCATGTCTTCAAATACAACACGTTGCGCTTCTTTGCGGACAGGAAGGGACGCCAACATTTCGTTCGTACAGGCAATGGAACAATAACACCTGCCACGCTTTCCCCACGGGACTACAAATTCTTCCCCACAGGTTTCACACTTTTTGACGGCATGCAACCGACCCTCTACCCAAACCGTATCCAGATCCGTCTTGGATGCTTGGTCTTTCCAGTATTCCAACAAGTTCTGTTGCTGTTGTTCCGAAAGCCTATTTGACAAAGCTTCCCGTTCCACTTCCGTATGTGAAGCGGACAACTTGGCCAGGAAAACAGGATCAGAACACCGTTCCAACGTCTTGTCCCCGATCTTACGGCACGCTTCTTCCGAATGCACCTTCCCCCACATGGGATTCTTGTTTCCCACAAGACTTCTGGCATGAAGTGCCCGATGATTCCTGAAAGTCATGATGGAAAGGTTTTCTGGGGCATTGTTCAAAGAGTTGAAGTCCTCGTGGTGTACGACAACTCCTCCCTTAATCCAACCGTTTGTCTTTTGTTGGTTGTACAGACGATCCCACGCTTCAGGGTCATTGAAGCGGGCCACAAGCCTGTGTTCCATGGCCTTGCTTTTCGCGTCCCTGGTGTCTGTACATACTTGCCAGTAATCACTCAGATTGGCCTTGGAAATCTTTTCCTTCCGCTTCATGAACCTGGGCAGACTGTCCCCCGGTTTCAAGTCTTCGGCATGCACTTTGGTTCCATCCAAAAGCAGCATCCCATGGTCAGGCGTCACCCTCAAGGAACCGCCGTCTTCAAACAAAACTTCAACCAATGGACTGGATTCCCGAGTCCTGTGGGGATTACGACCCCACTTGATGTCAACCTTGCCGGTTTTTCTGTCAACAGCATAAACGGGAATATCATTCCCGTTTTCAGCAAGGGTGCGGATAGGAACCGACCCACGTCCGTCGGCAACGGCGATCAAAGTATCCCCCGAAAAACACGGGTTTGCCCCCATGGCCTTACGGTCCTTGTCATTCGGGGGGTCCATCATGCGCCCGTACCGTCGCATGTTGTCCAACCAGCAAAGGCCCGGTTCTCCATTCACTGCCACGGAATCCATCACGGAAGAATAATCCATCCCGACCTTGGCAAAGATGGAATTGTTGGAAGCCCACCTGTGGGAATTCAAAGCTTCCTGATCCTGTTTCAAAGCGATGAATTCCTGGTCGTCAGGTTCCCCGAATAGGATTTCTGCGGTACGTCGAATTCCTCCGGATACAACACATTTGCCGATCATGTTGAAGATGTCAACAATGATTGATGACGTGATTTTGTAAGGTTCGCCGGAACCTTCCATTACTACACCGACCTTGAAAATCTTACCTGCCGTTTCATCCTGTTCCACGTGAAACGAAACCGTCATGCCTTTGGGAAGGAGCAACCTAGTGATACTTTCAACCATGACATGAAGGGGCTTCGGACCGGAAGCTACCCCCCCGAATGTTTTGATCGGCACCCCACGGCCCCGGACCCCGGAATAATCAATAACCGTCGGGAAAGAAGCCTTACCTACAAAGGAATTCAGAACCATGCGAAGAAGGTTGACCCAACCTTCTCGACTGTCTTCAACAACGAACGGTTGGTCCGTTATTTTCGGAGGACACAGCTTCACCTTTCCGGCTCCTCGGGTATCTCCTCCGACCCCAACTCCGAGCATTGACATGTCCATCAGGAAACAGAAAGGAGACGAAAAATCGTCCGCCAAATTTTCCGAGGAGATGAAGGAACAATTTCCAGTCAGGATATTTCCATCCAACGCAAAAGCACCTTTGCCCTCCACAACGGCACAGAAAACTTCTTCTTCCCTGTCGGTTTCTTCAACCGAAAGAACTGTCCACTTTCTCTGAAGAACATCCCCCCCGCCATTTTTAAGGAAATTGTTTCGGTGTTCGTCAATGAGGAAAAAATCTTCTGGTAGGGTGTTCCGCATCAGTGCCAAACGATACATGACATGTGGTTTACCTGTTAGGTTGGATATGCAAGAATTCTTCCCTATTGAATAAATGCCGATTCCGAGGGCAACACACACGTCCCGAATGAATTCGATGTTTCCCCGGTCGGCACTGGAAAGAACCGTCTGGCCAGCTTTTTCTACTGACCCGTCGGCAGCAAAATATCCCATAAGCCACCCAAGCAAATAGGCTTTTGTTTCCCGTAAGGAAGGACGATCCTTGAAGAAATTAGGCAACGCCCCAAATCCAGCCCCATTTTTGATTTCGTGAGGAGGGCATAACGAAAAGTAAGGTTTCAGTGCGGCATCCTTCTCCCCAAACATGTACACGGCACCTGCATTTCGGTTCCTCTGGCATGTCCCATCCCCAAAAGTAAATCCATGGGCCACACCGAACGGAGAAGGTTTCACACGCTTCACACCCTGCCCGAAGATGTATTGGAGATGGTGAACCCCAGGGCGCAGTTCCGAAGTCCTGAATTCCAAAAAACCACGGTTCCGATTCGCATTCCTACGGTCCCTACAAAACCATCTGTGATCGCCCGTAACAAACAAGGTTTTCTTCACCCCTTGACGTGTCAGGACAAGACGCCACAACTTTTGAACCCCAAAGGACCGGATCGGAGCATCGACCCACTCCCCCCCTCTGGTAAGTAAATTCTGGACTGTACCTACCAGACTTCCAATCGGCTTCGTGCCGTCGGCTGTGATGATTTCTGTTTCTCCAGCGAAACAGTTCATAAGTGAGGCTGCCCCTCGTTCGTAAACGAGGTCCGTACCCATGGTCCACAAACCACGTCCTGGAGGCGTGAACTTGAAGTCCCAAATACGGTGGAACATATCCTGGGCGGAATTCTGAGCCTTGTCTTCCTTCCAAGGAAGTCCCATTTGCCTGCAATGAATCTTCTGGATGTTGAAACAACCTTCAACGACCCGCTGCACCGTTTGCCAAAATTCCTCCGTCCCACCTTCAGGAAGAGCACGGGCATACGTGCGCTTATACGTGAAATAACCCAAACCCCCGAATCCCCATTCAGGCTGCTTTCCTCGGAATTGTTCAATAAATGTCGGGCTGAGAGAAAACTGACGCACCTTCCGGTCATCGGCAGACTGGGAAAAAATCATGTTCTGATCTCCGTTTGGTGATAGACAAAAAGCAGAATCCCGAAAGGGAATCTCAATTAAGATTTCAACGACAAGATTCCAGCAATCCCGCCACCAATTTAGCCCAAGGATTGATTTGTCCCGATAGGACAGCCCTTTCAGCGTCCCCCAGCTTGATAATCAGCCTAGCGGCTTCCTGGCGCGTCCAGTGGCCTGCCTGGGGAACCACTTTGTTCTTCCAAAACCACGGGTTGACCCCCATCTCGGCTGCGGATTCGTCCTGCCCAACGCCCCGATCCCGAAATTCAGCAACCGCCAGCCACTTGGAAGCCCCATCAAACAAGATTCTGCATAACCGTATCGTTTGGTCATCCTTGCAGGTGTTCTTCAACCGATCCAAATGCCCGGCCAAGGCTTTGACATCCCGACGAGCAAGAGCTGCAACAATCGGCTGAATTGCCGTCTCCGCCAAAGGAGCTATGCTTCCTTTAATCCTGACAGCATCTATTTCCGTGATTCCATCGGCATCCGCCAACGTGGAAATCTTTTTGATTTCAAAGGAAAGGAACCCAAGACCCGAACCAACCTTGGCAACAAGGGCGGCCGCCAACCTTGGATCAATTGTCTTTCCAAGAGTCTTTAATTCCGACACGACGAAATCCGCGGCAATCTGGTCAGCTTCCCATTCCTTGGGTGAAGGGTAGTTCCTATGCTGTTTTCCCAACCCCTTCAAAAACTTGCCAAACTTTGTGTTTTCCTTCGGATCCCCTTCGTAATGAAGGAGAATGACCGTATCGGAACTCTTCTTTTTGGAGTGGGCTTCAAGAATCCCTAAATCCGCCTTTTCAGGTGAATCTACAACTACCAGGATGGGACCGGCAGCCATGAAGGAAACGGAATTTTGCGACAAAGCCGCCCGAAGATCAGAAGCCAAAGTACCGTTAATACGATCGATTTTCCAACCATTTTCCTGATGATCGGTAATCAATCGCAACAAATTACGCAAACGATGGAAATCATCCGATCCGGACACGGCAAAAACAGGAACCTTCCCCATTTTTAAGCGCCCCCAACCAAGGCCCCGACCAATTCAACAACAGTCGGGTTCTTCCAAATGGCAACTTTCCTGACCCGTTCCCATAAGGCAACCCCAGCAGGGTCCCCTACCAGATGATCGGCAATCATCCCAATCAGGTCGGGTAACTTTTTTGAATCCACGTTACGAACAAGAGCAGAAACTTTAGCCAAACGGTCGGACAAGACTGCTTCTACCAGTTCAGCCACGATGTCTTCCAATTCTTCGTCGACAACAGGAATATCCCGAACCCACCGGGCCAAACAACGGGACCGGATCGTAGGAATGACACTACCCAAGTCCGAAGCCCACAAGATGGGCTGAACTAAAGCATCGTCAAATTCTTCCAAACACTTCAACAGGACATCACATGCCTTTGGATTGGCTCTGTCGGCATCCATTGGCCCAATTACCAAAGTCCCAACAGAAGACCCAACAGGAGTATCCTGCATAAGCAAAACGATTTCCCGTGCCGTTCCGGTTTTAAGCCCGTCATCCCCGAAAGGAGGGGCTATCAGAACCCCTATCTTGGATGCTTCCGATAAAGCGGCCGAACGGGCTCCGGGACCGTGAAAGAGTATGCAAGAAGACATGGTTAACCACCTCCGGGAAAAGTTACCCGGAAAGCGTACCCTTAACGTGTTACGTGGAATGCCCGCCCACACGTCTGACAGACGTAACGGATAGAAACGCCGCTGTTTATGGAATTCTGCCCGTTTGAAAGCAGGTGATCAAAAGTCTGTTCAATAATGGCAAGATTGCCGTTACAACCTTCCGTCGCTCGGCAGGCAATCCAAACGGTTTTCTTAGGTTCTTGAGATTTTTCGTTCACAATGCTCACACCTTCCTAACAAGCCCAAAAGAAGAGGAACCAGCAATCAAGGAAGGAAGAACCTGACAAGCTAACTTGTTCATTTTCATTCAGACAGGTCTTCCAACTTGAAGTGGAGTCTAACCCACCAAGCATTCCCATAAAAACCTGCTTGAGTAGGATTTACTTGATTATCCGGGATTTCTACGGAAGGGCTATCAGGAATCATTCCTGATAGACGTAATCGGTTCGTAAGTTCTGCTATCAGGATTTCTAGTTTGTCATCCAAAGTCCCTGGAAGAGATATGTTTTGATTCCAGGAATCCTTAACAACCGGAACGATAACCTGTTTCCAAACTTTCCACCAAACACGGAAAGGAAATACCGTTCGGTATTCATCTGACAAGGGTCCAAAGAAGTTTAACCCTACGAAAACCCAATAAGACGGATGTGCTCTGGTAGACGTAGGAAATTCTACCGAAGCCCTTCCGTAAATAACATGCAGGCACCCTACGGCAAGATTTCTGATTTCATTTTCAACCAGGATTTCCATAGTGACCTCCAATTAAGGAAGTACCATAGGAAATCCATCAAGGGACTATTTTTAAATACACCTCACCCTTGGATCCAGGGGATCCTCAATTTTAGATTGTCTAGTTCCATCCCTTACTCTAAGGACTGAAACGACAAGAAGAAACAGGTAAACAATCATCCGTACTAATTTAACCAAGAAAGCTTACAGGAACAGTAACAACTTCAATTTCAGAATCAAAGAAACCAGAATCATCAGAATCATTAACCGTTAGGTAACTATTTCTTTTGCCACGGTCGCCCTACGGGCTCCCTACTTTCCTTCCTTCTTCTTTTCTTTCTTGGGGGAAAGGGGGTTGAAGGAAAAAGGGTTTACGACGAGTTTGAAGGAAACGGTTTTAACGGTTAGGAAGACCACCTGATCTTCCTTAAAACCTTTCCCCGGGTCCATTGATCCTAACTACAGGATCGGAAGGACACGCCGTGGACTTTGCATCCTTTTCTTTCCTTGGGACTCAGGTGAAGTTTTCCAAGGAAAGGTTTGATTTTCAACACCCAGGTTTGTTTGACGGCGATTGCTTAGCTCAATGGCTTCCGTATCGGTTTCCCGATCATTGGATCCAGAAAGGATTCCAAACCCTTTGGAGGTTCCTTCCTATGTCCCGAGTGCGGGCCTTCCTGAAAGAAAGGAAAAGCTTACCGGGATGTTTCCAACGACAACCTGAAAAGTTTTCAGTGAACCTGGGTGAAACAACTAAACACAAAAGGGATGTTGTCATCCCTTCAAGAAAAAGTCAAGAAAAATCTTTAAACCCACAAAAAAGATTTCTTGTGGGTTGGACGAAGTCTTTCAACTTCATTCAGGACTTTCTGTCTGGTGACTTCAAGAAGCTGGTCTTCAGAATAGAACCAAGGGACCCTTTTAGACATAAAATACAATTCAAGGTCTTCCAAAAGCTTGTTAGCTTCACCTGATCCTGACCAAAGGGCTTTTGCGAAGGTTTTCCATGCCGGGTTAAAGATATCCTGAAGTTGTTCAGGGACTTTGTTGATGGATTTAGCAAAATCTTGTTTGGTTTTTGGAAGGGTTCCCTTTTCCAACATAGTCAACCATGTGACCATGTCGGGATATTTTGATTTCCAAACTTTCTTCATGAATTCCCGGATTCTCTTCCCCATGGGGTCATCCATGTCTTCAAACACAAGTTTCGTAAGGAAAGACCCGGCGGAAGATTCCTCGGCCGAGGTGTCCGCGTAATCAATGGGACGTTCGTCGGTTTCAGGAGAATCTATCATCAAGCTGTGAATCTTGTCTGATTCCCGCTTTACGAAACGGATAAGGTACGTAGCAAGGGGCCCTGCCCCGATGGACCTTGGGGTTTCTTTCCCTGATTTGATTCCTTCAGAACCTTTCATGCCTGCATGCCAAGCTGGACGGACTTCCCTGATTTTGGTCAAGTCCGGCGACAAGCCCATAAGGGCATGGTCAAGGAATTCATCCGGATCCGCACTCAGTTTGTATTTCCTGATGGCGGAATTGAGGGCGGATTCGACAATTCCGAACATACCGGAATTTTTCGGGTCCAACCAGGCCGGATTTATGTTGGTTCCGGCAAATTTGTCTTCCATCTGCCGGATTGCAGACTTCCAACCATCCCTCCACCAAGTATCCACGGGAACGCCTGCGGCGCCTTCCAGAACCTGTAAGCGAAGAAACTGGTCATATTCAGTCGTGTTGACCGTCGCCAGGAACCAGCGCAAGGCTACACGTCCTGAAGCCAGCTTATTCATCTTCAGTTCCCGCTTGATTGCCCGTAATTCGCAATGCTTCATTGAAGCCTCCTTCAAAAGTCCTGCCAAGACATTTCTATAAGGATTTCACCGGGATTTTTTGCTTGACAATGCCTTTAAGGTTGTGGCAAAATGTTGACTGCCGACACCCGGACCTGTTTGAAAAAACCCTGTCCATCGTGCTGGCTTGTTCCTATTCCCCAACCAAGGTGACCCTTTTGTGGTTGCCTGAAGGAGATCCCGTCATGCGCCTTGACACTGATTTCCCGTCCTTCCTTGAAATCAAACCCCCCACAACAACAGTCCTTTTCAAACCTCTTCTTGAAACCCTTCGGGACAAAACAAAAGGTTGCCCCGGAAAATTTGTTCCTTGTGAAACCGTCATCCGGGAAACCTTACACCGGACCGGAATGAATCCCGAAAACCTGTCTGATTTTGGAAGTCACGAAATCGGCTGGTTTTTTGGCAACCCCCGAAGCGGGCTGTATAAAACCGTTTCAGAAGCTTTCCTGAACGGGACAGACCGGAGAAACCCTTTTCCTATTACCGTTCAGGGGGATCCGGGATTCTGGGGGCTTACCCCTGACGGAATTCGTCTTTCAGACCCTTGTTTTCAAGGGGCGGCAAATCCCACAGCTTTGTTCTTGGAACGTCGCCTAGCCTTAACTGGGGGCTGTAATGGGGGTTTTATGAAGACCCTTCGGCGAACGGTTTCCGCGAAGCTTCAGATGTCCGTTGCAATCGGGATTGTGGATGACCACGTCCAGACCTGTTTGATGCGGCTCATTCATCGGGATGCCCTTGCCGGACGTATTTTCGCCGGACTGAAGATCAGTGACAGCCTTATTGCTACGTATGCTGTTCGTTCCGCTTACAACGATTGCCGTGATTCCGGTACGGAACCTGTTTCCAGGTCTCTTCTGGGGGCTAGGACCGAACGGGAACGGGTCGGCAGAGATGACATCATGTATGAGCATTCCGACCTGCAAGTCTTGTGGGCCAGTGATCGGATGGCGGAGTTCGCCAGTTTTGACGTTGTGGATCGGAACGCCGTCACCGCTGCGGAAGTCATGGAATATGAATCGTTCTGGACTCGGATTGAAGGGGTTCTTCGGGCAAGGGATCCTGAATCCTGTCCAAAGTGTATGAATATTGTCCGTCAAAAGGCGGAAGGACGGACCGTCACGGAAATTGCCAAGGACCAAGGGATGCCCGCTGCTCGGGTTTCTGCCTTTATGTCCTTTACGAAAGAATGTGTCCTTAGGGCAATGGAAGAAGGATCCTTCTGAACGGTTTCCCAAATATGAAAAAGCCCCGTCCATTTCAATTGGACGGGGCTTTTTCAATCCAAGTGCTTTCACACGTCAAATTTCAACCAACCCTCAACCGAATTTGGGACTGACGCCGTCTTTCCGGCATCAGGATAACAGCTCAGCAGAAGCCTTGATCTGGCACATTTCGTTTCTTTGCCGTGTTTCTTGAAGAAATCGGTGATGTTGGCGTGCCGGTCGGCTCGGCGGGAATGCAGGTCCGCTGCAAGATGGCCGGCCAGTTCATGGATCGCTGTGCAGGAAGACATACCTAGGGTTGAAGTCTTGAGGCTGAATCCGTAAAGACCGTGCTTCGCTGAACCCGCCTTCTTTGATTTCAGCCAATGGTTCTGTAACGCTTGCACCATCGGAGCACGTATCTTCTTGAAATCATCCCGTAATTCCCAGATCAGGTCTTCAACCGCTTGATCTCGGAAGGCATCATAGGAATCGTTAACCGCTTTTTTCGGTTCATTTGCCCTGAAGGCATTCCCGTCATTCACGGCCAACTGCCACAAACTGTTCCACAATCTTTCCTGTGAATCACTCAGACCGGAAGGGGCAGTCCCGGAAGCAATGACGGTTTCCGTGTTGGACGCAATTTTCGGCCCGATCCCTGTCATAGCGTCGACCAAGATGGCGGCAGGAAGGCTTCCCGACCGTTTTGCGTGGGCGGCAAGGAACGGAGCAACCTGTTCGTCTTTCCGCCAAGCATTTTTGGCGATGCGTTCCGCTGCCCTGGAAAGTTTCCCGATGCAGGCTTCACAATCCGCCTGAATTCGTTTCGTGTGACCATAGAGACCAGACGGGGCTGCAGAAGCTAGCCGGGAATCAGTTGAAAAGGTGCTTGGCTGCCCCTGTGGCTTGCGTTCAGGTAAAGTCCTGGTGTCGGACAAGGTTTTCTTTTGGGTGTCGTTCCTGGACGAAGTTTTGAATTCGTCTCGGTGTTCTTCGTTCATGGCTTCCCACTTGGCCTTGTCCTCGGGGGTCATATTTTCGGTTGGATCGGCCGGGACGCCTTCTTCAAACCGGGATTCAACTTCGTTGGAAGCAATGCGCGACCAATGATGAGTCAGATCTATCAAGCCCCCTGCTTCGCTGTTGAGCGTTTTCCAGAAAGCGGATGCAAAGGTGAATGCCCTTTTCAGATCTTTTTCCTGATGGCGGAATTTCAACAGTTTCCCATCGTCCATCAACATTTGCAACTGATACAAGGGAATGCCTGGCCCAGGGACCTCAGTCACCCTGAATGTTGGTCCTGGTTTTCCGTTCCATGCCCACCAGTGCCCCAACTTTTCGTTGAATTCCATCCAGTTACGTCCGGTCTTGTCCGGACCCGTGGCAGCGGTTTTGGTAATGGGAATCCCGTTGGACCAAATTGTGGGTTTCCTGGGATTCTTCAGGATTTCAACGGTTCCCCCAGGACTGTCAAGATATGCTTTCAGGTCTTTTTCCCACCTGGCGGGATTCTTCAGGTTAGGTGGTTGTTGGAGGGTAAGGATCATTTCCGCTTGGAAACCTTGTCGTTCCTGAATGCGGGTTAGGTATGAAGATTCCGATCTTTGAACAACTGCTGCGTAAGGGCAGCATGTTACAAGATCCCCTTCTTCCGATTTCCAAGGGAATTTGATTTCTGTACCAGGAGCAAGCCCTTCCAATTTTTTGGCCCGTACAGACACAAAAATGACGTTGTGAGAATCAGCCTTCTTGAACTCATTCTTGTGTTCTTCCGTGTTGTTTTTCCACTTTTTGGCATCTTCTTCCGTCATGTTTTCCGTTGGATCAGCAGGTTTGCCTTCTTCGTACTTGGCCAGCAAACCGTCTGTTTCTTCCGATACGCAGGATCCCTTGAAGTTGTCTTTGTTCTTCAGGTTTTGAAGACGCCATTCCTTGGCATCTTCTTCCGTCATGTTTTCCGTTGGGTCAGCGGGAACCCCTTCTTCATATCGGGCTTCAATTCCATCTTCACCATCTTCTTCGGAAGAAGTCTTGTGACGGCGAATAAGAGCTGCATCAAACGCTTTTTGGGCTGCTTCAGGACCTTCCTTGAAAAATACCTGTCTGACATCCCAACCGCTCGGTCCGCCAAGTTCGGAAAATGCCTTTGAAACGATCTGTTCGGACAGGTTTTTGATTTCTTCTCCTTGGAATCCTGCTTGCCATTTGTATTTCCCGATATTGGTCTTCCATTCCTTGACCATCACCGGACCGCGGCTTTCCATGTCCTCTTTGATCTTTTTTTCGTCTTTCGTCTTAAACGCATCCAAGAGCATTCGGATGTGCCCTAATGCTTTCGTATCCGGCATGTCTATGACATTTTTGTCCAGTCCGGCGGAATGATGGTAAACACCTTGGATACGTTTCAAGGTGTTTGTCGCTTCGTCCCAATCCAATTCGGATACTGCCTTTTCAACCGCCGGCCAATCCCGGTCAAGAAATTCCTTCATAATTGAAACGGTGTTGTCGGAAGCTGTCTTTTCCGACGCTCCCCGTATTTTCAGGAGAGCTTTTAGCTCAGCTTTGACGGCTTTTGCTTTTTCGCCTTTCCACGAGGTAGCGTTGGACAGAAAATAAGCAACAATGGATTTCGCGGGGTCCTGCCCGTAGGTTTCCGTAATTTGGTCAAGACTTTTCATTGCATTGAGATACGGTTTGGCGGCGTAGTTCACGGAAGGCCAATCCCTAGTGATTTCGTCGGCAATTTCACTCAAGGAACGATGCTTGGCCTTTTTGTTGGCGGCAAGACGTTCAAGAGTAGCCAAGGTGTTCGTTTCCTGTGCCTTGCTGGTAAGGGCGTCAAAGGCCTTTTTGAATTCGTCCCGATGTTCTTCGTTCTGTTCCTTCCATTCCTTGGCATCTTCGGGTGACATATTTTCCGTCGGGTCGGCCGGAACGCCTTCTTCGTAACGGGCCAGCAAACCGTTACAGTCATCGGACAGCATTGCTAACCGTTCAAGGATGTTCGGGATCAAACTACCTTCCCCTTCCGTGATGGTGTCGGGGACGCGTTTGCCTTCTTCCCAGCCTTCTTCATCTTTTTTCCCAGGTTGCCAGTCCGCGTTTTTCATGTCAGGTCCTTCCAGGAAAGCTTTCTTTCCTGCATCTCGTTCTCTGTCCATCATTTTCTGGAGGGCATGTAGAGGGGCAATTACGGCCCCGGCAACCATTCCCGCCATGTAGTTGAAATCGGACGCTTCGTAACCTTTCCGGGGTTCATAACCCCCTTCTACCAAATCATCCGCCTTGACTTTGCCTTCTTTTGCTTCGTCGTAGAGTTTTTTTCCTTCAGCATCAAGGGTTTCCCTGTCAATGTCTTTCATGATTTTTTCAACGTGTTCCATCATCCTGAAACCGTTGGATCGGTTTCGGTTGTAGTACATTTGCGCGTGACCTTTTAGTTCTTTTTCCAATTCCTTTGCTTTTTCCTGGTGCTCATGATCATGGTGTGCCTTGTTCAGCTTTTCATGCAATTGTTGGCTTTCCTTGGCGGTGTCCATCAATTCTGCATGGTGCTTCCCTATGTCCTTCCAACGTTTCTGGACGTCTTTTCCAAGCAGATTTCCTTTTGGAGTGTCCTTTTTACCTGTTTCTTCTTTTTTGGTAACTGTATGGTTGGAAGGGTCTGCTTTTGGGTGTTCTTTCAGGTAATCTTTTAAGGCTTTTTCCGTCGGAAATTCCATTGTAAGACGTTCCAGGAAAGCTTTCTTTCCCGCTTTGTACATAATGTCATGAAGTATTTCCAAAACATGTATGGGAATGGCTGCTACCCATCCGCCAAGAAAAAGGGGATCCTGATCATAGCCCATAGAATCTTTGCCTAAAGTCTTTGGGCTCTTTTCAATATGGTCTTCAGCTTCGTTGAATTTTTTCAGGGCTTCATCAAAAATCTTTTTCTTAGGGTCGTCAAGGGATTCCCTGTCTATTTCATCTAGGATTTTTTTGTTGTACCTGTTCATTTTTTTGGCGTATTCCACAGACTTACTGTAAAACTCTGCAGCTTCCGCTGTGGCAGAAGGGTCGCCTTTTTTCAATTTCCTTCGGAGAGATTGTTCTTCTTTATTCATGTCTTCAAACGTCTTGTATGCTTTTCCAGCATCCCTCCATGCTTTCTGGGCTTTTTGTCCGCCGGGACCTTGCTTTGTTACCTTGGCTTCGTCTTCGTCTTTCTTTTCCTCAACAGTATGATTGGAAGGATCTGCTTTTGGGTGTTCCTTCAGGTATTTCTTCTTGGCTTTTTCCGTCGGAAATTCCATTGCCAAGCGTTTCAGGTTTCGCATATCTTCCCCTAAGACAGCAATTTTTGAGCTTTCCGGTCTGGGGTCCGACCCTTGTTCGGTCAGAAGCAAATTCTGGAGTTTTCTCATCACGTCAGTTCCTCCCGCCAAGGGTTCTCCATAACCGTGTTTGACTTCAACAGGATAGATGTCCCTGCCGTCAGGGTTTCCTTTGTAACCGGAAGTCTTTCCTGTGGGGCTGTCCCAAGCGTGTTGCAGCATGGTAATCGTTTGCTTGAATGCGGAACTTGTCAAAAAGTCGCTTATTTGTGACAAAACCGTGGCTTCATTCAAGGTTCCTCCACCGTTTGGTGTGTGATACATACCATAGGTGATGAAACCTTCTTTATTCAGAGATTGTTCAAAATTGATGTGCCAAAATGCCATTGGGGACATCAAGAAAGACCATACCTTTACCTTATCGTTCACATACACGTATGCCGGTCCTTCAGCACGGAAGTTCATTTTGACGTTTGACTTTTCTTTGGCGTAGGTCGGAAATAGTTCCGCATCAAAATCAAGTGCGATTTGCACCTGATTACGCACGCCTTTCTGACCTTTTGTCCAAGGTTCAGATTTTCCAGTAGGGGTGAATCTGACCAGATTCATAGACACAAGGCGAAGCCCGTAAGGTTCTTCGTATTTGTGGGCTACTTCCGTGAACAGGGGTTTGTCGGACTTAAAGATCACCTTCGGTCCGATGGCTGTTTTCTTCATAACTAAACCTCAAACTTTGGTCAAGGGCACGTAATTCAGGAAGTCGTCATCCGGATCGTATTCAACCAGGAACGGGACATCTTTCCTGATTTTCAACAAAGCCTCTTCCGGCATGACCCAAATGGATCCGACATCCTTCGGATTTGCGCTGTTCAACAATGACAGGAAAGGATTGCCCGTCTGGGGGTCAATCTTCCCTTTGTAAACGGCAATGCCGTGGACGGACGCCCGGGCAACTTTCCTTAGCCATCGCTTGGCAATTTGCGATTCAAGGTAAGCTCGTTTGAGTTTTGCTGTTCCGTCATCTAACGAAATCCTGAATTGCGGGGCTTTGAAGGGGTTCTTTCCCCATTCCCATTTCCGTGTTGCCAAACCTTTCATCAAAGACGTTATCTTTGCCCTAACTTGGGCAGATACCTTGATGGGAAATTCCCGTTCTAACCAATCGGCATAATGATCCGCTTCCTGTGCAAGGGTTTTCGCATAACCCAAGCTATGGAGCACATCCTTGAAACCCTCACCCTCCAGTGACGGATAGCTCCTGCCATCGTGCATCCAGGCAGGTCCGATTCCAATTGTATTGGTTTTTTCGTCGTAGTGATCGCCTGTCATGCTTGGGACAAACGTTTCAACCCAGTATCTGCCTGGAAATGATCTGTTGGGGGGAAAGGCTGTTACGGCGAAACTCTTTTCCTGAGACACCCACGAAAAGGTTCCTGGAATCCGTTTCATCTTTTGGTCAAATATTTTTTCTGCATATGCAGGCATGAAAAATTTAGAAGCTACAACCTGATGCCCGTCAGAGGTTACTTCCAATTCAATGGCCATGGCCGGGCGACGGACAATCAAGGAATCACTGACTTTTTCCATCCACTTGTGATAGAATTCGTCTTTGGAAACAACCCTGACCGTCAATTCCGGGTCGGGGATGTTCGGGTCGGCGACATGAACGTTTCCATTGTCGTCAACATCAAACACTACGGACGCATGGGACCACGGGCGCCCTTCAGGATTCCAAGCAATCATCACGGGGATTCCGGCATCGGTCCACTTCTTCACCATGTTCAAGGTAGCGGGAACGACCAGGGTCCCCCGGCACCCGAAATACTGTGCTGCAGCCAAAGCCTGTTCCCAGGAAGCCCCGTGCATCGGGGTAGCCCCGAGAACATCATTCACCTCGTCTTCAGTCACTTTCTTGCCTAATGCTTTGATACACATGGATAACGAAGTTGCCATACATGTGTACTGGGAACGCTGTCGAACTGGGGTGACTGTTGCTTTGGCTTTGCGTTGCATGCTTGTGGTTCCTAAACTAAGATTAGTCGGGCATTTCCACATAAACGTCCAAATCAAGGACCGCCAAAACGGGGAACTGTGCAGTGGTTCTTGAAACCGTTGGTCGTCCAACCTCTACTGATTTCAAATTACCGTCCCATTTCGATACGGACGCTTCCGTGTTGTCAGGAATCCATGCGTCAAGACCAGCATCCATTGCCCAGAATTCAATGCTTTGTTCTTTCAGGTCTTTCTCCAACGCTATCCCCGCCAATTTCAGGAATTCCTGTCGGAAATAGTTGTCGTTCAACATCCGGTCAAAGAACAAAGTCCTGAACGTCTTTTCATCCAGGACATAGGTTTTCAAGGCTTTGGACCATCCCCAAACCAGATTCCTGAAATCAACGACCGCCAATAGATCAACGCGGATTTCTTCCGGGACCTGGAATTCTTGTTCAACGTAAGAAGGGGGTTCAGAACCGCCAACTTCTTTCCCGAAGGCGGTTTCCAATCCCGTCTTGGTTTGTTTGACGGATACCGCTTTCACTCCCGCGTATTCCGTGAAGATGCTGAACAAGGAATCAAGTTCCCCGATGAACCCAGGCCAATTCTTGATGCTGTCTTTGAACGGAAAGAACAGATCCTTGACCCTACTTTCCAAACTTGCTTTTCGGGCCAGCCATCTGGCGGCTACTTTTCTGCTTTGTTGGGTCATTCCTCGTCTTCCTGCAAAGTGTCTGGAAATTCCGAAAGGAGTGCCTTTTTCAAGACGGCAATCCCTTCCTTGTCCTTGACCAAGGACAGGATGGCAATTCCCATGACGGCTAGATAATTGACAGCCCAACCTTCATCTTTGGAAATTGGATTGTACAAAGCACCAGGAAGATCCTGGAGTTCATCAGTAGTCATAGACCTGATTTTGGACGATAAGGAAGGCCAGTTTGAATCTTCCAAAGCTTCCGCTACCAAGGTTCGGGCCAGATCCACACTGATTGGGAATCCAGCATGTTGGGCGTTTGCTAAGTATTCTTTCGCCTTCGGCAGCCGTTCGGTAACCAGTTCCTTCAAGACTTGGGTCGGGGTCTTCCCTTTGCCTGCAGGGGCAATGGGTTGTTCCTTTTTCATTTCGTCTTTCAGATTCGCCAGGAACAAGGCTTCCGCCTTTGCCGCCAGGCGGGGCATGCGTCCCCGACGTAGAAGTTCCAAAGCTACTGCTGCTGCTTGAAGAAGACGGAGAGACGAAGACCCGGTGAAGTATCTTTCAAAGTAGTAAAAGACTTCCTTGCCGATATATGTGTCCTGGCTGATGCCGCTTCCTTCAAACAAAGTCCACAGTTTTTGTGCCAAGATTTTTCCGCCGATAAAGTCATCAAAAAGGTTGTAAATGAAACCGTTGATTCCCGCCTGGAAGGACCGTAAACCGATGTCATCACGTTCCTTCTGCTGATCCTTGATTTTCTTGAAAATCAAAGGGATAAGGGGTTCTTTTTTCCCCAACCACGGCTTGAAAAGGGATTCCTGTGCAGCAACCCGTGCTTTGCGGTTTCTCCATCCCGGGTCTACGAGATCGGCGAGTGAGCCACAAAATGCGCCGGGGTCGTCCACATTCCCTTCCATTTCCTTGATGCACTTCGTCACCTTGTGCTTGACTTCTCCGGTCAGGGAATCCCAGAAATCTTTTGCGGATTGTTCCGTCCAACCTTTCGGTAAGGATTCCCATTTTTCCGCAAAAATCAAGAAATCCCTGTCGCCTGAATTTTGGAAATTTTCCATGGTTCATAACCCTTTCAGATGAGACCACCCACCCAAAAGGGTTTCATAGGATAATCAACGGGATGTAGACGACGGGGAAACCGTTTTCAGTGGATTTCCGGATTTGGGGTGGGGGTATCTTTATCAATGCCAATACCGTCGCTGACGCCTTCTTCATAGCCTGTTCGTAAGCCCAGGCGCCAGCCTAGTTCAAAAGCCGTTTCAGGGGCAAGGTTGGAAACGGCCACCGGCGGCGTCCGGCGTCGCATCAGGTTTCGGAACTGACTCCATAAGGTCTTCTTAGTCGTTTCAAGTTCCGTCATTCTTGCCTATCTTCTGTTGTTCCAACATACTGAGTATTTCTTTAACGGACGAAGGGCACAACCTTCTGGTCGTTCTTTCAATTACCCCATGTATTGCAGTGGCAAGTTTTTCTTCCAGTTCCTTCTTGACCGTTTCGTCTGCGGTAGTCCATGTCTGAAGGAAAGTCGGTTCGGATTCCAACAAAACCAAGGCGGAATTGAAGGTTTCCCGACGCACTGTTTCTACCAAGAGTGCATGACCGATCTGTTGGGTCCCGCCCCCCGGATATGAAGAAGCTTTCTTTTCGTCTTCTGTGGAAAGCTGATGGAACGACCAGACGGTCCCGAATTCATCAATGCAAACCCTGACTTCAACGGATAGGGTCTTAGACCCTCCTTCAAACAATTCTTTTGGAGGCACGTTCATTCAAACAAACCATCGTTAATGGGAAATTTTACCGGGGGCTTCTTCAGTGAAACCAACGTATCCCACAAACTTTTGACTTTTTCGTCTGGGGGTCGGTCCGAGGTATTTTCATCCAGGAAGACCATGCGACGGTCTTCCTTTGTCGGTTTTCGCAAGACTAAGGCGGACCAACCGTCCGACAGTTCCGCGATCCAAGGTTGTCCCGCCAGAAGAGGGGCCGCATCTAAGTGGTCCTTTTTCCCTCTGTTTTCCACTTTTCCCGTCAAATACAGGTCCAACGCCAGGACCGCTACGGAAAGGGTAAGGACGCACTTGACTTGGGATTCGTTGTCTAAGATTCCTTGCTTTTCCAGATGGACGAGTCCTGCCAGGGTTTCTTCCACCCGTTCCAAAATTTCCAGAATGCTTTCAGTTGTCGGTCTTTCCATAAATGACTTCCTTTGAAGCGGCAGAAAAACACTTGCCAAGCAACCACAAGACTACCCCCGGCAGCAAGAAAAGAAAACCAAAACAAGCAGCCCCTCCAAAAACAACCAAAACACTGACGACTAGGATGAACGTAATCATGATTGTCACCTCCTCCTCAGACTACCGGAGAAGGTATCGTTCCAAGCCGGGTGCGTCACGGTGGCATCCGCCAAAAGCAGTGTTCTGGCCACAGACCCGGCCGCCCGAATACCGGCTTCTACCGCCAAGGCGGCATCCGCTATCAGCGGGTCCTCTGCCAGATTTCTCAATCGGTTCTGGACAAAGTCCCATCCAGTCCAAGGATCCATGCCTGCTAGGGGGGTGATGGACATCCAGTGCATGTCAGCGTTCCGAGCCAAGGATTTGATCGGCGCCATCAAAGCGGTTGAAACTATCCTGTTCTTAACCTTGCTGGCCAGGAAACAGGCTACACCGCCGCCCGGTACAATTCCGCCTTTCAACGAAGCTCTTACCGCCCCTAGCATGTCTTCAACCCGTGCCCGACGTTCTTTCAACGCTGCCTCGGTTACGCCCCCGACTTTTAAGATGGCCAACCCACCGGATAAACGGGCGATCCGTTCCTTGAATCGGTCCTTATCGAAACTGGACGTTAGTCTTTCCGATTCGGTTTTCAATCGGGCTATTTGATTTCTGGTATTCTGTGCCTTTTCGTCGTAAGCTTCCAGGAAAGCCGATTCCTTCTTGACGACAACTTTCCTGAGTGTTCCGAACCATTCCGCATTCCAAACCTGATTGGACATCCCGGCGGAAGGGTCAACCAACGTTGCTCCCGAAAGGGCCACAACATCATCCAGGAATTCTCTGGTCCTATGCCCCGGCACTTGGACCGCAACACATTTTACAACATTCTTGGTGTCATTTAAGAGCATCGTTCTGAGGGCATCTCCGAGAATAGCGGGGGCAAACACGACTAAACCGTTCCGCGGCCATTGGCTGGCTGTTTCAAGAATGTCTTTCACGTCGTTTATGGTATGAAGAGGAAGGGTCGTTACGGCGACCAAGGCGTCATCAAGAACCCTTTCGGATTGTCCTGTCAGGAAAGCTGGATTTGCGGTGCCTTTGGGAAATTCAAATCCTTCTTTAAATTCCAAAGAAGAATCAACCCCCTGCCCATCCTCTACCGCTACGGTTCCGTCCTTACCGATAGCCATGCAGGCATCCGCCATCAATCCGGCTATTTCTTCGTCTCCGTTGCCTGCGACTAAGGCAATCCTTTCAATGGCATTCTTGCCGTTGACGGGAACAGCCAAATTTCGTATGAAAGCACAGGCTTCTGATACGGCAACGTCCATTCCGGCAACAAGTTTCGTCGGGCTGTCTCCGGCGGCAATAGCCTTAAATCCTTCCTTCAACATGGTAGCTGCCATGATGGCGGTCGCCGTTGTGCCGTCCCCCGCTTCGGTATTGACTCGAATACAGGCTTCTTGGAGAATACGGGCGCCCAGATTTTCAACCGGGTCAGGAAGGAAGATTTCTCTGGCGACGGTTAATCCGTCTTTGGTGTCAATGAGACCGGACATTCTGTGAATCAGGGCGGTTCTGCCCAAAGGACCGTGCGTAGTAGCTACGGCCTTGGCTACTTGTAACGCCCCTGAAAGCAGTTTCATTCGGGCATCGGGTCCGATCAGGATGTCTCTTGGATGTTTCGGCACGGCACGACCTCCTTGCCGAAATCTACCCCGATCAGGCGTTTCTTTTTATCCAACGTAAAGCGACACGTTTGGCGGGGTCTTTGGACCAAGGGTTTTCTTCAAGGTATGTTTCAGGTCCGCAGGCAAGTGGTTTGGGAGTAGACCGAATCAAATGGGATTCAAACTGCATCCCGGAAGTTGTAACGACGGCTTCAACCGCGTCCAGATTTTTCTGGTCATCATCCCACATCTTGACGACTTTAATGCTGGGGATTTTCACCAAAATTTGCTTGACGGTAGATGCTTTGTGTTCCTTGACACTGGATTTACGGTTTAGGAACACCCCGTCAAAATCCAATCCTTTTTGTTTCAGAAGCTCAGGAACACGCCAGCGGAAGGAAAGGTTGTCTACTCTTCCCGTACAAAGCACGGCCCTTGCAAAGGGATCGGTAAGTGCCTTGCGGGCTTCAATTACGACTGAACCGATCCACCAGGAATCATCCGGATGGTCCGGGACACAAGGTCGGCCAAGGGAATCTTGGTGGAGGTAGAAGTTCCCCTTTTCTCCTTCGGGCCACCACGCAGGTTCCTGGGGACTTCTGAAAAGGGTCCCGTCAAAATCAAAGACTGCCAAGGTACTTATTTTCATTAGGTTTTTGGAAGTTCTGGTTCTTTGAGGAGGGGTTCCAGGACGGAACGCCATTTGGGCCATCGGGTGATGAATTCGGAAATCCTATTCCTGACCATGGAGTCAGGTTGCCTACGCCGGCAACAGCTTCCAAGCAACTGCTTTTTCCACTGGACCAGTTCGGGGTGCCGGTTTATGGCGTCAATCAATCTGTCGGCAAGGGTTGTCATGAAAGGTATGCCAGAACTTCAAAATTTTCTTCCGACCGTTTGTGAAAGGACAGGACAAGCATGGAATTGTCAACGGGTATCGGAGGCATCATCGGTTTCTTGTTGGGCACCCCCAAGTCTACCGTGATCCGTCCTTCATCCCTAGTGAATTTGTAGGAATCAACGGAATCTGCTAACACGATTCCAAAGTGTTCAAGCGTGTCCAATGCCTTACGGTAACCGTCTTGCGGTTTCTTGAATGAACCGTTGCCATCAAGACCGACTTTGGCAAACCAGTCGGAAACCCCATTTCTTGTCTTTCTGTCAATCTGAAAACCTTGTTGAACAGCTACTTTCTGGATCCGAACTTTTTTGAGGTCCTGGATAGTGCGGCGCAGTTGGGCTGCGATAGTGGACACTTCTTTGACTGACGTTTTGATTTCAGCATACGTATCAACTAGGGATTCATACCCTTCATAGGCACGCCCTGACGGGTTGTGCCCTCGGGCCGTCCACACGGTTATCGTGTCGTCCATGGCTTCCAGGGCTTCTACAAGCTTTGAAGTCCCCCATTGAAGTTCTTCTTGGGCTGAAGCCTTCTTCAACCATCGGGACGCTACTTTTTCAAACGAAGATTGTTTCATTTCAAATACCTCCACAAAGCGGAAGATTATAAGGATTTCACCGATTTAGAGAATCTTGAAATTTTTTTAATTTTTTCCTTGACATTTTTTAGGAAGCTGGGTAAAAAGAAAGAGTCACCCACAAAGATGTGGGTAAGGGGTTTTTGGAGGAACGCATGGACGATTTAGAAGTTACCTTTACTGCCAGTTTGACAGACACGGCCTTTACAGGCCGGTTGTATCTGTCCTTCCAGCTTACGAGCTGGTCGTTAAACCGGCACCGAGGGTTCACGTTGAAACAGTAAACTATGATGTTTCTCCCAACGAAAACCCCTCCGGTGAAAGCCGTGAGGGGTTTTTAGTTTTCCGGGATTCTTTGACAACCGAATAGTGAAACAACGTTTTTTTACGGGAACGTGGCGTAACTGGGAGCCGCACTGGTTTCAGGAACCAGTGGTTAACAGCCGTGAGGGTTCGACCCCCTCCGTTCCCAATCCGACGACCCAAGCAACTTTCACGAAGTGCCGGATGTCAACCTGTAGCTTATACAGGGCTAATCGCTTGGAAAACAATCAAAAATGGAAGAATGCCGTAATGGTAGCGGAGCGGGTTGCTAACCCGTCCAGGCAATGCCTGTCAGGATTCGACTTCCTGTTCTTCCGCCAATTTTTTTGCTGGAATGGCGTAACTGGCAGCCGCGCAAGGCTAAGGACCTTGTGGACGAAAGTCCGTGCCGATTCAAATTCGGCTTCCAGCACCAATCTTTTATGGGGTGATAGTGTATAGAGCATGCCCCCGATTCGCGATTGGGGGAGGGGCGGGGGCAGTACCCGCAACATGCCCCGCCATTTTGTGGAAGGGAGGCGAATGCTGCTTCGTCGCGCCCGTCTGGAAAGCGGGTGACCCTTTCGGGTCCGTGGGTTGAATTCCCACTCCTTCCGATCCGGCAAACCTAAGCAACCTCCACGTTGGTACCGGATGGTAACCTGAGAACCCTTATCAAGGGGTTTCAGGGCTAATCGCTTGGGAAATAATCCGTTCAATGATATCTAAGAAGGGTTTAGAAGTCCTATCTTTAAAATACTTGATGTGAGAAACATCCAAAATACAAAGGCTAATTTCTTTTTCAGCACAGGCAAGAATTTTCCGGTTGTCGTTGGATTGAATTCTTCCAAATTGTTTAGCTCCAAAGATGGGTTCATAATGAAAGATTCCATTTAGTTCAAAAGCCAGTTTTAAGGAAGGGATAAAAATATCCAGTTCGGAATTAATGGTATCCTTTCGGTTAAAATGGATTTCCAAATCAGGATGAAGGGAAATTAGTTGGGTTTCCAGCCAAACTTCCAATTTTGATCTCCGGTAACCTGTATGTTTTCTGGAATTATGGTATTTTGCGGAACACGAACTGGAACAGAAATAATGCTTAGATTGCTTAATTTCAGATGGCCTTTTACTGACAGGTTTTCCACACTGTTCACAAGTCAAGCTAAGACGACGCCCTATGGATCGGTGTTCCCCCAAACAGGAGAGACTACAAAAATCTTTGGTTTTTGAACTGTGTTTCAGAAGTCCTCTTTGGATATCACATTTTTCGCTGTGAAAAGTTTTCCCACAATGCTTACACCTCAGGGGCAGTAATTGCCGGGATTTTGTGGATTCAAATTCTTCTTGCGTAAACAAGGGAATCATAGGGGCACCTCCTATCGGAAGGAGTCATAAATCAAAAATTCAATCCCCACCTTTTCCGCCAATTTTTCACGGATGCCGCTCTGGGAAAGCGCGTTGGACTCCAAATCCGACGGTCTGGGAGGTCCGATTCCTCCGGCATCTGCCAGTTTTTTAGTTTCCGGGGTATACTGTTCCAGGAAAGGAGGTCACTACTATGACCAAAATCAAGAACATCTGGCATCGGGTTGTTTCCTACTTCAACCTGGAACCGAAGAAAGTTGAACCTGTAAAGGAACCCCAAGAATCGAAAGAAGATCAGGAGACCCCAACCGAAATTGATCTTTGCAACCTTTGGGGTGATCAGGAAGACCCGGCTACAATGCAGGCGGTTTTCAAAGCGTTCGGCATGGATGCGGATAAGGGTCCCCATCCCACAATTCTGGAACCTATTCCGTCCGAAGACCAACATAATTCTTTGCAGACTGATCAGAATGATCTGGACGATGATCTGGACGATCTGCTGAATGATCGGGACTATCAGAACTATTTGGGTGATCTGGACGATATGGAATGGAGCGAGACTTCGTGGGCGGTTCCACCTGAAAAACGGACACAAATTGCGGATTTTGATGAATCCAATGTATCTGGCGGATTTAAGGCCCTCAAGGACTTTCCACCCAGGGACTATTTCATGGGTTTGGTCAACCGTTTCTTGTGGGAAGCCTTCCTTTATGACAACGGGGAAAGGGACGAAGAAGGGGGTTGGAAAGAAGAGGGAGAAGCCGCACGAAGTGGCGACCAAGATGGGGGTGAAAGGGTTCCCAAAAACATTCACCATGCGGTTATGGAAGCTTACAACAAAAGCCAGAAGTTTGAAGACCTTGATGCGGAAACGGCATCCTGGTTGAAAGACAATCTGGCAAAGGTGATAGATCGGCTTCGCCAAACGGGCGGAGCGGAAGGCTCCGAGGGCTTCTTTGATTTGGCCATGCTTTACCACTTTGACCGCGATGGAACGGTGAAATTGGAAGGTCTGACGATACACAAGAAAGGGAAGACGATGACTGTCACTCTTGACGTCCCAATGCCCGTCACGACCGGACCAATGAACAAGGTGTTGGCATCACTTGCTGAAACCTATACAAAGGAAGGCAAGACCAGAGAAATCCTTCAAGAACTGGGACCGAAAATCAAGGCCCTTCACATTGAAGAATCTTCCCGGAAGCAGGTTAAGGGCAAGACATCAGGGACCAAAAAACCTGCCAAAAAACCTGTCAAACGGAAGAAGTGAAAAATGGACAATGCCTGGATAGCTCAGTTGGTAGAGCGCGTGACTGAAAATCACGAGGTGGCTAGTTCGATCCTAGCTTCAGGCACCATTTTTACTGTCCTGCCCTTACTTGGGAAATAATACGTTCAATAATGTCAAGGAAGGGTTTGGAAGTCCTATCTTTAAAATACTTGATGTGAGAAACATCCAAAATACAAAGGCTGATTCCTCTTTCAGCGCAAGCCAAAAATTTCCTTTGATCGTTGGATTGGATTTGATTCAACTTGTGGGTTCCAAAAATAGGTTCAAAGTGGAAAATCCCATTTAGTTCAAAAGCCAACTTAAGGGAAGGGATGTAAATATCCAATTCGGAATCAATAGTGTCTTTCCTGTTGAAATGAAATTCTAATTCAGGATGAAGGGATGTTAGTTGGGTTTCCAACCAAGCTTCTAACTTTGACCTACGGAAACCTGTAGTTTTGTGAGAATTCCGATACTTGGCCGCACAGGATTTGGAACAGAAATGATGTTTTGTTACCTTGACTTGAGATAAAATCTTGCTGAAATGGTTTCCACACTGTTCACAAGTCAAACTAAGACGATGACCAGCGGCATGATATCGGGATGTACAAGAAATGCTGCAAAAATCCATAGTTCCTCTTCTTATGTTACCAATTTGAATATCATGTTTGGTTCTGTGGAAGGTTTTCCCACAATGCTTACATTGAAGGGGTAACTTTTGCCGGGACTTCACAGAATCAAATTCTTCTTGAGTAAACAGTGGGATCATAAGGACACCTCCTTTTATCGGAAGGGTTCAATAAACGGAAAATTGGTTTTCCAAAGATGGCCTAGTACACCAGATTTCTCCTAACGAAGGTTTTCCGGCTTGGGATGGATTCCATTCTGGTAGTCTATACATGGACGGGCGGCGCAGATGGTGAGGCGCAGCGGACTGTAAATCCGTTCTCCTTGTGGGTGAGAGAGTTCGAATCTCTCCCCGTCCACCATTTTTCTGAAGGTGTGGCGCAACTGGTAGACGCGGAAGTCTCAAAAGCTTTTGCCGAAAGGCATGGGGTTTCGACCACCCCCACCTTCACCATTTTTCAATCCCCCGGTTGTCCTTTCATGGAAACCCCTTTACAGGATTGGGATGTATCACCCCATCTCCGTAAAAGGAGGTTTCCATGGACAAGGCACTCTTGGTTGGAATAAATTCGTATCCTGAAGCCCCGCTCGCCGGATGTCTCAACGATGTTGAAGATATGGCGTTGTTCATCACAGGGAAATGCGGCTTTGATCCGGCGGCTGTCCGTCTCTTGACGGATTCCAGGGCCACTGCTACGACAATCAAGAACCGACTCTTCTGGCTTGTTGACGGGTTGAAGCCTGGTGACCGCATCCTATTCCAGTACAGCGGACATGGAGCTCAAGTTCCGACCCGGGACAAGAAAGGTGAAGTTGACGGACTTGACGAAGTGGTATGTTGTCAAAATTTTGATTGGTCCGATTCCAACATGATTCGGGACAAGGAATTCAACACCATCTTCAAACGGGTCCCTCCTGGTGTTGCCGCATGGTGGATTTCCGATTCCTGCCACAGCGGAGGGTTGGACCGGGACATGGCCGGATTTGGCGGGTCCAAACCGCGCCGTCTCATTCCCCCGCTTGACATCAGGTGGCGTTTTGAAGGTGTCCGATCCAAAGGGTTGGAAAAGAATCCCTTGGATGTCCCTAACATTGCCTTGATTTCAGGTTGCCGGGCAGACCAAACCGCAGCGGATGCCGTGTTCAAGAAGCGTCCAAACGGGGCTTTGACCCGATTCCTTCTGGATGCCCTGCTTCGGCCAGACGGGTTGGAAAAACCAACCTCCCAGGTGATCACAGAAGTTCGGGCTGCCTTGAAGAAAAACCACTTCAATCAGGTCCCCCAACTGGAAGGTCCGGCGGATTTGATTGGGAAACCTTTTCTGCATTGATTTTATGCGAGGGTGGCGGAATGGGAAACGCGCACGGTTTAAACCCGTGTGGGGAAACCCTTGAGGATTCAATTTCCTCCCCTCGTACCATTTTTGCTAGCATAGCTCAATGGTAGAGCAACGGTTCCGTAAACCGAAGGTTGAAAGTTCAAGTCTTTCTGCTAGCTGTCCGACGATCCAAGTAACCTTCACGAGGTGTCGGATGTCAACCTGCATTCCCCCCGAAAAGGGGCAGGGCCAATTACTTGGAAAATGCCTCGGAAGCATTGTCGGTGATGCGGCGGTCCTGTAAACCGCAGAACAGGATTCAATTTCCTGCCGAGGCTCCATTTTTTGCTGACGTAGCTCAGTTGGTAGAGCGTCGCTTCGGTAGGGCGAAAGTTGCGGTTTCAATCACCGCCGTCAGCTCCATTTCAAACGGCTTGGAAACCCTTCTTTCCCGGTAGTTATGGGGAAGGAGGGTTTCATGACCCCGACCCTTGATAACGTTTATTTTCTTCTTGACTTGAAGAAGAACCGCGGTTACACTAGGGTTAATTCTGCACCTTCTGTGTTTATCACAGTAGCGGCAGAAGGGCTGGTGGACGGTTCGGATGAAGTGCCGTGTTTACCTCACCAAAACACAGCACCTATCTCCGGAAGTTGCTTTCCATTAGCGGTGAATCCGGGCATACAACTAGTATGCCCATTTTTTATCGGAGACGGAAGGTTTGATTTCCTGTTGTCAGGTTTTCTGATCTTCATTGAACAACTGTTCCAACCCACAACAGACTTCCGGTTCTTTTTGTACTATTTTCCTATTCTTTCCAGTCTTCTTTTCCGGGGCTACAACTTGCACGTTTAGGATGGTGTCCTTTGGCATCGGATTGAGGTTAGGCAGAAAGTTGTCTGTAGCACGCAGCATTGCCGTAGCAATGTGGCGGATCAGAGGGGGAACGACGGCGTTTCCGAACTGTTTCTGTACAAGTCTTTGTGCTTGCAATGTTTGAAAAGTATCAGGAAATCCCATCAATCGGGCGCATTCTCTTGGGGTTGGTCTCCGTGGATTTTTGGTTGGGTCGTCTTGAATGAGCAGGGCGGACCCTCCTTTAATGTCTGCCATCAATGTCTTGGCAATTGTTTCTTCGGAATTCAAATCGTAGCTGAATCCCCAGGGCTTTGAGGATCCTTTCTGGTGTCCCTTGAAACGATTCTGAAGAGTGCTCCACTGAAGATCAGTCAACCGGTAGCGTTCATCCGGATTCTTTTCCATAATATCCTTCATCACAGGTAATCGACCATCTACCAATTTCGGCGGGTCGGGGAAGGCCCAGTTTTCCTGAACCGATTTCGGATCAAACCGTTGGAGATCAAACCCTACGATAAACATACGTTCCCGGTGTTGCGGGACCCACCAGACGCTAGTTTGGATTGAAGAGGACACTTCATAGTCCAGGCCCTGTAGGTGTTCCACGATGGTCCTGAAGGTCCTGCCTTCGTCATGGAATTTTAGGTTCTTGACGTTTTCTAGGATGAACATCTTCGGACGCTTTGCGGTAATGATTTCCTTCGTGTACCCAAATAAGGTTCCCTTCGTTGTGTCCCTCATGCCATGTTCCCTGCCCAAACTTGACAATCTGGTTATTCCGGCAAGGGAGAATGTCTGGCACGGGAAACCGCCCGTCAGGATGTCGTGGTCGGGGATGGAAAACGGGTCGATTTTCGTGATGTCCCCTTGAGGTCGTTCCCCGTGGTTCCTTTCGTAGGTGTCCTGGGATTGCTTGTCCCATTCCGACGAAAACACGCAGTTTCCGCCGAGGGATTCCAAGGCCAGTCGGAACCCTCCGATACCCGCGAATAGATCAATGAAAGAAAAGTCCCATTTTTCCTTTCCTGATGCTTCCTTCAAATTAAGGGCTTTGGTCAAAGCGGAATCAGCGGGTATGGCCGGGATCTTTTTCAAAGCCATGGACAAAAGCTCCTCAAAAAAGGGTCATGGTTTTCCAAACCATGAATTTTACGGCTTGGAACTGGAGGGCTTCGGGTAGTTTAGACAAGAAGATGAAGCCATCTTCAACAAGTTACCCCGAAAAAGGGTATGTCCTTTCAAGGAGGCACTTCATGACCGAACGTGTTGCAATTTATGCAGGGTCTTTTGACCCGATCACGAATGGCCACTTGGACATCATCAGCAGGGCAGCGGAACTTTTTGATAGGTTGGTAGTAGTGATTGCACAGAATTCCGCCAAGAAAGCGACCTTCACTTTGGAAGAAAGGTTGGACTTGATCCAACAATCACTCCCGGTTGGGTTTTCATCCAAGGTGCGTCTGGAAGCTTTACCTGAAGGAAAGCTTCTGGTTGACTTTGCCGCCGAACTTGGGGCTTGTGCCATGATCCGCGGGCTTCGTCCCGTTCAGGATTTTCCCGTCGAGTTTTCTTTGGCTTCTATCAACCGACGGATTAAGCCCTCCATTGAAACGGTCATGCTGGTTACGGATCCGGCCGTGTCCGAAGTTTCGTCGTCCATGGTCAAGGAACTTGCCGCCCTTGGGGGACCCTTTCAGCAGTTTGTGCCAGACCCCGTGGCCAAAGCCTTGATGGCAAAATTTCCGCGTCCGTAGCTCAGATGGATAGAGCACCGGCCTCCGAAGCCGGGGATCGCCAGTTCGAGCCTGGCCGGACGTACCATTTTTGGAAGGACAAGCAGATTGGCTGACTGCACCCGGTTCGAAACCGGACGAGGACTAACACTCCCTTGAGGGTTCAATTCCCTCTCCTTCCGATCCGACAACCTAAGCAACCTCCACGTTGGTGCCGGACGGTAACCTAATAGGGCTAATTGCTTAGGAATAAGAAGGCCCCGACATGATTGTGTCGGGGCCTTCTTCTGTTTTGAAGGTCAGGATCAGTTCTTTCGGACGATTTTGACCAGACGCGTTTTGACCATGGTGCCGGAAGCCTTGAAGGCACCTTCGTCCAAGGACACAATTTCGTGTTCCAATCCGTCCATCCAGGTTCGGAAATCCTGCGCTTTCTTGGTTTCCCTGTAGAAAGTCCCTTCCGACATGACGCTGACCAAGGTTCCACTGGGTTTCAGGAATTTGAAAGCGTGACGGACGTGATCAATGTCCTGTTGCTTGCGGAACGGGGGATTCATGACTACCTTGTCAAAGAAGCAAGTTCCATCGGATCGAATCGCCAATTTATCAGGGGGCCATTGCAGGAAGTCCATATGGAAGGTAGAAAGAACGTTTACTGCCATGTTTGAAGCCATTTTTAGGTCTGTTTCCACGGCCCACACCGTGGCACCTCCTTCCAACAGTTTCGTTACAATCGCCCCCTTGCCGGCCGAAGGCTCCAGAACCTTGTCCTTTGCCTGGACATCAGCCATCTTGATCATTCGGGCTACAATTTCGGGCGGGGTTTCAAAGAATTGGAGTTCCTTCTTCCAGTCCGTCATCTCCCCCGTAGCCAGGACGTTTTCCAATCCTTCCGAAGGGTCCTCGTCAAACAGGTGTGCCTTGGCCTTCTTGTCCCACTTCCCGCCGAACGATTTCAGAACCTTGTCAACCTTCACGTATAGGTCGCGGGGTAACTGCCCTTGAGGAAGAAACAGGGTCTTCCCTTCAATCCGGCACCTGTCAAGGACGTTGATTGTTTCTTGGTCCAGTTTCATTGATTACTTCCTTCCAAGCAAGTAACACCATCCACAGTGACGTTCCAGACACGCCCTTCTCTGGCGAATTCCAAGGGGGAGGAAAATCCAGTCCTGTGGGCAAACCCTCGGGCTTCCTGTTCCATCAAGGATAAGGAAGTGTCATTTCGTTTCGGTTCATGGTGGGATACGACAAGAAATTTGGCATCGCAGGCCATTGCCTGTTCAATGCAGGATTGCGGGGTCCCATGACCGAACCCTTGCTGCATCCCTCCGATTTCGCTTTCGTCGTATTGTCCGTCCAGTAACAACCAGTTGACATTCTTGGCCAGTTTCGTGATCTGTGCATTGGGTTTCCGGAACGGTTCATTGTCCGTGCAATAAGCGATGGACATGTCCATCCAATCAATCCGGTATCCGAGGCAACCATCGGGATGGTTCAAAGGGATGGTTGTGATCTTCAACAAATCCTTTTTGAGAAAAACGTCGGAAATGTTTTCAATTTGCCGGTATTCTTGCTTGCCGGTCGGTCCCACCAAGTTGGTGTACAGGACGGTGTTGGAAAATTGCCTCGCATGCCCGGTATAAAGTTTGCGGGCGGGCAAACATTCGTGTGCGACCGGGAAGAGGGGGTTTGACTGCTGGATGGCCAGCATCATCTCAACGGCCGATCTGGGTTGACCTGTGGCTTCGTAACCAGACGGAATGGGGCCGTGGATGTGGAATGTATTCGTCCCGATGAAATACGGGATACAGAAGGACATTCCGTCGAGGTGGTCCCAATGGTAATGCGTGATCAGGTTGATGAAGGATTCCCCAATGATTCCGTTCTTCATCAGGTCATCTCCCAGGATGGCGACCCCAGTGCCGTCATCAAGGATGATCCGGAATGGGCCGGCTTTGACGTAGTAGCAATTGGTGTCCCCACCGAATTCAACGGTTGAAAAACCCTTTCGGGAAGCGGCGGGACGGGACCCACGGGGTCCATAGCAGGTGATTTCCATCTTGTCCATGTTTCTTTTCTTCTTTCCAGGTTCCGATGTGGAACCATTTCCAACAGAATACCCGATCAATTTCCGTAGTCAATGGCGACGACACACCCGTTAAGCCACCCGAATGAATCGGATTTGGGTTCAACGGGGATTTTTCGGTCTTCCTTGAAGACGAATCCCACATAATCAAACCTGTCAAATTCCTCGTCGGTCATGACCTGGACCCGGGGCATCACCAGGAGGAATCCCCCCGGTAGACTGAACTTGACCGGACACAGTTCTGGCCATCCTGCTTTTGAGAATTCCCGTTCCTGCATGTTGGCCAGAAGACCCTGAAGGAACTTTTTCCAACCGTAACGAAGCACGGGAATTTTGACGGCGTGTCTGCCAACAAGGAGGACTGTTCGGCTGATTCCGTTCCTGTCTACACAGAAAAACTTTGGAATCTTGGTCACCATCCCGGAGCCATTTCAGCCGCATGGTCTCCTGCGGTTTGGATGACCTCTTGGATTTCTTCTTCGGTCAAGAAGAAGACTTCCCTTGTATCGACCCGGGTTGCGGACAACCAGAACAGCGTCCTGATGTTTCCATCTACCGAAAAGGTTTCCGGAAAATACACCTGAAACACTACTTCAATGGTCGGGGAATCCGCATTGGGGGATTCCCGTTCAAACACGACTTTGATAAGTACCCTCTTGTCTGTTGCAACTTCGTGCGTTGCTTTCACGTTATATTCCTTTTTCGCCCGCAATGAATGTCTACCAAGTCATTCAACTTGGCTACCAACAGCCTTGGAATATCAGAAACATTTTTGGACCATACGTGGTCCGGGAACAGGGTTACTACATCTTCGGCGCCGTCACCGACTCCAACCCCTATGATATGGATACCCATTCCCTTTGCGATACGACATTGACGTCGGACTACGGGGGCGTGGCTTGGGTCCGGTCCCCCGTCAGTAACGACGAACAGGAACCTGTTGGCTTCCGTTCGTCCTTTTAGCCCCGTCATGGCAAACTGTATTCCGTCTGCCATCGGGGTTCCCCCATCTGCTCTGGTGTTGGCGAAGCGCCAACGAATGGGTCGGAACCGTTCATTCCATCCCTTGAAAATATCGTACGTAACCCCATTCGTCCGGTGATAGTTATCCGAATCTTCATGGCAGGGGCTGTTGCCGCCCCTTTCCCCATTTCTGAATCCAATAGCTAGGGTCGGGCAACCAAGACTGTCAAGAGGTTCCGTCAACGCGCAAAAGATTTGCGTAGCCAATCCCAATCGGCAGTGCATACTGCCGGATTGGTCCATGACGATGGCAGCCGCCATTGACATATCCAGCCGCGTTGTTTTTGTGTAGTACGCCCGGTTGGGGCTGTTATGACCCATAATGGCTACGTGGGTGTCCGCCAGAAAACGACCGGAAAGGTTTCTTCCTTTTTTGACCCCATGGTAAACGGCCGTTTGGGTCATAGCCTGGACGATCATCCTCAACCTAGCTCGCAGGTAAGCTGTTTGCGGTTTGACCGAGGCCAACAGGCTGTCCGCTTGTTGTAGGTCCCATTCCTTTCCCCTGTGGGAAGGCAGTACGACTTGGACAGTGTCCAAACCGAGATCCAAGGGATTCCAAGGGGCTTCCCCGGCATTTACGTCCGACAATTCCTTATCTAAGGCGGCTTTAACGGATTCCGCCAGTGTTGCGGCAAGGTCTTGCAATCCGGCATCCGCACCGGAAGCAACTTCTTGCAGGAAAGCCTGGGTAACTTCCGACCAATCATTTCCTGCAATTCGGTCCGGGCCTTGATGGTGGCCCCCTGCCCCGCAGGCCTGCGGGGCATCCTTTATTAGATTCGTTCCTTCACCTTCTGTTCCTTCACCTTCACCTTCTTTTCCTTCACCTTGTTCCTTCCCAGTATCACTTTCGCTCCCCCCTTCTTTTCCTTTTCCTTCTTCTTTTCCTTCTTCACCCTTTTCCTTGCCTTCTCCGTCCTTTCCAGGATCCATTCCAGTTTCAAAATCTTCTACGTCAAAACCCACAAACTGCGGGGTGTCTTTGGGATCGGATGATCCGCTACCCGCTTGTTTGGACGTAGCTTTGATCTTGACTTCGTCCTGCCATCCGCAAACGGTACAGGTAGCAATGCCAACACCTTTGATTTTTCCACCGTTGCCATCCGATTTGGGTCGGACGATGATGTTGTGCCCATCCGCACCGCATTGCGGACACTTGGTCTTGCCGTCTCCGGCCTGTCCGTCTTCAGCCTCTTGTTCATCTTGGTCCATTTTGGACAGTTTCACAAGTTCCGCTATGATGTCCATGGCAAGACGAATACAACCCAAATCGTCTCCTCCCAGAGATACGGTTTCGCGGAGGAAACGCGTTAAAGGCCCCTCCATGACCAAACTGTAACCTTCGGGAGAGTCGGTCTTGTACTGTTCCAAAGCCGCCCGTTGGATGTCCGTGTTATAACCAAGGCCAACATCCCGAAAGGTCCTGCTAACAACGGACAACACGTTGGGGGGTTTGCCTGAACTACGCTGTCCCTCCCAACTTTCTTTCTCTTTTATGATAATATAATCCTGTAAATCCGCTAACTTCATGAAGGCAGGTTCAAATTCTTCCCTGCCCATTTTTTCAATTCTGGTGTCTTCAATGATATTGGACCAATCCAACAAAGTCTTTGGCAATCGACTCCAGTCCGGTACTTTCGCCCATCGGGGCAAAATAATCGCTGTCGCTTCGTCAACGTTAAGTTGCCGCCGACAGGAATACAAAGAATGGAAAGCTTCGTGATACGCACCACCGACCAATCCCATGGCGGTACGTAAAGGAAGCTTGTCAGGCGTATTGGCGATGACAATCATGCGGCGGCGGGTCGGGGCGTTGTTTGCCTTCTTAACCCATTCCGATACATCAGCTCGTGTCGGAACGCAGCCTGGGTTTTTTTCCGCCCAAGTACACATAAGTACCAGTAATTCCCGCCCCGTCCAACGGTCCTGGTTGTAAAACCGTTCGCCCATACTTCTGACTTCAGGGGCATCTTTTCCGAGGACCCCCCGGACGACGCCTTCGTATATCGTCCGGTATGAAGCTCCCCTGATAATCGGATTCAAGTTATCTGTCTTTTGCATTCTGCCTCCGTTTCACACAGTTCATGCTCTAACTACCGGGACATAATGAATTCCAAGCCGTAACTTTTCCCGGCTTGGAAATTTTTTGTGTCGGGTAGTCCGAAGTGTTTGGATGTAAACCATTAGCCTTGGAGGTTGATATGGGCATTGAATGTGCAATATGTAAAAAGGATTGTGGGGATTGGTTGGGCTCCCATCTCAGGGAAGCCCATAATATGGGTATTTCGGAATACGAAAAGGAATACCCTGGGCTGCCCGTGGCAAGCCCGCGCTTCCAAGAAGCATGGAAGGAACGGACGAAGAACGTCCGGCGTGACGGAGTACCTACACCGGATAACCTCATGGTTCAGTTCGGGCGGTACAGGTTCCCTTTCAATCCCGATGTTTCGGTAGACGATTGTCTACCTCTGCCGGCCCATTACCGGGTCCCAATGGGGAAGGAATTGGGTGAAGACGTGGGTCACGCCTTGGTGGCCCTTATGAAGGGAAGACATACGTATGTATGGGGACTTCCGGGAACAGGAAAGGACGCCCTCTATCACGCATGGTCGGCGCTAACGAGAACGCCAGCAATTATCCGGCAAATCAAGCCGGGAACCGACATTCAGAGTTGGTTTTTCATCCGGGCGTTCAACGCCAACGGTACCTTTTGGGAAGAGGGCGAAGTGCTGAAGGCACTTCGTGACGGATACACCACTTCAAGTGGTCGGGTCATTCCTTATCTGGTCCTGTTCACGGATTTCGACAGAGCTGACAAAGAGCAGGCGGAATACCTGAGGCTAATTGCAGATTCCATCCAAGGTCGTGTGGATGGCCCCGAAGGAAAGATCTACCGGGTTTTTCCTGGAACCCGCCTTGTCGCTACCGGCAACACGGCCGGGTCGGGGGACGACCGGGGACGTATGGTGTCGTCCAATCCGTTGGACGCATCCCTGATGGAACGTTGGCAAAGACGTTTCCAATTCCGTCCCATGGCATGGACGGACGAAGAGCCCATCCTGAAGGCAAAGTACCCGATGCTGGCGCGTCGGGTTCCCAAACTGTTTGAGCAATTGGGTGGAGCAACCGTTTCTTTACGGGAGGCTATCACGGATGGGCGTCTTTTCGCCGAATTCTCCCATCGGGCCTTGGAAACCATTCTGGGGCATGCCACGGACCTAGTGGAAACTTCGGTACAGAAAAAAATTCCCGGCAACATCCTGAAGGTCGCTTGTAAGGCATGGCTGGATGGCCTGCCCGACAAGGAGAATCGGGACTTAGCCATAGGTCTGTTGGAACCTCACTTTTCTACTTTGGACGAAGGCGACACCAGCCATGTGTCCAAGGAAGATCCTCTAACCACTATCTGAAAAGGATTCAAACACAATGACAGCCAAGGATTTCAAGGACCCCCTGCTGAAGGCTTTGCTTTTCCTGACGCAGGGGACGGGCATTGGAATTGCTATGGAAAAGGTGTGCGTAAAGGTTTGTGAGTTGATGGGCATCGAGCTGGACCAGTATGGCCTGAACGAGGCCAGTGGGAAACCGCAGGTTGAGAAATGGGTTCAGTGGGCTTTCAAGGAATTGGTGACGGAAGGTTATGCAAACCGGCTGGCTAAAGGGCAATGGACGTTAACGACTGCCGGTTTGACGGAAGCTAACAGGTTGGCTTCCATTTCCGTTCCCATTTCCGTTCCTCCCAGCCCGCTGCAAGAAAACAGCACAGACACTGACGGGGAGAGCTATCACTCGGATCCGTATATCCGGGAACTAGCTAGGGAAAACACGCAGTGCTTTGGTTTCTTGGCAGAACAAAGTCCGGTTTGCAGGAAGTGTTGTTTTGCCGTTTCGTGTTTAGCCAAACGGCAAAACAACATGGAAGCCTTGTCGCAAGAACTTCTTGCCAAGGATAAGGAAAAAGACAACCCGAAGCCCAAGAAGCCCGTGACCCGAACTTTGGTAGAAGACGAAAACCACCGAACTATTACGTGTGTTCAATCCGTACAATGCCCCGTCTGTAAGCAGATGGTTGCAAAGGGCGAACAAGGATACTGGGTTCGTCCAGCGGAACCTTCTGGACAGGCGGAGATTTTCCACCTTCCCTGCTATTTAACGGGAAAGCCTAAGGCATGACCGAAAACCTGTTGATCCTGGCCATCCTCGGGCATTATTACGGTTTGGTTTAATGGGGTTTCGGGTAGTCCTGGGGAAGGAGAAACGTACCATGACGTGTGAATCCGAATCCTTGCTGATCCTAGCCATTCTCGGGCATTTCGTCGGGGACTACCTCTTCCAACCCGTATGGATGGCCCTTGGGAAATCAGTGCGGTCCTGGAAGGGGTTCGGGATTTGCTTGATCCATTGCGTAGCCTATACGGTAGCCGTCGTCCTTGTTACGACTACCGTGATGAATCCGTGGATGTGGGGAATGGTTTTCTTGTCCCACTTCCCGATTGACCGTTGGGGCCTTGGTCAGAAGTGGTTAGACTTGATTGGGGGCAGGAATGTGATGAAGGATTGGGACGCCGCCCTTGACCATATTCGGGTCAAAAACGGACCTTGCCTTCTGATTCCTGAAGACCTGCATATCCCATCCGTCATTACGGCGTTCGCTGCCATCGTTTACACGGTGACGGACAACACGCTGCATATCTTGCTGATGTTCTTGGGTATTCTGCTGCTGCGGCAACACGGCTTGGTTTGACAGAGTTTCCGGTAGTCTTGGGGAAGGAGAAACGTACCATGTCATTCAAAGAAACTGTGATTCGAACCGGACCCAATACGTTGAGCATGCCGCGTGTTGCGCAAATGGGATGTGAAGTCAAAGCATTCCTGAACGAAGACTTGTTTGCTTCTTCTGAGGAAGACGTGTGGCGACAGGCTGCGAATGCGGCATCCTATCCGGGTGTGACTCATGTGTTCCTGATGCCGGACACCCATTTCGGCTATGGTGTCCCTATCGGATCCGTCATCGTTACGGACGGGACGTTGATACAGGCAGCGGCGGGCTACGATCTGTCATGTTTCACGGGAGATACTAAAGTTGCCTTGGTAGATGGCAGAACTTTGTCATTTGAAGAACTTGTCCGTCTTTATGGGGAAGGCGGAACTTTTTACACCTATTCCATGACCCCCGAAGGAAAAGTTACTGCGGGTTTAGCCCACAGCCCACGAAGAACAAAAAGGGCTGCTTCCATCGTAGAAGTGGAACTGAATAATGGGAAGTGCATTCGAAATACCCCTGACCATGAATATATGCTTCGGGATGGAAGCTACAAAAAAGCGGAGTGCCTCAAACCAGGGGATTCGCTCATGCCTTTGCACCGTTCTTATGTCCAACATCCTATGGATAACACCATAGAACGAATGTATAAAGTTTCTTTCCGAGAGCTGCACGGATATGTTCCAAAATGGCCTAGTATCATACACCACGATATTTTCAATACACAGAACCCCAATCCTTCCAAAGACAATGATGATCCCCGTTTCCTTGTTGAAATGGATGAACATGAACACTGGAAACTACATTCGGACACAGCGAAAGAGCGCCTTGCCAGAGGGGAGATTTGGGGGGCTAAGGCCCATAAGCTGTATCCCGAAATGTATTCTAAGATGGCTTCAGAGAACTTGAAAAGACTTCATAAAGACCCGAAGTTTTGTGCCCGAAGGGATGAAATGATAGTTGAAAACCACAAACGGGCAAGAGAAAAAGGAAAATACAAGGAATCTGATGCAAAAGCAGGTCTGAGGGGCCGTGAGTTCCTTATCAAATATAACCAAAGTGAGGTAGGTCGCCAGAAATCCAGAGAAGTCGGTTTACTGAACAGAGGAAAAAAGAGAACGCAACACAAAGAAAAAGTAACAGAATTTCTCTGCCCTCATTGTGGCCGCTCCTACAAGAGCAAATGGGGCCTTAAAGAGCACATTTATCACAAACACAATAATCACAAGGTTGTTGCGGTCCGGTGGCTGACGGAAACTGCAGATGTGTACTGCTTAACGGTTGAAAAGTACGGTAATTTTGCATTGGATGCGGGTGTTTTCGTTCACAATTGTGGAATTCTCCACGCCAAGATTGAAGGGTTGATTGCCGCCGACGTGGCCGATCCGGCAAAGCGTCGTCAGTGGATTGACGAAGTTTCCCGGCGTGTTGCTACGGGTATCGGGTCAAACCGTCCCGACAAGATGCCTTCTTTCAGCTACAACTTCCTGATGGAAGTCCTGACGGAAGGTGCCTTCGCCTTGGGTTTGTCCAAGGATGTCTGCGAACGGAAGTCCCTTCCGGTTGACCCTGCTTACTTTGACGTGAATAGGGTTGAACGCGCCCGAAACAAGATGGTCGGGCAACTCGGTTCCCTCGGAGCCGGAAACCACTACGTGGAATTGCAGATTGATCCGGAAGATTCCTCAGTGTGGGTCATGATCCATACCGGAAGCCGGGGTTACGGTTGGCAGACGGCGGAACATTTCATGTATGCCGGTGCCGAAGTTCGGGGTTTGGCCAAGAACCGTCGGGAAGACGCTTGGTTGCATATTGACGAACCCCTCGGAAAGCAGTTTTGGGCGCACCACAACAGTGCGGCCAACTTCGCCATCGTGAACCGGCATGTCATTGCCAACGGCATTTCCGAGGCTACCGAAATGGTCTTCGGAAAGACCTCCAAGACGTTTTACGAAATCAGTCATAACCTGATCCAGGAAGAGGAAATCTACCTCCCGGATGGGTCGTTGGTCCGTGGCTTCGTCCACCGCAAGGGGTCTACGCGGGCATTCCCGGCTGGGCATCCGGCTTTGTACGGCACGATGTGGGAAAAGACCGGTCATCCGGTCCTTATTCCGGGTTCCATGTTGACCGGGGCGGCAATCCTGTTTCCATCTGACAAGGCCTGCCAGTCCGGTTGTTCGGTCAACCACGGGTCCGGGCGTCTGCTTGGCCGTGGTCAGGCCAAGCGTGAATTTGCTGCCTTGCAGGGTGATATTGATGCGGAAATGAACAATGCCAAGGTCGTTTGCAAGGACGGGACTGTCGTCAAGGGAATCCTGATGAACAGCCGGCAGACTCCTCTTGACGAATGTGGACACGTCTACAAGGACCTGGACGCAGTTCTTCGCATCCTGGAAGGGGAAGGGATCGCCAAGATTGCTCGGCGTATGCGTCCTGTGGCCAACATCAAGGGGATGGACTAATGAAACTGGAAGACATCGGCTTCTACACACTGTCGGATGACAGGGCGAAAAGCATCAACGGCACGTCTCCGATGTGTCGATGCGAACTTCTGGTCACATCGGCGTGTAATTTTCGTTGTCCTTATTGCCGTGGGGTGAAAGGATTGAAGGGGCACTTGCCCCTGGATTCGGCTTTGGAAATCTTGAATCTGTGGATCAACGATGGTCTGCAGAACGTTCGTTTTTCGGGGGGAGAACCTACCCTGTATCCGCACCTGAAAAGGCTCGTGGCCTTGTGTAAGGTTCGCGGGGTGAAACGTATCGCTATTTCTTCCAATGGGTCTGCGGACCGGCAGGTGTACGAAGAACTGCTTGCCGCCGGCGCCAACGACTTCTCCATTTCGTTGGATGCCTGTTGCGCGTCTTTCGCCAACAAAATGGCCGGGTTGGAAGACTGTCACTTTGACAAAGTGGCGGGCAACATCCGCTTCTTGTCGGAAAGATGCTACACCACCGTTGGTGTAGTCTTGACCGAAGACAACATTGCGGAAATCACGAAAATCGTGTCCTTCGCGGATTCTTTGGGTGTTCACGACATTCGGGTCATTCCGGCCGCCCAATTCGGAAAAGCACTTCCGCCGGAAATCCTTCGTGGCATGGGCAAACATAGGATCCTGAATTACCGGATCAACAACATGAAATCTGGGCAAAGTGTCCGGGGGTTGACGGAACGGGATTCTGATCGTTGCCACTTGGTCATGGATGACAGTGCCGTGGTCGGGGATTCTCATTACCCGTGCATCATCTATTTGCGGGAAGGTGGGAAACCTATCGGGAAGGTTGGTCCTGATATGCGTGCCGAACGGGTAAATTGGGCGAAGAACCACAACTGCTTTTCCGACCCGATTTGCCGCGGTAACTGCCTGGACGTATGCCGGGACTTCAACAACAAGGTTGGGGAAAGGTCGGATTAGGTGAAAGACTACCCGACCATTGAACGAATCGTTCAGACGGGTGTGTTCTGGGCGTTTGACAAGCTTGACGGTTCCAACATCCGGGCCGAATGGAATCAAAAACGAGGATTCTATAAGTTCGGGAAACGAACGGGTTTGCTTGACGACACAAACCTGATCTTGAAGAGAGCTCCCGACCTGATCATTGCAACGGCTGCGGATAAGCTTGACCATTTGTTCCGTGACCGTAAATGGGAACGGGTCGTAGCGTTTTTTGAATTCCATGGACCCCGGTCGTTTGCGGGACAGCATGAACCGGACGATGAACACGTTGTTTCCCTCATTGACGTTTCGGTTCACCGAAAAGGGATTCTTGTTCCGAACCAGTTCATGGAACTGGTTAACGACGCGGATGTTCCTCATGCAGCGATGCTGCACCACGGGTCTATTGATGCTGAATTCATTCGGCAGGTTAAGGACGGAACCCTAAAGGGTATGACCTTTGAAGGGGTTGTGTGCAAAGGTGGTCTTGTCAGCCCAGGACTTCCCTTGATGTTTAAGCTGAAGTCTGATGCTTGGATTGCAAAACTTCGCTCCCGTTGTGGAGAGAATGACGTTCTTTTCCAATGGCTTTTGTGAAAGGTTTGGCACATGCCGGACATCAATAAATTTGACAAGTTGGAGGAAGTAGGTAGTTCCTTTACTTCCCCTGTCATTGGAAGTAAAGGATGGCTTGTTCCGTACCTGTTGATCCTGGATGGCCTTCATCTTAAGGGGCGTTGGGCGTGGTGGAGTGACACCTTTGAACTTGGCCACCTCCCCGACACGCCTATTCCTCAGCTTGATTTCCTTGATTACCCCAATCCCGAAACCATGAAGCACCTGAACATGCTTGTGGACATTTGCTCATCGCATGTCGGTCCTTGGCGGTCTGTTGAATGGATCATGGACGAGATTCTTTTCGGTCTTGATATTGAAGACGGACACGGCAATGTGGAACCTTGGCCTGGGGCGAGGGATAGATTTTGCCGGGAGTTTGGACTTCAATTGCTTACTGAGTATCCTTACGACTACTTTGGACATCTGATTGCCGAAGGGAAGGGCAAAGGACCTCATTGGAATCCGAATGCGTTCTACCCTACCCCCATGAATGTCTGCAAAATGATGGTTGGCATTACAATGAAGACGCTTGATGTTGGTGGGGATTGGAAGGATATGGCAGTTCGTACCGTTCACGATCCTTGTGTCGGTAGCGGGCGTATGCTTATGTTTGCGTCAAATCAGAGCCTTCAGTTATCAGGTCAGGACATTGACGACACGGTGTTAAAGGCGTGCAAGATTAACGGTATGCTTTATATGCCGTGGCTTATGAGAACAGGAACAGGTATCGTAAAAGAGATTGACGAATACAACCAACGTGTAATGGATGAGGGATAACAACATGGGAATCCGAATTCACAAAATGGCCGGATGGGGTTTGAAGGATGTCCGCGTTAAGGACCCCAGGTTCAAGCCAGGAACCGACCTTGACAAGTCAACCGATTTGGATTTCATACAGTCAATGGAACAAAACAGGGAAACAATCATTGACCTTTATTTCCGTGAAATCGCAAAAATGATTCCTGATAAAACCAACGCCCTCCAATATGCAACATCGGAATTTGAACTTCAATTCAGACTTTCAAAGCAAGACTTGGCGAAAGAAAGAAAAGCGGACACCTGTATTGAACAACACGGGAAGATTCTTCTATTCAGGCCTGTGACGTTACCGGATTGGTACAGATTTGATGATTCCTTGGATTTCTTTGAAGAAACCGAACGGCAACGCAGAATGAAGAATCGGACTACCGTTTTCAAAATGGGACTGTATCCGCACGACCATTGGATGGTTCGCTTTCGTGATCCCCCTGCCTCCTGCGTAAAGAGATGGCAGAAGAAACCGGAAGAAAACATACTGGGTGAATCCATTGGGGATGAAAAAGGAATCATGAGTATTTCTACTGGGTGGTATAACCAACTGGTAGGCCGATGGGACCCGAAGTTGACTCCTTTGGAGAGAAATGCGGTAAGGCTTCGGCATCTGAAGGAAGACTTTCGTCCGGCGATTCCTTTCGGGGTCATCGCTCTGGTTCTCTGGTCCGACCTGGCCCTTGATCCGGCCAGTTTCTTGGATGATTTGCGTCCCATGATCCACGTGTGGTGGGATTAAAAGGAAAGATCAACATGAGCATTCGGGTTCACAAAATGCTCGGGTATGGTTTGGAAGTTCAAACCAACGATCCTAGAATCAATTCCGATGTTGATTGGGATTTGTTGCCGGATTTTGGAAAATTCCTTCAGCAAAACCGGGAGCAGATTATCAGCAATTGGCTTCTCCCCGAAGCCATGAAAATGTGGCCTGATATGGATATGCTGTTTGCAACTTCCAATTTTGACTTTGAATTGCAACGGGCTCTCTACCAATACAAAAACGAAAGCACAGTCCCATATGGGTGTGTCGTACAACATCGGAACATGTTGCTGTTTAGGCCTGTGTCCAAACCGGATTGGTTCCGATACGACAACACACTAGATTGGATGGAAGAAACCAAACTGCACGGACAGAATAATCGGACCCTTGTTTTCAAGACAGGTATTTGTCCGTATGATCATTGGATGGTGCGGTTCCGTGATCCACCTGCCAACCTTTTCAAGGAACCCGTCAAAGCGGATCGAGGTCATGTCCAGGTTGATGAAAAAGGACCTGTTGGCATTTCCACTTGTTCTTGGAATCGGAGAGTTGGTTTGTCTGATCCTCATCCCATGGAGTTTTCGCCATTGGAAAAAGACGAAGCAATCCGGCAACATTATCTGAATGATTTTCGGCCGGAATTACCGGCCGGGGTTATCGCATTGGTTCTGTGGTCTGGTCTAGCGGTCAACCCTGTCAGTTTCTTGAACGACCTGCGCCCAATGCTTTACGTGTGGTGGGATTGAAGGAGATACCTATGATTCTTGGATGGCTGAAAAAGCTTCGCAAAATACCTGAAAGCGTTTCCAAGACCGTCCCGAACCCAACAGGTTCTAACGTGTTTCAATGTCTTGACCAAAGAGGTTAATATAGCAGACGAATTTGTTCCCGCACCTTGGGCGTTTATGATTGATACCGACAGCTATGCTGGAAATTTTGAAAGGGAACTCTGCGCTTGGGTCACGGGTCAGCTTGGGGAATGTGAAGTAGGGGTCCGACATGCCGAAGCTGCCATTAAAGACGCCCCCGCCGATTTCCTGAAATGGTGTGCGGACAATATCGTCGGGGTTCCCGATGATCACGGTTGTTTCCGTCCGGTTACCGGATGGTTGGGACCGTATTCGGATCATGAATACAACAGTGTAGCCATTTTCTTCCGATGTTCTCCACCGGTTGAAATGTGTAAGATCATGATGGAAAGGGCACGCAGATACCCTGTTAATCTGCATAGGTTTCATGGGAACACGGATTTCAAGGTCAAAGGTTTCCGGGTAGTCCATCTGGAACTGAAAGAAACCGTCTTGTGGTCTTCCAATTAGGAGATTTTCCAAATGAAAAGCAAATGGTCATGGCCCCTGCTCGGATGTGTCCCCTGGAATATCCCCCGTGCCGGAGAAGAAGGTTCTTTCGGGTTGGAACGGAAACACGATGTCCACACGGGTGTTGACATTGACTGTCAGGAAGGACAGCCAGTCCACGCCGTAGAAGACGGGGTTGTGGTTCGGGTTGAAGACTTCACAGGTCCAAATGCCGGATGCCCACAGTGGCTTCCGACTAGGGGCGTTATGGTTGAAGGTGCCACCGGGGTTGTTTGCTACGGGGAAATCCAGGAACTTGAAGGTTTGAAGGAAGGGGACCGTATCCGACGGAGCCAGTTGGTCGGTCACGTCAAGAGGGTTATCAGAGAAGACCGTCCTGACGGTAAGGTTTCCATGCTTCACCTGGAACTGTACCAGGTGGGGTTTCGGGGTACTGCCGTTGAAGTTCCGTTGGGAACCCGAATTCCTGATGTCCTGTTGGACCCAACTCCGTTCCTGGCAGCTTCTTGGTCCCGGGTGACACGTCGTTTCCATCGGGATGTCCCGCCTATTCCCACTAACGTTGAAGAACGTAAGGCGATGATCCACTGGCTCACGGAACATCCCTTGTGGACTTATCCTGTCACGGTCAAATGGCCCCCGGATGGTGAGGATATGTTTCATCCCACAACCCCTGAATCCGAATGGGTTGAACGGGAAGAACGGATCGGCGGATCCTTTGACGAATGTGTTTCCATTGAACACGCTTGGGTTGATCCGACCCTTGAATGGTCGTGGACCGAACCCGACCCTCGTAACACTGCTTTCCGTGTCTGGATTGAAGCAGGGGGTTGGAACGACCTGAAGGATTTTGAAGAGGAACCGCCCGAAGGATGGAATGACCAGAACCGTTGGGAATGGGGGATGGACACCCGGTTGTCTTGTGGGGGTGATACCCTTGAAGAAGCATTCCTGAACTTGGCTTCACTGGTGAAGTTTTACTACAATGACCAGACGGGTGCTTTGGATGAAGGACTTCACCGGATGGACATTGATTCGTGCGGAGGAAGGATTGACCCCCAAACCGACGAATGGATTTCCTACTGCGTAGATTCCGGGGATGGTTTCTGTTGCCAATGCGGTCACTTGATCAGGGACCATTCCCTCGTTGGACGAGACGTTTGAAAGGAAACACCCCCATGAAGAACTTCCTTAACCACAGTAACTTCCACGTCACTGTCCGTTCTTTGGGGACGGAACACCTTAAACGGGCGTTGTCGTTCTTCTTTGACGCCTACCAAACTGCCGTAGGGTTTTCCGTCAAGGACACAACTATCCCCAGTTATGGGCATGAAGACCAACCTGCCAAGGCGTTGGTTCTTCATTGGGCCTTTCCCGATCATAACCAAATTTTGGTTTCCAAGTTTCCAGCCCCGCTTGATTTAGATGCAGTTGTCCCGATGGTAGAGAGCTGGCTTGCGCAGAATCCTTACGGGAAGAGACCGGATCAAGATGGGGACAACCTGCGCGGGTTCGCTGTGTTCAACGACACGGACTGGAATAAAACGTATGGGGAATCTACCGCCATTTGCGCTATTGCTCCGCATTGGGCAATGTTCGGAAAGTGAGGTTGAACCATGGACATCAAGGAATACAATTCGCTCCAGGCGGAAGGGACTGCGCTGGAACATCTAATTACACTACTCCCCGAATCCAGCGTAATTGAACGGGCCGGATTGGTTTCCAGGAAAGCTGAAATTGAAGCCAAGCTGGCTTCCCAATCAACCATCCCTCCTGAAAATGATGAAAGCACCATGTTCGTTTTGATGGACGTGATTCCAGGATTCAACCTGGTGCAAGCCACGGAAACGTGTTGCAAATGGGGTTACTGTATGGATAAAGGGGCTTATGCCTTAACTGAAACTTCCCGAAATTCAGTAATCCGCGTGGTCTTTTCATTCACGCCAAGACCGAAACCAAGACAGGATGATGCAACTTGGTTGAAGGATGCTCAGTTATTTTCCAACGCTTGTGACAATTTGTACCTTCGTTCCCGTGCAACGGATTCCTGCGAATTTTGGCGTTTCTTTGGGGCTTGTACCAAAGCAGGATATGACCCGAACAAAGACGGGGATCTTTTTCTTTGGTTGTTTGACCGAATCGGGTGCCTGTTGTCCGGCGCACCCATTCCCTCTACATACCGTCTCTCGCTTGAAGCCGTCACGAATTCAAACGGGGAAAACTTTATCCGAATTGAAAAATGGGGCCAGGAATACAACATTCCGGAAATTGCCATTTCAACGACCACATGGCCCTTCGGCGGCAAAAACTGGATCATTGGAATTGCTCCAGAAGCATTGAAACGTAATCTTGCGGCTGAATTGTTGAAAGAGGAAAGATAAGAGGTTGCCCATGCACATGCTGGGATTGGTTCTAGTTCCCTTGGTCCTCGGAACTGCCGCATATTCTCTGTGGCCAAGCAGGATTTCCTGGAAAGAGCTCCTGCTCATTACGGGCATTGGATGCCTTGTATGTGCCGGAGGGTTCCAGATCTGCAAATGGGGTTCCATGAGAGACGTGGAACACTGGAACGGACGGATCACCAGCAAGGATCACGGGTCTCAAGGTTGCTGCCATTGCCGGTCCGTATGCGATTCCAGGGACAAGGACGGTAATTGTACGTCATCCCACGAAGAATGTGCCCATCCCCATGATTATTGGTGGTCCCTTTCCGTTTCAACGGGGGATTCCATTTCCGTTGATTCCTGTGAACCTTGGGAAAGCAACGTCCCGAAGGCATGGACGAACGCCATAATCGGAGAACCGGCGGCGGTCGCCCATCACTTCCAAAACTACCTCAAAGCGGACCCCTACAGCCTCGTCAACAAAGTCGCTGATCCGGCTATGTTGGAAACCGTCCCGCCTTTCCCGGCAATCCACGATTTGTACAAAGTCTCTAAAGTCGTCAGTGCGGGGATAGTCCTGCCGCCCGAATGGAATCGGGAATTGCTGGAAATCAACGCTGACTTGGGGGCATCAAATCAGGTTGATGTGACAATGATCGTCACGGATAAAACAGACCCGATTTGGGCTGATGCCCTTGAAGCTAAGTGGTTGTACGGACCGAAGAATTCGGTCAACATCGTGATCGGTGTCAAGGACGGTAAGTTCAATTGGGTCCGGGTTGTTACGCTTTCAAGGGTTGAAGACTTGAAAATTGCTTTGCGGGATGGCCTGCAAGGTTTGAGAACGGATGAGTGGGAAAAGGGTCTTGGCGTTATTCGAAATGCCATCAGCACGAAATTCGTCCGGACACCAATGGCTGAATGGGAATATCTCGCATCGGCGGCGACTCCGCCTACGTGGGTTCTTGTCCTCTTGTACGTAATGGCTATCGGGTTGTCGTGTGGCCTGATTTGGTGGGCACACGAACAAGACATCTTCGGTGACAAATGGAAACAACGCTTCAAAAGGAGAAACTAATGGCTAAGGTAATCGGAATCGGGATCGGGTTGTTTGTCTTCGTGACGGTCCTTGTGGTCGTCTTCGGGGGCATTTCGTGGAGCAACACGGCGGTCGCACTCCAGAACACGACCGTTGCACAAGTGTCGGCCAACAAGGCCGACTACGACAAGTTCTAGAAGTCGGTGAAGGAAGTTGCCCAAGTTACCCAGGAATACAAGGGCGATGCCAAGGACCTTTACTTGGGTTTGATGCAGGCACGTTATCCCGTTGGGGAAAGCCCTATGATGAAGTGGATCCAGGAATCCAACCCCACTTTGGATCCGGGAATGTACCGCAAGATTCAAGATGTCATTGAAGCGGGGCGTAACACCTTCGCCCAAGGCCAGAAGGATCTGGCGGACAAGCAACGCAGGTTCCGGGACCATATCCAACAATTCCCCGGATCGGTCTACCGTGGCTTTTTTGACATCCCCAACGTCATGGTTGGTGATAACGCTCCGGCGAAGGACATTGATGGCGACGGCAAAATCACCGTCCTGGATTATTCTATCGTGACCAGCACCAAGACCGAAGCGGTTTTCAGGGAAGGCAAGGACAACGAGCCTCTTGACGTGTTCGGGAAGAAACCGGCCTTGCCTGAAAAGTAACTTTCGTCCAAAGACCGAAAAGGCCAGGGAAGCTTCCCTGGCCTTTTCGTTTCATGCGTCCAACGTGTCGTTCCAGTAACGTTCGGAAGCAAGGAACGCCTTCCAAGATTTGGGCATTTCTTCCTTCCAACCCATCGGGGTCCATAACCCAGGAAGGTTCTTCGGCCTGATGGGTTTCGTCAGGAGCTTCATCTTCGCCTGTACCGGGGTCATATCCTTCTTCTTCTGGTTGCAGGGATGACACGCCACAACGATGTTTTCCCACACGGACTTTCCGCCCTGGTTCCGCGGAACTACGTGGTCAAAGGTGAAGTTGGTTACGGGCACTTTGTGACCACAGTACTGGCAGACACCCCGGTCCCGGAGCCAAATGTTCTTCCGGTTGAATTTGACACCCCGGCGGAAGAATCCGAAAGCTTTCGTCACGAACCGGATAATGGAGGGCATAGGAAATGACATGGATGAAGTCCTGATGAACAGGTCTTCATAGTTTTCCTCAACCACGGCACGGCCGCTGAAAACATCGGTGATGGCTTGCCGCCACGGAATGATGTCAATGGGCATGTAGCCGCTATTTAACGCCAAAACCTGCGCATCCATGACACAACCCTTTCTTACAGTACAGGAAGGAACCGAACAGGACAGCGACAGGACTTTTATTTAGGGCTAGGTTGGCCCCAGAACTCATATGTCACACTGCCCTATAACTACAGGGCAGTGTGACATAATAGGTCCTAAGAGGGCTAGTCAGTGATTTTTAGGAAGGCTCGTGAACTTGAGGATGCCCAGCAATATCTTTTCCGTCATCGTTTGTGTCCTTTCCGGTGATTGGATTCCCTGGTAGTCAAGAAGCTGCCCGGCGGAAGTTTCCTGATGAATCCCAATGCCTTGATGAAACATCCATCTTCCATAAGCCCTTCCAAATTGTCAAGTCCTAATCGGGGATCCCGCAGGTCTTGATTCCGGAACAAAGCATGGATCGTTTTGTGACATTCCCGGCAAACCTTTTCCGTTTCGTCCTTGTCCGTTCGACGGGTACGCAGGTGATGCTTTTCCATCAAACCCGGGGGCATCATCCGGCCACACAAAGGGCATTTTAGGTCTGTCGGCATGTTGCTTGTCTTTCCTACGGAATTCCTTGGCTTTTTGGTCACATTTGTCGCAACGCCAACGTTGTTTCGTAAAGGATCCGTTCTTGATGTAAACGAAGGTTTCCCCGCAGTCCTGACAGGTGCTGGACACGGATCGGTATTTACATTGTGCTCCGCTCATGGAGTTCCTTTCATGAATTGGTGGTCCTGCCGGGCCTCGAACCCGGATCTTGCCGCTTATGAGGCGGAGACTTTGACCAATTAAGCTACAGGACCTTCAACTTAGATGGTGCAGGGTTCTTCAAGGGATTGAAGGGTTGGAATGCACGCCTTTTTGATGCGTTCCGCTTCTTCTTCCCCACGACGGAAGGCTTCTTGCAGTTGCTTTCGTCCTTCCGGCGTAGAAAGAAAAGCTTTTGTCCGTTCAATCCGTACTTTCAGTTCTTCAACAGGTATCTGCGGGCTTCTTTTCATTGCCGGCACCTCTTTGAGGGAACCTATTACCAATCCCATCTTCCTTCTACCCAACGGTGCAGGGACATCTTCTTGCCCGTCCTGTGGTCCTTCACTAGGTCATCCTGTGTCCGGTAGGTACGTATCTTGTCCCCACGCTGACCAGAACCGATCTGGCTTTTGCGCTGTTTGTTTGCAGCGTCCAGGGAAGCCGTTTCTTCCCGTTCCTGCAACCGAGCCGACAAGATGGCCAAAGCCATGCGTCGGCTTTGGTGTTGCGACCGCATGTCAACTCGGACAGAGATTTTTGTCGGGATGTGCCGGACGACTACACAACTGTCCGTCATGTTCCGGTGCTGCCCGCCAGGTCCCGAACCTCTCGTGGTTTCAATCACTACATCCTTCAAATCAAGGCATTCCACGGATTCACGAAGCGGGAGAACGGCAACCGTTATTGTTGAAGTGTGAACCCGTCCCTTTCGTTCGGTTGGGGGGACCCTTTGCCATCTGTGGCCACCTGCTTCCTGGTCAAATACGGCAACCTTTTCCCCGGTGACCGTAAAGCTGATAAAACCCGGACGTGCGTCAATGTATTCGGTTTCAAAGACCGTAGATGGCACACACCTTCGTGTACACCCCTAACTGGTCGTTGACCAACAACTTGGCATCTTCCCCGCCTTCGGCGGCCCTGATTTCAATCAGCCTTTGTTCCATCGGAATCCCTCCTTGTTAACCCAAGCAATTATCCAAGCAATTGGCCCTGTGGTTTCCCATAGGTTGACGCCCGACACCTTCGTGGAGGTTGCTCGGTTCTGTCGGGCAGTGGGCACCCGGATTTGGACCGGGGTGCCGGGTTTTGCAGACCCGTGCCTTGCCTCTCGGCCATACCCACGTAGCGGACGAGGGACACGATCCCTTCGCGGAACGGCTTATGAAACCGTCCGGCATACCCGATGCAGTCCGCCATGATTCAGTCTTTCATGTCGTAAGGGGCTACCATGAGAACTAGATTCTTGCACACGTCTACACCTTTGTCAAATTTCAAGGTAGTGCAGACTACAATCCCAAGTACCCCAAAGATTTCTACTATTGTCTTCATGCCAACCGGTCCTCCGTTGGTTCAGGACAGCATTATACGGGCACTACAGTTGAGGCATTTGGCTATGTTGGTCCCAACCAAACCCAGGAAAATCTTTTCCGACCCACACACGGGACATTTCACCAAAAACACGACAAACAGGAAATTTTCCATGTCGTTTCTTCTTTCGGTGACGGTGTTATTCCAAGACGGTCTGCCACAACTTCAAGCCTGAATACTGTCCCTCCTGATAGTGTCTTTTCCAATGCCTGATAATTATCCTCAGACCGATGGATACTTTACTTTGTTCTTGGACGCAAAAATCTTCATTGCATCCCTGGTAGAGAGAACCGTCGTCAAGTTCAGCTTCAAATTCATCGTCCCCAATGAAGGTAATGAAGCCTTTCTTTTCCCACACCAATCTGTCGTCCCAAGGCATGTATTATCCTTCTCCGAAAATGGGTTCCAATTCAGGCGGCGGGGGCCAGTCTGGCCGGCAATTAGGGTATCCGATGATTGTCATATTGTCAAACGGATGTCCTTCGCTGGTTCCCTCATCCGGTTTGCATGTGAACCAGAATTTTGAAACCGGATGGTCTTTCGTCCATGTTTTTCCGCACGTTTTACATGTTGACATTTTTCGTTTTCCTTTCGGTTCAAGAAAATGGTTCTGGGAGGAAGGTTCGAACTTCCGTTTTTGGGTCCAAGGCCCAAAGTCTTGCCACTAGACCATCCCAGACCGAACAGGGTATTCTACCCTGAAAGGAACTTGACATGCCCAATCCTAACCAACAATGCGCTTTCTGTGGAAAACCAATCTACCGAACTGCCGCTGCCATCGCCCGATCCAAAACGGGTGTGTTTTGGTGCTGCCGCAAGCATCGGCGGTCCTGGCGGATCATGAAGTTGAAGTCCTACAGGAAACTCGCCTTCGGCAACAACCCCCACAGGTGTGATTGCTGCGGGTGGGACCTATGTTCGGAAGTCCTGGAAGTCCACCACATCAATTTTGACCATCATGACAACCGCCTGCACAACCTGCGAATCCTCTGTCCCAATTGTCATCGGATGGAACACCGGCAGGCCCGCATCGATGCCGAAATTGAAGCTTCATGGGAACCTGATTGGGAAGAATGAAAATGGTGGAGCTGGGGGTATTCGAAACCCCGACCTCTTGCATGCGAAGCAAGCACTCTTCCAACTGAGCTACAGCCCCATATGGTAACCCTGACGGGTGCCAACCCCGTTCCTGGAGCTTGAGGGGCTCCTGACCTAGTCGGTAGTCTACAGGGTTTTGAATAAAAAATGGAGCGAACGACGGGATTTGAACCCGTGACTTCAACCATGGCAAGGTTGCGTGCTACCACTGCACTACGTTCGCAAATTATTGTTTTCCAGACCATTAGCCCTGTAAACCCTTTGAAAAGGATTCACAGGTTGACACCCGGCGCCGTCGTGAAGGCTGTCTGGTTTGACCGGGTAGCGGGAAACGGGACTTGAACCCGTGGCCCATAGCTTGGAAGGCTATTGCTCTACCAACTGAGCTATTCCCGCATCTGGGGCAAGGTTTGAACTCGCCTGGAACAGCCCCACGTAAGTGGGGAACACTTTGGATAGCCCCCAGAATGAAATGGTCCGCCCGGAGGAGGTCGAATCCCCACTGTTCCAGGTTCGTAGCCTGGTGCCCTTTCCAGTTGGGCGACGGGCGGCTAGTTATAGGTTGGTGAGGGATGGCGGGAACGATCCGCCGACATCCGGTTTGTAGGACCGGCACTCTACCACTGAGTTAATCCCTCAAAATGAGGTATCTTTTCAAGTATTTCAAAGAACGAACTTCTAAACCCTACCTTGAAATCATTGAACGGATCATTTCCCAAGCGATTAGCCCTACAGTTTCTGCAGGTTGACATCCGACACTTCGTGGAAGTTGCTTAGGTTCGTCGGATTCAGGGCGGTGAGGCTTGAACTCACGACTTTCGGCTTAGAAGGCCGGTGTTCTTTCCATCTGAACTACGCCCCGGTTGTTTTGGAATTGGTTGGGCTGGCGGAAATCGAATCCGCGATCTTCCGCTTAGGAGGCGGCTGCTTTATCCTCTGAGCTACAGCCCAAATTTTGGCGGAAGAGGAGGGGTTTGAACCCTCGGATCCCGTTAAGGATCTGCGGTTTTCAAGACCGCCGCCCTAAGCCACTAGGCGACTCTTCCAAAGAAAATCACACCAAATCTTTCTTGGTTTTGCTCTTCGTTTGTTCCAAAGCTAAACGGACCAGTTCCACTGCCTGGGCTGAAACCCCCAAGTCTCTTTGGATACTGAGTTTCATGGTTTCCAGGTCCACGGGTTCCCGTAGTTCAGGACCGAAAACCTTTTCTTGGATTTTCTCAAATGCCCGTTCGTAGAAACCCAAAACCCTGTCTAGATTGTCATCCATTCTTTTGCTGTTTCCTTCATGCGTCCATCAATGCAACGCCCCTGTCAACCTTCTCTTTTCCGTTGGAAGCCTTTTCCTGAAAAGGATGTTAGGCCAATTATTCTGGGCGTGAAGAAAACAAAGCGTCTACCGCTGCATACAGATCATCAAGCGTTACGGAAATGGAAAATTCATCCCCTACGGACAAGGAAACCATGTTAGTCTTGTTCACTGGGAAAATTTCCAAGGACAACACCTTGTCGGTAACTGGTAGGTCGTCTTGGGTGTTGATTGCCATTTTACAAATGGTACGGATCATTTCAGGTTCCTTTCTTGTGACATGAAAATTTCTCCCAAGCTGTTAGCCCTGCAGAAACTTTCTACAGGTTAACCATCCGGCGCCGTCGTGGAGGCCGCTTGGGATCGTCGGACTGGAGCTTGGGGGGTTCGAACCCCCTGCCTTCTGCGTGCAAAGCAGACGCGCTACCAATTGCGCCAAAGCCCCTTGACAAGAACGTGGAAGACCGAAAGCAGGAAGTAGGGGAGCATCCGGATCGACACCAAGTATGCCCTTTTGTCGTCCTAAGCAATCGGGACGTTGGGATCAGGTGGGGGTGCGGTGTCATTGAATCCGTATCCTGTATATTTGAATGGTCTTCCACGTCTGGACGCGTTCCCTTGCGGTACTTGCATCCCGAACCTGAACTACACAAAGCAGTCCGGGTCCAAACCTTCAATTTCAACCCTCTTCGTGTTTCCGGCCTGAATGGCCGAACGCAGGTTAGCCACAGTTTTGGCAGTTTCCTTTGCCTTCTGGTTGGCAACCTTAGCCTCAATCATCTTTTTGGCGAATTCCGTGTCGGCCACTGCGGGTCTTTCCATGCGGCGCCCGTATAACTGATCTTCCCCTCCAGACTTCGCCGTTTTCCGCCAACAGGCTTCCACACGGGCCAAACCCCCGATACGTTTGACGGCTTCGGCCAAAGTGAGGTTTTCACCAGACACCGTCACTTTGACCTTTTGGTTGTACAACCCTTGCGCTGCCTGGAGCTTTGCAATTGTCGTTTCAATGTCAAGGAGCCGTTCCATAACCCGTTCCGGGGAATCCTTGCTTTCGCTGGGAAAGGCATACAAGGATCCTTCAAACTCCGTTTCGGTAAGGTCCCGGAGGTGTGACTGTTCCTTGATGGCTTGAATCAAATCCTGTCCTGAAACTTTCATTTTTCCTTACCTTTCCATAGGGCTTATTTGATGGTTTCCAGTCTTTCCATACCGTGAAGGTAGATGAATCCGCCTTCGATCCAGCTCTGCCGGTCTTCATCAAACTGCAAGGGCCTGAAACAATCTTCACGGGGGATGGTATGGAACGATCCCACAGGGTCTTCCAGAACCTTTTCGGTTCTCCAATGGTCCCTGCCGCATTCGTCTTGTCCTAACCAGATCAGGATATCCATACCGGCTTTCATGTCTTCCGGTTTCCGCATCGGTTCAATGACCGGATCCCAATCGTCCTGGGTCCGTACAGTTGTCATCTTCCACACCCGGGGTCCGAAACGTTCCCTAATGGTGAATTTGATGGACCTTCCTTCCGGGGCTTTCACATCCGCAATGTCAAAATCAGGGGTCATTTTGTCATGTTCCTTGCTGAAATCAGGGGGGTCGTTTTTCCAAGACAATTAGCCCTACCTTAGCTTTTAGGTAGGTTGACACCCGACGCCGTCGTGGAGGCTGTCTGGAATTGTCGGGTTAGCGGAGGATGGACTCGAACCACCGATCTTCAGGTTATGAGCCTGCTGAGCTAGCCGCTGCTCCACTCCGCATCAAATCATCCACAAACACTTACCCTAAAGAACGGAATTGGTCGGGCCGGTGGAGATTGAATCCACGGCCTCAGCCTTATCAGGACTGCGCTCTAACCAATTGAGCTACGGCCCGCCATGAAAAGATCCCGTGGGTTTAAGGCGTCCCCCAAACCCACGGGAAGATCCTGTGAAAGAAGGGCGTCCCCATATTCTCCCACAGGGTCGGAACACCCCCACATACGTGGGGAACATTGCTACGGATACAGCTTTCGCATTTCAGCCTTGAAGGCTTCCACGTTGAAGGTGTCCACCTTTTCGGACTCGGCTTCCAGCCCTTCTGCAGCTCGCACCATGTTGACCAGATTTTCGGAATAACTGGAAAACACGTGACACTTCTTGTCGGGTTCGGACGCCGTGGTTTCGTAAGGAACCATGTGGATTTCATGCAGGTGCCCGGTCCACCCCGCCGACCGGTATGCCTTGATGTTGTCGTTGCAGGAACCGCTGGTGCTCCCGTAATAACAGGAACGTTCGCCCATCCAGCTTTGACCGTCGGTCAGAAGGATAATACGGTCAGGCATCGTCTTCTGTTGCTTGAGGGTAGCAAACAGGTCCCCCAGGTTAGTTCCGGCTCCAACGTTACGTTCGTGGACAATGTTGGCCACGTCCAAGACGGATGAAGTTTGGCTGACCTTGATTTGAGACCAACCTGACGCCAGTGCCCCGATAATGGCCCATCCTTCCGCCTTGCGGTAACAAATGGCCCCGAGCAGACACGCCGCTTCTTTCACCGTCATGGGATTCTGGGTCTTGCCGCGGTATGTATTCTGACGTTGGACCAAAGGCGTTTCCATGGACCCCGAAGTATCCACTGCCACGACCGTAGACCCAAGCAGCCCCGGCAGACTATCCGCAGTGGCGTCAATGGCCATTGCAATAGCCTTCTGGAACAAGGGGTCTTCAACGGCCTTCCTCGCCGACATGAATTGCATCGGCAACATGCGGGAATGGGGAGCCGCTTCAACCAAGAACTTGGCTACTTCATTCTTGGCCTTGTTGGATACGCCCTTTTCCGCGAAGTTGCGCAGGTTCATCAAGGTTGCCTGATAAGGCATGACACGGCGTGTTTTGTTTCCGTCCGTAGTCGTTGCCGTCGCAAGCCATTCCCACACTTCCGCAGCCTGCTTCGGATCGGTGGATCCGCCGAACTTGGAAGCAATGACTTCCCACGTAGCCCCGGACTTCCGGACCAATTCACGAGCTTCCTCACCCCAGGTAGCCAGCTTGTTCAACTGTTCCCAAGCCAAAGCTTGGGGAACGGCTTCACTGACTTCGTCGTACACCAACCATCGCCACATGGCGGGACTGACTGGCCAATTGGCGGGTCTGGACTTTCCGTCAAACGCCTGATAGCACATCAGGAGGACATCCTTGAAGCTGATGTCTCCCTTGCCTGCCCACTTGAGGAAGTCCCGTTCCGGGAAACGGGAGAAGGAATCCCCAAGAGCCTTCTTCAGCGACTTGGAAATGGTCCCATGATGGGACGCACGACCGTACTTGTCATCTTTGGAAACCGGGTTGAACAGGAAGCGGGCAGCCGCAAAGGCTTCTTTGATTTCGTCCGCCCGCACGACGATCTTCGGGGCATACAGCCGGCACAGGTGTTGGAGTGCCGGAATCTTTGAACACATGGCCAGAATGACCTGTGGGGTCATCCTGATCTTGTTTTCGTTGCGCAGGTAACAAGCTAGACGGAGGACATCCGCCAACTCGTCTTGCTTCTTGCTGTGCACGGCATCCTTGACCGCCAGGACAATGTCCTCAAGGATGGATACTGCCTCTTCGGTCAAGTTTTCCACGTTGACTTCCAGGTCCCCCATTTTCTTCATGATGGATTCCTGGGGATCGCCGTAGTAAGTGGGTTCGGAAAATCCAGGCTTCCCCACTTTCATGATGAGGGCGTCCAAAGCCGAGGAGGCACGATAGCCTTTCCCGCCAGCCTTGTTGGTGACCGATACAGCCGCTTCCGTTTTCGTCTTCTTACTGAAGTTCAAGGCACACCTCCTTTTGAGGTAAGGGTGGAAATTAACCCAGGTCAAAAATCGGATGCGGACTTTATCATCTGGTGTCCTATCATTAGACGATGGAAACTTGCGCTTCCAGAGGGATTTGAACCCCCATATCCAGATTTTTTCCGAAGTAACCGCATTCTGCACACCCGGGTTACAGGAAACCTGATCAACTTGAAAGTGAAGGCGATCAACAGGCGATGACGGTAACGTTTTGGCGCTCTACCGACTGAGCTACTTGACCCGAAGGCCAAGGTGGGACTTGAACCCACGACCTCCCACCCCAAATGTGAAGTAACCGCACATCTGCACACCGCCTTCACTTTCACGAATTGAGCCTCCAGGCAATCGGTCAAATACGGTACGGGATCAGATGACAAGTCTGGAGTAACCGCATTCTGCACCCTGGAAGCAAAGAACGATTGTCGGGGTCAACTGATCGTTTTCGGTATTTTCTTGACAATGAAGTATCCGAAAACTGCACACCCCGACATTTTTCAAAGACCTTCTGCTTATACCCGAAGCTGCTTCACTGAAAAATCTGCTTCACGCGCATACTACCGAACAGGAAAAGAAACCAAGCCGTGAAAAAATAAAATGGTAGTCCCGACGGAATTCGAATCCGTGTTTCCGGCGTGAAAGGCCAGCGTCCTGGGCCACTAGACGACGGGACCAAAAAATTGGAGCGGGCAGCTTCAACGTGATGGCGGTATTCCCGCCAGTAAAGAGTGGACGATGTCCGCATATTAGAAATGGTGAGATCGGAGGTACTCGAAACCTCAACCTAGTGGTTAAAAGCCACTTGCTCTACCAGTTGAGCTACGATCTCTTAATTCGGTTTTTAGCTTCACACTTCCGACAGTGTTTTGAAGGTCGGCTTTTCACAGCCCCGCAATCGCATCTGGGTTTAGGGGCGTGGTACTTGTTTCTCCCTTTGTACGTGGGTAGTTGAGAATCGCAATGAGGACACACAATCCGAAGATTTTCCAATCGGTTGTCTTCATGGTTTCCGTTGATATGATCCAAATGAAGCACTAAAGGCTTACCGTTCCAAACAGGGGCTTGGCCACAAATGGAACACCGGTCAGTCAAAATACCTAATTTGACCAATCTCTCTTTTAGACGGCTGCTTTTATAAGAAGAATCTTCCGTCATTGTTTTTTCCAAGGGGATTGCTTGGGATGGTCTTTTTCCCTGTATGCTTTTCAAATGTTTTAGCGATACATTTTCTTTTTCTGCCCTGCGTTGAACGGTTTTTCGGTTAGACCCCACAGGACGAAGACCACATTTTTCTAATATGTCCGTCATTGTAAAGGCTTCTTCTACAACAGTTTTGAATTCTTCTGTTGAAAGATTATAAATTACACTTGTCCTTGCCATAACTCAGTTCCTTACAAAGTAAATCCCACAAGGAATTCCTTGTTTTTACCCAAAAATGGTCCGACACCCCGAGTTTGAATCGGGAATTTCGTGCTCCCGAAGCACGCACCTTACCGGGTTAGGCCAGTGTCGGATTATTTCCCAAGCGATTAGCCCTGAAACCCCTTGAAAAAGGTTCTGTCAGGTTGACATCCGATGCTATCGTGGAAGCTGCTTGGATCATCGGATTCGGACCGACTGGATTTGAACCAGCGACTTCGTGAACCCCATTCACGCGGGCTACCAGACTGCCCCACGGTCCGTTTGAATCAAAAATGGTCGGGGTGGCGAGGGTCGAACTCGCGAGTTTCCTGGTCCCAAACCAGGTGGGATACCTACTTCCCTACACCCCGGTCAAAAAATTTGGAATCTGGAACGACAGTGTTCCTGCAGTCTCTGCCACCTCGCCAGCCTTGTCAGAGTCTGGTTGTTGGGTGAACCGCCCTTTCGGGTCAGTTGTTCCAGATTCCGGGATGGGAGCTACCCACCCTTTCTCAGAGTATTCAAAAAATTCTTGATCAAGCAATTAGCCCTACTTCTTCTTAGGATAGTAGGTTACCGTCTGGTGCCAACGTGGAGGCTGCTTGATTTACCAGACCAGTGACGACGGGACCCGCCCCCGCTTCATCCGGCTTGACGGGCCGGTGCCTCGACTCCTTCGGCTTCGTCACTATGGATAAAAATTGGATCACCCTACAGGGATTGAACCTGTGCTGACACGGGTTAACAGCCCGTCGCTCTACCGCTGAGCTAAGGGTGAACGATTTCTGCCTAGTGAATTATTTTATTTCCAAGCGTTTGGCCCCGTGAACCTATTTGGCAGGTTCCACGGGTTGATGCCTGACGCCACGGAGAGGCTGCTTGGGTTTGTCAGGCGTGTGGACGACGGAGTTCGAATCCGCAACCTACAGAGCCACAGTCTGTCGATCTTCCAATTGATCTACGTCCACCACAATAGAAAACGAGGGTGACAGGTGGCAAACCTGCCACCCTCGTCATTGTCATGTCGTTGTTCTATTCAGTTGTCAAATAACTGTTCCCGATTTCAACTACCGGGAAGATTCAAATTCCAAGCCGTTTCTTTTTTAACGTGAGAAGCCGGGAACTTTCGGTTCCCGGCTTCTGTGGCGCCTGTCCGTGCTTTGCGACGAGACGCTACATGCCAGGAACTCCCGGATCATCCCCATCTACGTGGGGAAAGCTATTTGGATCGCGTTCTGCTGACGCGACGGCGGGGTTCACGATGGCGGTATGCCCGCCATTTGGTTTCCTACCGCCGAAGGTTGTTCCAACTGATTCCATTTCATTTTCCTCAAAACCCTAACAACAAATCCACTATTACACAGGGTTTTGTGAATGTCAAGAAAAAAATGAAAAAATTTTCATCGCCCCAAAAGCCTTCCAAAAAAGTCGGAAGGAGGTTCCAATTCGTCGGTGACGTTGAAGAAATGTGTGTCATCCACAACCCCTATCGGAGTTAAGGTTCCCCGAACCTTGAAGGGCTCTTTGTCATCCGCATACAAGACCGCTATTTTTATTCCCATCTTGGGTGGCGGTACGGGTTCCTTCGGGCGTTCGGTCTTGAAAAATCCCATTTTGTGGTCTGTAGTGGATTCCCATATCCGAACCATTTCTGGCCACTTTTCTAAATCCTGTTGGTACTTGTCCAACAAGACTTGGTGTTCTTTGGCAATTTTCGGATCCAATAGGACCGTGATTATAATCGCCCCTGATTCACAACCAGAAACACGCACTACGGATTTCCAAGGACCGTTCAAGCAATACACACCTGGGAGGTCCGGGAATTTATCGGTGATGAAAAAAGGCCCAATCGTTCGCAGATACAAACCATCTTCCATTTCAAGGTAGTTGTCTTCCATGGAAATCCCTTTTCAGTCTTTGCGTAGTTGTCCCTGCCAGAACCCTTTGTTTCTGATAAAAGCCACCACTTCAGGGGGGACCGTTTTTTCGACTTTTTCCCATTCGTTTTCAGAAATCCATTTCCGGATTTCCGTGCTGTTGATATCCGGAATAGCCCAAGGAGAATCCGTTGACCCTTGTCTCGGTACGATGAATTTTCCAACCATCCGATCAATGTCCTGCCAACGGTGCCATTTCTGCCAAACGGCAAGGTTGTCCGACCCGATGATTAGGACAAAATCCGTTTCCGGTTCTGTTTCCTTTACACTTTTAATGAGATCAATTGTGTGGCATGTCCACAATCGGATTTCCAAATCATCAACGACAATCCTGGGATCCCCGACAAACGCCAACCGGGCCATTTCGACACGGTCTTTGAACGGAACTAGGTCGACATCTTTGGAGAAAGCATGCCTCCAACACGGGAAAACCCGGACGGAATCCATTTTTCCGAACAGCAATGCGTGCTGCACCGCCATGACGTGACCTATGTGCGGGGGATTGAAACCCCCGCCATAGATTCCACATACCTTCTTCACTTTGTGCGCCGCCACGTAGTTCCGACCTTGGACAGCAACCCATCCTTTTTGGCATGCCACAAAGCCATGGTTACGGTTCCTGTCTTGACGCGGGCTTCGGCGGAAACCTTCTGAAGAAGGTAGCGGGTCGTAGCCTTGGCAGGTTGCGTAGCGATGATGTCCATGATCACCGAAAGGGTTGTCTTCCGGTTCCTGCTATTCCTGCTATTTCTGCCAACTGTCGGGTCGGTACTGCCTTCCAGGCTGCGCAAGGCTAACCGTAACAGACTTGCATCCTGTTCCAACCTCGTCAGTTGGGTCTTTATTTCACTCTTCAACGTTTGCAGATTCCTCATTTTTTCACCTTCCTGTACTTTTGGTTCTTTTCCATACCTAGGGGTCTCTCTTTACAGGTCTTCTTCCTCTTCCTCACCAGGTACTTCTGGGTATTTTTTGGGTTTCTGGGTGATACCGAGGAGTGCCTTGATATGCCGTTCTTCCCGTAGGATTTCCTTCTTGAGCCTTTGGAGGTCCTCCAGTTCAATCTGTAATGCTTTCTTTGTAGAACTCAACATGATGGGTTCCTTTTTCGTTAGGGGCACGTTTCCGTGCGCATGATCGGGGCTTCCCCGTTGAACAGGACCCCTACGCGGTTTTGTACTTTTCCGAAGTCCGGCATGGGCATGGTAGTTACGTCCGACCGTTCAACCAGGAGCCCTGGGTTGGTTATGGCTTCGTGCTTTTTGGGAAGCCTCTCCAATTCCTCATGGGTGAAGGGGCGGACGACTGTTTTCCTCTGTATGAATGTCCCAAACCGAAATTGTTGTGGCAGGAAATTCCAGTTGATCCCCTTTTCCGACAACAAGGCGGCGACGATTTCGCCGTTCTTCATTCCCTGGAGTCGGTTGTGGGAAAAGTTGGCCTGCCCCAACGCTTGGATGCTGTTGGTTTTGGCATCTTCGATCCTCCACAAGAAGGAATTTGCTGCTTCGTCCTTATTGGGGACGACCCACACGCGGCAGTCAAACACGGGCGGGTTTTCCGGATCAATGAAATCTGGCCAGTTTTCGGAGAATTTCTGGTTGAAACGGACGGTAGCTAAAGATGCAAGTACGGAAACCATTTTCAGGAGACGCCGGTCAAAAAACACCTTCTGGCTAGTAGGATCGTCGGAAAACCACATTAGTGTGATTTCGTCCGATTGGGTGTAACCTGCAAGGGCTCCCGTCTTTCTAACCAACCATTCGGCAGTTTGCTGCATGGCCACTCCAAAGAACGGGTCAAAGGGTTTGCGCAACCCTTTACAGAAGGAATGGAATGACCGTCCGTCCAATCGGGCGAGGACGGGCACTAAAGGCATCAGGCGGTCGGATGTACCTGATTCAAGCATTTTCATCCGATCCCCAAAATCAGTACGTTGCAACGTCCCTTTGTAGCCCATGATTCAACCTTCCTGTACCGGAACCTTGTGAAGATCCCCGTCAGCACCCTTTTTGACAGCAACGTAGACCAGTTCGGCGGCCGTGACGTGTTCTTCGTCGCTTTGGCCATCCCGGCTGGCTGTCATTTCAACCCGGACGTGAATGGAAGTTGTTCCGATATCAACTACGGAAGTCCAAAAACTGACCACATCGCCGACCTTGACAGGTTTCTTGAACACGACTTCCTTCATGGCGATGGTTGCCACGTCGTGTTTCGTGTACCGTCGGGCTTCAAACGCCCCGGCCAAGTCAATTTCAGCCAAGATAGCCCCACCGAAAATTTCTCCCCGGTGGTTCGTATCCCTCGGGAGAAGGATACGACGGATTGCAAGATGACGTTCGTCAGGCATGGGCGTTTCCTTTCATCGAAGCTTCAATGTTCAAAGCAATGAGGAAGTCCAAGTCGGTGAACAGGACTAAGAAAATCTTGTCTACGTTCCACGGTTTCGCTTGGAACGCACGTAAGGCGATTTCTACGCCTTTCTCTACCGGACACCCATATACACCACAGGAAATGGCGGGAAACGCTACCGTTTTGCACCCGAATTTGTTGGACAATCGGTTAGCAACGGACAAACTCGCCATGTAACAACGGAAGAGAAGTTCATCCTTGTCTGTCTCTGGTGGAAGATATTCACGTTCTGGAATTCGGAGGGTTTCGTCGTAAACGGGCCCAACCGTATGGATGACGAATTGTGCGGGAAGGGAAAATCCAAGGGTGGTTAGTGCTTCCCCTGTTCGGCACCGGATTCCCGGTTCCTTTTCAGGGAACAATGCACATGCCGTGCGAAGTTTCGGGCCTGCAGCTTGGTGAATAGCCCCATCAACACCCCCGCCTCCAAGAAGGGAAGGTCGGGCTGCGTTAACGATGACGTCAACTTTCAATTTCGTGATGTCCCCTTGGACAATTTCAATTTTCGGCGGCATTTTCAGTCTTCTAAGGTTGGAGGGCTAGTCAGCAAAAGGACATCCAATTCCCGTTCTGCCTTTCGGAGTTCAGCACTGGCCCGCCACATAGAATAGAGGGCATCAAGGAATGGTTTGTCAGCAGGGGTTGAAGCTTCAACGCCTGGAAACATGGTTGTCGGAAGTTGTTCCCGCCAATGGGAAACCGATACGAACTTGTCCAACGCCGTGCCAAGTTCAGTTCGCAAATGTTCAACCCTTCCTACCTTTTCGGAAAAGTCTTTATACTTCATTGTTTCCTCCTTAAGCTTGAATCGTTGGGTCCGTTAACAACTCCGCTTCAAGTTCCGCTTTGGCTTTGTTGAGTCGGGCTCTGGCGATCCAGGCTTTTTGGTGTGCATCCACGGATTCGTTGGTGTCTTTCAATAATTTTTCAGCTTTTGACAACCCGCAGTGCCATTGAAGTTCCGTTTCAAGTTCTGTTCCACGTGCCAAAACTTTTTGCGTCAATTCCACGGCTGCCTGATATTCTTGGTTAAGTCGTGTAATTTCAGCTATGGCATGCAAGAAATAGGAACGTTTCACGGCATTTCCCTAACCTGATCAGACTTAGCCGGACTATACTTCCCGTCGGAATCGCACGTAATCAGCCCTTTACCGATCATGTACCACAATGTCCACCTGACCGTCTGTGCCCGCATATCCGGCATCTTAGCTAAGAATTCCGCTGTGGTCAACTGGGTTGTGTTTTCAGCCATGATTTTGGAAATGCGTTCCCTGCAAGATGGTTTTGTTCTTGGCATCGGCTTCCGGTCCTTCTGAATCTTTTTGTTGGTCTTCTCTGTAATCTTTTTAGGTTCTTCCTGGCCCGAAGAAACTTTTTGTTTCTTCGGGGTTTCGTCAAGCTGACTTATAATTTCACGGACGGCGTCAAATCGCTTCTTTGTCTCTGCAAGCATCCGTTCACGAGACGTGACTTCCTGTGCGAGGAAACCTTCAAATATCTTCAATTCCTTCACAGTGTCCAGCATAATTCTTTCTCCTTTTCAGATTGTGTCTTCTGTTCTAATACCCGTAAAAGCACTCTTGGGGGCACAGAACAATTTCAGGAGACGTCCTGTTTAGATTCCCATCTTTCCAACTTGAACAACCCTTTGGCTTCCAGGTCGGTGGCGCATTCCAGTGCCAGCCTCACGATTTCAGCGTGGGATGTTTCCGCTGGATCTCCTGGTTGTGGAAGATAAGGGTCCTTCCAAACGACACGGGCGATTCCTGAATTGATCAACAGTTTCAGACATGTCCAACAGGGAAGGACGGTCGTGTAGCAGGTTGCCCCTTCTGTAGAAATGCCGTGCCGTGCTGCCTGGGCAATGGCATTGGCTTCCGCATGGATTGTTCTGACACAATGTCTGTCAACCATCTGATGCCCTGCTTCGTCGCAATGGGGCTGTCCGGCAACTGACCCGATGTATCCAGTAGCAATGATGCGATGATCCTTGACGAGAACTGCCCCTTTAGGGGTGCGGGCGCAGGTGCATCGTTTTGCTACTTGACCCACGATCCCCATGAAATAGTCGTCCCAGCTAGGTCTCATTCCTCTTCCTCCGGTGCATTGAGACACCCGCAGGAAATCAACTGCCCGCCGCACTTGGGACACCTTCCCATGTCGCATCCCGGATGGTGAAATCCCCCATGCTTGATGTTGCAGTCGTGGCATCGGCCAGCGGCATTGTGGGATTGATATGGGACGGATGGCAACTTTGTCCCGTCCGGGTATTCCACTTCGCAGTTGCCCTCACAGGTGTCTACCGCCAACATTTCCTTGTTGCACCATTGGCAAATCATGTTCTTTTCTTTCTCCCGAATTTTAGGTTTGGATTGAAACTGTCATCAAGAGATGACTGTGCGTTGCACCAAATGTCTTCTCCTACATATGCTTGTTCAAGACTTTCAAGGATATCCTGGATGTCCTTGGTGCTTGTTTCTTCATGGACATTTTCAAACATTCCCAAGGCTATGTCAATGGAATACACCTGACGGAATGTCTTTTCAGGCGGCATTGACATTTTGAAGGTCGTCTCAACAGATCTTTTCAACGCCAGGACTACTAAGGATTCTTTGGGGAATGGTTCAGCAATCAATTCTTTGATGAGGGTTTCAACCTTGTCCCTAAGTCCCCAAACTGTTTCCGATTCCACCGTGAACCAAGGAAGCTTCACTTTTTTGGCACGGATTCCAGCTTTATGGATCATCCCGTTGTGGAATCGGGCCAAAGAACCTGCCTTCTTTTCAATGACTGGTTGCCAATCCCGTTTCATGTTCAGGAACATATAGCAGATTTCGCCTTGTATGTTCATTTCATCCTCATCTTGAACACCTTGTTCCCCTTGGCGAAAACCACGCTCCCGGCATGTTTACCCAACTTCATGTCACCGGCAATGATCGGATCCTGGATGACCTTCATCGTTTGTGAATCCTTCCTGGCTGAAAATACTTCCAGGTCTTCCTCTTCGTTGATGCAGACGCAAACCCCTGAATCCAAAGTCACGAAGTTCAAGTCGTGCGTTGCCACATCCTTGATTACCCGCACATCATAGGTGTCGTCTGGGGCGAACCGGAACACGAACCTGTCGTACTGGCCCCGTTTGACTCCTATCACCATCAGGACCCCTTTGTCAAGTTTTGCGTCCACTATCTTGTGTCCGTCCAGATCCTTCATCCTGACCTGAATGGCCTTGCCGGATTCAACCAGGAGGGACACGTAAGTTGCCCCGAGCATCTTTTGGATAACGACGCCGGGGAACAGTTTCGTTGCGTGTTCAAGGATTCTGACGGTTTCCTTTGTGGAAGGAATGACTTGGTTCCCAGCGTCGGTCAAGATGACTTCATGCACCTGATCAGTAGCCCTGACATATGCCCGTCCGTCCGTACAGGCCATTTCGGAAAAAGCCATGCCGATTTGGGAACCGGTGCTGGTATCCAGGTTGGTCGTCGGAAAACCGGAATCGGAACCTGTCCCGTCCATCAGGATGGGGTGCCCCGAACGGGGTGAAAAGGCCACTACCGGGGTCTTTGGCGTGTCGGCGAACCTGTGCCTGTCTACGAACACTCCTTTCGGAGTGGCAATGACCAACCGGGTCCCATCGCTCCACATGCCAAGGATATTTCCGTCCATTTCAAACATTTCGGAAATGTCCAGCTTGTCCGTGCCGGCTACGGTGACGGTCTTCGGGATAATGATGAATGGGGCGCCGAAATCAAGAGGCGGGGCGCAACGTACCCCCTTTTCAAAGAGAGCTTCATACCAAGCCCTCCATGACGGGGGAATCACGTCAAAAGGATAAGCTGCCGCCGGAACCCCCACGTCTTTACGGAAAACGGATACGCCAGCTTCCATGCGACGACGGGTTACGGCAAAATCATCTGCTGGGTCATCGGTCGGCAGTTTGGTCTTGAACTTGTCTTCCGGGCCTTTGTATCGTCCCTTGAACGGGTGCATTCCGATAAACATCTGGAAGCTGACAATACCGAAAGACCACCAATCGGATTCCGGGCTGAATGGGGATGCTTGGTTGCGCCAATCCCGGATTGACGACATGATGGCCGTCGCCGGATGGCGGGGGGTTTGCCAAGAATCAACGTCAATGAATCGGACATCATCGAACCGTTTCGTGACGAGGAAGTTCAGTTCGTTGAGGTCAACGATCAGGATGCCGGTCTTGTGAACGGCATCAATCCCTTCCCGCATCTTCATGACGAGATGGCCGGACATGTCATGGGTGATACCGTTCCGGTTCCTGAAGTCGCGAGGGAAAAGCTGGCACAAGGCCCAGCAATCCTTGTAAAACTGCATCGTGTAGCCGATGGGTTTCCCCTTGGCGTCCACAAGAGGGGTTTGCGGTTTGTTGATTCTGGGATCGGACAGAACAGCTAGTTCCTGGATCTTGCCCAGGGGGATCATCTTGGTCGGGTCGTGGTAAATCTTGAACCCGACACTACCCTTGACGTAGACATCCCCTTCTCCGCCGCCCGCAACGTAGTTGCTTTGCGTCAGTTCAATGGGATTGGACTGTCCCTTGATCCAGACCTTCATTTTGTTTCTTCCATCATCCACAGGGCGGCAACCCCGAAATCATCGTAGTGGCGCCAACCGAGTTTGGGGCATTCCTTCGTTTCAAAAGCATGAAGCCGACGATTCAGGAATGAGCCCGTCATGCTCTTGAAGTCAAGGACGTGGGAAACGACTTCTGCCAACGGCACAGGAACCGGGGCCATTCCGGTCATATTCTGAAATGACTGTGCTCCGTCTGTCATCAGGACAACCAAGTCAGTGTCGGCCGGGTCAACTGTGAACGAAAATTCCGGCCATTTCTTGCACGAAATGTCCCAAACGTCAACGGTCTTTCCGTCTACCGTCACCTTGACTTTCAACTTGCCGGTCATTTCGGCCTTGTATTGTTCGGCAAGTTCCGGGTCCAGAAGATAGGCCGGATAAGCCGGAATCCCTCCGTGGTCCACCTCATACGTTTCAATGGAACCATCCCGTCGCCGGACGACAATCACGCCATCTCCGAACGCTTGAACCTGAACCAGTCCGTCTTTTCGTACCCCGGCGAAGAGGCAGGTAGCGTTGAGGCATTCACGGTCAAGAAACGTTTTCAGCAGAATCCCTCCAGCGGTTTCAGCACCAGAAGCAATGCGGGAAGCTTCCATCGGAAGGATTCCGTTCAGGCTACCCTCTTTCAAAGCGCAGAGGGTCATGAAACGAGCCCCGAAATCAGAATCCTTAGAAGCGGAACAACCGTCCGAAACGATGGCACAAGTTCCACCAAGGAAACCATCGGTAGTGGTATTCCTTGATCGGGTGTAATCCTGACACACCGTGTGTGCAGACCCAATGGAAAAATGATCATCAGCGTAGATAGTTCCAGTCCAGGGTTTCCTTGGGGAAGGGTTTTCTCCGGTCCATTTGGCGAGGTCGCCCCTTTGATGCCAACCCACGAATGCCCCTTGCCCGGAACAAAGAAGCATCCATCCAAGTTCAGGATGGAATCCGAGGCCACACCCGCCACTTCCTTCGGCTTCTTTTATGATCTTCGAGGCTTCGGGGTTTCCGCAGATAGCGGACCAATCCCAATTATCCCAATTTCCGTCTTTGGGATATATCAAGAAGCGTTCCAACGAAAGGTCTTGCAGCATCACTATTTCCAATTCAAAGGTAAGATGTCCGCCGGTTCCTTAAAGAACCGGCGGACACGTGTAGGCGAACGGTTAGAACGTCATATTCTGGCTTGCTCCGCCCGTACCAAGCGCAGAGGACTGGGACGAAATGGACTTGCTGATGAATTGCGCGAGCTTCGCAAGATTCTTTTCATCCGCCTTATCCAGGGCAACGTACTGCTGGAACCCGGCTTCGTCCTTGAACGCCTGGAGATATTGGTCCAGGCCAGCATCGGCGTCAGAACCGGCACCGACCCCGATCAGAACCGGCATGATGGACTCAAGCCGTTCCTGGGAACGAGCCTCGTCAAGTGCCTGCTTCACCATGCCCGCTGTAACGGTTGAATCGTTATCTTGTCCGTCCGTTAGGACGAACATGGCGGCATTGACGGAAAAGTCCTGCTTCTGCAGATCTTCGCCGTACTGGGCCAGGGCCTTAGCCATGCTGTACGTGGCGTCAAACAGAGCCGTCGTTCCGTATGGCTTCAAGGCGCCGACATAGTCATTTTCGTTGCAAGTCGGCAGGGGCTTAAACCCATGCACTTCCTGCACGCTGCGATTGAACGTAATCAACCGCAGTTGGAGGTTGTCAGCTCTGGGGCTCCTGCGGCATGCCTTGACGATTTCCTTGATCATCGCTTCAAGGGCGACCGCATAAGGCATCACGGACCCGGACGCGTCAACGACGAGTCCAACAAGAGTGTATTCGGGGGCTCCGAGGGTGCTGGTGTCAACGTGGGTGAACTTGAAGTTTCCCCCACTGATCTTCTGTTCCTGCATGTTGTCGTTCGTGAACTTCATGGTTTTCTTCCTTTCTGATTCCCCGGTGCCTTTAGCGCAGGAAATCCGTGGTTGTTGAAGTCTGCATGCCGAGGGCCTTCATGTCCTTGAGGAAAGCGTCCCCAAGGAAATCAAATCCCGTGACGTTGCTGGTGGCGTCGGTGAGCAGCACTACCTTTTGGACGTACTTCGGGTCGGAAAACGCTGCCACAACGTCCCTAAGACTATTGGCTAAGCAATGACTCAAAGCTTCTCCCCCGGTGACGACGAGGTCGGATTCTTCCAGAACCTTGATCAGGTCCGTGTTGACCTGCGTGGACGGATCGGACGGGTCCGGCACTTCGGCTTTGACGGCGGAAAAGTGCTCCGTCCAGATGTTGGACCCCTTCGTGACGTAGTTAATCACGGCGAACTGGGCTTCCCATTCGCTGAGAGCCCCCATGAGGTCTCCCTGAACGTTGTGGCCGGGCGTGCCGATGAGGCAGTGTTCGGGCCAGATGCAGTGGGGGTAGCGGCCCGTAGCGGCAAGCTTCTTGAGATAGTCCAAACTCCTGTTGAACCAGGACGGCATGTAGGTCGTCCATTCCTCATTGGTCGGAACCCAAGCCCCGTTGTCCAACTTCATGGTGACGATGCGCTGCCCGTCGGCCGACGGGCCCAGGATGGTGAAGGGGTTCGGGCAGGCACCGTCTCCGACCCGCTTCCACCAGATCGGGTGGCTGACGTCCACCTTGCGGTGGGAGTCAAGGGTGACAGTGATGTCGTCAATCTTGCCCTTCAGGCGGCGGACCATTGCAGCAAGCCGCTGCATGTCCTTGTCGGCGCCGTTGACGAACAGAGCCCCCTTCGGATTGCAAAAGTCTTCCTGGGGGTCCACTATAAACAGATGAACTTTCATAGATTCCTCTCTTCCTGTGGTTGCGCTTGGTTATCTTCCAAGCTGGTTTAAGGAAATGGAAATAAATTCCAAGTTTTCCTTGAGGGCCTTTTCTCGTTCCTCTTCGTGTATCTTCCTTGTTTCCTCATCGGGAAACAGGAAGTCCGAATCGTTCGGTAATGGTGTAGATGACGTGTATTTTAACACCAGGGTTCCTGTTTCCTTAGCGACTTCTACGTCTACCAAGATGTCTTCGGAAGGGATGTTTTTAAACATCGAAGAAGAAACAGCGGAGAGTTCCTCGTATCCCTTGGATCCGTAGACGTACACGAAGTAGTAAATGCTTCCGTCCTGGTCCAGTTCTTTTTCCTTTTTGAGGGTGATCATTTTTCGTTCCTTTTCGCCCACAGAAAAAACCACTTGTGATTTTCCGATAGACGGTATTTCTTCAGTCGTCGGTTGACTTTCTCTTCTTCTACGTATCCCAACTTCACTAACCTTCCCAGGATCACAGAAGCTTTGTTTACGTCTATTTCTGACAAATCAGAAATCATTCGGGCTGTACAAGTCCCATTGCTGTTGATAAGGGCTTGCAGGACGCTTCTGGAAAGTCTTGGTAAATGCTTTTCCCAAACAATTTGGAACGTTTGGTTCAGTTCCGCCAAAACTTTTTCCGTGTGAAGCGACATGGATTTCATCCCTTGACTGTCAGTTTGTCGGTCAGGATGCCCGCCTCAACCAGTTCCGACCGTGTACCAAGGGTTGGAATGTTCCCGTTCCCCTTGTGACGGGTCTGTCTTTCCGCCTTGCGGGCGGCAAGCAAAAAATCACGGATCTGACGGCGTGATGTTCCTGGAAAAAATGTGTTTCGAAAGATCCCTGTTTTGTCGGCAATGAGTGCCATGCAATCCAAGACGGTATCCAGTCCGTGGAGGTCATCCTTGAATAGGACTTCCCCGCAAGTGGTCGTGGGGAAAGGAACGGGAGTACCTTCAGGGAACAAACCCAAGGACCATAAATTTGGGACTTCAAACTTCTGGTCCAGAAGCCGGGACACCCGTTCAATGGTCCCGAATTCCAGAATGTCCCCGGTCAACGGGTCTACCTTCCCGTAAGTGAAGGAAACCCCAGTCCACGATTGAAGTTCATCTTCATCGTTATGGGTGTCACCCTTTCCCCACAGATCGGGGGAAGGTTTCACGGTGATCAATTCGCGGAAGATTCCTTCCAGGGGGGTTCCTCGTTCGGTTTCCGCGATGGTGTAGGCAAGCTGGAAGATTTCGGTCTTTGAAAGCATTTCCAGGGGATTCGTGTCAACTTCCCCATCCCCGCCCTTTTGGTAGAAGCGAAGGTAACGGTCTTCACATTCGTTTCCGGTCCCGTGGCGGATGCCACCACCGAACATGCGGTTGAATCCGCGGCCAACGGGTGCCCGGAGTGTGGACCGGATGGATCCCAGGATGGTCGGATCTTCTTTGCACCGCTTACTAAGCTGATTGCAGGCAGGTGTTCCAACGGGCCCGCCAAGCGAGACCATCATTTGGGACGACAACATGTCAAAAAGCCCGGTCAGATCAACGTTCACGAACGTCGCCTTAAGGTCCTGAGCCAAACGGGATGCCCGATCCGTCTGCTTATAGTCGGTGTTGATCCTGGTATGGACCAAGAGAACGTTTTCCGGTCCGAGGGCACGGACAAGAAGCCATGCCATGACGGCGGAATCAATCCCGCCGGACAGGTCCAGTTCGGCCTTGATGATGCTGGCATTCTTGTGGAATGCCCGAATCGCTTCAATTCGGTTTTCAATCAACTTAACTCCGTCAAGGACAGGCATAGGTTTGATCCTTTCTTTAAAGCGACTGGCTGTCTGCAATGCGCTTCAGACAGTCGCCAATCAACTTTTCCGTTTCGGGGCTGAACCCCACTTCCATAGGGTCTACCGGAAAGTCAGGCTTTCCAAGCCGGGAATCTAACGAGACGAACCCGACAGGGGGAGTTTCCCCTTCCTGCCCGATCAGTCCGGCGAAGCTGTTGTATGCTTGGTCACAGGCACCGACACGAACTCGGCGGAACGTGACGGGTACGCCGGGCACGGACGCTTTGGTCGGCGCCGTAGCACAGGTCTTCATGACGGGGAGGTCCCCGGTCTTGCACAGCTTGTAGACGGCGGCAACCCGGTCGCGGGTCATGTACGTGAATTCGGCTCTCACGATAAACTGACCTGACCCAAACGCCCGGCGTTCGGGGGCAATGCCGAGCTCCCGGCACCAATCCTCGTCCCGGATGATCTTTTGTTCATCAATGCCATCTTCAAAGATGTAGTTTGGCTTGTTCAGAAGTAGCTTTTGGGACACGCCTTCTACGGCGTAGAGTTGGGGCTTCTGGTCACCGGAATCAAACCTGACCGTTCCTTCCCGGTTTGGTTGTTCCAGGAAAGACAAGAGGGCGGCTGGAAGCCCCAGCCCCATGGCATCAAACGTGTCGGGCAAACACGATGGTCGTTGGGGACGCATGTCCCGCATCGCCCGACAGGCAGTCAGGTCGTCTCCCCACCGTTGGATGTGTTCGTGGCCCGTGGTGCCAACAGCGACCATGTCCAGTTCATTGGCCAAAAACACATTGGAAGTAGCCGTGATTCCAGCCTTCTTGCATTCCTCCAAGGCGATCCGGTGCATGGCCATGCAGGTGCATGCCCGCATCCCGACTTCAAAGATGCGCTTCGGATCCTTGTCTTCCAGGGCGTTGATCAAGGAAGCCAAACGCTTTGCAACGTCCGCCCGGTATTGGACGGATTCGTCCGTAAGCTGAAGTCCAGCGAGGGAAGAAAGGGTAACTTCAAGGGTTTCTGCCACAATCCCCATTTCATCCCGACAAGTACAAGGGAATTCTTTTCGTCCCTTCAGGGCTTCCGTGGCTACCTGGATCGGGAAATGCAGCATCAGGACCAAAGGTTCCAACCAGGAAACTAGGAAGGAAGGACCCGTGATGGTCAGGATGGGTTCCTTAGCCAGGACCCAAGATCCTTTCGGGGCGGCCCGAATGACCACTTTTAGGCCTTGGTAGAGGGCTACCCTCATCGCCGGGGTAGGACGATAGCCACTTTTTTCCAAGAAGTTTTTTTCCGCATCCTTCGGGAGATTCGGAAGGAATGCCTCCACGATCTTTTCCAGGTCAAAGGGGATGTACCAGGGTCCCCCGTGACGGAACGTCATGTAAAAGGTTTCCGTTCGCAGCGGAAAACCTGCCTGTGCCATGGCGAACTTGTACCCGTCCGTCATGAGCAAAGAGGGTTCCCGATTCCCCAGGATGTTCCTGGCGATGGAAAATTCGTACATGTTAGACCCCCGGTTGCCAGTTGAAGAGATTTTTGTTTTCCGTCGCCCCTTGGGCTAGAAGCCACTTGCGAGCTTCCGCTTTAGAATGACCCGGAATAATTGACCAGGTACAGGTCATTTCTTGGGCAATCGGGGCATCGCAGGGGATGATGTGAATGGCAGGATCGGTGTCATCCCAGCGTTTTTTATCATCCCACAATTTCTTATGGATGATTCCAAACACCCCTCCTTCAACGAAGTCTTCCCCGTTTTCGGGATCCGATTCCCATGCAAAGTAGAACTCAGAGAGAATTCCGGTGGATGCCTGTTCCGAAGGGGGGACCAGCATGATGGGTTCAACCTTCGGAACCTTCATCAAGCCCTTCAACATGTCACTATCATTCGGGTCCAAGTCTGAACTGATGACCGTGTAGAGGACACCCTTGTCTTTCTCGTCGGTCACCACGGCGGCAGCAAATCCCGTCCCGGGAAAGTCAAAGGAACGGATGGTCCGTCCTTCGTCGTCCTTCACCTTCTTGATCCGTTTCGGATTGGCCATGGACAGGGCAACAACCAATCCCCCAAGGTGTTTCTTAATGTCTTCGGTCGCCATAGGTCACCGTCCTTCGTGGAGTGTTGGGTTTACCCGAAGCAGATTGGCGGAATGTTCCTGAATGGTCTTGTCCTGATTGTTGATCCACCAAGACGCAACCGTTTGTTCTAAAAGAATTTTCACCGTTTCGTCAATCAGGTGCAGGGTTGCATCCCGATCAGATGCCTGAGCCATCCCTTCAATTCGGGTTCGCGTCTTTTTGGCGGATTCCAGCAACTTGGACCGGATCGTGATGGCCCAAGCAATCTGCTTTTCGGACCCCGTAAGTACGGGTAAACATTTCGTTTCCTCATACTTGAGGCGTTTGGCCTGTAAACAGGTCCGACACAATAATGTGCCCTCATATACTTCCCGTCGGTCTCGTTCACAGTGGGCGTTCGTCCCGAAGATTTGAACGATTTCAACGTGTCCACATGCCCGCATGATATTGTACTTTGCCATCTTTTTCCTCCTAAACGGTCAATCTGAACGGACTACCGGATTCATGTAAATTCCAAGCCGGATTTTTTGGCGGCTTGGAAAATTTCTTTTGCGGGTAGTTTAGGGAAAGGAGGTCCTTGATGAGCAACTATTTTGGAAGATATGACAAACAAAATGACGACGGGACTTGGTCCCGGCTTGAAAACCTTGAACTCTTGAAGACGGGTTCAACTGTGCGGGTTAATGAAGGGGCCCCTTTTAAGGTGTCTACCATTAAAACGGAAGGGACCCGTGTGTCCTTCATAGCCAATACGATGGATCCGCACAAAGCGGAAACCATCACCTTGATGCACATGGGGGGTGTAGACGGAGAATTTCCTCCCCAGAAGTACCCTCTTCCAGACGGGTTGAACCCGGAACCGGAAGGTTATGTCCGCCCTATTCAAAAAGAGGACGCATTTGAAGATTCCGTAGAACCGAAGGAAATTTCCCAGCCTGGACCTGCCATCAACAAAAAGAAGGTCCAGAAAGAACTATCCCCCGCTAGGGTCAAGTCCGCTGTCCAATCGTTGATCCTGGACGCCTTGGCGGACGGAGGGAAGGACGAAGAAGCTGTAAAGGCATTCATTGACGCCTCCGGCATGGCCGTGAATCCAAAACTGGTTGACAGTTTCTTGGAGGCTCTGTTGAATGCTTGTGAAATTGCCCAGACCGGAGACGGCAACTATCACCGGCTTGATAAGGAAGGTGTCTGATGAATTTGTCGTGCATGACAAACAACTACAACAACATCTACGCTCCATGGACGGCAAATCCGGGAACCTTGCTGGATCTTGCCGGGTGGAAGCCCGGCCAATACCTGTTGGACCTCGCCGGAGGCACTGGGGTAGTTTCAGAAGAAGCTTGGCGACGCACAAAAGGGGAACATCTCTTGCGGACTACTACCCGGATCCGACAGGACTTCCTGCACCTCCTGGACCTGAATCCCAGGGTGCGTCCAGGAACATTTGTCCTGGAAAAAACAGGTCGGGCGGAGTCCGTGGGTTATCTTTACGAACATGACCTGTTCAATGTAGTGGTCTGCCGCCAAGCGGTCGGCTACCTTGACATGGAAAAGGTCGTCCCTGGGGTCCACCGGGTGCTGAAACCAGGCGGGGTGTTCGTCTTCAATTCCTTTGAGAAACCGTCCCCGTTCGGAATCCGATTCAAGGAGACGGAAGGCGGAACCTTACAGAACCGCCACGACACAAAACGAACGCGATTTGCTGAAGCGTACACGTCCTTGTTTGGTCACGTATTCCACCTTCAGGTCCGGTTGACCAACGGTCCGGATTGGGACGTGACCTATTTCAAGTACCACGATTCTGAGAAGCTCAAGAAGCTTCTTGGTTCAGGATTTTCAGTCCAAATGTTCAAGTCGGGGCGGTCGCTCCGATGGTTGTGCAGAAAGGGAGGTATCTAATGGGAACCGGACGATTTTCAAACAGCCCGTCATTCCAGGAAGTTTTGCTTCCGCAAAACCTGGATGTCAGGAAACCCGAGAATCAGGACAAATTCCGGCAATATGCACAAATCCTGTGCGACATAGTTGCCGGAGGAACCGTTTATCCGATGGACCCGAACAAACCAATTCAGACAGATTGGCAGCTCGGCACCAGCAACAACTGGTGGTTCGGAACCCGTGATGAGCTATCCGAAAAGCCAGTCCTCCGATGCCGATACAGCACCGACACGAACCTGGACTTAATGGGTGCGGCCATTCAAGTTTTCTATTTGCGGTGCGGGTTCCCATCATAAAGGGACGAGGTTTGATTATGAAGGTACTCATTACCGCCGGTCCGGTCTACGGGCGGCTTGACGACAACAAACTCGTCGGAAACCGTTCCCGAGGTGTGTGGGCCTTGGAATACGCCAAAAGACGCATCCAGAACGGGGATGAAGTCATCCTGTTGGTCGCTGACACAATGCAGGTCAAACCCCAGGAGGGATTGGAAATTGCCCGTCATCAAGGGTTTGACGACTACATGGCCAAGTGCTTGGCAATAGCACCGAAGGTCAATGCTGCCATAATGGCGGCCGCTGTGGTTAATTGGATTCCGTCAGAACCCATCATAGGCAAGATGCCGACCGAAGGGTTCAAGGAAGAAGACATCATCCAGATTCCATTCAAACTGGCCCCGAGAGTCATTGAACGAATGAAGGCGGCGAACCCCGACTTGACCTTGATCGGCTGCAAGATGCTGTCCGGCGCCACAAAGAAGGAACTCGTAGCCGCCGCAGGTCATGTCGCCCACAAGGCACGTTGCAATGCTGTAGTGGCGAACGACCTAAAGAATCTGCACATCAAGCACGTTGTGATGCCGGACTTGTCCGTCCATTCCTTTGATGGGGATTGGGAAGGCTTCTACGGATTCTTGGATGGAATTTTGTCCGATGTCCACTACAGGACGGTTTTTCGGGATTTGTGGTGGGGTGACATCCCGGTTACGAAAGAAACCAGAGAGGCACGTTCCCAGGTTGCGGAAGCGAAACGGAAATTTGACCTAATTGTGAATCAAAATCGTGCCGGATTCACGCCGGGCGGGGACGGCAAGGTTTTCGGTTCCGTCGCTGTGAGGGTGTGTGGGGCTTACTGGTTGGTTTCACCCCGTGAAAAGGGAGAAATGTTCACATCTGATGATGCAGTCCTAGTTTATAACAGCAACGATTGGAAAACCAACAACCTTGTGGAAGTGGTCAAAAACCAAGGCAATCGGAAAGCAACTTTGAACGCCCCGCTGCTTATTAGGACCGGGGACAAATTCAAAGTAGGGGCTGTTTTCCACCAACATGCTTTCAAAGAAGACGTGCAAACCGTTCCTTATGCCCCACCAGGAACCGTCCGGGACAACGGACGTGACATACCTGCTCCCGTCTTCAACATTGAAGGCCATGGATTTGTGGCCTGCTTGACCGAAAAGGACTTTGAAAAATGACAACACACATCCATTTCCCGTCTGAGGAATATCCTGATCGGGTCATTGAACAATTTGGGGACGTGATTCCAAATGACGTTGCCGTCGCCGAATGTCGGGTTGATATACCCGGCGGTGGTACAATCAAGGGCTATGCCCTTAGCAACCACGTGTTCGTTTCCTCAGAGAAACTTTGGTTCGGTTCTCGAAAAAGTTTCGTTGCCGAAAAGCCATTTTTCAGGGCCATTCCGATAGGGCATGCGGTTCCAAAAAAACGGGAAACTGGATCGGATTTAAGAGATCAGGCCGGTTTTGTCGGATACTGTTTTGAAGATGCCCGACCTATTCTCAGTTCCGGTGACACACGGAAAACCTTCGTCCATTACGCCTTTCTTCCCATTAAGATCACGATGGAAGACGGCACGTCGGAGGTTGGGGATATTGGATTCAAACAACCCAATTTCGGTGAGGCGACCCTCGTAAACGGAGGTCCTAAAATTGTTGTCAAATCGGAATTCCATGGTATGTGCCGAGAATGGGAAGAATCGCTCGCCCTTCGCATCCACACGACTTCATCTTATCGGTGGGGCAGTACCCACTCGGATTCCTTTAACCGAAACAACCCCCTTGAGGTCCTGTTGCGACATGTCGGTAAAAGCAAGTTGGCGGAATCCCCCGATCTGTGGTGGAAAAGCTACTTTGACCACAACTGGACCGACAGGACCGTGGACGATTCCGGTATCAAGGCAACCATGCGAAAGAAGGGGATCAAGGAAAATCTGGAATGGTTAGCAAAGGAAAATCCCGTTGACCATCTGTTTTTCCTTTGGTTGTTTGACGCCAGGACGATCAACAAACGTAAGAACAACAGCCTTCTGGCTACCATGCTGGAAAAGGTGGGTTACGATTTCAATTCCTTCTTGAAGACCTTGTGGGAAGCTCGTGTAAATGCATCCAAAACGGAATGGACTGACCGTTACAGTAGCACCCTTGGAAATGAACTGAAGCATTTCAAATGGGATGATGACAAAGGGCGGGTCACCAGGATTATCTGCCTTAATCTTCCCGGTGCGTCCGATGCCGTCCAGGAACAGGACGCCAAATCCGACTGGACGAAACGGAAAGGGAATGGTGCACAAGCGGACGGGCTCGGGATTGACAAGGCTTCCTTCCCGAAGTTGCGCGCCGCCGTGGAATCCGGCAACATTCCGCTTGGGGTCTTCCATCAGGTCAACAAGGATCCCATCAACGTTGAATTCCCTATTTGGGAAAAGGCTTTGGGGCGGAAAGATTGGTCCGAAACCATTTTCGCCATTGCCAAGGACGCCAGCCGGCGAACGACATATGAACGGGATATTACTCCGTTCCTGTCATTCATGTTCAAGCTTGAAAAGTACCTCAAGCGGCACACGGGCGGTAAGACCTGGACGGCAGTTCCCCGGTTCGTGGAGTCCCAATATGATTTGGAAATGAACGACGATGATGATGCTAAAGCTACCGTCAAACGCCGATCTGCTTTGACACCCGTAGCGGACAACGGTACACATGTCGTGACCGTGCCTTACGTGGCCCTAGCTGTATCGGGGGCACGCACCCAATGGTGTTATAGCCGTCACTTCCATCTGTTTGAAGAAGGATTCACGGATCCCGTCAGCGGAGGAATCGTCGTTTCCGATCTGGAAAGCAAATTGAATGGCCGTGACGATTATGGGCTCTGCTACTACACCTTGACCGGAACCACTACTGCCCGCGGCTATCCGACATTCCTCATTATCTTTGAAAATCTCCGGTCAGGACCCCGCGTCCATTTTCACAGGGTCCGTCCGCAACGGTCAAAGAATGGGGTTGCAACTCCGGCCTGCCAGCTTGTGGACGCCTGCTACCAGTACATGGCGGGGAATGTCCCTGCTTCTGACGTGATGGCGCAACAAGGGGACCTCCTCTTCATCAAGTGCAACAACAACCCGATTGCCGCCGGGGCTAAAGTAGCAAACCCAGAAACCAGCAATGGGTTTGAATTTGAAAGTCACCAGTTCCTTTCGGAAGAGTCTTTGTGCTTGTTCCAGAGCACTGCCAAGACGCCCCAAAATAGGCTCGGGTTCCTTCGTGCCGACTCAACGTTTCGTGTAGAACATCCGGAACACGAACACCTCATTGGCCTGGAAGCGGGCTGGTACGAGATTCGCCGGTGCAAGAGTTACGAAAACAACCCGAAGGCCGTTTGGAGCCGGACCATAGACTAACATGACGTGTTTGCGTGGCGGTACATACACGTCCTTCGGAGGAGTTTCCATCCAGGATGTCATGGCTTTGGTACGGGATCCGCCCGCCCCCAAGGAACGTATCCTTGGGCGGATGGTAAAGGTAGATGGCATTGGATTACGTGTGTTCAAGAAATGGGGAACCCGATGTGTATGTTGTGGGATTGAAGGGATGTTCTTTTCCCTTGAATGCCACAAAAACGAATCACAGGAACTCCAATTTCCAAACTTGTCCCTTTATGCCGTAGAAGAAGGACGGTGTCATGTCCGAATCAATATTGACCATGTGGTCCCCAAATCCAAAGGCGGGACCTACAACTTGAACAATCTTCGTCCGTTATGTGTCCGTTGCAACACGGAGAAGGGGAATCGTAGCATCATTCCAAGCATTCCGCTTCCTCCAAAACCGGAACAGGGCATTCCCAGATTGCTTCACGAACGAGTAGAATCCTGCAAAGATTGTCCTTTCATCCAATGGTCGGACTGCAAAGGAGGGATGGTTTGTACCAGGGCTTACAAGTCTCCGTGGTTGGACGGCGCCGCCCGTCACGCCATTTCTGCTACTGAACACTATGATCCGATAGCGCCACCTCTAGTTCGGTGGAAACCAATACCTTGGTGGTGCCCGCTTCCTTTGGTTGATTTAGGGTAAAGACATGGAAAGGAGGGTCTAACCTATGGAAAATTTTTGTTCGTTCTGTGGCGCTTCGTGGGCTGATGAAAGCCCCTTTTGTCCGAATAGGGATTGTTGCAGGGGGCTTAGGGAAATTCCAGACTCCGTAGTAAAAAAGCTGCTTCCAATGGTTTTGGTCATTGCAGATCTTTTGCGGGTTCTGGACGAAGAAAAGCAAGGGTAATTGACATGCCTAAACCAACTGCTAATGAACCAAACACCAACGAGCAACTTTTCATTGACCAGATGACCCGCAAATTCATGGTTGACTGGTGCGACGCGTATCTCAAATCCAATAAGATGCTAGGTCCGTTGCAACAATCGGGATCAAGTCCTTGGACACCGAGTGTTTATTTGCAGCATGCCATGGACAAGGGATGGGTATCTAAAGACGGACAGAAAATCCTGTCTTCCGGATGGCAGACGGCTACCCGGTTCCTAAAACGCTGAAAGGAAAAAAGGGAATGACTGGTATTGAACGGATCGCTGCCGAACGTAAACGGCAGGTAGAGGAAGAGGGTTGGTCTGCCGAACATGATGCGGAACACGTCAAAGGCGAAATGGCCACTGCCGCAGTGGCTTACATTCAACATGGAGAACCATTCCCAGCGGAAAATCGCAGGGGATGGGTCACAGATGGGGAACGTCTTTTCCCTTGGGGTTTGTCTTGGTGGAAACCAGTTAAAAAAGATCCCCTTGACATGACCCAAAAGGACCGTATCCGTCACCTTGAAAAAGCAGGAGCCTTGATTGCCGCAGAAATTGATCGGCTGTTGGCCCTGAAACCCTGAGTACTTTTACCGTAGCGGGAAGCACCCGCTTTCTTCACCCAAACGACAAGAGGAATTACAATGCAGAAACTCGGAAAACATGAACTCCTGAATGCAATCAGCGTCAAAACGGGCGTGGATGCCAAGGTAGTCAGCATGATCCTGGAGGCCTTCGTTTCCACGGTTACGACCAAGACCCTGAAGGAAGACGTGGCGGTCCCGGTCGTTGGTCTTGGCGTCTTCCAACCGGTTTCCAAGGAAGCACGTATCGGGCGTAACCCGAAGACCGGCGAGGCTGTCCAGGTCGCGGCATCCAAGTCCCTCAAGCTTAAGGTTTCCCCCGCCGTGGTCGTCTGGTCATGACGAAAAATGACGAAATTTTCGTCAGCGTGGACGTGGAGGCCGACGGACCCATTCCCGGCCCCCATTCCATGTTGTCCTTCGGCGCCGTTTCTTTCCAGGTGAAGACCGGCGGTAATTGGAATCGTTTTTGGGACTTTTCAGCCAACCTGGACACCCTTCCAGGAGCTTCCGGAGACCCGAAAACGATGGAGTGGTGGTCAAAACGGCCTGAGGCATGGGCCAAAGCCCGTGCCGACGCCCGACCGCCGGAAGAAGTCATGAAGGACTTCACCGAATGGCTTGAAAGTCTTCCCGGCAAACCCGTGTTCGTCGGATGGCCGGCTACCTGGGACTTCATGTTCATCTTCTGGTATCTGATCAAGTTCACCGGAAAGTCCCCGTTCAGCCACAGCGGGCTTTGTCTGAAGTCAATCGCAAGTGACAGACTAGGCCTTCCGTTTCGGAACACGGGTAAAAGGAACCTTCCGAAAGAATGGTTCGCCGGATGCCCGAAACACAATCACGAAGCCTTGACCGACGCTGAAGAACAAGGTATTCTGTGGATGAACATGTTGCAGCAAAAGGGACAACCATAATGGATGACACGAAAGAAACACAGTTGGCAGCATCCCTGAATATCATCCGAAACCTTCTTGACGAGAAGGAGGACGCGACAGAAGCACGGTTGGCGGCCGCCTTGAAAACCATTCAGAACCTTCTTGATGGAAAGGCTTCCTGTCGGGAAGAAGCCGAAACATTCCTGAAAGGGGTTTCTGATGGGTCCCTGCCCAAACCGACCCGGTTCCGTCTGGCCATCACCCAATCTGATCACGACATGCCTGGATGGGGTGCGTATGAAATCGGTTCGGTCAAGGAGGAAAACCCGGACCGCATACCGACGGGACACATCCTTCTCAACCTGGACGCTACTTTTTGGTCCTGTGCTATGTCAAATGACCTGGATTGGGCGGAAATTGCGTCAGATTCCGTAACCCACGAGATTCTCCATGTCCTCCAAGAACTTTTGGAAAAGAATCTGTCGGAATGGAACATCAACGATTCTATTTCCAAGGCTAGAGCACAAATCAGCGACAGCCCTGACACCCGAGAGGAACCCCCGTGGTTCACTCAACTTGATACGCGATTGTTTGACGCTTCCGAAGGGTCCATGGTGCTGTTCGTAGACAAGACAGCCCCCGAACAAACACTCCTTCTCCAGAAGAAGGATAATGGCGATTCTGAATGGCCCAATGCTGACTGGCAGGTTGCCGATGCTTCCGGCATCAGTTTAACCATTCAACGCCACGGGGAGGAACCTCCCAACACGACCTTCATATTTTCCGGGGACGACACGGAATCAAAATAATCCTCTTGGTTCCGTACTTTTTGAAAAGGGTCCTGGTTTAAAAGACCAGGACCCTTTCCCTTATCCGGCTTGTAAAACCTTCCTGACGGGTAGTCTTTGTAGAGGATACGGAAAGGAAACAAAAATGGAAGCAGTCTTGGAATTTCTTCACCAGTTTTTAGTCTGCTTTTCATTAGCGGTCATGTCTCTTGTGGCCGCTAACCTTGTGATGCTTTTGAAAGTGAAGAAAGAAATCAAATGACCATCAAGTTGACCGTCACCGACCTGCATCGGATTCTAAAAAACCAGAAACAAGATCAAGCGGACTTCCATCGGGCGTGTGCTGCGGAAATGTACGGAATCCCATACGAAGAAGTGACGAATGAACAGTGCAAGGAAGCGAAATCTTCAAACTTTTTGTTGTTGTATAGTCAGGCATTCCATACCAAGACAGGATAAAACCATGTCAGGAAGCATAAAAGTGCGGGACGATACTCTTCTGGCGTGCATCAGCTACATGAAAAAGATGCATGCCGGTCAAATTCGGCGAAATACGAATGCCCCCTTCTACACGCATCCCCTTCGGGTACTGAATCTGATGGAAGAGGCTCCGTTCTTTTTCGCTACCCGGGACAAATGTGCGGCCCTCCTGCATGATGTGCGAGAGGATTCTCCTTTGTTTTCCTGGGATGAAATGGTTGGCAAGTTCGGCCATTGGGTCGCCGGGGCCGTTGCCATGTTGTCCAAAACGAAGCTCGGGGAAACGAACCCCGAGATATATTTCGCCATGTTGCAACATGCCCATCCCAACATCATTGCCATCAAGTTGATGGACCGGATCGCAAATACCGACGATTTTGACATCGTCACGGATCCGGATTGGCTGAAGAAATACATCAAGGAAACAATCAATCTGGTGATGCCCTTGGTCCAAATCATGGTCGCCAGGGGAAGCATCATTTCCGCCCAAGGGTATCATGAGCTCGGGTGTTGGATTGAGGATAAAATCCAGAAGAACATCCACGGTATGATTGCCAGGGAAAAGGAACTGCGTCAGGTGGTTGGCCTTGAAGACGGTATGGCCACTATTTGAACTATCATTGAAATGGTAATGGCTAGGCAAAATCGTCTGGCCATTTACCGTTTGAAACCAAGGGGGACATAGGATGGCCCAAAAAGGGTATGACCAATCGGAGCATCCCGAATTACAGGAAGGGGAAGTTTGGATCATCAACAGTGATACAGACTTCCCCCGAGGCAGTTGCTTCAAGACGCTTCGATGCGGCAAGATTGCTTACGGCGTGGACGGAAAACCCGTCAAGGGTCTTCATCCTTGGTTCGCGTCCAAGGATGAAGTGGAAGAACACTTGACACAACACAGGTTGAAAAACAACCGATGAAACCATTCCCCACATTGTGGGATTTGCACCCGAAGATCCGTCTTGATGTCATGACGGCAATGATCGTCGCCCCACCTGGATGGAAGCTCCGACCCTATACGGAATCAAAACGATGGAAGGGGACGCCTGGTTTCGGGCCTTTTCCCTTAAAGTGGGTCAGGGACGCCGAACGTCTATGCGCCTTCTACAATTGCAAATTCACAATGACCCCTGGCGACGAAGAGTCGGGTAGCGGTTGGTTCCAGTACTGGAAAAAAGACAAACCAGGGGAAATCTGTCTTCTTTCCATACCAGAAGAAGACGGAACATGTTTCATGCCGTCCTGGCAGTTTGTAGCCACGCTAGCGCATGAATTATCCCACGCCATCCAATGGAAATTCTACAACAACCCGATCCGGCACCTTCCGGGTTATGGGAAACGGTTGTCTGTTCAACTTGCATGGGAAATTGAAGCCAGCCGACTTTCCGTCCGAGTCTGGAAAAAGCTCATGTACGACACGATTCCAGACATCCCCCCGAAGGAATTTCGATGCTATATGACGAAGAAGTCAAGACTGTTCCTTCTTGAAGAATGGCCCGGCATGGTTGATGACATCGGCCTGACGGGCCAGAAACACCGCTAAGGCGGCTTTTCATGGACCCCGGTACACGTTTTACCTTAATGGTTGTTTTCACTATGCTTTTCATCTTCGGGGTGAACTGGTTCTTCAACCAATTCAAGTAAACAGATTCCGGCTTGGAAAGGATGCGATTCCGGTAGTCCTTACGTGTGGAACAGGAAAGGGCATCCAAAATGAAGATTGACCGGAACGAAATCCTGGAAAACTGGATAAAGGAATTGGCAACAGCCCTTGCCGCCAAAGGCATTACCGGGGATTGCACGGGCAGTTGCTTCCACATTCCCAACAAATATCAGGTCAACGTCCGTTGTCGGGCTGAATTTGGCCTACAAAAGCACGGATCTAGAGAAGAAATTCTGGATCAACCCAGATACAAGGTATCTGACCTACAAGGATCTGAAAAACCGGTTAGGTTCAAGAACATGAACCTTGCTGCCGCCCATGTAGTTAAGCTGTTAGCCCAAAACCAGGAACGGAAGACTCTTGAAACGACATGGATGGACCGCAACAAACAGATCGCGGAAAGTCTTTCAGAGGTGTTGGACGTGACCAACGTCCGTCTTTTGGGTTCTGGATGGACAGCACGTTACAACTTCCGAGAAGGTCTTTGCGACTACGGAATCTTGGAAGTATACCGGAATGAATTCACCAACTTCAAGGAATCAATGTCAATTGGGCTTCGGTTCCCGTCCATCATGGACGGTGAGAGGCACCCTGCCTCCGAAGCGTATTTGACCAAACAGGCTTTGTTGAATCCCCTCTCTATCAAAGAACTGGCGTTGGTTACATCCGTCTTTTTAAGTTTCGTTGAGGAATGTGACGCCATCATTCAGATTCCTGACTGAGTTTCCGATGTTGGAAAGGTTGAACATGATGACGCGACCCGAAATCGTCAAGAAACAGTTGGATGAACTTGAAGCAGCTTTGAATGCCCAGGGAATCGCTTATAAGCGTTTTGAGAACTGTTTCTGCATACCGAAGCAGCCTTCTGACTACATCACGTCATACGTCAGATGTACCATTGAATTCAAAAGAAAAAAGCTTAATTTTTGTCAAGCAGAACAGCTTGACAAACCCTATTACGTTACCGAAATGTTCGGTTCCGGGAATTTGGTTCGGACTACGCGGTGCACGCATCTCGCGTCTGCGGTCAAGCGGGTAACGGAGCTTCTCGCGAAAATAGAAGAAGAGAAAAACATTGTTTTAGCGTGGAACACCCACTACAAAAACATCAGCGGATTACTGGCAAACTTGGCTTCGACTGCGCCCGCCGTTCGTTTGGCAGCCATGGGGTGGGTAGCAGAATACATACCGGGGTCGGTATTTAGAATAGCAAACCGGTATGGAGACCTGAAAGTGTCCAAAGCCATCCCTGGCAGACAACTTAATCCAGAAATCACGGTACAGTTCCCGTTCGTTGCCGACCGGACCCTGTGCCGCACGGTAGAGGGGCTTGTCCACATTGAAAACGTCCAGTCCCTTGATGAACTGACATTTGTGCTTCTGGAGTTCCACACACTTGCTGGCATCTGTGACGAAATGCTTACTGTGGCCAGAATGCCCGTGTTGGTCCAATAGACAAGGAGTTCCGTACATGAGAAGAACCAAGAGCAAGCGATTCCAAGACCTTTCCCTTCTCCTGACCCAAGAGGGCATCCTTTACCAAGAGAAAAAGGTTTCGGACGGAACAATAATTGAGATCCCGTCAAAAAAATATCCTACATGGGTTGTAGCACACCTGTGGATTCATGATCGGGGGAGCCTTATGGTGAACACACACATCCCTCATCATTCTGCTCCAACCCGAGGCTTCGTCAAAGACCAAAGAGCCATTTCTTTTGTCAAAGAAATCCTTGCTGAGGCAGACCCGATCCTGGACATCCAGGAAAAATACAATATTGATTCAGCGCGGGCCGTCACTGTCCTGGAAAACGCGGGTGTGTTTGATCGGGCTCAAAATGCCATCCAATCCGATGTGTCACTGTGTCTTCGATGGCTGCCCTGTTACACCCGTCAGAAAGGAGACGAAGATATGGGATGGCTGGAAATGGTTTCTGTGGTCATTGACGACGGCATCACAAAGAGAATTTCAGTTTCCGTTCCATTTCCGGATATTGACGGTTTTGATAACGGGACCAAATCCCGTGTAAACGTCAATGACTGGAATCTGATTTCTATCGGAGAACTCATCAAGGTCTTGACCATTCTTCAGAACATGGCGGAAGACGCATTTCAGGTACTTTCAACACAAAGGAACTAAAACCATGACTTCCCTTGAATTCGTGTCTTTGTTACTCTTGCGGCTTGATGAAATCAAGATCGGCATGACAATTGCCGTTGTCATTGCGGCTATCATGTCACTCTTCTTCTGGATAACCGCAGGGTGCATTTTTTTCACAGGCACCATTACAGCTCCCGAGAAGCCTAAGAATGTGATGAATGCCAAAGAAAAGAAGAATGCTTTATGGATTTTCTGTCCGTTAGCTTCCGTTTTTTCCCTCTGGTTTGGCATCCTTTATGTTGGTTTGATGGTCGTACCAACCGAAGAAGATGTCTTCAAGGTTTGGTATCTCCCACAACCAACCTCCTTGGCCAAAAGGCTTGACCCACAAGCGATTGACGGGCAAAAAGTGACCGGCACGGAAAAGAAACTGTCGGCGGTTGGGGAACTCGCCGTAATTGCCGCAAAGAAGTCTTCTGAGGTGTGGGGCTTGTACGCCATCAAGGACAACGCCACGGGTATCATCCAGTATGCCTGTGAAAAAAACAAACCATCCGACATGGTACAAGACAACGGACTGTCGGTCTTGTTTTTCAACAACCTCCGAGGGAAATATGAATATGCGAAGAGTTCGTCAACGCAAGGTTTGGGCATCAGGAAGCTTGACGAACCCTGCTTCCACAGTCAGGACGGAACGATTGAAACGACCGCGACCCTAAACGAAAATCTGATTGCCAGATACCTGGATTATCTGAAACCTGCGGAAAAGGTAAACCTCCCATGAAGTACTTGATTTTCGTTATGCTTCTGGCCATGATGTGCGTCGCTTGCGCGCCAGACAGTAACTGGTCGAAGCGGAACCAGCAATTCCAGGAAGAAGAACGGATTCGCACGACGTGGTTGATCCATGTCATCACGGACCGGGACACCGGTGAAATTATCAGGGCCTGCGCATGGCCAGAGAATATCGGAGTCAATACGCTGGAAGGTGCTTTAGGGGTCGGTCTCGTGATAAACAATCAGGATGAAAATTACCGCGGGGTTTCTGTTAAAGGATTTTTGGTGAAGAACACCAAAATCCCCTGTGACCAACCGTACATTAATTTTGACAACAAACCGGAAAAGGTTGCCCCGTGACGAATCAGAATCGTTTTTGGGATTGGTTAAAGAAAGAAGGAAGGATTTTTTGAAGCATGCAAAAAACAAACCCCTCACCCGTTGGACGACGGACATTGATCCCCGTCGAAAACCCTGGGGCCTACACGGACCCGAACGAATTCAAGAAAGACCTAGCCGAAGAATGGGGTTTCACTTCTGACAAAGGGGCCAACCCGGAAGAAATTGCCGAGTTTGAAGAAGCTTTCTCCAAGGCGTATGCTGCCCGCGATCTTGAAAGCAGATTCCCATTCTTTTCCGTCTTTGTTCACATGTCCGACATCCTGTTTCCCGTTGAAAGACCGCCCGGTGTTGATGATGAGGAAATCAGAAAGGCCGTTGCGGAATTAGCCGAAAAAATCAGGACCCATACGGAAGAAGCTTTGGATCTTGCAATCGCCCTGCCGGGGGCTTTGGGTAACACCTGAAAGGAAAATATCCGATGTCAAAGGGAAGCACTCTGAAAACCCTGAAAAGCTACTACAGCCTAATCCAATATTGCCCCGACCCGGCACGTTTGGAATGTGTCAATGTGGGGGTACTGCTCCTTTGCCCGGAAACCGGTTTTCTTGACGCCAAATTGTCACAAAACGATGACCGCGTACAACTTTTGTTTGGACCTAACCTTGACCTTGTCCGTTTCAACGCTGCCAAGCAGGCCATCAAAAACCGGTTGAAGACAGAAAACATACGTGACCTAAAGGATCTTTCAGAGTTCATTGCTACCCGGGCCAATGAACTTCGTATCACCCAACCCCGTCCAGTGAAAGTCATTCGGCCGGACCAGGCGTTGCAAGACTTATTTGATGGACTGGTAGAAACAAAAGTATTCTGAGGGCAAAACCAAAGGAAAAATAAATGAGCAGCAGAAAAAAGAAACAGTCTGAACTGTCCGCCCTTCTGGACAAGGAAGGAATCCCCTACGATGTAGTAAAGAGTTCAATCGGACCTGTGATTGAAGTCCTTTGCGGCACTCCAACTGTTCGAGTATGCAGCGTAATGGTTGAACGAACCATGCCAAACGGGCATCACATGTTCGTGGTGTCTCCCCGTTTTCCCGAAACGGAGTTCTATCCTTCCAGGACATTTGAAAGGGCTTTGGGAACCCTTTCCTTCGTTAAGGAAACCATTTCCAAAACGGAATATCTGCTTGACGAACGTGTGTCGCGGGATGCTGTTTTAGCTACTCTGGAAAATAGGGGTGCTTTTGATAAAGCCCGGAAGGCACTGTCTTTTTGTCCCGGATGGACATTCCGCTACGTACGTGAATACTGCGAAGAAGATAGGTTGGAAATGGCCTTTACAGATTCAGAATCCTCAAAATCTTGTGCGTTCGCTTCAGTGCCTTTCCCCGGAAGTAATGGGACACGGTCCCCTGTCAAATTTTTCTCGACGGGATCCGTGTCCGTCATGGATGTGTCTACCGTTCTGGCCATTCTGGCTAACTTGGCAGAAGATGTTAGGACGGCATCGGGATTCCCGGAATGACGGGACGGCTTGGAAACCCTACCGTTCCGGTAGTATGTACAAGAACCGGGACGACAACAATTCCGGCGCGAAAGGAACCTGACCTATGACCGAACACGTTGTCTGGAAACTAACCGAAACTGATCTTGTCTGGACGGCATGCCTGAAACGGTCTGGTCGGACGATTGTTTTACGGAAAGAAGGGGGTGACTTCTGGATATCCTCTTTTGACATGAAAAAAGGCCGGGAACCAGGACTGATTTCCTTCAGGCAGACCGACTTTTCGGCGGTCATTTCTTTCCAGGCTCGTTCCTTAAAAGAGGCCAAATGGAAAGCACTCAACAGCATGGCCGAAACGATTATGGCTGGCATTAAATCTCTAAAGACCGATCTCCTAGCGATGGGTGTACCCAATGACATACTACCCTAGGTCCAGGCTTGAGGTTATTTCAACGAAGCAGGATGAAAGTGGTCGGACTACCCTCCAAATCAGGATGGTAGATTATTCCGACTATTTTGGAACTATTATCATCGAGCCTGACCAGAAGACTGCAACCTTGACGTGGCGAGGTGCCCTGATGGGAGTCACGGGAACCCTGAGTAAAACCCCTGACGGAATGGTATTGACTTTTCCCAGTTCTGATAAGTCAAGATTCTACTGGGAAACCCCTGTGAAGGAATAACAGAAATGACCCCCGAACGAATGGAAGCCTTCATTCAAGATCACGCTGTCTTTCTAGCCCGCAAGTGGGTCCCCGAACAGGCCCGTGACCTGAAACGCCAGTTCCGCGTCCACGTGAAGGAAGGCAAGTCCCCTGACGGGTTGCCTTGGGTCCCGGTCCTAGCCGCCGACCCGTCCGCTTTCACGGCAGACAAGGGATGGATTCCTTTGGACCCGCCCCTTGATCCGTGGGACTGTCCCAAAACCGCCGCCGGCAAGATTGCCGACACCATCAGGAAGGCATGGGACATTCCCAATCTATCAAAGAAAGGTTCCTGATGAAATTCCCTGATTTTTCCGCCATAGGCGGACAACAGCACGTGAAGCGTGCGATGGAAATTGCAGTAGCAGGCGGACACTCCCTTTTGCTGATCGGGGCGCCAGGAACCGGAAAAACATTCCTCCTCGGGGCCTTCTTCGGATTGTGGGAACAAGCAGCCGAAAGCCCTCACTGTACAGTGGAAAAAAGTCAAGAAGGTTCCGCCCTGACCTACACAACAAACATCGGGGACAGGATGATTGAAGCGGCCGAAGGGCTTCCGTGCCCTTGTGGACGTGTCATGGACAACATTTCCAAATGTTTCTGTGATCTGACTGATGTTCTGAAGCACCGGGATGCCCTTCCCTACCGGCATGCACTTCACCTTCAAGTAAGTCCCCCAAGTTTTAAGGACCTTACTTCTCTGATTTCCGTTTCTGAGAAGGAGCGCCTTGAAACTACCCAACAAGTCGCCGTGCGCGTCCGAGAAGCTTGGCGTTTCCAGGCTTCTCGGTTTGGGGAGAGGTACTTGAATGCTGACATGGACAACATCAGGGCGATGGAATGTCTTTCGGATGAAGAAATCAATCGGATCATGAAAAACCAGACTGACCGGCAGCAACTTTCCCTTGCCGCTTTCTTTGATGTGCTGCGGGTCGCACGGACCATCGCCGACCTTAATTACCGCAATGTGGTCCGCCCGATGGACGTATCGGAAGCCCTGATTTACAGGGAAACCGTGTCTAGGAAGGAAGATTGAAGATGAAGAAGCTCAAAAAGCTGTTGACGAAAGCGAATATCCTCTTCGTGGTTGACAGTACCAACATTCTAGTTGCCCCATTCTTTCCGTGGGGACATATGACGTACAAAGAACATATCCACATCATCCCGAAGGATTCAGACAGAACAATGTGTAGGATACTTTCGGGGGATTTCGGATTTTTGCTGACCCCCATTTCGCCAATGATTTTTGAAGAAGTTGACAAAAAGGAATTCAGAAATGCCAAGGAAGTCGTGGAATTCCTGCAAGAAAACATACACGACTGGACGGAGATCATGCTGAACGGTATTCAGCGGGAAAAGGAATCGGAGGGGTTCCGCAACATCCTTGAACAGCAGGGTATCTTCAACAGACTCAGGACGGATCTGAACGCTTCTGGTCTGGCTGAATACGGTTGGAAGGCTGGTTTCACGATTGACCCCAAGACGGGAGCAGGCTTTCTGGAAGTGACGAAGTGTGGGTTTGAAGCGAAGGTGCCTGTCAGGGAACTTTTTGGTTCTTGTCGCCCGTGGGTAAACATAAACATTCAGATGCCAAATAACTTTCTCACCCCGATGGGCGATGTCCTGAAGGCACTCGGCATTCTCAATACGGAAACCTTGTCCATCAGGAAACAGAAGCTTGGAGATGTCTGATGTTAGTTGACCTTACGTCACTGCGCAAAACGCACTCAGCATCAAAGATGAAGACGAAGAACATTCCGAATCTTGGGTCCGGCATCTTTGAAACGAACCACTTCAACATGGACTTGGTCTTAAAATCAAACGGATTCCAGGTAGAGGGATACCCGGATCTGGGACCTGACGTAGGCTGTTACGGGGTAGTGGATTCGCCCGCACAGTTCGTCCAGAAGTTCGGCCCCGCCTTGCATTCCGATCCTCGTCGGTTCGTCGTGTCCTTGACCAGGATCATCAAGGCTGAAGAGCCGGCCGAAGATGGCTGGCGGTGGGAAAAGTGGGGCGATTACTACGGGGACAAAAAACCACAGTGCCAATACCTGTATGACGAGGATGACTCCTTCCCGGAAGTTTGGTGCTTCCACGTTCACGAAATCAAGGACTAAAGCGAATGGAAAAGCTCAAGGGCTTCTTGAAGAACCTGTTTGTCAGCCGCCGGACACGTCTGGAGAAGGAAGGCTGGATATTCATCAAACCCGGAAGTCCCTTCCCGGTGTCCTCCGAACAGGATGTAATGCTCCTAGTGGACCTGCGCGGTTACCTTGTCTTACTCGTGGCCTGTTGGGTACTGGGGGATGACCCTTGCGAAGTCACAGTCCAAGGCCAGATCCTTCCGGGGGCCAAAGCAATTGCCTACCGTGCTTTCCGTACCAAAAAAGGAACCTGAGGCATGTCAAAAAAGCTTGTCTGGAAAAAGGAACCTCATTGGGATGTGTGGCTGGCCCTGTTCCCGTCACACCCGGGGTTGTATTTGCGCCTGATGCAAGAAACGAAAACTGGGGACAAGTGGTCCATTTCCTTCATTGCCACAAGCGGTTCGGAATACAAGGCATGTGCAGTGTTCTCGGCGTCCGGGTTGAAAGAAGCCAAGGAAAAGTCCTTGGGTGAAATGCAGTGTAAAATCTTGAAAAGCATAGGCTATCTGGAAACCGTCACCGAGGTTTTAGAATCGGCCACGCTGCCCAAAAAAGAGCAGGACCTACAGAAGCGTTCCTGCAAAACCAAAAAGAACCAAAGTAAACCCAAACCAAACCAAATGCCATGCCGATAGTCGTGGTTTGCAAATGTTGTAAGTGTGGGGAAGAATTCCATGGTATTGATCCGGACCATGTCAAAAACATCGTCCCGATCCGAACCATTGTGGATTCCGTCAAGAACGACAGGATTGACAAGTTCATCCTGTGCCCCATGTGCGCCGCCCAGGCGACGGACATGATGGTGACCTTCTGCACCGGAAAAATCACTAAGGTGAAAGGCTTCCTGGACGGTGTGGGTAAGTTGTTGGATGCCCTGCTGTGAAAGGAAAAGCAATGTCCAAACCAGTTGTCTACCTCTTCAAGAAGAAAGGAATCTGAATCTTGACCAAACCTGTCGTATGGAACGTTAGCACCCGCCAACCACCAGTCTGGGAAGCTTCCTTCCCTCGCTTCAGCCTGTACCTACAGCAGCAGGAAACCAAAGAACTTTGGACCGTTTCATTCCAAAACACAAGCTGTGTGAACGGTCTGGAATTGGCAGAGGTTCCAATCAAAGCTTCCAATTTGAAAGAAGCCCAGGAAAAGGCGGTCGTTGAAATGCAAAGCCTTTTCCAAGACAGTGCCCGATACCTGGCAAAAGCTGCCAGGGCACTGGAAGAAACCAAGCCGGGGATGTAAAGCACATGGGGGAAATGGCCCTGACGTGGCCCAGGACCGACGAATGGTCCGTCCCTGGCCCGATAGGGTCTTTTCCTGTGGAAAAGGCATTTCTAAGGGCAGTGCTACAATTTGCTAAGCGTGTCTAGTAAATTGTAACGGCACGGCAAACGGGAAGTAACCCCTGAAAAGGAATCAAAAAGACCGGTCTTTATAAGGGACCCTTCTGTAGGAGGAAACCCTTCGGTTTCAAAACCCGTTTCAAATCGCAACATTCTGAAATTGCTACAGATTCAATACGGTCTTTTTAAGCCAGGGGTCCCCTTTGAGGGGTTTATTAAACGGTTTTGGGGATGTTGACAGTACAGTTTTCTTCGGGAAAAAGACCGTTAGCGTCCAATTCTTTGCCGCATTCATCACAAAATACTTCTCCTTTTCTGAATGCTGCCTTTGGATGCATACCAGGCGCTACATACTCGTCCGAAGTGCTGCTTCCGTGGATTACTTGTCTACCGCACACACAACAAATCACGCGAATCCTATTTTTTACATTGGTGTCATTCATCGTTCATTACCTTTTACTTCAATGCAACAGAATTTCATCACTACCCTGGCGGCTTTCCCAATCATCACAAACCATACCCACGCGTACGATAAATACAACTTGCTCTTCCGTTCGGGACTCTCCCGAGGATTCGCACGTAGTGCCTGTCCACTTACTGCACGTCAAGCAGTTGTGTCCTTCGTTCGTATCGGTTGTCATGGGTCTATCGGTTTCCGTTATTGTGGGGGATAGATTCAAAAAAGTCCTGAATCTTGTCGTTATTCCAAAGTAGCAATGCGTCACACTCGGGTTCGGGGCAGTTCCATATGCCTTCCCCATCAACACCGAATACAGTGCCACAATGAGGGCACACTACTTGTTGTTCTGCCGCTTCGGTTTTGGTAGGTTCCATGATTTTACCATCCTTCGCATTCTGCAAGTACTTCACTTGCAGTTTTCAGTTGGTCGGAAGCGGACTTTAGGGCGTCCTGTGCAAACCCCAAGGCACCGAGTGCCTCTTTCCAGTCAGCCAATGCCTTGGTCCTGCCGGTATCTTCAGCACCAAGCCCTTCCAACACCGCTTCTGCAGCCTTGAAGGCATTTTTGCGTAGCTCCGCTGCCGCTACGCAAAGTTCCCATCTTGCACGCGCCCGTTCTTCTTTATCTCGGGCTTCTTGAATCCGGCTTTTTTCTATCATAGAAAATTCCTTTCTATCGGCTTCCGTTCGTCCGTCAACATATAGACTACCGAAAAGAAAAGAATTCCAAGCCGGAAAACAACTCCTAATATTCAGAACCCAAAGTGGTTGTCCAGCCGTTACGATTTGAATCAGGGTCTGGTTCTTCGGTGTATTCGTAATGATTGTTTACAACTTTCTTCAGCGTTTCACTTGCCTTGATGAGCCGGTCAATTGAATTGACAAGGCACATCTTTTCAAAGTCCGCCTGGCCTTGGTGTTTCCTTTGGGTTAAAAGCATAGCCTCCAAGTTGGCACGGACATCACTTAGGGCATTACCTACTCGGTTGCAGGTACAGTGCATTTTTCGCCATGGAAGTTCGTATTCAGCTTCCTTGGACAGAATCGCCCAATATTCCACAAGACCTGTGGGATCAATCAGGGCATACATGTGCTGTACGGTGAATGGGGAATACGTTTTACCCCATCGTATATCTTCAACCCCAGGCGGATAGGGTCCGATATGAAGATTGTGCTGCTTGCAACCGTTCAAAACAGCTTCATCGGATAGATTCTTTTCAAGGACCTGAAGGTTATCCGTCCATGGGCCAATTGTCGTAACATCAACTTCGTATTTAGCCCCCATGGGGTAAACACGATCACTTTTCACGACCCTAGCTTTGTTATATACGTTCACGGCTATTCCCTTTTTTCATCGGCGCAGGTTTCCAATTCTTCCCATTCGTAACCTTCGTATTCATGGTCTCGGCGGGTCTTCAACGCAAGACGTGCATCACAGTCACGGAACGTCTCCGGAGCGGCGACCCACGCGATCACCTGTTGCCGGAACTTTGCTTCCTGGGCTTCATGATAATGACATCGGAACGCCCATGAATAGTCGTCCAATATCTTCCGGGAAGCTTCCAACCATTCTTCTACAGTTTTGGAATCGGGGAACTCTGGAAAAGGCAGCGGTTTCGGAGGTTGCGGAAGGGGGGTGATGGTCCCATCCCCGTAACAACCGAAATCCAACCGGTCTCTCAGGACCCGTAGAACGTTTTTACAAATGAGTTTAGGAGTGCGGGCGTCCAAATAGCGGAGACCATGCTTTTCCTTTAGAACGAGGATATCCCGTTTCATTGATTTTCCGACACCTTATCCTGCAAGTGCTGGAGACTGACCTCTATGCCCAAGGTCAGTTCCGCTAAGGAAGGCTTTTCCATGTCATCCCAGTCATCCAACAACTGAAGCAACTCTTCCAGTTCCTGGCTTGTTGCTTCGTTTTCTGCTTCTGTGGCTTCGTTCACTTTTTTCTTCCTTTGGTTATCAATCACAGAAGGACTACCGGAAGGAAAGAGATTACAAGCCGGAAACCTTAAAGTGTCTTGTACGGGCACACGGACTTCTGGACGCCGTCCACGACCGGCGTGAACAGGGGCGCCGGAGTGGCCAATTTACAGGTTTCCGTGCCGCACCCAAAACACGGGTGTGCCGTGCGGCAGACTTTGGACAATGCTTTCGTGACTTCCTGCAGGGGATTTGCCAAGACCTTGTTGTCCTTGAACAACTGGACGATTTGGGCGAGTTCAGATTCCATGTTGTACAGGCGGGCCAACGGGCTCGGTTCGGAGGTCATGTCCGCCATCTTGTCAAATTCAGTCTTTGTCATTGGTTTTTCCTATTCTTTCTGTTTCTTACTCTCGCCGCCTGATACGCCTCTTGCCACTCCGCTTCTGCCTTCCGCAACTTGACCATCGCAGCATCATGGACCGTTCCGGTCATATCTACTACTTCGGATGCCAAGAGCAACACTTTCCACTTCTTTTGCACCGTCTCATCCGCTTCTTCGGCCGTTCCTAAGGAATGCTTTTCTTGTTCCTCGGGTTCAGCCCAAGCGGAACGCCAAGCAAAAAAGGATTCCTGAACCTGGATCCAAGCGGTACCCCACTCCTTTACGGCGGCGATGAAATTCTGGCTCTTGCCTTCATCCCTTTCTAATTCTAAGGCAAGAACTTTTTCGGCCTTTTCCCACCAAAGATTAGTCTTTTCGTGCCATTTGGCATGAAGGTCTTGGACAGTCATTTGTCACCTCCCATACGGGGACTGCCGAAGGGCTTCCGCCAAGGCATCTTCCGCCTGCTTCAACCTGACCGTAGTCAGGTGGTACTGCGACTTAATCCGGCGGGTTGCCGGATCGTCAAAGGGGCGACCCGGTGCCTTATTCAAGGTCGGAAGGGTCCTCAACGCAGCTAAAGCTGTATCGTGTTCTTTTTGGGCGGATGCAACGGCATCCTTAAGTTCTTGAATGGTCATCATCGTTTTCCTTTTTTCCCCGTAGGTTCCCCCACGCCCCCCACAAGGATAATTCAACCTGCTGATCTGACGGTGGTCCAAACATAAAATCCAGGACTTTGCTAGTGTCCTTTTTGGACATGTAGTTCTTTTTCAAAATCCCTGCAATTTCCGCAAGCTCTTCTTTTGTCTTTTCAGCCATTTCTTTTCCTTTCTTTCCAACCACACAAGGACTACCGAAATGAAATGGATTCCAAGCCGGAATCGGTATTTAGCCTGCAAAGCAGGTGTTTCGTGAGCAAGTCAAAGGGGAAGCCCTACGGCAGCTACCGTAGTTGAAATTATTCGGAAATAAGTGCTAGCAATGTCCTACCAGCAACAGCGGCCTCAGTCCAAAGCCGTTCCGATTCCCGCGACCGACGGAGCGTGTCCTCATCATAGGCGTAATGCGTAGCATCTTCTGCTTCGCACGCTGCGGTTTTGGCTGCTGCGTCCAGCAGAAGGGATGTCTCGCGCATCATAGCACGCACAGTGTATTTTTGCAGACTGTCCACTTTCTCGTCTCCTTCCTCAGGAGGTTGTTTTCCGCCGAAGTTCCAAGAACTCCTCTTCCAGCCATGCGGGAACATTAACCGGGGCTGATCCCAAACGTCCCGACGCCGCCCAGAGTTCCTTGTCACTTTGGTATCGGTCATACGCCTTTTGGCGCATGAGGGATGCCTTTTCAAGGTTACCCTTGCGTATGGCCACGGCCATACGCTGGATCGGGTCCAACCACCATTCCACTTTCTTGATGATGTAATCCACGAAAGGGAAGCCCGGTAAGGTCCCAACGATCCAGATCAGCTTCCCGTACCAAACCATGTCAGAATCCAAGAAAAGCAACGCTACCATGAACCATACGACAAGATAACAGAAACTGACGAAGGCTCTCAACATGACCGTTTCCTTTCTACTGGTGTCCTCTACCAACCTGTTCTGAATAAACTACCGGGAAGAAAGGATTTCCAAGCCGGAAACAATCAAGGACGACGCTTCTTGGTTTGGGGTTCGTTTTGTAGCCCCTTCCGAACGCATTCGGTCAACTGGTCCGCGAACCGCCACGGATTGAAATTTGATTCTTTTTCTTTCGCTACCATTGCAACTGATGCTGCCCCCGCCGCTCCAACTTGGATAATTCTTGCCCACGGTGTGTCCCACGTCGTTCGTGTGGGGTTTTTTGCGATTGCATATTCACGGGAATCTTCTGTGTAAGCCGCCGCCATGGCTTTCTCCGCCACTGCGTTTACCTTATCCCATGCTTTGTCCCATATTGCATCAGTCGGATGATTTCCGGCCAAATACTCTTTCGCCCACGTGTCCCATACCGGAATAGTTCCTTTTTTCAAGGTCCTTTTAGCAATAAAAATAGCGGCATAGACCCGTTGTTTCAGGGTCATCGTGGGAAGAGGATGTCGTTTCAGGATTCTCATCCTTTTGCAGGATCCTTGCAGCCCGTCGTGTTTTACAGGTAAGGAATCATCCACTTCACATGTGAACAGAAGGGATTCCTTACCATATTCCTTATGTATCGGGTCCAGGAATACCGCCAATTCCGGGGAGGTGTAGAATTGAAAGGTACTTGGACCAGGAGCCGCTACCTGCCATTTCTTCAACCCCCACTTGACACCTTTGAAAGTGTCGCGTGAAGTCCTGTCAGAGCTTAAAAGCTTGAAATAGATTTGCGACATTTTATGCCTCTTCGGAGTGTCTCGTCTTTTCCAGTTCGTTAACGTAATCCACCGACGCCTGAAAGCTTTCCTGAAGGTTCTTGATCGTTTGCGGGTTCTTTTCGTCGTTCTTGGCCCGTTTCCAAGTATTGAATTTTCGCATGGCATCTTCCAGCAAGGGTTCAAGGGACATGAGGTCCGGGCTTCCGGTGTGATAGATTTCTCCGTTTACCAAATCCAAACACCGTATCGCACGATGAACGTCGTCCGCCAAATCACGCAATGTCTGCATTTTCTTTCCTTTCGGTGTTGTCCTTACACCCACATACTACCGGAACTCAAAGTTTTTTCGCCTTCAGACATTCCCCAATCGTTTTCGGGATGCCTGTGAATTCTGTTGTTATTTTGTCGGTAGTTAATAAATTTGGATTCTGAATGCCGTCCCACCATCCAGACTGACAGGGTTGCCACATGCCGGAAGATTTGTTTAGAAAAAACGTCTTACATGCGTGTTTTGACGGGGCTACGACGTTAATCCGTCTTTCCTTTGCTTTGGTGGACCGATTCCACTGTAACCTCGGGGGTCCCCATAGATAAAACTGGTCCTCAAACCAGGAAGGGGGGTCTTTCAATAGGTTTTCCACGAGGAAAGATGCCGCCCCGATTAAATCGGTTTCCGATTCCGGATCAAATTCCATGACTCCATAAAAATCAATTGGCTTCCCCTCGTTGAAATGGAATATCCTGCCGGAATTGATTCCTCCCAGCTTCTTGGGTTTTAAAATGCGAACCCCTAACTGACGCTTTTCGGTCGGGAAGATGTTTAATCCCGACCAATCATCAAAATCCCACGCGTGGAAATCATCCTTAAGGACCCAGGGGAACATAGCCTGGCCCACTTCGTAAAAATTCACTGGAAGTGTCGGTTCCATGCCCTTCAAAACCCTTTCGTCTTGATCGCCGACAACACCTTCTTCCACCAAGGGGTAAGCTTCGGTTTCCGCCCCAAGAAAAGTTGCCCTTCTTTCCCAAAGGTAACCATGAAAGTACCTTCGTATTTGGTAGGGAGGGTCCACGTACCGGTAATGTAGGCCAAGGCAAACAGATCGTAAGGTGCTGAAATAAAAGACCCTTTCTTTACCCGAACATTTAGAAACCTGTTGGCGGTTTTTGCCTCTGTAACTGCTTCGTCTGGCGAAGCAGTAGGAAGTGCTTGTCCTACCTGTTTGTTGTCTTCTTTGGAAAAGAACTGCATGAAAAAGCTTTCCTTCTGGGGTTCAACAGGCAGAAGGCTATCGCAACTTCCAAGGTCTCCACAGAGGTTGGAAGGGTTACATTCGCTGTCGTTCTTGTACGGGCAGGAGTCCGATTGAACTCCTTTGATGACGGGAGTGTACAGGGGCGGCGGGGTAACTAGATAGCAAACATCTTCCTGGTTGCAACCAAAACACGGATGGGCGGTTCGGCAAGCCCCTGACAAGGCAGCAGATGCCGTTTTGATGTGTTCGTACACCCCCGGATCCGTGTAAAAAAGGCCTTCTAGTTCATACAGCGAATCGGTTGCACTGACCAGACGTTCCAATTTCGTTTTATCCATGGTCTTCACACCTCCAGATGTTTTCCACCATCTTCCACTTCTCGGCATCTTCAAGTTGACGCTTCAAGGACTGCCAGACAGCAAAGGCGTTTTCCGCCTTCTTTCTGGCTGCCTTGCGCTTTTCATTGAATTCCCGAGCTTCGGGATTCAAGAAGCGTTCATCATCTGCATCGGATATGGAAGTTCGGAATTGAGGAACGCCGAAACCCTCGGTGTCGGGTTTTCGTGGGGTTTCAAGAGCAGCTAACCGAGATAGTGCCCTGAATTCCTTTTCGGCTTGCATGCTTGCCGCCTTGGCTTCCGCTACCGTGGTTTCCAGTTCTTGGATGGTCATGAAACGATTCCTTTCCGGTCCAGAAGCCGTTTTGTTTAGGAACGTTCAACATCCAACATGGTCGTTTCCTTCCGTTTCACGACAGGTAATAATCCGGGGCTTCAAGGCGAGCTATCATATTTCCCGAAAGGGAGGTCTGATTGCCGCAGCATTCCAATCCCATGGCCTTATCCATCAGCCTGCGGGCATCCATGCCCAGGTCTTCCAAAGAGCTGTCACGTGCAGCCATATCTTCCACGGTCACTGCTTTGACTCGCGCCGTAAGAGCCTGACTAAGATGCCACGGTTTTCCCCGCTTGTATAAGTCAAGCCATGTGTTGAATTCCGTCCTGGCTTCCTTCAGGGCTAGAAGTACTATTGAATTTGTTTCCACTTTCTCACGCTTTTCCAACGCCTCCGACACTACGTCGGCATAGCGGATCACTTCGGACTTTTCCATTTTCTTTAACCCTTTCATTTTCCCACACCCCTTTACTACCGGAAACAAAACTTTTCCAAGCCGGATTACAAACCTGCCCATGTCTCCGGGCTGGGTAGCTTCAAGGCCAATTCCAGGTGTCCGGCGACAGTGTTGGGCCAACTTTTTATGGTAGTTTCGGACCCCAACCGTGCATGCTCCTGAAGTGTAGTCCAGGAACCGGAAACCGGATTCGGAGACCAGGAAGTTCCCAGGGGTGATAACATACCAATACCGGAACCGGTAACGGTTCCGTACTCTTTATAAAAAGCCTTGAAGGATGGGGAAGAAGCTTCCGGGGACCGGATGATCTCCTGTATGGCCCAACTGACAGCCCCAACTACGTCTACAGGATTGAATGGGTTGAACATCAGGTCCGAGACCTTTTCGGGAAGCCGTACCCTGATAAGACCCTTTGTTTTGTCTGCCGCAAACACCACTGAGATTGCTTGGTCAATCTTGAGGACAGCGGGCCGTACGGTTATGTCAACGAAGTCTTCGTGTGAATACGTGTCAAAATTAGCCCCAAAAATGTCGGTCGTTACATTGACCCAAGGCACTGCTTCAAGGAGGGCTTTTCCCACAAAGACCATGGGCGTGTTGCCGGAAAATTTCTGGTCCAGGTATTTTGCCAACAAGTTGCTCATTGTCTACCTACGTTCCAACAGATTTCCCCTGCGTTCCAACAAATTTCCCTCATCTGGATCGGGGATGCTTCTTCAAGGTTATTGCAGTTCCGTAGCAGGTTTGCTACGAAATCGTCCCCAACTGTGTCTACGTCATACCAATCCCTTTCATTTTGATCGGGGAACCATATCCTTCTGCCGTAAAGCCAGAACTTTTCGCCGAGGTTAATGTGAGAATTAGCGAAGTTGTCTGTTGTACATTCCCAAAGAGAAAAACATTGTTTCTTTCCCCATTCGGAAGCCAAAAGGACATCGGAAACTACAGAAATAGCCCCCACAATATCAACTTCGGTCGGGTAAATCATCAGACATTCACGGATGTCTGGTTTTTTGATCCCTTCAACCAGAAGGCACTGCTCATTTGGGGTTACAGTGATCCTTACACTGGAATCCAAGTCAGCGTTGACCCACACCACCCCCTTGTTTCTGTTGAAATCAATCCTGGCCCAAGGAAACGCAGCTAGGATCGTTGCTTGAACGCCATTCAATTTTGTCTGGGTCATTTCAGCCTTCCCAAACTCCCCTGATGCTTACGGCACGAACAGGAAGGGGCGGTCATTTCTTCGGGAAAGGACAGGGTGAGAACACCATGGATCCCAAGGGGGTCCATACGAACAGGAAGGGGCGGTCATTCCGTAAGGAAGTCACAACCCGAGCCGCGTCTTCGTCGTCCCCAAGGTCAAACGACCAAGATTGGAAGGGCATTCCTTCGGGAAAAGATAGGGTGAGAATCCCGTGGATCCCAAGGGGGTCCATTTCGTTTACTTCGGCCTTAAACTGCCGGTTGAACGCGAACAGGGAGAAAGTGTTCCCGTCCCGTTGGATGGACTGGACTGCTTCCTTAGGGAAAGCTTCCAAAAGTGCCTTGGCCATAGGCTCAAGGCCGGAACAGAAAGTGTTGGTTTCCATTTTCAGGGACCCTTTCTTTTTTAGACCGACTCCCAACAAATTCCAACTTCCCCTAGACTACCGGACCGGTATGGAAACCAAGCCGCGGCTTGGAATTCTAATGGTTCCGGTAGTTCTTGAAAGGAGGCAGGCTAAAAATGGCGGTTTATCCTGTCCACAAAATGATGGACATACAAAGAAAACAAATGCTTGGAAGGAGGAAGTAGGGTTCTGCCAACACGTTTTCCTTTCCTACCAGGGCTGAAATGGCCCCGATCAGGTCAGGTTCAGATTTAAAAATCTCCTTGTCCCAATGAGAAGACGGGACCAAGCAATGGGGCATGTCAAGAATGAAACTCCCCCAAGGGATTCCGGTATGGCCATCGTAATCTTTGAGGAGTTCAATCCGAACCCGTTGATCCAACATAACCGCCCTCAACAGGCGGTTGAACGAGACTTCTACTTCCAGAATGACGTTTGGGTCTTTTAAAATGCCGTCCGGGTAATAACGATGGTAATCAAAATGTGTCGTCCAAGGAAAAGCCGTAGCGAAAGCGAAGGCTATCTTGGCAATCCTGATTTCCACGAAAGATGGGTCAGTGCATCTGCCTACGAACCGAGATTGCAACGCAAATTCTTCAGGGGTCGGAAGCGGGGTTGGGATCATCGTTTCATCTCTTCGGCAATGATCCGGTCCAGCTTCCTGGCAAAGGCAAAACCATCCCCATTTTCAAAAAGAGGACGGGCTTTCAAGACGATTTGGACCGTCAAATGTTCTAATTTGTCTTCATAGAATAGTAAGTATCTGAATCCTCTCATAATAAGGCAACTTGCTTCTCTTGCTTCTCTTGCTTTTCTTGTTTTTGGGACATAAGGTAATATTTCGTGCATGAGGCCCTCTAGTTCCGATGTGGATTCAAATAACGCTTGATTGAAGTTTTCCACAGAAAACATTTTCACCCAAGCATTCCACCGGGAACGAAGAGATCGAGGCAACCGTTTCCTTATGACAAAATCTACCATGCGGACCGCTATCCGCACTCGTTGTTCTCTGGTGATTACCGGCGGGGTGATTTGGCGGTCAAGTAATCGCATGCGCTTGGCGTAGATTTCGGTTCCGTCACAACGAAAAGCCCGTGATTCGTCTACTTCGCACTGGTGAAACAGGCTAGCCGACAAGTAACTGCTGGAAATTTCCATGAACATCGCAATCCGGGCCGTCGGATAACAGTGCAGAGCCGATTCAGAGCACTGTTTCAACCGATTCTTGTTGGCTACCCGCCATTCCATAGGAACCCATTGGAAATTACCGTAGGTAGTCAGCTTCTTGCTGGTTAGCTTAACCGCTTTCATGAACTTTTCCTTTCCTGGTCACGTCTTTCTGTTTTCCAACGCACACTTGATTTCTACCCATTTCTGGCATGCAGCCTCGTATTTACGGTTTTCATAACTCATCATTCACCGGCAAGTAGACCGTACGAGTTTCTACCCGGACTAAACCGAGCCGCAACAGGTGCGGCAACCATACTTCGTCCGGCTTTTCCCAACCATGCCACCGGTCCCGACTGCTTTCCCACCACCGAGCATTGATTCGGGCCAAGTCATCCAAGTCATGGATTACCCCCTCGTCCGTACCATACCGGCTGATGCACCGGACTTCCTTGCCGTCCAACGTGATGTACAGGTAGACTTCGCCTGATTTGTAGAACCCTCGGACAAGGAGGACATTCTTGATGTGTTCCGCCCGCAAGGCATCTCGGGCGCCCGTGCAGTCCACTTCCTTGACGGCTATGACAGCACAGGAAAAATCGGAGTCCATCAAATTCTGGATGACCGGATTTTCAAGCATTGGAAGCCTCCTTCTTGTAGTTCGCTTCAAACAAATCCGCAAAGCTGTGCAGTTTATCCGAAACTTCGCGGGAAGGGTTGACAGGTCCCAGGATCCCGTACAACGTTTCGAACTCGTCTTCCCCGGTTTGGGGATGGGTAAAGACCCGTTCGCCCCCGACGACCACTTCAAACGGGTATTCTGGGCAAGACTCCCGAAGGAATTGGGCCATGTCTTCCGCCTGTTGTTGGCAATACGAGTGCCACGTCCATCGGTATTGGTTTTCTTGGTTTTCCATGTCTTTTCTCCTTCCTAACTACCCGTTAATTTTCTTGTTCCACGACTTCATCGTCGTTGCTGGAACTGAAGTACTTGGAACACCATTCATAGGGGCAATCCCCATGTAAGTATCGTTGCTTGGCGAATGAATAGTCTTCACAATTTCCACAGGGATCCCTGAAACCGTAACTTGGGCACCCGTTGTTAGGATCGGTTTTACTACCCTGGCGCGAACACTGCCCTTCCGTGGATAAATAGTCCACGCAGTATCTGCAGATTTTTTCAATTTCATTGTTGTTTTTCATAACCAACCTGCCTTTCATTCCTAACTACCGGAACCAGTAGAATTCCAAGCCGGGAAAACTTACGGCTTGGTTTTTGGACCGGTTCGGTAGTCAAGGGGTGTGAACCAGAACGTAAATTTGAACTTTTGGAGGATAAAGACATGAAACGGCTTAAAAAGGTTCCCGAAAAGGCATTTAAAATGGTTCCCAAAAATGCTTTCGTGCAGATGACGAGAAACGACAACCAAGAAAAGTGCTCCTGCTCCTGCTGCGGAACGATTCCGACAGTTATGGTGCACATCAGTTACCATCATGACCATTTCTTTACTCACAGGAATTCTGTTCCCTCAGGACAGTATTGTACCCGGTGTTTCCGGAAACTGACCGGGATCCAGATTGAAGCTTACGACGAAGCTTCCGGGACGGAAACGTGTCAAGAATGCGGAAAGCTCCTGCGTCAAGGACAGTCCTACTTGTTGGTTGCTTTCGGGAAAGAAGCCCTGAAAGTATACCACTGGTATTGTGTGGATTCTGTGGTTTTTGGAAAGCTTTATCCGCCACAACATGAATGTCATTGCGGGAAGGAACCTACCCACGAAACGCACATGCACCCCCAGGAGTGCCACTGCGGAAAAGAAAAGACCAGTTCCGGTTCCGGGACGGCCAACCGGTTTGCCAATTTGGTGGCTGAAAAGGTCGTTACGAAGCTGAATGCTTCCAATAATGCGGGCCTGAATCCCCGGCCAAACTGTCACGACCACAAAATAGTACAACACAGGTTTCAGGACAAATGGTGGATACCTGCTGTTCCGGCTCACACTCACGTAAACCCCGATGGTTCGGAAGGGGGTTGGGTCGCGGAAACCGCACTTGTTGAACCAAGTGTCTACGTGGGACCAGATTCCGAAGTCTTTGGTTTTGCAACAGTTACCGGATTCGTCCGGCTGGAAAAAGATACCGCAGTTAGCGGATATGCCTGTCTTAGTGGAAACGCTCTGATCCGCAGTGTCCTCGTCACGGACCATGCCCAAATTTTTGGCGATGCCAAACTGATGGGAGACGATGTTCATAACTACAGGGCCATCACGGGAAATGCCAGCATCGGGGGGTCTGCGGAAATCCGAATTCCTGGAAGTTGGTCTTTGGGGGATGGGACCTTTCTTCGCGAAGGTATTTGGGAAAAACCCCCCTTCGTCGCGACGAAGGGCAGCGTGACCATTACGCAAAGGACACCGGATATCGTTTCGGTCACGGTTGGGGTTGTGAAATCCTATGGGGGTACAAGCATGGAGACGGAAACGCAAATCCCGTCTGACCCGAATAGCCTGAAAGCCGTTCTATGGAATTATCCACACTTGAAGGGCGCGACAAAGCATGACTTCGGGGAATTGCTGGACTTCCTTAGCAACATCTGTTCCGATAATTGTTCCCCCAACCAAAAAATGAAGCAACCCAAGACCAAGGTCCCGGAAAAGAAGACAAAGGCAACCGCCAAGAAGAACCAACCTAAGACCAAGACCAAGGTCAAGACCCCGGTAAAGAAGAAGGTAACTGCAAAAAAGAAGCAACGGAAGGCATAAACGGCTTGGAATTCTACCGGAACCGGTAGTTAACCAAGAAGGAGAACACCGATGACCAACGAACAGCAGAACGCCGTCAACGCAGCTTGGAACCTGTTCCTCACGGCTGCCAAAAAGGCGAATCTCCCTACGGGGCTCCCGAATGAAAACCGGCTTTGTTTTCCAGACAAAACAAATGCACGTGTCTGGGTCGATCTTTATCTTCGGTTTGACTGGATAGGGAGAAGTACAACCAGAAAGCCTGTGTTTGATGTCCAAAGCGTAAACCAAGGATGGTCGGTTGGCCAGGGACGGACGTTCAAACATCCCGACAAGGCGGTGGCTTACGTCCTAACTCTGCTTCAGGAAACTGCCAATGCCTAAGTTTCCCAAAAACAAGTGGGAAGACCACCTGAAAGGAATCCAAACCGACCTGGCCCCGATCCTGAAGGAAACCGTTGAACGGTTGGGCAAGGAATACCCCTTGGACCCCGACTTGCGCTGGGATGCGGAATACGAATACCTTGGAATCCAGAAGGGCTACGGTTCACTTCGGGTGTCCGTCAAGCTGAAGGAAGTGGACCGGGAACCCTGGGACCGCCCCCACCCCCCGACGGTATCCCTCCCTTTCCCCAGGTTCGTTGACGGTATTAGGGAAAAGGCTGTCAATGGACAACCTTCCATCAGGGGTGCGGGAGGTTACCTGTTCAACTCCGCAGCAAGGCTGCAGGTTTCCCTCGGGGCGTTGGTTGATTTGGCCAAGGCGGCTGATCAAACCCTTCCCGAGCTCCCGGCACCGGAAAAGGTGGCCCCTTAACAGGCAACCAGGGCACGACCTAGGAAAAGGGGCAAGGCGATGACTGAAAGCGAACGAATCAAGACCCTTGACGAATACGCAAGGAACACGGGCATCGTGAATGCCCATGGAAAGCCCTGCTACATCGGTAACATCGCGCAGTATTTCGGAAAGAAGCAGGTTGATGTCCGTAGGGTCCTTTCAGGAGGTTCAACACAGGACCCTGAATTTGACGCCAAAGTACGCACAATGGTTTCCGAAATGCTGGGAATGACGGTTGAGGAGGCTTTCCCAGAACTTACTGAAACGGAACCGGTAGGTTGAATCGTTCAACGGGGTCAGATTAAGGCTTCCTGACGGGGTTCCAAACCCCGTTTCAAATCGTAACCTTCCGAAATCATTACAGATTCAATACGGTCTTTTTGGCCTTTAGGGTCCCTTTGAATAATTTATTATACGGTTTTAGGGATGTGGCCGGGGGCATGGTGCCCCTGGCCATGTGTCAGGATTTTGGCGGGGTGTTTGGCTGAATCTTAAGGGTGGTAGTACCCAATGCAGGGTTTCTTTTGGTATGAAATCGCCGGAAGCTTCACTTCCGGACCTTCCTGATGTCTTCAATTACTCCTTTCAGGGTCTCAAGAACCTTGAAAAGCTTTTCAAGATTGTGTTTGGTGGAGACACTTACGACAAACCGGACATTTTCCGGTGATTCGTTGCGGATATCCGCAACGGGTACTGAAATAGAAATGCCGGTAGTGTACGCTGTTAAGATACCTTCCCCGAAAGGAAGTTCTGGACCCCCCGCCCACTGACCGAATCCACAGAACAACCCGACATCTTCGGCAGCTTTAGCCTGGGCTAAAGCACCTTCCCGTCCCAGGAATTCCCGCTCCTGTTCGGC